AGAACCCAAACAATTCCTATCAGAATAATAATTGAGAATATATATTATGACAGTAAAAACAGTAAAAGCGTTCAAAACGGTTAATGGTGATGAATTTTTAGCCAAGGTCGACAATGAAACAGACCAAAGTTATTTTGTTTCCAATCCTGTGTTTATTATGGTAACAAATACTGGGGAACAGCAAGGTGTGTCATTATCTCCTGCTTTACCTTATGTTGAAGAAGGCACTATTGAAATCATGAAATCTTCATTATCGTTTAGAGGTAATCCTGTTAAACAACTTGAAGATGAATACAATAGAACATTTGATGAACCTTTAATTGAATTGATTCAACCTCAAAAAATTATTGTATAACAAATTTAATTACGTCGGAGCTCTTTTGGTATGGTTCGGAACATTATCCAAAAGTATCTGAATTGGTTAGTCCGAAACGACCATGGCTGTATCCCGACCACACAAACCTCTCTTACTTTAAAAAGTTTGAGAGGTTTTTCTTTATTCAATACCATATTTTTATATGTTATTGATTTTATTGAATAAAAATTATTTACTCTAAAATTTTAATTCTCATTAAATCAATAACATATAGACTTTTAAAAATTTCCAAGGGTATATGTGGAAGAAATTCTTAAAAATTGATAATTTTTATATGTGGTTGATTTAACAAAAATAAAATAATTATTTCTAAGATATTAATATACAGTATAATAGAAATGTAAATTAAGCATAAGGGAATATATGACAAAACAAAAATCCGAATTACCTTCTATTGAAGACCAATTTAACTATATAATAGACAATGTAATTTGCAAAGAGTATAACACATCAAATTGGATTATTATAAATGACCACATATTACATGCTGGTAATTTAATACAACATCTTCAATATATTATTGAATCGTCATCAATACTGATTTCGTTTGGATATGTATTTGATAAAGAAGGATATTATCCTTCATTTGAGATAAAAGTCTTCGAGGATGAAGAGGAAACCAAATTATTGGAACTGTATACAAAAGAAGATGTAGTGAATGAATTGAATTATATCATTCATGATATATTACAAGAAGAACCTATTGAGACGACAGAAGAATCAAACGACGAAATTGTTAATGAGATACAACATAAAACATTGTTCCAAGACATTATGAGTAAATTCAAATGGTGAATTTCAATAATGAAAGACGTATAGCTAGTAAAGTGTTTCATCTAAGTCAAAGATCCAATAAACGGGTCCACAGTAAAGGAAATCATGTATATTGTGAAATGCCCGTTTCTAGTTCTGAAAGTTGTAATCGTTTGTCTATAGTGGTATATTTTAAACCAGAGAGAGATTATACTTTCATAGTGATATTGTATGATACGAATAAAGTAGGTTATGAATTTCAACAAGTAATCCATAGGTGGGAATTCTTGGTATCTTCTAAATGCATGAGAAAATATAGCATTCGTCGCATTATACGAGAACATTGTCGGGTTCAATCTGAATCCTCTTTATCAATACAATTTAATTGAGGTTCTAATAATTATGGTAAATTATCTAAAGAAGATATACGATTACATCCATAATCCAATGTGTCCTTCTGGATTGAATCATAGAGTTAGATTAAGTATTGTGACAAATTGTAATGGTAATCAATTTTGTTGGCATGATGATTGTTTTAAGGCGAACAATGCTGACGTAGAAACACATGTACATAAATATTCCAGTATTGGTTTCATTTATGGTAAAGAACATTTAAGATGCCAATGCGGCAAACAAATAACAAGGAACAATTATGAGTAGTATTGATACAATTAGAATTTCAAAATGGAACATTGATAAAGCAAGAACAGTGTTATCTGGTATGAATCAAGTCAAATTTGAAGATAAGATTAGATTCATCGATGGATATGGTAAAATTGTAGATGCATTGATTGGAGACGTTGTAGTCAAAGTGGATATGCGTTGGTATGCAGTTTCCGTTAATCCTGAAACAATCAAAGCAAATAATGATGTTGAAAATATGGTTGATGGTATTATCAATAATGAAGAATTGACGTCATATTATCATTTCCAGACAAAAGAATACTCTGATAAATTTGAATCAGGAATGGCAATCAGAGCCAATTTAAAATGGTCTAGTAAATCATATGATATTTTAATTACTCCAAGTAAATTACAAGTCAATGAGTATGACATCACTCATGAAACATTATGTCTAGAACTTTTAAATGCTGGTAAAACTTTAGGAAAGAAATAAAATGAATGAAGAAATGTTAAAATTAGAAGAATTGAAAGTTCGTTACTCTTATGAATCACAAGAAGATTTAGTTAATGATGGTATCTTAGTTATTGGTAAACGATTATCAGATAATCTACCATTTACGATTCAAATTCAAAACTCTCCATTACAATTCCATAAGATTGGAGTAGGTGACGTATCATTGAAATATGATACCAACAGAACCAATTATAATCTATTGACTGCATTAGACCTAGTGTTCTCATTTTACATCAAGACAGAGGATTCAATCTAAATGTTGGTATTAGATATCGAAACATTGGGAACAGAATCCAATTCTGTTATCCTATCGGCTGCATTGACTTTCTACAATTCAAATCAACCATTAACATATCAACAATTGTTAGACAATAGTATCTTTGTTAAGTTTGACGTAAGAGAACAAATCCAACAATATAATAGGATTACCGATAAGGATACATTAAATTGGTGGGATTCGCAATGCGATTTCGCCAGAAAACGTTCGTTGATTCCTTCTCCTGAAGATGTATCAGCCAAGAACGGTATCTTATTGATTAAACAATGGTTATCTAAAATCCCAAATTATAAGACAATGACTATTTTCACAAGAGGTTCACTAGACCAAATGTGTATTGATAGTCTATGTAAATCTATTGGCGTTGAAAAACTTGTACCATATTATAATTACAGAGACGTTCGAACATTATTGGATTGTTTCTATAAGACTGAACGTGGATATTGTTCAATTGATAAATCAAAATGTCCTGATTTTGATATTAACAAAGTGATTAAACACTGTCCCGTCCACGACGTTTGTTACGATATGGTGCAGATATTGGCAGGAGTGTAACATGAAAGAAATTATGAATAAATCATTATTCAATTTAAACATATACGATTTCAAAGATAAATTGAAATGGGAATTACATCTTAGGGTGAAACATCTATTGGTGTTGGCACCAATTCCTTTTGTATTTGTATGATAGAGTCGATTATCCAATGGATTGGTGATGTATCTTATAATATCAAATATGAACTCAGAGAATTGAAATATTGGTTGTTATATAGATTACATCCAATTTACTTCAAATATTGGTCTGTTAAACCATCTACTCTGAATATACAATATCATGACACTGATACGTTATTATTACATTCATGTTTCCAATTGGCAAGCGATTTCTATGAGGAAGTGATATTCCATGGTTCAACTGATTGGGATTACTCCGAAGAACATAGAACTGTAATAAAATTCATCAAAGAATGTTATGTCTGGTGGAATATAGACAGACCAAACATTGAAAATGAAATTTCTGATTTATATTGTCAATATGTAAATTACAATGATGAATTCTCAAAACGTATTGATTTATTGGAAAAACATATATTTGATACGGACACGGAAATGTTATGTCAATTGATTAATTATCGAGCTTTCCTCTGGGAATAGATTTTCTCTTTCGATATTCCTATAATCCTTTATAATAGATTTCAGTTGGAAAATTCAATAAATTTTATAGGGGTTATTATATGAATACGTATAGAAATTACAAATCGAAATCTACAACAACCAAACCAGTTGAATCTGATGCTGATAAATTTAAAAAGATGGCTGAAAAAAGTTTAATAGATTTTGAAGTAAAAGGAACTGTATTTAATGTTGTATTAAACAATTATAGAGATGAAATGATTAAAGTCATGGATTCAAAATTTATGGGACAATATAATTTAGAAGAAGATTACGATTGGAAGATGGGTAAATCTTGGATGACATTCAACAAGAAATAATACATCAACAAATAATAAGCGAGACGTTTGTAAAGACGTCTCGCTTTTTTATGCACACAATAAATGTATATGGTCAAAGAATTGCCATAACAAGGAAAAGATGACATTACGGATGGTCTCTGGATTCAATTCTTATTTTTGAAAGGAATAATATGTACACAAATGCTTATGCGTACGGCAATAATATCTATTTAAGAACACCGGAAGGTAAAGAAATCATTGAATTTCAACCAACATTATTCATGACTGGTAAAAATCAACCGACCAAGTGGAAGACATTAGATGATGTTCCAGTGCATGAAATCAATCCTGGAACAATCAAAGATTGTAAAGACTTTATTGAACAATATAAAGGAATATCTGGTGTAAAATTATATGGATATACATCATGGTGTGACCAATTCCTTTCTGAGAAGTATCCTCAATCTATTGTAACGGATTATGATTTTGAAAAAGTTAAAATCTATGCGATTGACATAGAAACAGATGTATCTGCGGGATTTCCCAACTGGTTCAATCCTGTAGAGGAAATTGTACTGATTACAATTGTTGATATGCAATCCAAACAGAAACATACTTGGGGTTGTAAAACATATACATCAGACCAAGATGTCATCTATCATCAATGCGATAATGAAGAACATCTATTCAAGGAATTCCTTAACTTCTGGAAAGAATCCATTCCTGACATTATTACGGGTTGGAACACAGACTTCTTCGATATTCCATACCTCTATCATAGAATGGTTGCTGTCCTAGGTGAGAAGACAGCCAATCAATTATCCCCTTGGAATGTTGTAAAAGTTAAAGTCGATAACAAACAACCCGATAGATGCACTGTCAATATCTTTGGTGTATCCCAATTAGATTATCTAGCATTATACAAGAAGTATTCATATGGTTCTGAAGAATCATATAAACTTGATGCCATAGCAGAGAAGGTTCTTGGTCATGCCAAATTAAATCATGATGAATTTACAACATTCTATAATTTTGTACACGGTGAACCCAAACCAGATAAGGATGGTAATGAATTACAACAACTTGCTTATGAACGTAATCTCCATCCAGATATCTCTCAAGAATGGATAGATCTAAATGCGGAACTGAAACAAAAATGTTGGAACAAATTTACAGATTATAACATCATCGACGCGGAACTGATTATCCAACTTGAAGAGAAACTCAATATGATTTCTTTACAAGTGTCGCTTGCTTACTATGCCAGAATCAATTATGAAGATGTGTTTTCTCCTATTCATTTATGGGATGCAATCATTCATAATTACTTGAAAGAAGAATTAAATACGGTTACTCCGTTTCAAACATATACAGCAAAATCCGAACAGTTTGATGGAGCATTTGTTAAATCGCCGCAGATTGGCAAACATAAATGGGTTGTATCGTTCGATTTAAATTCATTGTATCCGCATTTAATTCAACATTATAACATTGGTCCAGAAACATTAACATCCACTCATCTTGATATTGATGTTGAATACTGCTTAGATAAAAAACCATTACCCGATAATGGATTATCAATTACTCCTAATGGTTGGTGTTATCGTAAAGATATTGTTTGTTTCTTCTCAACATTAATGCGGAACATGTATTCTGAACGTTCATCTAAGAAGAAACAAATGTTATCTAAACAACAAGAACTCGAATTAGTCAAAAAGGAATTAGAAATGCGCGGATTATTGTAATAAAATGGACATTTATCAAATTTTAATAACCAAACCCCACAATTTACATTTTGTAAAACGATATGTTAAATTTATAGAATCAAGAAAATCTATAATTAGAACCCCAGGAGAAAAACTAACTGAACATCATATATGCCCAAGAGCAGAGGATTTGTTTCCTGAATATATTGATTTCAAAATGAATCCTTGGAATAAATCGGTATTGACATTAAAAGAACATAAAATTGCTCATTTAATGATATGGAAAATGTTTAGACAGTCAGTTTCTGTAATATACTCGGCAAATATGTTAACAAATTTCCACAATAAACAAACTGGAAGAAAAATATCAACAAAATTGTATGAAAATTTATCTAATGATTTTTCTGAACAAACTTCTAAAAATAATAGTGTAAAATTACGAGCATATTTTGACGATCCAACTAGATATACTCCGGATGTGAAGCAAAAATTGTCAGATCGTTCTTCTAAAATGCATTCTGGGAAATGTGGTGTTTATGATACAGTAAATCAAATAAATGTAAGAGTGTCAACAGATGATGTTGATTATGATAGATATATTCCTCTTGGAATTTTGCGAGATGAAGAATCTAGAAATAAGACGTCAGTCGCATTATCGGATAGAGTTCATTGGTATCATCCAACTCTGAAACCGTTATTTCTAAAATCAGATGAAATACCGCCAGAAGGATACACTAATGATTATCCTGAATATTTGCGACATCAAATGTCTGAATTTCAAACAGAAGCTAGATTTTGGTATAATGAAATAACAAAAGAATCAACTAAGCATAAAATTAAACCAGATGGTGAAGGGTGGATATGTAAACGAGCAGACTTCGGACAACGAGGTAATCCTTTTACATTTATCAAACATCATTATAATTTAATTACCAAATTGAAATACATGAAGGATATTCAACAATATCCTAGTTCATCTTGGGAAGCATTATTTCCAACTCCAGTGTATGAAATTTTATATAATGGAATCAAATACTTCACTCAGAATCATATACATATTTGTAATATGTTACAAGTGGAAGAAAATGTTATTCTAGCTGCAATAAATTTGAAGAAACTATATAAGAATGGTAATAGAATTTTTACAAAGGTTTCTAGAAAAAAACATAATGTTGGCGCAGAATGGGAAAATGTTTGTATTTCTATATTTCCGTTCAAATTTCATAGTAGTAAAGATTATACAAAAGGATCTTTAACAATCAATCCAGAATCAGACGTTTGGTTATCATAACTTAATAGGAAAATATATGAACGAATTTAAACAAATGAGTGATTCTGAGTTATTGGTATACAAAAAAACATTAGAAAAAGAGATTTCTATGTTACATGTTGCTCAAATGGCTCTAAAAATAGCTAGTAATAGTTTATTTGGAGCAGCTGGGGCTCCATACTTTAGATACTTCGATGTTAGATTAGCCGAAAGTATTACAACAGGTGGAAGGCTTGCTATCCAATGGGTTGCTAGAGATTTAAATGCATTTTTGAACAAATGTTGTAAAACTGAAAATATAGACTTTGTAATAATGGTAGATACTGACTCTAACTACTTGAATTTAAACAGAATTGTTGAAATATCTGGTTACGCCGATAAGACTGAATTGGAAATTGTTGATTTTTTAGATAATTTTTCTGAAAAGATAATCAGTCCTGTTATTAAAAAATCGTTTGAGAATTTGACCGAATATATGCATGCTTATGAAAATCGTATGGTCATGGATCGCGAAAACATTGCGGCTGCTTCTATTGTCGTACAGAAGAAACGTTATGCCATGGACGTATGGGATTCAGAAGGTGTTAGATACGAGAAACCGAAATTAAAGGTCATGGGATTAGATCTTGTTAAATCATCTACTCCAAAATTGATTAGAACATTACTAAAGGATTCATTACCTATATTGTTCTACAAGGAAGAATCAGATATTCATACGTATGTCGAAGGAATTAAAAAACAATTCATGAATATGACTATATCAGAAATTGCTAATCCATCTGGCGTATCCGATATCGATAAATTTGTGACCACATCTGGATACGCATCAGGAACCCCTATCCATGTTAGAGGTTCAATTATGTACAATCAGATGATTAAAAAACATGGATTGGAAAAAACGCATCAATTGATTAAGAATGGCGATAAGATTAAATTCACATATCTTAAGACACCAAATCCGTTGAAAGAAAATGTAATCGCGTTTGTTGATACGATACCAAAAGAATTTGAGCTTGACAAATATGTTGATTATGAATTACAGTTTGAGAAGGCGTTCTTATCTAAGATGAAAAATATGGTTGAACCTTTGGGATGGAACACTGAAGCAAAATCAAATTTGGATGAGTTCTTCGGATAATATATAATACAGTCTGATGGCATTTAGTGTCGTCAGACTTTTTTTCGTTTAGGAATACTATGGAATTGAATAAAATTTACAATGTAGACTGTATAGAATATCTAAAATCATTACCAGATGATTCCATACAACTGATACTACAAGATCCGCCATATAATACAACGGCATGTAAATGGGAATGGGATCTAATGTCAAAGATAGATGAACTCTGGTCTGAATGGTTTAGAGTTTTAAAACCAAATGGATCTATTGTATTATTTGGAACAGATCCATTTACCAGTAGATTGATTTGTTCTAATCTAACTGATTTCAAATATAATTTCCTATGGCACAAATCGCGTAAGAATGGATTTGTACACGCAAAAGGTATGCCATTACGCGAGACCGAGAATATATCAGTTTTCTCCAAGGGTGGGATTCGACGCAATTCAGAAATTCCAATGTTATATAATCCACAAGGAGTAAAGGAATTCAGTAAGAAACGTATCAATTATGTTAAGACTACATCTGCATATTCTGGCGGTCATGAGGTTGGCACTGAATATGAACAAGATGGTTCAAACTATCCTACCAATATATTGAAATTCAACAATGAATCACCCAAGACACAATTTCATCCCACTCAGAAACCCGTTCCTTTATTAGAATATCTTGTAAAAACATACACTAATGAAGACGATGTCGTATTTGATGGATTTATGGGGTCTGGTTCGACTGCTATCGCTTGTATGAATACCAATAGAAATTATCTAGGATGTGAGTTGGATCCAGATATGTTTGTTAAATCATTAGAAAGAATACAGTCTAACGTTAATCTTGAATCCATCGTTTAACATGGATATTTGTTGTGTAGTGGAGTTTTAATGATTTTGACGCGTAACTCTACAGGATACATTATAACCATTCCATATTCAACAAATTAAATGTCTTTCTTTAAGATAATAAATCGGTATAATAGATGTTTTGGAGTATCACATGTTTGAAGATATAATAAATTTAACGAGATTAAATGGTAAATGGTGGTCTATTCATTATGAAGGAGGAATAGAACATCCATTAACATCAAAAACAATAGAAGAATATAATAAACGATGTTCTTATTATTCATATGATGAACGTAAAGAATTGGTTACAGAATTTCATCTGATAAATGATGGGACAAATCAAGCAACAAATGATTTGTTATACAAGAAGATGCGAGAGGATTTGTTCGATAAACTGGACAAACCAATAATGAAACTAAAAACTAGATTTAAAATTAGAAAATTGGTTTGGAAGATAATCTGGTATTTCTTTATTTTGGGATTGTCTGTATCATACGGAGTATCAGGATACAGTTCGGATGACCCATATTTTAGTGTAGTTTTATTTTGGGTTGTATTATTATTTGCGCCAATTACATTTTTAGCTGGAGTAACTATGATATTTCCTGCGATTGACGTTCATTTTAACGATAAACTTAGAGAATTAAACAATGGATATATTTAAAATTTTTGGTAAATTTGCTAAACGTAAAATCAATAATGTTACGTTAGATCTTCTGGAAAAACATCCTGAAGTGTTAGAACAATTAAACAATGAAGAATTGGATAAATTGATTCTTGAAAACGCAAACAAATATGTACAAGCCAAACACGACCTGAATGAATATCAATCCAAACTTCAAAAATTACATCAGATTGATTCTTCCATGTTAGATATATGGTTATCTGAATTAGAACAAGGTGTGATTACTCAACAGAATTTTGATTCGCATTGTTTTGATTACGAAGTGAAAAATTATGAATACAAATCTGTGACTGAAATTATCGAAGTGTTGAAGAATGTCATCCAGAAATTCGATTACGTCAATTCAATGTTGAAACAACAACAGACATTGAATAACATCAATATGAAAATGGATTCATATAGTTGTACAATGGCAAAATATGATTTGGAATTGACAAAGATTAAATTTAAGAAATCAATTACATCATACGACAACATCTTTAAATCAAGAACTGATGAATACAAGAAGGAGAAAGAAGTGTTGGAACTGATTAATGAAGAACCAATCAAAAATAATCTCGAAAGAATCAATTATCTTAAATCAATCTAAAATAATTCTTTCGATGATTACAATAACCTTTATAATAGATTCTGAAGTTGAGGGATTCACTCTTAACTAAAACAAAGAAGGTTATATGAAAAAGTTAGAAAGATTATCTTGGATGTTGTTCTGCTGTTGGGTATTTGTACCTATGGTAATTTTTGTTGTTACATTGACAAAAGAAATGTTGGCTTAATTTTATATGAGGGTCTAACTAATAGATCCTCAATCTTATAGGAGATTTAAAATGTTTAAAAGAACTTTACTCGCAGTTTCGTTACTCACTTTATCTGGTTCTGTGTTATCAGATTGTAAAAGTCCATTATTGGATAATTACTTACAACCAACTGGACATACAAATTTAATCCAATGTAAATCTGTACCAAATTACAATCATCTTACATTGTTCTTGATTCCGTCAGATCTAAATCCAGATTCTGATATTGATGTAGATATTCTATTGGTAAATCAATCTGGAACAATCGAAAGTATGGTACATAGTCCAAAGTATCTTTCTAAGGATACATTTGAAACCAGTATCGATACGGCGAATTACAAATTGAATGAAAACAGAAGAGCGTTTGGTATCAATGTTAACATGGGTAATTACGTCAATCGTGATTTGTATATTATTGAAGGTCAAGATATTCGATTAATTGCTCAAGGTATTGGTGTGGAATTATCTGGCGAAGATGCAACAATTAAACGAACAATCGATATTGGTAAGATGGATAAATCTGGATACGCGGATCTAATCGTTAAAGAAAATAAGACCAAATATACCTTGAAGTATAATGAGACCACTGGAATGTATGATGTTCCAAATTCATTAAGATATTCCTTTTAATTTCTAATACAATCTATTATAATAGAATTTTTATTTTATAGAGGTCAACTAATATGTCATCAAAAATCGTAGTTCCTATTTCAGAATTTGTTTCTAATATTAAACGTAACCCAACTGTTCAAGACGATAAGGTTCTGGCATATTATGTTGACGTGAAAACAAATAGAGTTTATCTTTCCGGAAGACGTAATCCTTCGACTGCAGCAATGGTGAAATTGGTTGACGCGAAGAAGGTACCTTTTAGATGTGTATGTTGTAAAACCAAAGCCAAGCATGTTTTGGTTGATGGAACTGTTGCTAGACCGTTTGCTGAAAATGGTAAAGAATTCACTATCGACCATATTAAACCAAGACATATTGGTGGCAAAGATTCAATCGATAATTACCAGATTATGTGTAAAACATGTAATACAATAAAAGGTGGAGTGGATATCTCTAATACATTTTTCCTTAGATTATACGTCAAGGCAAAGATATATCTAAGTAAGAAATATCCTAAAGTGTATCATAATAAGAAATCATTATGGGAATCAACATTTTCTTTGGTAGGATTATAATATGGAATCATTAGATACAGAATTCGTCTCTGACGTAACATGTCCATATTGTGGTTATGTTTATCGCGATTCATGGGAATTTCCTGATGAAGATGATTGTGTCGAATGTAATGGTTGCGGTGAAACGTTTTCCATGATTAGAGAAGTTTCTGTTACATATTCAACATTTAAGAGGAAATATGGGATTGATTTATCAGTATGAGAACGCTATAATGTTATTCTGTTCATCTTTTACGGTAATATTATTGTTAGGACTCCAGAGTCAGTATGTACGATTAAAACAAGTGATACCATCACTTGTTACCAGCACATTAGTCGGTATTTGCCAAATATACTTGTATAAAGAAGTGCATGATTCTAATACAATAGAAAACATCGCGTTTGTATCTGGTGGGGTGTTAGGTACTATTGGTAGTATCTTTCTTTACACATTTTTAACAAAATACATTAAACATGAGGAAAAATAAATGAATTATCTATCGTTGTATATTTTTATATCGTTTTCCATTAGTATGTTTGTTTTATTCAAACTTGGAAGCAAATTACATAATAAAGATCTAGAGGAAATCTCTAGATTGAATGAAGAATTGGACACATTGAAGTCACAAGATTGCAAACTTCGATTAGAATTGAAACAAGCAAAAGATGACATCCAACGGCTTGAATCTATCCCAGAGAAAGTTAAACAACCAAAAATTTATCGTAAGAAATAAGGAAAATATATCATGTTGAAATTTCATTATTATGGTGATGTGTCTAAAGCGTACACCAATGTAGTAACCGTGGCAAGTATTGTTGAAAAAGAAGAAGGATTTAATGTAATTAAATTTGGATATGCGTTATCAAATGACAAAGATGTATATCGTAAGAAAGTAGGCAAGCAGATTGCCGTGAATAGATTGAATGATTCTCCTGTTCGTCTGGTTATCCATAAAGATGCCACTTTCAACATCATTGTCGAGAAGATTGGTCATTATATCGCTGAAGAAACATTAAGCCCTAAATGGGTTGGTTATGTAATTGGTAAACATCTAGGAGTATAAAATGATTGAAGAATATGAAATTTTTATCCAATCACATATGTATGAAATTGTTTAATTAAAGGGAATCTATATTATGAAAGCTCCAGTGAATCCTAACTATTGTGCGTCTATCGTTGAAATTAACAAATTGGTTCCGATTGAAAACGCGGATAATCTCCAAGCAGCTATTATCTATGGTAACTCTGTTATTGTTGGTAAGAATTTAACGGTTGGAACCAAAGGATTATTCTTTCCATTAGAATGTCAATTAGGTGACCAATTCTTACATAAACATAGTTTGTATAGAGATAAGACAAAGAACTTGAATCAGGACAAAGCTGGGTTCTTTGAACAAAATGGACGTATCCGTGCTGTTAAATTAAGAGGTAATAAATCGGAAGGATTCTTTATCCAACTTGAAGAATTACATTCTGATTACTCCGAATTGAAAACTCTTGATATTGGAACAGAATTTGATTACATGGGTAATGAACGTATCTGTCGTAAATACATTGTAAGAGAAGTTGAATCCAAATCAAACAAACAAGGTCGTCAAGGTTCAACTCCAAAATTCACTAGATTGATTGAGAACCAATTCCATCTACATGTTGATTCTATCCAAGCCAAGAAGTATTTCGATTACATCAAACCAAACGATTTAATTTACATTACAGATAAATGGCACGGAACTTCTGCTGTATTCTCTAATGTTGTTACAAACAAAGTGTTGAAATGGTATGAAAAATTATTATTGAAACTTGGAGTCCCTGTTGAATCGGCAGAATATGGTAATGTATATAGTTCGCGCAAGGTTGTTAAGAACCAATACATTAACGTACAAGTGAATGGCGGATTCTATGGAACTGATGTATGGGGTCATGTAAACAATGAAATTAAAGATTTGATTCCTAAAGGTGTTTCATTGTATGGTGAGATTGTCGGATACATTCCAGGATCTGGTAAAGAAATTCAACCTGGATACACCTATGGATGTCAGAATAATACATGCGAATTTGTTGTGTATCGAATTACCAATACTAATGTCGATGGTTTGGTCACAGAATATACATGGAGTCAGATTAAAGATTTCTGTACAAAATTTGGATTGAACCATGTTAAAGAATTCTATTACGGATTCGCCAAAGATTTGTATCCGGACATTCCTGTTGACAGAGATTGGAATGAATCTGTATTGAAACGATTGATGACTGATTACAATTTAGAGAAAAAATGTCAATACAATAAAGGCAAACCTGCTGAAGGTGTTGTTATTCGTCAGGAGAAACTATATGATTGTATTCCACTCAAATTGAAATCATTTGCGTTCATGGAATATGAAACCAAATTGTTGGATGCAGGGACTTCCGATATTGAATCTGAACAATAACAAATAATGTACATGGAGTCATTTTGATATGGCTCCATTTTAAAGGAACAAAAATGGAAAATGAAATTTTAAACAGAATCGACACATTGGCGTTAAAATTGAATGTTGCGTCGGATAAATTATATGAAGTTTTAATTAAACAATCTGAAGTTGAATTATACTCAATGGTTATCCAATATGGTTTAATTATTGGACTAATTTTGGTAACCATCCATTTATCTAATAAATTTAAAAGATCTTTTGATGATGGCAATAATATTACCATCATCAAGTTGATTTTATTATGGTTTGGTTCATCTATCGGTTTAATTCTTGGATTTGATAATGTTGATGAGTTTTTAACATTATTGATTAATCCAGAATATTGGGCATTGAATAACATCATTAGAGGTTAATATGGAAAAAATTATAACAGATTACACAACGTATGGATGGGTTTATCTAGTAGTCGTTTTAATGTGCGTTGTTTCACCATTAACATCAGAAAGTTCTTTTACAAAAAGGGTGTTTAGTATGGTTCCATTATGGTGGACTCTTGATTTTGCATTACATCATCTATGACAAGTTATCATCTATGGTACAATTACCAAGATATCGAAACTGACCATTGGGATCTACATCTATCAGGTGTAGATATTAAACAGGAAACTGATGGTACATTGATAACAGGATACGTTGAGAATGGAGCTTGGTATTTTGAAATGAAAAATAAAGATGTAAAATGCATACAAAAAGGATATGGTAATGACTGGGTTAGAAATTCATTCACAGTCCGTAATTATTACATGAGAAGAATAAAATGAAACAATATCTTAAAGTTTTTACACATAATGTATTTGTACACCCATTGATGATGTTCTTACCAAAACAATATGCAAATAGATTACACGATTGGAATGCAAATTGGTGTTGGAAAGAACGATATGATGAATTATCATTAGAATTCCAACGGTGATTTATGAATAAGAGAAATCAACATACGCCAAGAGTCCATCGTTCTGTAATCCCAAAAGATGAATTGTATACCATTGACATCACCACTGGTAAGAGAATTGCCAAACAAGTATTTTGTAAATTCCATAATCGATACGAAGATATTCGATTGTTCTATCTTAAATCTAGACATCATAAGAAACATGAATCGGATGTTAGATCTATGTGTATCGAAGGATGGGATAAAACAAGAGGTAAGATTAGAAAGGATGAAGATAAACCAACTGGTGTATTAGATTTCTCTTTCTTTTAGATTATAAAGTGGTATAATAGATTCTGAAGTTAAGGGATCTACTCTTAACAAATATGAGGTGGGTATGATTGATTTAAAATTTGCGTTATGGTATGTAATTGAAAAGATTAGATTGAATGTCATTATGTTTTATTATGATTTGAAATTATCATTTAATAATAAACATTCTATCATTGACGGGATTGATGAATACTTCCGTATCAGAAACATGAACATGGAACAATTGAAAGAATATTTAAAACGGAGAGATTCATGAAAAATGGTTTAATTTCTTACAATTTGTTGGATTATCCTGGAATTAGAGAATACGTTGAAAAGCGAGCATATTTTAATTGGTTGAATGGTTACTCTGAAGATCCAGTTGAAAATTGGAATGAAGCTGTTAATTGGTTACTGTCTTTAAGAGGATAAGATGAGTTTGATGAACGTATTTGTGGTATTTTATCTTGTGTCCACTTGGTTGTATAATTTAATTGTCATCTTTAAACAAAGACCAAACGATTTATGGATCTTCTTGAATAGTTACTTGTTTGTTGGTTTATCAATTTTTGTATTAGATTATTATATTGGAGTGTTAAAATGATGACGTATGTTCTAGTTGTAATCGTTTATGTGTTTGGTAATGGATTACATGAAATCACTAATTTTAAACAAGAGATGCCAAATCAAGCGGTTTGTAATCTTAATTCTAGTATCATAGTAGATGATATGAAGAAGAAACCAATCAACCCAGATGTTAACGTTAAAACATATTGTTTGCCAATCCAATAGGAATATATCATGGAAACACCATTTATCTTAAAACATTCAAAATTATTAGCTGGTATCTTACTTGGAACTATTGTATCCGCATCGTTCTGGCCTATCCAGTCTGTACCAACAGGAACTCGTGGGGTTATCACGGTTGGTGGTTCAATTAAAGGTATTGAATCTGAGGGATTTACTTTTGTTGCTCCTTGGCAGAAACTTAGCATTTTCAATATTAGAGCAGAACAAGCAGATGTTGATGGTTCGGTCGGTTCTACGCAAGACCAACAACCTGTTGGCACAAATCTTACCATCAGATACTCTATCCCGCAAGAAAGAGTAATTGAAGTGTTTGAAAAGTATTCTAAAGACGGAGATCTTTCAAATTATGTTAAAACGGCAACAAATGAATGTTTCAAATCAGTAACCGCTAAATTTACTGCTCAAGAATTGATTACAAAACGTTCTGAAGTGTCAAATGATGTAATGGAAACACTTCGTAAGAAGTTAAATGTATATGGAGCTAATGTCATCTCAATTGATATGAGAGATTTCAAATTTGATGACAAATACATGGATGCAGTAATGGCTAAGAACACACAGGTACAATTAAAATTATCAGCAGAAAATTCTGTATTAACAACAGAAGCAGAACAACAAGGTAAAGTTGTTATTGCGCAAGCAGAAGCTGATGCATTAAAATTAAAAGCCGATGGTGAAGCATATGCTACGTTGAAACAAGCGGAAGCTCTTGCTAAATCTTTACAGATCCAGAACGATGCATTACGTCAGAATAAAGACGTATTACAATTAAAACAAATTGAAGTTGACATGAAGAAGGCAGAACAATGGGATGGTAAATTACCAACTGCCATCTATGCTGGAGCTCCAATTCCATTTTTGAATAGTGAGAAATAAGATGATTAACGACGAATCTTTCAATGACGTATTAGATACAGTCCCAAATAATCGGAAACATGTATTTGTCAGAGGAGTGACCAAATCAGGTTGTGAAATTTATATGCCTGTTGATTCATATGACGATGAATACATCATTAAACAGAAAGAACGATTACAATCTAAATTGGATTCAATTGATTCCGCATTAGAACGTAATACACCAAAATTAATGGCGTAATTTTAATAACCTTGATTGTCGAAAATACAATCAAGGTTTTTCTTTATGAGAAAATTATGATACATACATTCTTTACAATCACATTGTTGATATTGGTTGCATATCAGGTATTCGATTATATAAGATTCCTTGATGATTATAATCGAGTATTAGAGGAAAATGCTGAATTGACTAGACAAGCAGAAGAATTATTAAAGAGTATAACAAATGAAATACGATAAATTTGCGGAACTTATTGAAGCTGATGAAATTCATAATAATGTAAGTAATTGCATCAGATATCTAAAAGAAGCGGCATCTGATGAGATTGATGTTAAAATTATCAATCTCTACAAAAAGAATTACAATGGTGATTATATTTTAAAAGATGTAATCTCATTGTTATCAAAATTAGAAAAATACATTTAGGAATTATATGAACATTTTATTTTTATGCGTTGGATTTTCAGTGGTATGTTTTATTATTGATGCATTATTAGAATACAAGAAGTTGAGAGAAAAACATAATCGTTTATATAACAAACACCAACTACTACAAAATCAATATAACACCCTTGAACGTTCAATGAATCCAAAGAAGGATGAACCGAAAATTGTGGAACCTAATCAAAGTGTTAGACCATCAATTAAATCGTCTGTTGATAAATTAAAAAGAACATCTGAATCATCTGACGATTCATTATTGTTTGCTGGAATACAAGCGATTGATTCTCATCGTTCTAACGATTATTCATCTTACAGTTCTTGCGATTCATGTTCAGACAGTTCTAGTCCATCATGTGATTCTGGTGGATGTTCTTGTGATTAAATTCCTTTATCTTTATATATTAATGTAATATAATTATTTTTTATAGGAGAAATGTATGACCAATCATGAATCAGAAATTGATAACATGATATGCGAATTTAATTCATTTAGAAGAAGATTATCATGTTACGTTAATTGGTGTGCATCTATCGATCCTAATGAATTTCAATCTAGGATATCTGAGATTGACGATATTACATCATCATTGGTTGGCGCGACTCAATTGAATTGCGCAAATTGTTTGTTGATAAATTAAACATTATTTGAAAGGATTTTACATGTGTAGTAAAACAATTAAGGCATTGAGATTTGCCAAAGAAAAACATTTTGGTCAATTTAGAAAAGGCTCTAATTTACCATATATTGTTCATCCTATTGATGTGGCAAAGAAAGTAAGAAGATATAAAACATCTAAAAATATTGAAGAATTGGTCTGTGCCGCGTATCTACATGACGTTGTAGAAGATTGTAATGTCACATTAGATGAAATCAGAATACAATTTGGAGATATGGTTTGTCAATTAGTTGGCGAATTAACATCATGTAATATACAAATCAAGAAGATGGGTAAGAAGGAATATCTGAAACAGAAGATGGTCGGTATGACATCTTATGGATTGACGATTAAATTGGCTGATAGATTATCCAACGTATCAGATAGACCAACAGATAAATGTAAAAATGATACAATTGAAATCATGAATCATTTAATGAATGAAAGAAGATTAACAAATAATCAGAATGTCATGGTGACTAAAATTTTAGGATTTTGTTATGTTTGATTTACGTGGAGTATATTATGACAAAATCTAATTTTATTAATTTCTTTATTGGTAATTCAGAACCCAATCAATGTTCATTTACATTGAGTAAAAATGATTTGAATAAAATTCCAAACAAATCCAAATCAGAAAATAACGATAGAATTTTACATCCAGATGAATTAGTACAAATAACAAAATTGATTGTATCGGACGAATTGATGGAAGAACATAAAAGACAACTCATCAATTACGTCAACAAAAGATTACAATTAAACATTTCCAAAAGACAAAATTGTATGTGGTTATCACATTATGTGGATAACGGTAAATCTATTTTCACTGATGGTTCATTTTATGTTAGTTCCAATGTTATCACGGGTAATGAACTTTTAATAGAACATAATTCAGGAGGATATGGCGAAGACCTTTTCAAATGGTTGCATTCTAAATTCGATTCTCCTCCATATACAGTCAGTACATTTGGTTATAATAGTATGACATCAATGCGCAATTATTTTTCAATAACATGGTAATACAATGAAAGAAATACAATGTCCAGAAGTTTATGTTAAACAAGAACAAACTCCATCAATCTTCCTTGCAGGTGGAATTACAAATTGTTCTGATTGGCAATCTGAAATGATTTCATTATTAGACGATTATGATGTGGATCTATTGAATCCAAGACGTTCTAATTTTGATGTGTCTAATCCTAATATGACAAAAGAACAGATTACATGGGAATACGAACATCTACATATTGCAGATTCAGTCTTGTTCTATTTTGCTCCAGAAACACTTTGTCCTATTACATTATATGAATTAGGAGTTCAGGCTGCATCTAATAAACAGATTTTTGTTACATGTCACCCTGATTATCAACGCCGTAACGATGTTATCACTCAATTAAGTTTAATTAGACCAGAAGTTAAGGTTCATGATAGTATTGAATCAATGTTGGCTGAAATTGTATCTGATGGGTTTGAATATGAATAAAGATTTATTGGTCGAATATATTAAACAAGATCTTTATAGATTAATGTGTAATCCATTAACGGAAGAAGAAATTGAAACAAAGATGTTAAACCAAATTAAGGAATTACAATCATGAAAGTGTTTTTAGGCGGTACATGTAATAACACTACATGGAGAGAAGAACTTATTCCTTTATTGACCATTGATTATTTCAATCCTGTGGTAAAAGATTGGACTCCAGAATGTCAAGAAATTGAGAAACAACAGAAAGAATTATGTAACATCCATCTTTATGTTATTACAAAGGAAATGACTGGAGTGTTCTCTATTGCCGAAATGGTTGATTCGGTTCATATTCAGAAACAAACAATTGTATGCATTGTTCCTGATGGATTTGATGAATTCCAGTTGAGAAGTTTTAAAGCCGTGGTTGATTTGATTAATGAACGTGGTGGATTTGGCATCATCACATCAGATTATCTTGGATACTGTTCCGAAATGGTAAATTCATATAATACTAGAATTCAACAATATGCTGAGAGAATGATGTGAAATATCAAGCCCATAAAACAACAGATGGATATAGTATTACATTGGAAAACAATATATTTTCTAAATTGAATAATGATTCACCGTCATTAGATGATTGGAAAGAACATTTCGGAAATATGAATCTTGAATTGATTTCATTATCCAGAAACGAAGAATATGATTTTTATCAAATTATTGCTATCGACCCAGTTGATGTAACAGAATATTACAACAGACCATTAGATTTTTACAATCTAATTAAAAACAAGGATTTACCAGCTGAAAAATTTATGGAATATGTTGATTATTGTGTTGGGATGTATAATTCTGCATTATATGATACATGTTTAGATTATGAAGCTAAAATTTTAGGATTAACATCGTTTATCAATAAACAAAAGAAAAACGTTGGTTTGTTCATGGAAGGAACGAAACCGTAACACCCGAACCCAATAGAGAATAGACTCTCTATTGGGTTTTTCTTTAGATTTTTCTTTCGATGTTAGAAATAGCCTTTATAATAGATTTCAAGTTAGAAGTTTTCATTCATTTAAGAGGTTATTATCATGGCATCAATAGTTACTGAAGTAAAATCAAAATTATTACCAGAATTGGTTAAATCTGGTATCATTGTTGTATCGGATCTTGGCGAAGAATTAAAAGTAGTATTTCCTGAAACCAATATGCTAAATCGAATTAGCAAAATCGCTTCAAAATTGAAATTCCAGATGGATGAAGAGGAAGAATCTGATGATTTGATTTTGAGTTGTTGGAAAGTCGTTAAGCATTGTAATGATGAAGTTTTCGTCCAAATTAGTTTCAATTTGGAAATGTGTGTAATTGAAATTTACACCGAATTAGTTTAATCGGAGGTTCGTATGTATAACACAACTGGTTCATTAAAACAATCATTTCGTTGTAAAGATAATTCACCATCATCTATATCCAGAGTTATGGCTCTATGTCATGCATTTAACATTGATTTTGAAATCAATCCTGATATGTCAGAAGATTGTTTAATTGACACTCCAAATTTTGTCATCAGATTCACAGGATTTGACGGATACTCGATTGATGAAGTGATCTACATTTTATCACAACAATTTGCCAAAGGAAACTAAAATGGTCATTGATATTAACAAAAAATACAAAACTCGCGACGGTCGTAAGGTTGAAATTATTGCTATGGAACGTCGGTTACTTTTGCCAGTCGTTGGGATTGTAGAAGGACAATCTGTAATTAAGTGCTGGAGCATATTCGGACGTATCTATAATGAACGAGAAGAATCAGTTTATGATTTAAACGAAGTCACATCTTACGCAGATTTTAAGATTGATGATAAGGTTTTGGTCAAAGAGGAACGTCGTTCTATATGGAAGAAACGTTATTTTGCAGGAATGCGCGAAGATGGCAAACCATTAGTGTTCATATATGGCGGTACGTCATGGAATGAAACAGAAACAATATCGTATGAACAATGTATTAAATGGGAAGATAGAACAGACCAAATGGTTATCTCTAAAGATTAACATATAACATAAAATTAAGGAGGTTACAATGACTACAGTTGTTAGTTCAATCAATAAAATACTTAACAAATTTGGAACACAATTCCAAGAAATCGGCAATCCGTCATTCACAAATTCATTATTCACAGCAACACTTAAATCTGGGATATCCATTAGACTTGTTGGTTGGAATGACAGATTAATTATCGAAGCGTTCGAACAAGAATATGGCGAAGATATTTGGTCGTCTGGTGTCTATATAGATGAGATTGATACTTTTAACCCAGAACAAGAAAAACATGATTTCTTTTATACAGAGGATTGGGAATGTTAGAAAATTTTAAGACAAGTGATGATACATTCAGATTAACTGAAATATTCGAAAGAATGAATTCTGGTAAGATTACTGTTAATACGGATCTAATCCAAGACAAACAAATCATCAGAAATGTGTTAGATGGTATTCCGTTTGGTGGAGTGGTCTGGTGTGCTGAAGATATGGTTGGTAATAAACGAATCTTGTTTAAACAGACGTATTTCAACACTTTACTGGAATTCTATAACAAGACCATTACATTAGAGTGCGACTTGAGTTATGATGAAATTCCTCCAATTAGACAATCTAGATTTGATGATACCAACTTTACATTTAGGACAATCTGGTATCACCCTGATTTGAAAATTAGCGATATTAAAAACAAAATTGAACATAATGGGGGTTGATATGGAATTGAAAGGTAGCAAAGCAAATCATTTAGGTGATGATGTAATTATTATATCTGACGTCATGAATCGTTTCGGACAATTTGTGGTTATTGTAATGGATAAACATGGTAAATTATCTGAGGTGAACATAACTGATATTATTGTTGATTCTTCTGTATATCAGGAAGAATGGATCCCAGATTGGTCTAAGATTAAATACGACAATTTGAGAATGGACGATAATGGGAATTGGAATTCATACCAATCCGAAAATGTTTATTATCACCATCATGGAGAATGGTTAATTAAAAAAGATGATGAATGTGATTTTTTTAATGCAGAATCTCATATCGAGTACAAACACCCTAATCCTTCCAAATCAATTTACACTAGGAAAAGATAATGGAATTTGTCGCGGGATTATTTGAATTACTATTAAATTTGTTTGAATTATTTTTGTTATCCAAAGAGGATAAAAATGCAAATTCCTAAAAGAGAACCAATAATTTTAGAATTATCAACCATTAGATTTGAATTTGATGTGGAATCTATTTTTAATGACATACAAAATAAAGATAGAATTTCTGCATTTATAATTGAAATCATTTCACAAGGTCATTTGGAACGCCTAGATAAAGAATTTGATTTATTATGGTCTAAATTCGAATATCCAGAAGAATACAAACATTACGTTGTTGGATACATATTATGGAATAATCAACCAATATCTGTAAATTCAACTAATCATTTAAATCATATTCTTACACTTGGGAACGCAGATAAGTGTATTACCCAAATTATAGAATACCATACATCAAAATCATCAGAACTGGGAATTATACATGAAAGTAATTAATTTATACGGTGGACCTGGTACAGGTAAATCAACTACTGCAGCTGGATTATTTTATCAGATGAAATCAAGAGGATATAAGGTTGAACTTGTAACAGAATACGCAAAAGACTTGACTTACGATAAACGTCATACCATTCTTAAGAATCAGGAATACGTATTCGCCAAACAATTAGCAAAACTCCGAAGATTGAAAGGTCAAGTCGATTACGTAATTACAGATTCTCCGTTGTTGATGCAACTCAATTATATTTCGGATGATTATGATTTGCCAATTCTAAAACAATTAATTGTTGATGGGCATGATTTGTTTGATAACATTGAAATCTTCTTGGAGCGCAATTTAGAACATCATGAGTTCCAAGAATATGGTAGAAATCAGACAGTACAAGAAGCTATGTATATTGATTCAAATATACGTTCTAATGTATTAAAGGAATTATACGTTCTTAAAATAGTACACACCATAACTGTTTCTAATTCGACAGTTGATGAAATTTTAAAAATAATTGAAGACGACCATGAATAGAACATTACTTGAAATCTTAAAGAATCCTAACGAAGATGATATTATACATTATGATATTGCTTCTGGAACTACATATTTTGAAAATAACATTATGTCAGTTTCTCCATGGGTTGGTGAATCGTATTGGGCTGTATATAACAATGAAACTGAAGAATGGGATACTTTCCAGACACCAGAAGAACTTTGTAATCATCTAGAAGGAAACAATCATGTATAAAATTACATCAAAAGATTTCATCTTAACGGATGATATTAAAATCAGGATGACAAAGGACATCCAACGACATATCCAATCAGAAACGGCATTGGTTATCTTCGGTGATTCTGATGACGCTTTCATTTATGGTAATACAGCTTGTGGTAGAATCACACAAATTGAAAACAAAGAAGATGGTTTATATTTTGATTTCACATTTAATACCAATGATGCTGGTAAACATCTAGAATCATTAATGGACAAATATATATTAGATTTCAATGTTGTGATGATGGGAGATATCCTAAATCAATCATCTGGTAGACCATATCAAATCAATTATAAAGTTTTTGTTTGTATCAGTCCTAATCTAACAGGAATTGATTATCATGTTTAAAGTTAGTTCGAATGTATATATTTTACCATATGATATTATACATCAGATGTATCAACAAATCCGTTCCGTTGATTCTGACTTGTATATTGTATTTGATGATTCGGAACATTCTTGTTCCCTACCATTAGATAAGGTTGTTGGTAGAGTAACAAGAGCAAAAGTTATCAATTATGAATTATACATTGATGTTGCACCCTTGAACACGGTATTTGGAGAAGCATTCCTTAATATGATACAAGAATCTCCATTTATGGAATTTAACCCTTGTATGATTGGAGATATATTGCCTAATCAAGTTAAACAACCATATCATTTCGATATGAAACATTTATGTTATTTCATTCCAAATTTAACAGGAGGGACAAATGAAAATTGATGTATCGTTAGACATTGTTAGAAGGACAGATACAGTTGTAATTGAATTAGAAGGAACTGAGATAGCAGTGTATGGAATAGAAGATAAAACCATTTATCTGGTGGACGGAGCAGATGTATGTTCGCAGTCTTATATGTTATTACATTACGTACATGAGAAGTTTGAAAATGATTAAAGTTATCTTGTTGTTATTGGTTGGTCTTATGGTGGGATGTAATCCAGATATTTACCACGATAGATGTAAACAATCAGAATTGTTTAAAATGTGCGTATCGGATATGTCATCATTTAATTATAACATAGTTGATTCTTGCAAGGAAGTAAGTTATTCTAAATCCAGGGCATCATTAGAACAGATTCCGAAGGAATGCCAATGAAATTATTTGTATTGTTATTATGTCTATATACATTAGGATGTTCTGAGACAACAAAGGATACAAACCAATGTAAAAGAGTTGAATTGTTCCAAGTTTGTCTCAATATGATTCGTAGCCCAAATGATACATTGGTATTTCGTTGCGACAGAGTTTCCGAAGACCAATCGTTGATGGAAATTGATTCTATACCAAGAGGATGTCGATGAACAGAGAATTGTATAAATAATATGAAAGACGAATTAGAATTCTATGATGAAGATAACAATTTATTCTATTTCTGTTCAACTTATCTTTTGGACAAAGGAGTTGGAGAATTAACAGATGATGAATATGTTAAATTTGTGGAATCACTCATCAAGTTTAAATTAAAATAATTAAAGAAACCTCAGTTCTTAGGAATTGGGGTTTCTTTTTGTTTAAAATTTAATAAGAAAAATCTTTCGATGTCTGAGATAACCTTTATAATAGATTTCAAGTTGGAAGAATCCAATGAACTTAAATCAAACAATTTATAAAGGTGGTATAAAATGAGCGTATCAAAATTAAACAAAAACAAAATTCTTGAATTGATTATCAAACAAGACAACAATCATCAAGCACATCCAATTAAAGAATTGCTCGAAAAAGCAGCTACAATCAATAAATCATTTACCTTGAAAATTGAATCTTCGGAAGAATGTTGTAATTGGACAAACATTTTGATTGTTTTTAAAAATGCACAAGTTGTTCCTTTTTATTTACCAAAAACAAGAATGCTTTCAATATCTATTGAAAATGACACAGAATGTGAATTTACGTACAATATGAAATCTGCATTAACAAAATTTTAAACTGGAGAAACCCAAATGAGTATAGTAAGTGTTACAATTTTTAACAAAGAAGATTCAATCATCATCACTGATACAAACTTCTTTAAATTTTCTGGTGGTGAAGTTCATGTCCAGTTAAAAGATTTACCAAAACATACGATTTCCACCGCATTAATCAAAACCAGAATCAAATCATCAGATGATATTATGGAATTGTTGATGGTTACCAATTCATTAAAATCAACGTATGGTTCTAAGTTACCAATTGATTTGGTCTTACCTTATCTACCATATTCAAGACAAGACAAGATCTCAGATGATGGAGAATCATTATCGTTGAAAGTGTTTGCCGAATTAATCAATTCACAAGAATACAATTCTGTATCAACATTAGATGTACATTCAGATACAGCCAAAGCATTATTCGACAATTTTAATAATTTTGAACAAAATACCATCATTAAATCGTTTGAAGAAACAATGGATATTGATTTACTCAAAGATGTCGTATTGGTATCTCCTGATTTTGGAGCAAGCAAGAAGATCTATAAATTGGCATCTGAATATGGATTAACTGTTGTCCAATCAAATAAGGAACGCGATTCTAATGGTCATATCATTAGAACAGAAGTGTATCGCGACGATTTTAATGGCAAAGATGTATTGATTGTAGATGACATCTGTGACGGTGGACGAACCTTCCAAGAGATTGCCAAAGTGTTGAAACAACGTAATGTTGGTAAGATTTCATTATATGTTACACATGGCATTTTTAGCAAAGGTGTTGACATATTGTTTGAAGATTGTATCGATAAAATTTACACTACGAATTCATTCATCGAGGAATCAACAGATGAAAGAGTTATTGTATTAGACGTATTAGGGGAATAAAATGGAACCGACATCAGATAGATTCTTAAATGAACAAAATACATTCAATCGATTATTAGAAGAATACAACAAACATCAATCATTGTTTATCGGATTTGATTTTGACAATACCATTTTTGATTATCAGGGTAATGGAGATACGTATCCTGAGATGATTAAATTGTTACATGAATTGGTATCCATTAATTGTAAGCTAATCTTGTTTACATGTAGAGAAGGAATCGAATTAACAGAAGCTGTTACATATTGTAAATCAGTTGGTATTGTTCCTGATTATGTTAATGAATCTCCTTTATACAGAACAAGGAAACCGTTCTTCAATTTATTATTAGACGACAGAGCTGGTTTATCGTTCACTTATGATTTATGTAAGATGTTAATCCATAAGGTTAAATCTAATGGAAGTTGAATTAAATGATTTTAAATCTGCTCTTGACTTTTTCAGAAATATCGATAATAATAAGATTGAGGATTTGGAAGTTACAAGCAACGGTGATAAACTTGATTTGACTCCCATGTTTGGTCTTAATACAATTAAGAATACAAAAATTCTAAAAATGTTATTGATTACGCATAATACGAGCATACCAAGATGAATGTAAAAGAAAACAAATTATTTTAACTAGGAGAACAACATGAGCGACGCATTATTATCAACAGACGCATATAAATTGGGACACATTTTTCAATATCCTACAGGAACGGAAGTGGTGTATTCAAACTTCACTGCTCGTTCTGGTAAACATTCTGGAATCAAAGATTGTAAAGGTGTTTATTTTGTAGGATTACAATATTTCATCAAAGAATATCTTATCGATGAATGGAATAGAACCTTCTTCAATAAACCAAAAGAACAAGTCGTTAAAAAATACAAACGATTTGTGGATAAAATGTTGAATACAGATATGGATGTATCTCATATCGAAGCATTACATGATTTGGGATATCTTCCTATCACAATCAAAGCATTACCAGAAGGTTCATTTGTTCCATTTAAAGTGTCATTATTAACTGTTATCAATAACAAACCAGAGTTCTTCTGGTTGACTAATTACATTGAAACTGTATTGAGTTGTGAAATGTGGTTGCCTATCACATCGGCGACAAGAAAATTTATAAATAATTATAACTTAAATTTAAAAAGGTTATTATGTTATGGATTATTTAGAAATTTTAAAAACAAAACCATGCAATGAATTTTATATCAATCATTATAAAAATTTCATAGAAAAATGTAGGATAAAAAATAAATTTATAGGAAAGAGTATTTATTGTGAAGTTCATCATATTTGTCCAAAAGCAAAAGATTTATTTCCAGAATATAAAAATATAAAAGAGTTTCCTTGGAATGGCGTTGTTTTAACATTCGAACAACATATTATTGCCCATATTTTATTAACTAAAATATACCCTAAAAATTTTTCGATGTCATTTTCATTAACAATGATGGTCGGCGACGATAATAAAAAATATAAAACTAAATATGAAAATTTTTATTATAATAGAGGATTTGTTTCTGCATTAGATGAAAATGGTAAAATTATTAGGATCACAACTAAAGAATTTTATTCTGGAAATTATGTTGGTAATAATAAAGGTAAAGTTGTAATAAAAGATGAAAATGGAACAACTAGACAAATTTCTAAAGAAGAATTCGATTCTGGCAACTATGATGGAGTAAATAAAGGCTTTGTAGTTATTTTAAATGATACCGAATGTACAAAAAGAATTTCTAAAGAAGAATTCGATTCTGGAAATTATATTACTCCTAGTTCTGGATTTGTCGTAGCATTAGATGAAAATGGTAAAATTATTAGGATCAAATCTGACGAATTTTATAGTAATATTTTTGTTGGTATTAGTAAAGGTAAAGTTGTAATAAAAGATGAAAATGGAACAACTAGACAAATTTCTAAAGAAGAATTCGATTCTGGCAACTATGATGGAGTAAATAAAGGCTTTGTAATTGTAAAAGACGAAAATGGAAATAATTTACGAATAAATAAAGAAAATATACATGAGTATGAACATGTAAATAAAGGTAAAGTTATAATAAAAGATGAAAATGGAACAACTAGACAAATTTCTAAAGAAGAATTCGATTCTGGAAATTATAATGGAACATCAATTGGTATGGTTTCCGCAATTGATATGAACGGAAACCGTGTTTATATAACAATTGAAGAATTTAAAACTGGTTTATATTCAAAAAAATATAAAGGTAAAACTACAGTAAGATCAATTCATGAGATTGGGGTGTATAACATTATTTTTGCGGAAATCAAACCTCATGAAATAGTAATTACAAGAAAAGAGCATTGGGTGTATAATCCAACAACAAAAGAAGAAAAAATTTTAAACAAAAATGAAACAGTTGATACTAATTGGTTAGTTGGTAAACTTCCACTATATGATTTTTAAAATAAATTATTGAGAGATATTATGTCTACAAATTTTGCACCATTACAAAAAGATTTTTATAAAGTGTCACATGTTAATCAATATCCAAAAGGGACGGAATTAATTTATTCTAACTTTACACCTCGTTCGGGTAGATTATCAAACATTCCTGGATCTAAAGGTATTTACTTTATTGGATTACAATACTTTATTATTAAACATTTAATCCGCGAATGGGGCGAAACATTCTTTAAACAACCCAAAGATTTCGTTATCCAGTCATATAAAGAAATTGTTGATGATTCATTAGGAGAAACTAATGTCAGTCATATTGAATCGTTATATGACTTAGGGTATCTTCCAATTGAAATTAAAGCGTTACCAGAAGGTTCGTTTGTTCCATATGGTGTACCTGTTTTAACAATTAAAAATACGTTACCTGAATTCTTCTGGGTGACTAATATGATTGAAACTGTATTATCCGCAGAACTTTGGTTACCTTGTTCAACCGCAACCACATCACGAGCATTTTATAATAAAAGTTTAGAGTTTTCAGAAAAGACATGTGATGATAATTCATTTGTTCCTTTCCAACAACATGATTTTAGTATGAGAGGTATGCAATGTAAAGAAGCTGCTGCAATTTCTGGGTTTGCTTTTATTGCAACTGGTTCAAAAGGAACAGATACGATACCAGCTATCTTACTTGCTAAAGAATATTATGGAGCAACAACGGACATAGCATATTCTGTACCAGCAAGCGAACATAGTGTAGTTTGTTCAGGAGGACACGAAGATGAATTAGAAACGTTGACCCGAATTATAACAGAAGTTTATCCAACTGGTATCGTTTCATATGTGGCGGATAGTTATGATTTTTGGAAAGTTGTTACTGAATATCTTCCTACATTAAAGGATAGAATTGAATCCCGAGAAGGTAAATTGGTTATAAGACCTGATTCAGGCGACCCAGTTGATATTATTTGTGGAATATATCCTATCATAGGTGGATGTTTGCCAGAAGACAAAGGTTTAATTGAATGTTTATGGGATACTTTTGGTGGAACAATTAACTCTAAAGGTTATAAAGTATTAAATCCAAAAATTGGCACTATCTATGGCGATTCTATCACATTAGATCGACAACAATCTATTTTCGTCAGATTAGAACAAAAAGGATTTGCTTCTAATAATATAGTATTTGGAATTGGTTCGTATTCGTTGGGATATGTGACAAGAGATACTCATGGTTTTGCACTTAAATCCACTTATGCAATAATTAACGGTAAATCAAGAGTTATCTTCAAAGATCCAAAAACGGATGATGGGACTAAGAAATCAGCTAAAGGTCTATTGATGGTATCTCATGAAAATGGTCAATATACATTGAATGATAATGTTGAACCAAAGCATGAAAAACATGGATGTTTAGAAGTTGTATTCAAAGACGGCAAGTTGGTTAAGGAAACATCATTAGCTGAAATTCGTAAGATTGTATCAGATAATCTTTAATCCTTTACTTTTTAAATAAATCCATTATAATGTTGACTTGTTTAACAATAAGTCAACAAAGGAAACAAATATATTATGAGCATTTTTGACGCAATCAGAACAGTGGTCGATAACATCGAAGGGTCTGTTAATACAACTAGACAAATTGTACAGAATTCAATCGAACAAGTTCAACAACAGAAACAACCTAAACTCACTCTGGTTAAAGGTCAACGTATTTCATTAGAAAAGAATGGGAAATCATTAACAAACGTCTGCGTTGGTGTCAATTGGGGTATGATTGGAAGAACAGCTGTTGATTTGGATGTTAGTTGTATTACATTCCAAGGTAATTCTAAAGATGAGACAATCTATTATGGTAAATTAAATGGAACTGGAATTAAACATTCTGGCGACGACCTAGTTGGAGATTCAAACGGAGATGATGGTTTAGATAATGAAATCATCACATTAGATCTAACCAGAGTGAAATCATCTGTTGACCAAATCTTTATTGTTTTGAATTCATATAGAGGTCAACAATTTGATAGTATTCCATTTGCTTCAATTAGAATTTATGAAGGAACTCCAACTAGAGTGGATGATGTATTAGCTGGATACAATATCGCAAAAGATTCAACGTTCAACAATAAAGTGTCTATGGTTCTTGGTAAATTGTATAGACACAAAGATTCATGGAAGTTTAATGCCATCGGAGAACCCACTAACGATAGAACATTAGACGGAATCATTTCAACAATTCAAAAAACTTATCTATAGGAATTCATATCATGGCATTAACATTACAAAAAGGCAACAATCTTTCATTAACTAAAACAGATCCATCTTTAACAAACATTATTGTTGGATTAGGTTGGGATGCTAGAACCACTGATGGTAGTCCGTTTGATTTAGATGCTTCGGCATTTCTTTTGAAAAATGATAAAGTTAGAAGTGATTCTGATTTCATCTTCTACAATCAATTGAAATCTGTTGATAATTCGGTTGAACATCTTGGCGATAATTTGACTGGGTCTGGTGAAGGTGATGATGAACAGATTACAATTAAATTAACATTAGTTGATTCGTCTGTCGATAAGATTAGTATTACTGTGACGATTCATGATGCGGAACAACGCCGTCAGAATTTCGGTCAAGTTAAAAATGCGTATATTCGATTAGTCAATAAAGACACTGGAATTGAAGTATTACGATTTGATTTGACTGAAGATATGTCATCAGAGACGGCAATGATTTTTGGTGAGGTTTATAGATACAATAATGAATGGAAGTTCAAAGCTGTTGGTCAAGGATATGCTGGTGGATTAAAAACATTGGCAAATCAATTTGGTATCAACGTATAACATTTTTCAAACCGATATGATTAAGTTCATATCGGTTTTCTTTTAGATAGGATATTTTATGATTAACATTAAAGCATTAAAAACATTATCTGGTCTTATGAGAAAGACGGATCCATTAGAAAGAACATTGGTTGCTTGGGATATTAAGATGGATGTTATCTTAAAGAATCATATACTTCATCATGATATTAAACAATTTAACCCAATTTTCTATATTGGAGTGGAAGATGTTTATGGTATATACGAAGATTGTATCGAAGACGCTTCCATGAATGATGCCATTACGCTTGAGATACCATATGAATTGACCAAAATGTATCCACCACATCATGTAGCATATACATTTTTCAAACGACTAACATCGTTTGGTTATATTGTGGATGATTGTAATTTAGACCTATTAGATGAGAAAGAAACACACGAGATCGACGGAGTTACTGTTATCTCATATCCAGGTTCAATTGAATTGGTGATACAGTTAGATGGTTAGACGCGGGGAAGAACCTTTCCTTGAATGTTCATCGAAAGGAGATAAACGATTTTCGACTTTCTTTGCTTACATTAAAAGAAGGAACGATACTATTGAGAACATCTATCAATCATCTAAAGTGTTTGATGATGGAGTTACTGGGTTAGATCCCAAATCATGTAAACAATATCAGAAACTCCATTCGATTATCAACATGAAAGAATGTACAACATTGTATAAACAGTTATGGTTGGAATATCTACAGGAAAATCCTCTGTTGTTAGATGAATTGACAAAGTATTCTGGGTTATCTGATATATTCGGGAAAGAAGGGAATAATTGTCAGGCTACTGTGTTATGGGAATTTAGGAATAGATGGTTAGAACATAAAGGTGTTGGTTGATATGAATGGATTAAAAGACCACCAGATACGCGAATTGGTCAATTATACAGAAAAAGAAGTTTCTGTATGGATCTCAAAGAACATTGGAATTAAGATTCCTGGATTCAAATTACATCAATGTTTCAGAAATGTAATCCATGATTCTATAGTGGGATATCTTAAACAAAATGATTTAAGGCTTGATTGGAAAGAACAAAGTGCAAATGATTAAATTAACTAAAGACCAAAATGTAATTTTGCATAGACTGATTGATTTTGTGGTCAAGAAGAACCAAGAATACATCTGTCTGATTGCTCCGGCTGGTTGCGGTAAAACAACCCTTATCAATCATCTATTGGATTATCTACCAGATACATTAAATGTCTGTTTCACTTCTCCTACCAACAAGGCGACCAAAGTTCTTAAGAACATGTCATTGAAACATGGATTGTCTGTTGAATGTAGGACTATCCATTCATTACTTGGTTTAACAATGAAAATTGATAAAAATGGTAATGAGAAACTATCTTTCAGTGGTAATTCAACATTCGACAAATACGATCTGGTTATCTGCGATGAAATGTCAATGGTTGATTCAGAATTATTTGATTACATCAATAAGGCCGTCTTGTTCTCATCTAGTGCTCAGGTTATCTTCATGGGGGATAACAATCAGTTGAATCCTGTTAATGAAACTGAATCACCAACATTCAAATTAGATAATAATGTATATCTAACGGAAGTCATCAGACAGAAACATGGTAATCCTATCTTAGACTTATGTACATCAATTAGACATAACCTGGATAATAATGTTTTCAAGGCTCCACCAGTTATCAATAAGACTAATGAGACAGGCGATATTGGAATTCATACCATGGAATTGGATGAAATGTTATCTGTAATCAGCCATGCATTTACAGATAAACGATATGATTCAGATCCTGATTTATGTCGAGTAGTTGCTTGGCGTAATGTTACAGTGGATTTCTTTAACTCGACTATCCAGAAGATTAGATATCCAGATCTAAAAGAACCATTTGCTGTTGGAGAATGTATTGCGTTTTCTAAACCATTACATGCTGTTGGGACATTTGTTGATTTTGATAAGAACCAATTCAAATATGATGGATGGGATAAGGTAATCTGTCCAACTGAAACAGAAGCAACAGTCTTATCTATTAAGGAAATCCTACCATTTATATTTGAACCAACGCAGAGTCAAATCAATAAGGACCATTTATTTGGTAGATACATAGTCAGAAGATATCTTGTTGAAATTAGGACACCAGATAAATCCAGACAATCATTTGTTATTCCTTATGATAAAGCAGAATTGAAAATGTTGACGGATTTCATGTCAGGATGCGCCAGAACTAATATGTTTGGAATAAATTGGGAATTGTTCTATCTTGTATCCAAACATTTTTCTGATATTAGACCAGTGTATTGCGTAACTTCCCACAAATCCCAAGGTTCAAGCTACGAAAATGTGTTTATACATGGAAAGGATATCTTTTTAAATAATAACAAAGAGGAAGCATTGAGAAGTTTTTACGTCGCTTGTTCACGCGCAAGTCATAATCTTATTGTACATATTTGAAGAGGGGAAATACATGAATAGAGAAGGATGAGGTGACATTGCAAATTCAACTGAGGTCATCTAATGATGCTAACATTTGAAGAATGGAAACAACACAAAGGTGGATACGTGGCTGTTAGATTATCGGATGATGATTCAAAACAATTGAAAGAGTTTTTTCATGAAAGTGGAATAAGCGTCATCGATGATTTACATGTAACGTTAATGTATGATGTATCTAATCCAGCATTTAAAGTGGAACCATTACATGATAAATTTGTTGGAGTTGTATCTGGCTGTAAATTACTTGGAGAGAAAGGTTCTAAATGGGGTGCTGTTGCGTTGACATTAGAATCACCAGATCTAGTATCCCAGTTTAATGCATTGGTCAATATCGGATATAAACATTCGTATTCCGAATACATACCACATGTATCAATTATGTATACGCCAAGTGATGATGAGATACAGAAGATCGAAGAGTTATCTTGTAAATTACAAGGCACTAAATTGACATTTGTTAATTTTAAAGTAGAACCAATTAAAGAATGAAATAAGATCCCGTTGAGAACGTAAAGTTCCTTCGGGATTTTTATTGGATAAGATTTGGTTATATGGAACGTTCTTTTGTATGACATAGAGTTGATTGGGTTAATATCAGAACGTTCCATTAAGATTGATTATTAGACAAATAATGGATGGTTTAATGTAACTCTTATCCAATAAAAATCCCAGAACATTACATTCTGGGATCATTCTATCTTAATTCACCAATTTAAGATACTTGTTTAATGCATTATCTTGTAAATCATAACAAGATAATATATCATTGAATTCTAATTGTCGAGTTGGTATGATAATCGATGTAATCTTCCCGCGAATCTCAACTCTAATTCCTTTCTTAAACGTCTTATCATTTACATCTGATGATTTGATGATTTTACCATCTGGTGTTATAACATTTCTGTCATAGAAATTGTATGATGTATAATTGTTCTTCTTGGCATTATTGAATTCTTTAAATGACATCATTCTATTATTGGTTGCTTCATTCAACGTCTTATCTAGTTCTGCTCTATCAACTAATTTCACTTCGTAAGCCTTAATAATTTTTAATTGTTTATTGGCATTATAGACGCACCATTCAGGAGAAACAATTCTATCTCCACCTAAACCAGCAGAAGTGTAATCTTCACCCTGCACACCCAATTCATTTTCCATTTCAAATACATATCCAGTCGTTCCCAATCGTCTAGTCATTCCAGCATTACCTACATATTGTAACACTTTATCAATATTGGTTCCAAAGTAGATACCATCACCTAACATTCTACCAGCAACACCAATTCCTGAATTATCATTTTCAGGAATAACTTTAAATCCATATCTAAGAATCATATTGGCTGCTATAGAACCAGTTCCATGGAATGCGGGTATAATTTCAGAATGTGTGTTATTCTTAATCATCAATTCTTTAAACTCTTGGAATTGAACGTCAGGTAGATGAACTTCAAATTGACGTAAGATTAACGGATAGATATCTCCGTGTCTGCCACCAGAATGAGTTTCATTTACAATCTTCTCAGTCACCTTCTTATTTTCTGCTTCTGTTGTTTTTAATTCAACAATTTTTAATGGTTCGATGATGTTGGTGCCATCTTTCATATATTCATTAATAGATTGACTCAACGATTTATTCTTGGAGAATTTCATTTTATTACCAGAAATAACACTAAGGTCAATCCCGTTGAATTCTAAAATCTTCTTAATACCCTTTGCGTCTAGATCTTCTTTAATTGGTAACGCACTATTTTTCAAATCGTGCATAACTTTAAATGTTGAATCGAAGTTCTTTTTCACTTTAGATTTAATCTTGTCGCCAAGGTCATTGAATAAAGAATCAACAATATCAGATTTTGTTTTATAATTGGTCACCATTAAATCGAATAAAGATGATGAGATACCATCTAATCTTTCTTTATCTGAGAAATAATCAAAAACTCCATCATCAGTAAATGCATATTTGAATTTATCGTTGAAATAATCAATGGCATTTGGTTTAGTTAATAATTGTTTCATGTAATTATATTTTCGTTCCCATGGATACCATTTATCCATATCCTCGAAGAACAATTTATTCAATGAATTTATGTAAGGTGTAAAATGTGGGGTGCTAGTGTCCGTTAATGCTTGAATAATCAATACTTCATTGTTATTGTATTTCTTTAGTAATTCAGAAGAATCTTTATACAATCTACCCGTTAAGATAACATTTAATGGAGCCAATAATTTGTTATCAATAGGAAATGCATCATCAATCTGTTGTTCATTCAATTTAACAGCCATTGTAGATACATATCCGACACCCATGTCCTTGATTGTCAACTTAACAGCATCAACTAATATCTCAGGGAAATCTCGCGCAATCTTATTACCGTTATCTGGTGAAATTAGAATTTTATTTTTTTCATAAAAATCAAGAATCTGTTGCCCAGATATACCAATATCTTTGTCGCAAATATATGGAGCAATAATCATTGCATCATAAACTTTAGTGGCGTCTATGTTTCTTTTATTCAGAATTTTGATAGATTGTTTTATATCATATTTAATCCAAATTGAGTTTTCTTTATTTTTACCCAATTTAATAATTGATTCTTCTGTATAATTTTTCATTATATAATCTCTAGCCATTTCAAATTGATAGGGATTTAAAGAATCGCCAAAGAATCTAGGATAATCTTCCATTAATTTCATCAACACTTCAGAATCTTCCACCAATTCTTTAACATCAGATTCATCTAATTGAACAAGATAAGATGTCGAAAGATATTTGGTTTTTTTTAAAACTCTATCATACAATTCTTGATTGAATTGTTTAACTTCTGGTTGTGGTTCTAACACCACAGGTTCATCTACAACATCTGGTGGAGTAATAGACGTTACAGTTGTTGTATTAACCACCGGAACCACAATCTGAGGATTAGAGATTGTTGGTGTAACTGGAGTTACAGTAGGAGCAGGTTGAGTTTGACTAACAACTTTTGGTTTATGTGTATGTCTATCAATTCGACCAACCTTCTTAGCCAATGCTAGGTACTCTCCATCGCCATACGCAGTTTTATGTTTGTACAATTTGTAACTTAATCTATCGAAACTGGTGATACCATGAGTGTAATCATCAACAGTCTTTTTCAATTCTGTTGGAATAACCGAATGGAAAGAAGGAGAGATATCTGCCAACCAACTTCTCATTAGAGTATCATCTAATGTTACATCAGAAACTTTCAATTTTGCCAACAGTTTGGTTAGATTGTTGGCTGTGTTTGAATTCTTGAAACCACCTTCATCATGCATAATCTTTAGGATTAACGATGCATCATTGTTATCATCAGTGATGTTTTGGATCTGTAATTTCTTATCGCCAACAAAATAATGTTTAGCTTTTGCTGGGTCTTTGTTGTATAATGATAGATTACCGATAAACGAATAAAGGAATGCATTGACGATGTTCTTCTTATCTTTCAGGAAGTCATCTTTCTCCTGTTGAGATGTATATAGACTGTTTTCGTTTATTTGTTTGCGTAATTCAGAGAATGTTTTCATGTAGGTTCCTTTTTGTTGTATAAAGATATTTATTTGTACGATATATCCAAACTGATAATCTCGACATCGAAAGAGTCAGAAACTCAAACCTGGATTTTTATTGTGTATTGTTATTTTATATAGAATAAACACCAAACCATCTGTTATTTGTCCAATAATCCACTCTAATGGAATCTTTAATATACGGAGCAATCAACTCTACATCATGTATAATTAACATTGTTTAATCAACAAATATAAGTGTTCCTGTGTAATAATGACATATCGAAAGAATGTTTCGATGTTAGAGATATCTTAATCATCGAAAGAGTTATCTTAGACATCGAGTATGTAATATACACGGAAAGATACTCCTTTCGAAATCTCTAATACTCCATTATGATAGACTATGTCGATCCTTTGAGTTATGTTCTTTAGGTCATTTAATATTACTATATTATGTTTTAATGTAACTTAGACGTTTATTATACATTAACTAATCATATTAAGACTATCATTTACAACATTATTCCCATATAAAAACCTTCGAATCCATTTAATCATCCCACCAGATTAGTTTCTGAGTGGGATTTTTATTGCGTAAAGGTTTCTTATAACATCCATTATTTGTCCAATAATCCATCTTAATGCATTGTTTCATATACAACCCAATCAACTCTATGACATGTAAAATAAACGAGCAATAATAGACAAATATGGAACGACAATGTATAATCAACATATCGAAAGAGTCTTTAATGGTAATCTTAATCATCGAAGGATGCAAATAAACATCGATTCAATATCTACCAGAGTCTTAAACTCCTTTCGAAATCGATAAAACTCCATTATACTAGACTATGTCGACGTTTTGAGTTATATCCGTTGTTTACATTTAGATGGTTTAATATTATCAAGTGTCTTCCTCGACTTTATTATATGCATTTAGATGTTTATTATATTCATTATCGACATATAAAATCATTCGAACCCCATTTCATCCTGTTTAGAATAATATCTAAACAGGATTTTTATTGCGTAAAGGTTTCTTATAACATCCATTATTTGCTCGTTAATGGACTCTAGTGGAACGTTCTGTATATCATCCAATCAACTCTACGTCATATAAAATAAACGAACAATATACAACAAATATAGACGTTTCTTGTAATAATGACATATCGAAAGAGTCTTAATCATCGAAAGGATACAAATACGCATCGAGCTTGATATAATCAATTAAAGATTTCTCTTGACTTTTCGATGAAACCTCGTTATAGTAGACTATGTCGACACTTTGAGTTAGGTATATTAATTATGTTTATATGGTTTTAATATCACTATATCATAACTTAGACGTTTATTATTCATATTATAGACATTCATTTACAACAATATTCCCATATAAAATCTTCGAGCCACATTTAGATCCCGTTGAGAACCAAAAGTTCCTTCGGGATTTTTATTGCGTATAATTTACATTTTCTCTACCAATAATATACATCAAATCATCCATTATTTGGACGTTAATCCACTCTAGTGGAACGTTCTGTATATCACCCAATCAACTCTATGTCATGTGTAATTTACGTTCCATATAATCCAAATATGGACGTCTGCTGTTAATTCAACATATCGAAAGAATATATGAAGATTATTTCGATACATTAATCATCGAAAGAGTAATCTTAGACATAGAATGTGTAAACATCAACATCCGATACTCCTTTCGAAATGGTAGAAAGAGTAGTATGATAGACTATGTCGATCCTTTGAGTTATGTTCGTTAGGTCATTTAATATTACTATATTATGTTCTAGTGTATTCCTCGACTTTATTTCAACATAGATACATCCATATATTTTAATCATATCCCATAATAATTCTTTCGACTCCAATTAAAACCGTTATAATAGATTTCAAGTTGGTTCACCAATGATTCTTTCAATTCACATTAGAGGTTAACATATGACTACTTTAATCATTTCCATCTTGTCCTTGGGTATCTCCGCATTCCCAAATCAAACAATCACAAAAGAAATCAAATTTGATTTTCCAACATATTCTGAATGTCTCAGAACAAAACAAGAATATGAAATCTTATTGCGTAAGATGAATGAAGGTTCCATCTTAGGTTATTCAATGGTTTGTAAAGGGTAAAGTCATGTCAAAAGAAACATTCCACAATAAATTACAATTCGATGAGTTGTTAAGAGAAAGATTCTTGGTTTCTCCGTTTAAATTGAGTACAACAAGAGGAATCAACTTATCCAACAAATCATTGAGTGTTGATGTGTATGTCAATGATGTAACAGAAAGTTGTTACATCTCCAACATCCAGAAGAACGGATTATATATCGACATTCAAGATTCTGTTAAATTGTCTTCTGCTGAAGAAATCTTATCATTTATCGACGGACATTTATGAACATCAGTATTGAACAATTAGACACTGTATTAAATCACCCAAGTATATCTTTACTTTGTTCTGAAATGGGTGACGACACCTTCGATAGATCTAGGAAATTTGTCATCGATGGAAAGAAGTATGAAATTATCTGGTACGTTAATGAATGTACATTATATCATGAAAATATGATTGTACCATTCGATTATGTTATACAATCTGGAACATTTCCTAACCAATCTATTATGAATCTCCAATTCTACAGAGGAAAAGATTCGTATCCAATTTGTATAATTGGTTTAATTAATATTAAGACACTGGGTGAACAATCATGAATCTTAATAATATTGGTTGGTTAAATGGAACTAAAATTGTGGTAGCACCTAATGTAAAGGTAAGAAAGGAATCATTATCGCAGAATGTTATGGTGTCTGATACATTTCGAAATAAAATAGATGATTGGTTAGAAACCGTCTTTGGATTTAATTGGGTGAACTGTATCCCTGATGGTGAAATTTACCAAACATCAGATGGTTTATATATGAATCAAAAAACTGCTGATATTTTGAAAAACCGTTGGTGCTAATTATGATTGATAACAAATTGGTTAAATTCCCACCGCATATTCAGCGGTTCCTTGATTACCTGAAAACAGACGAATTTGATGCTAAATTAGAAAGACATTGTAAGATGTTGAAACATAAAGAAGATCGTATTGAAAGATTATCTGTTATCATTAATGATATGGATGACGTAAGATTTGATGAGTTTATCAATAAAATTATAAACAAATTCAACATTGGTAGAAATGGTTGGTTAGAAATAATATTTGAAACATCTGAATTATATGGACAATCTCATGAATCTGAACTAGATTGGAATAAGTTTGAATCATATTGGTATAGTTACCGAGGTTATGATTTCAGAAGATATGATGGTCAAGGATCTGTATATACAATTTCAAACAAACGCGGTGAGATTTATTCATCATCGAGATATTAAATGAAAAAGACATGTTGGTATTTGATTGTATTGTTTAGTCCTATTACATTGGGTGCATTTCCATTCATATATTTTCAACACCTTAAAATACAAGATGTTATACAAATATATGATATTAGATACGCATTTCCATTGTTCTGTCTAATCTGGTTATATGTTTGGGATTATTTTAATAAGAAAGGTTGGAATGATTTATGAGTTTAGATACAGATATTGAGATTAAAAATAAAGACGGTGAAAAGATTGCTGGATACGGTGGTTCTTGTAAGAAAACATACCATTATTTCAAGGATAAATTTGATGAACAGACTTGGTCTGAATTAACAATAGAGGATATCGAACAATTTGAATTAGATACTCTAGGAGAAGGAATGATTTCAAGTTTAGCGGATAAATTGATTGACCATATCAATCAAGGAAACAAAGTTTATTATTGGTATTGGTGGTGAAATGATTATTGTATATTTAACTTGTTGTTTAATTGTGGTGGTATATGACTCTTGGAAAGAAATTATTGAAAACGAAGAAATGACATTGGGTGACCTATGTTATGCTGTTGTCTTTGTTATATTTTCTCCGGTTGTCGCTCCACTTAATGTAATCTATTTTTTAATGGAGCGTGCGGATTGTATTATTTGGAGCAAGAAAAAATGAATTTATATGATGCATTATTCTTTGCTAATTTATCCAAACAATCATATAATGATAGATTACATGTAGAAGGATATTCTGTTGAATTATTTTCAGATAATGGTGCACAAGCATTCTTACTGGAATCTAAAACGGAACAAATAATTATTTTCAGGGGTACAGATGAACCTGAAGATTGGATTGTGGACGTATCGTTCAAATTTAGGGATGGTGTCCAATCTGGATTCTTGGCGTATTCGGAAATCTTATTTGGTCTAATCAAACATAGATTAGATGATAACAAGAAATTGTGGTTGACCGGTCATTCTTTAGGTGGAGCAATCGCTGTTGTATTTTCTCATCTAATACAAAGAGAAGATGTTATTATATACACATTCGGTTCACCCAGAATAGGGTCAAACAGATTTGTCAATAATACAAAGGTTGAACATTATAGATTTTCTGCTGCTTATGATTACGCACCCATGACTCCGTTATATCCTTATTTCCATCATGGTCAGTTAATCTATATCAATTCCAAAGGTCAAATAACAAAAGGATACAACACATTTGATAGAATCAAGGATAGATTGACTGGGAAGTTTATCCCAGATTCACATAACATTAATTATTATATAAAATGTTTAGAAAATTCTTTCGATGTTAAAGATAACCTTTATAATAGATTTCAAGTTGGAGGAATCCAATGAAATTAAAACAATTATCTAATAGGTTATCGCCATGACAATATATAATGCCACAATAATTAGAAAAATAACTAAATCTGGTCAAACAAAAACCGTTTATTCAATCTCGTTAAATGGTGAATTGTTACCAAAACGTTTTATCATTACAACAAACGAAAATGGTTGCGTTGGCGTCAAGTTTAAATTTGATTCTAAAACACAAACAATCGGAAGATTTGAAACTATCTTCATCCAAGAATTTGTTGGATTGTATAATGTATGTAAACCTGTTCTAACGCTTGGTTCGTTAGAAATAATTGTTAAAATGTGAGGTAATAAAATGACATCGAGTGATTATGACGATTGGTTCTTTAGAGGGCATGACGAAGACACATATGTTCCGCCATTACCAGATGGTATTTATGAAGATATTAAATTTAATGGAGAAATCGTAAACATTGTAATGAAAAACGGATTTAAACGTTTATATTGGAGCGATGAAGATGGCGAGATTGTTGCTAATTTTCATTGGAAAGATTTATCTAATGAATCGATAGATTTGATTAATTCTATCCTCTCTGATATGAGTTATGATTATTGGGCAAAACAATGATTTCCACAATTAAAAGTAATTTAATTGGTAACATAATGTTTTTAAAATCATGTTCCATTAAATGTCAGATTATTTCTGACCCGTATTTCACCAATCATGCAACTCCAGATATCCTAATACATAGATTCGACACAAATGAAGTGGTTCAAGTGAACATTTCTAATCTATTGTTTAAGATACAAGAGTAAATTTTAATTCAATCATTTTAAAGAGGTTATCACCGTGTGGTCTTATATTGCTCTAGCAAATTCAATCTTGATGTTAGTTCTTTTATATGGAACTGTCCAATTATACAAACATAAAAAAGATAAATTGTTTATCAATGTATCTGGTTGTCTATTCATTATGTGTTCTGTTGGATTTTTTGAGACATATCATCAGTACAAAATGGAACAGACTCATGAGATTGAAATGACATTCAAATACATAGACCAGATGAATCCACTGGAGTTAAAGAATAAATTGAAAACTTGTATGATTAACCAAAGTAACTGCACTTTCGTATTCGTAGAACAATAAGAGAACCAGATGACCATAAGACAACTAATTACACAAACCAATGAACAATTACTTGTTGGTACATTATCGACAATCAAACATGTTATCCAATATAAAATCGAGAATGATATGGAAACAACATCTGAATTTGATGAATTCCTACAAAATCGAATCGATTACATCCAAGACGTGTTAGATGATGTCAACAAGGAACGTCAGATTAAAGAACAAAATGTTATTCTTACTGAATCATTTTTATGTGGTAAATTAAATTTTAAACCATCGCATGAACAAATCTTAGGGTACGCTGAACAAAATAATTTGGTATTAACAGATTATGCCAAGATTATCTTGATTGAAAATAAAAACAAATCAAGACCGTATTGGAGATTCGTTGTTCCATATAAAAGTCTTTCTAAACAACACGAATTGGCATTAGAATTAACTCAACATTTTAGGAATACAGGACAGATGAAGTGAGATTAAATATAAAGATTGAAGATAAGAAGGTTATACCTTTTTATGATAACTTCACTAGATTCAGAAATTATCTTATAAAACACACTGGTCTATCTAAAGAAGATATTGTCAAGGAAAGTAAAGATGTATATCTTATCTGCGATAGAATTTTTGAATATGGACAATGTGTAATTTGTATAACAGATAATGAATCTATTGAAAAAGATGAAAGATTCCTAATCGTGGAATATAACTTGATAAAACTTTTACAGGATACATTTGGTGAAAATTAAAAAGTTTAAATTAGAATTGTTTGTTGGCTCCACTAAACTGATTGATGAAGAAAGCGGAACAACTGATACCATCTACTATGGTGGCACATTAGAGAAGAATAGATTAAAAACATTATCTGATTGGTTACACGACAGACATTATGTAATCTATATGATGACCAGAACTGAATTGGAAGTAATCAATGAAATGTATCTTTAATCGGATACAATATTAACATTTGTGTAATTAAAAGGAAACAAAGATGAGTGAATTTACAGAAGAACAAATTAAAGAAGCGAATGAAGAAATTGAAAAATTAGTTCAACAAGCGTATTCTGCTATTAATTCTGCAGAAGAAATTGCCAACAAATACGGCTTGGAATTTAGTTTCTGGATTAAAGAGAAAACTCAAGAATCTGACGACGATTGGATTTCGTCGTCAGATTGGGATTCGTCTGATGAAACGTAATTATTTGGTTTTACCGCGAAGATATCCAAAATTCCAACCATTAGATATATACTCTTGAATTAAATCTATATGAACATATTTAGATAATTGTAACTCCCAATTATACATAACCTTTGTATTTTTTCTAACTTCAGCGGATCTTTTTGATCGCTTGGTTTGATGTGCAATAAATTTATTATACGCTTCTTCGGAAGATTCTCTTAATAATTTCTGAGCATCATTACCTTGTTTTGATAATTTTTTAAAATCCATTGTGGAATATCCTTTTCTTTTTACTCCATCCCAACCGCCAACTCCACCCAATTTTTGATTATATGTATCGGCTCTATCTATAAACTCTTGATTTACAATTTCAATTTCTTTATCATACATTTCTTTTTTGGTTTCAAAAATGAACAAATATTCTTTTTTAAAATTAGATTTACCGTATTTTTTATATGCATTTTGTAAATGTGGACCTCCAGATCCCATATAATTATCATTTAAATTTTTAGTTTTATGGACTCCAATATATATTTTATTATTGATTATGTTTGTTATTTGGTACACTGTATAAAACGTAGTCATATGTATCTCATTTTGAATGATTAAAATTTTATTTATAAAATGTATGGGTGGTTTATATAGAATTATGGGGACTTTTTACGGTACTGGTTGGAGTTCATCAGATGGCTGGGATGAATCTAATGAAGGTTGGATGCCAAGTTCACAAGGTTGTTAATTAACTGAGGATTAGACGATGACTCAACGAATTGTTATGATAGGAAGTTATGGATTATCTCACCATATGGATATTGGTAAAGAACCAAAAGATTTAGATTTCGTCATGAATTGGTCAACATATTCAAACTGGATTAAGATGATTAAACAAAATCATACTGTTCTAGCTTGTTATCCAAGTTCAAAGGGTAAGAAACAAATTGTCAAGTATAAAGCTGGCGATAAGATTCAGATTGTTGAGATTGAAATTGCTTGGAAAGATTCAACGGCGGAAATGATTCTTGATAGATACACTACATATGAAGATTTACATTTTGGTGACCAATTCATTTATACTGTGGCAACTCTTAACAATCTATATGAACTAAAGATGAGTCATCGTTTCCTCAAGAATTCTCCTCATTTCCATAAGACAATGAAGGATATCCAGTTAATGAAAGAAGCTGGAGCCGAAATTGAAGATTGGGATTTTTATGACATAAGAGAGAAAGAAACGTATAATTATGGTCATCCTGCATTAAATGTCAAGAAGGATGAGTTCTTTAAGGATGAATCGTTTTACGTATACGAACACGACGACATTCACTCAGCTGTTAAAATTGGAGAATATCCTGCTTACAAAGATATTCTCTCGGATAATCAGGAAGTTAAGTGTTCATTAACAAAATGGATGAATCTATCTGACCAACAGAAATTGAATTGTGCATTAGAGGAATGTTACGTCTTATCGTTAGAACGCGGATTGATTCCAAATGATTTTAAAACAGATCCAAAGAATACATTTGATATTGCTCTAATGAAAGTCTGTACAAGTATAACATCTGGTTGGTTCAGAGAATGGTGTTACGATAATTATCATCTAATCAAAGAATCATACAATGGAGATTATATCGTTAAATTCAAAAATGCGTTACAATTAAATCTCATTAGAAACTTCAAAGAAGGAACATATAATGTACAATAGTGTATTTACTAAGGTCCAACAAATTGTAGGATCAGCTCCAGAATTTGGTGGCGTTAAATGGTTGGCATATAAACTGGGTGAATGTAAAGAATTCGAAACCAGACAAGAAGCGAAAGCATTCAGTGACCTTGTAGAGAAGGTTGAATTAAAAGAAACACAAGAACAATTTGTTAGACGCAAAAGAGAATATGCCATTAAAATAACTGAAACGTACATGAATTTATTGTATACAGAATACGATAAAGTCGATAAGATTCTAATTGATAAATTAGATACATTATTTGGTATTTCTAATAATGTTTTAAATGTATTGGATATCCTACAAGAGGGATATAATAATGTATCTTATGAAAGACCATTGGAATTCGGGGAATGGGTTGTATGTTGGGACAACTATGAAGGTGACGATCTAGACGATTTCAAAATTAGAAAATACAAACGAATGAAAGGCAATTTGTTTATTACAACCGATTATGAAGGGGATGTAAATCAAGTGGATTCGGATGAAAGTGAATATGATAATTGCGTAAGAGTTTCTCAATTCAAAGGAGTTAAATCTAATGGATAAGGTAATCGAACAAGGTTATTATGTTGAAACGCATTGATTGGAGAGCGACATGGAATTATTAAGTGTAATGGGTTTTATCTTAATTATTATTGGAATTTTATTATGGAGTATTAAAACATTAGGGATTATCTTAACAGGTGTCATTTTTGTTTTATTATCTGGAATTTTTAATTATTTTGACAGTGAGTGAAAATGACATTAGAAGAATATATCAAGATGCATATCGATGAGTATGGTAGTAGATTCGATAATTTCAATCAAGCAACAAAACAATTATTCATCAGAAATTGTACAGAAGAATACAAGAAGAAATATAAAGACGTAAAATAAATTCTTTCTGAATTTCATAAATAACATATGAGAAATTCCTTCTCATCTATCGGAGAATAACATGACAGAACAAACTCAATTATTGGTTTCCAGAGATAACAATGGTCTTGGTAACAACGGAAATTCAAACAATGATGATGAATCAAATTGTCAACCTTATGAAGGTGTATTAAATTGTTGTAAAATTGAACGAGTTGATGTTTGTTCAGAATTTGGACAATTCTTCTCATTTGATTTATCTAAGATGCCAATCATCAACATTTACCCGTCGACTAATTGTAAAAACACTTTAGTGTTATCTATCGATTTTGATAACAATAAACAATACAAATTCTATACCAATAGAAACAATCGTAAGAATTCGTCAATCTCGTCATTACCGATTGTATTCTTATCAAACCAGACATTCAAACAATTTGTTTCGGATCTAGGATTAAACTATAATGTTGATTCTTTCTTATAACATGATTTATTTTACATTAACAGTTGGTCTTATATTACTCCTTGGATATCTTACCACAAAAGATAAGGAATGATATGTTAACATTTTCAATTGGTGTTATCTTAACATTACTAGTATTGAGCCTATTGTACAAACCTTTGTTCTTAATTTTAATTGCTGTTATTGGTTTCACTTCAATCCTTTATTATAAATTCGACAATGAAAATAAAAGAACTACTTCAAAATAAAGAATTATATAGAGAATGTCCTGATGAAGGTACATTATATCCGCAATCTGGTTATGTATTTAGATTAGATGATTGTTCGACGGATTATCTTTGGTTCTACACAACCCTGGATGATAGATATTATGCAGTCGTAACTGATGATGGTATGAAATTTACAATTAAGGATGACACAGAGATTCATATATTGAAGGATGAATTTGAAGTAGAATGTCAGATGTTTATTAGACAAAATCATAACGACCAATGGTTTGTATATAAAGACTCCAAATTAGATTTTTGTTATTCGAACGATCCAGACGCTGAATTGAAACTTATTGAGGCATTGGTTGAAACATTCCAAGCTAAAGATATTGACATCATGTACAAATACAATCAAGTGGAATTCAATGTCAATCTAAGAGAATGTTTTGAAGATAAAATTTACAATCTGATTAAATTTGGTTTGATTTCTAAAGAACAATTCGAGAAATGGTATAACCTGTATTAGAATAAGTCTGTCATGTTAATTCATGGCAGACTTTTTATTTGGAGATAAAAATGAATTTAAAAATTACCAAAGAACAATTTCAAAGATTGAGACAATATACCACCTCAGAATACATTTTTGGTTCTAAAATGTATAAGACAGATACATCAAACTCGGATACGGATATTCTGTTAATCATTGACGATATTTTTGAATCGTCTAATTATTACCCAAACATCCATTGTTTCCAATTCGATGACATTGAAAATAATAAGCAATGGATGATTGCAACTAAGAATACGTTCAATAAAAACTTATTATCTGGCGAATCAAACATTTTTGGAGAGATTGTATTGTTTTCGGATGTTAAAGAATTCCCAGATAAACTTCTATCTTGTAGATCTTATAAAATCATCAAAGGATTCATCGGCAGAGCCAAGTTTGATTTGAAACTCCTTGGAACAAGCAAAGACAAGAAGAATAACAAATCATTTCATATCTCAAGATGTTTATACGTAGCCGAATGTCTATTGGAAGGTAAGCTACCAGTATTAGAGGATATTGGTTGTTATTCAAATATATCTAAAGATGAATTACAAACCAAAGAGATACAATTAAGAACCAAATGTAATTCCATGTTCGAATCTGATGAATTGTCTATGTATCCCATCTTAAAATTTGATGGAGTGATTACTGAATTAGAATCAATGTTAGTTGAATCTAATAATACAAAAGAATTTCGTTATTGATTGAATTGTAGTAAGATATATCTGTCATGAATAACATGGCAGATTTTTATTGGAGAGTAAATGAACATCAAACCATTTTATCCTATATACACCAAACCTCCACATCAATTGATTAGATACAAAGAAGAACCATTTGATGATGGAGTTGGTCATTCTGGAATAGTTAGAACAGCAATTTATCTTGATAAGAATAAGAAGGAAAGAGAATGTGTTGCTCAAGTGATATGGAATTAGATCCTTCGATTATACAAGCTAGAGAACAATTCTCTAGACGAACGCGACAAGAATTTGAAGGAGATCTATTGTTCGCTAAAGATTACATCAATAGGATTCACACAATGAACATAGAAGATTATCGATCTATTGGATAATATACAAAATGAAACAATTTCATTTAAAATTGCCAAGAACATCTTACCACAAATTATCAACACAGATAATCCAGTTGAAATTGTCAAACATATTAAATCTATATGGTTCGAACCAATCAAAATGGTTGAATTCGACCAAGATGAATATAGAACTCATACACTGAATGAATTAAGACGCAAACCAGAATCGTCTATTCCTTTCACAAGAACCTCATCCAAATGAAATATGCAGTCATAGGTTCAAGATCCTTTACCGATTACCAATATGTTGAATCAATACTTTCTCAACATAATATAACCATGATTGTTTCTGGTGGAGCCGATGGTGTCGATACATTAGCTGAAAGATATGCTGATTACAATAACATACCAAAACTTATAATTGATGCAGAATGGGACAAATATGGTCAAGCTGCTGGCATGATAAGAAACAAACTGATAATCGAAGCATCAGATATTGTTATTGCCGTCTGGGATGGTATCTCTCCAGGAACAAAAGATGCAGTAAAATACACTCAGAAACTTAAAAAGAAATTGTATGTTTATAATCCCAATTCACTATTTGAGGAATAATCATGGAAAACTTTGACATCCTATGGAAACAGAAATATAAACAATTAGATAGACGAAGAAGTGTTAAATGGTTCGATAACTTCTCCGACAAATTCATCCATTCAAGATGGTATTCGTTTAGGGAACACACTTCTAACATGTATCATAAAATTTACATCGGAACTGTTAGATATTCTGTATGTAGAGATAGACGTTATAATATGAAGATGAACTTTAGAGAACGAATTATTGATAATGAATAATCCATCTAATTGTCCTCTAGTGGAACGTTCGGTATATCACCCAATCAACTCTATGTCATATTAGATTACACTCCACTAGAATCCAATTCAGCATAAAATTTAGCCATCATTTGTAACTCCTCCAATGTAGCATCTCTCTTCAGGATATTTGCTCTATTTGACACAACAATCACATTTTCCTTTGTATATCCCTTTGATGAATCTATCCTATCCAATGAGTATGAATCATCCGTCATATTCTTTCCTGTATTAAATCTTAATGGTATTCCCAAAATAGGACATGTCAATGGAAAGGACAATTCGTGGAAATCTACCTTTGTCAACCTGAATGGGATAGATCTTGACTTAGCTGAACCCTTGTAATGATTGTATAATTCGTTTATTGACTTCTGCGTTATATGCATTGGCGGTATCTCTTGCCTTTCGATTAAAATAGTAGTATAATAATTTAAGGAAGAAACTCTTAACAATTTTAAAAGGAGAATAAATGGCAAATACGTATAGTGAACAAACGTATATCGATCTTGGATATACAAAAGAAGAAGCAATTCTTAAAGTGAAACAAAATAGAGAATCGACTGGTTCTGGTATTGTTGAATTTCATAAAAATAAACGATTTAATATGATGAATGTTGATAATTCATTAACTTTACCAGAAATGCTTGAATTTGAAGGTAAAATTTCCAAATACAATTCATTATCATATCCGGTTATTAAGAAAATAATTTTTAATGTAAAAGAATCTAAAAACATTTCCATAAATGAATGTTATAAATTGTACATTGAATCGTTAGAAAAATTTAAGAAAGCAAAACGTTCCGCTTCGACGACAGAAATGATTTTATTTTTATATGGTGAAAATTCAAAACAATATAAAGATAAATTACAATTAAATAAAAATTGCGCAACATGTTCATTTGAAAAGTTTTCGAAAGATTATGATGATATTGAATTAGCGAAAATAGATTTCAAAGAGAAATATGGTTCAAATAATATAAATGGAATTATGAAACGGGATGGGGTTTCCAAAGAGGAAGCAGAACATATAGTTTATAAAAGAGGTAAACAAATTAGTGAAACTCATTTTAATAAACCAGAAGAAGAACGAATTGCATTAGGTAAATCTAAATCATTATCTCTTGATAATTATATTTCTAAGTTTGGTGTAATTATAGGAATGATAGAATATCAGAAAATTCTAGAGATAAGAAATGGACAAGGTAATTTAGAATTTTATATTGAACGACATGGTGTTGAAGAAGGAACAATAATTTACAATGAAAAGAAAGGACGACATAAGATTTTTTGTTGTAAAGAATATTGGATGGAAAATGGTCATTCAGAAGAAGAATCTTTAAAAATTTTAGACGAATATTTCAAACAACGTAATAATTTTTCATTAGATTATTGTGTATCTAAATATGGAAAGTCTGAAGGGTATTCTGTTTGGAAAGCCAGAACTGATTTATGGATGAAATCATTATATAATAAATCAGAAGAAGAAATTTCTGAAATGAATTCTAAAAAAGGATGGACTGTTGAAAATTGTAAAAGAAAATATGGAGAATTAGAAGGTCCAATTATCTACAGACAAAGATTAGAAAAAATGGCATTAAATGAACGATCGTTTACTCGTTCTAGTAAGGAAGCTAATATATTTTTTCTTAAACTATATAAAAATCTAAGGAAATTGGGTGTATTGAAACGTAAATAAATTTACTTTGGTGTGTCTGGTTCTAGAGAATGGTTTTTAACATTTAATCAACCAAAATCTGGTATAAGATTTTATGATTTCACAATCAATGAATTAAAAATAATTATTGAATATAATGGGATTGCATTTCATCCCAGAGAATTCGATTTTGAATGGAAATCTGCGTATGGTAAATTATATGAAGAATCATATAATAGAGATTTAGAGAAACTTCAATTAGCAGAATCATATGGTTATGAAGTTATATATGTTTGGAGCGATGAAGATTTAAAAGAAAGTGTACAAGAATTAACCAATTATATTTTTAACAAATATATTGAAAAGACTGAAAATAATGAACAAGTGTCATTATGTAATTTTATGAATTGAATAGGAAACACATATGAGTTTAATGGAAAGATTGAAAAAAACAAGCACAATTAAAGAAACTGCGGTGTTGTCGGAATCTAAAATTGTTAATGGTGGCGACGTATGTATTACAGATGTTCCTGCATTAAACATTGCGTTATCTGGTTCTTTATATGGTGGTATTTCTAGCGGTTTAATTTTAGCTTGCGGAAAATCGAAATCGTTCAAAACGTCGCTTTGTCTAGTTATGGCAAAGGCATATTTAGATAAACATGATGATGCTGTTTTAATTTTTATGGATACGGAGTACGGATCACCAAAGTCCTACTTCGAATCATTCGAAATAGATATTGAAAGAGTATTACATGTACCCATTATGGATATCGAAGAATTCAAATTTGAAGTGATGGCTCAATTAAATGCATTAGATAGAAAGACAAATGTAATTTTCGTTGTAGATTCAATAGGTAACATGTCTTCACGGAAAGAGCGCGAAGATTCACTGGCAGAGAAGTCCGTATCGGATCTAACTAGAGCAAAACAATTAAAATCATGTTTCCGTATGATTACTCCATATCTAACTAAATATGATATTCCAATGATTTGTGTGAATCACACTTACGATTCAATGTCGCTGTTCCCCTCAGCTGTAGTTAGTGGAGGTTGTTTAGAAGCTGGGACTAATCTTATCATGTTTGATGGTTCAATTAAAAAAATTGAAGATATTGAAGTTGGAGAATTAGTTAAAACATTAAATGGTTCTAAACCAGTTACTCATATTTGGAATCCAGATACATTAGAAGTTGGAGAACCTGAATGTTTTGAAATAGAATTTGAAGATGGATATAAATGTGTTGTTTCAGAAAATCATCCTTTCTTGACAGATTCTGGATGGGTTGAAGCGTCAAATTTATCGACAGATAAAACATTGGTTTGTATAGACAATCAACGCAATTCCAAAATTAAAAGTATTATTTCTGTTGGAACTCGTAAAGTGTATGACATTTCAGTCAAAGATGTTGAACATTATATTTTAGAAAATGGGGTAGTTACTCATAATACTGGAATCTATTATTCTGCCAATACAATTTTTATTATTGGTCGACAACAAGAAAAAGATGGAACTGATGTTATTGGATATAATTTCATCATCAATGTCGAAAAATCAAGATTTGTTAAAGAAAAATCTAAAATTCCAATTTGTGTAAATTATGATAATGGGATTTCCAAATGGTCTGGTTTGATGGATATGGCATTAGAAGCAGGAATTTGCATTAAACCGAAAAATGGTTGGTATCAACGAATCGACACAAAAACTGGAGAAATTGAAGATAAAAATTATCGTTTGAAAGAAACCAATACAAAAGAATTTTGGAATCCTATTCTCCAATCTGACAAATTTAAACAATGGGTTGAAGACAGATATAAAATTGCTAATGGAACAATGTTGACGGACGATTCAATTACAGACGAATTAGATAACCTAGACATGGATGATTTGGATGACTAATTTCACTGTAAGATACTTAGAAGATTCAATTGTAATCGAAGACCAAGAGTCAAATATCAGAGAGTTGTCAACATTTCCCGATATAACAGATGACCAGCGATTCGACCAAGTAATCAATCATCTTAACAAAATTGGATACGATAACATTACCGTCGAAGACCAATACGATAACACCATTGAAATCTCAGCAATTCCGATTATCATGAAAGATTTACAGCCAACGGCTAACAAGTATGAAGTAATCAGTTATATCAATGACTTAGGTGATAAGATTACAGCAGTTGAGTTGAAGGGTAAGTTTAATGGATATATTGTGTCATACGAGGATATACATATACCACCTATTGAATCTGACGATAGAGAGTTGGGATTCAAGTATAATGTACATTATGTTCCTGATGGAGTAGGAACAATCGATGAAGAGTTTGAGATGTATGTTGGAGATGTTCTTTGTGATATTATCGAGAACGGTTTGAAGACTGATACATTAGAGTATGTGTATGATTGAGATGACATTGGTGTTGATTGGATACGTGATATTGTCGTCTATCTGGGATACATTTAATAAGTAATGGAGAACCTTGTTGGTAGAAATATCAGCAAGGTTTTTTATTGGATAAAGAAAAACTTTTCGATGATTGGTAAAACATTTATAATAGAACCATGTTAATCAATTAGAGGAGTTTCAAGGGTGTATATTACATTGAAATCATTAGATGAATTGTTTATTCCTGTGGAGAAATAATGACTGAGAGAAGAATGTTGACTGCGGATGAGATTATCAACCTCCAGAAGGACAAGAGAGAATCCTATTACAAGATGATGGAAATTATGGACAAAATGAAGAAACCAAAACGTATTAATGTATTTCCTGATTATAGTTCTTCTGGATTATGGGATCCAGAAACTGGTCATATGATTAATGAGGAAGATGTTGAATCATCCGTTCCTGAATCATTGATGATTGCCTTGTATTATTGGCATGGTTATTGGGAACAGATTACAGACCATACCAAAGAAATATATGTATCCGATGCGTTCCATGTGGATGGAGAACGTATTGTACAATTAATGAATGATAGTCAGACTGATTTTATTTTTAACTATAAGAGATTTGATTGATGAGATACAGTAGAATGTTGTATTGGTATGAAAATGAAGATTCTGATGAAGACATTCCAGACATCCATCATTCTGAACATAATAATGGTGAAATGTTAATAGATATTCCTTCTGGAGAACATCAAATTGATTATTGTTTTGGCGGTTGGAAATACGCAGAAGTTGAAATAGAAGATGGAATTATAAAAACTGTTGATTTCTTTGATGTATTTGGAGGGACTGATAACATAGATTATAATACATTACATCCTTTCTATCAGGGTTTGATATTCGCAAATTTAATTAGATTATTTCATAAGGATACAAATGATTACAAGTAGAGAATTACAACAATATACCACATTAGATTATAAATTGGATAAGTTCTTCAGGAAATTAGATAATAAGGTTAAGAAGAAGGCATCCAATGGTGGTAAAAGATTCACTGTATTGGTTTATGATGAATTTGTACCAGATGGTATTTTATCTTCGTACCAACAACAGACATTCCATAAAGAATTGTATGAAGATTACATTATTAACGACCCAGAAGTGTTCTTACCAAATAATCGTTCTATCTTTATGTACGCAATCCAACAAAAATTGGTGCATGAATATGGTTACTCTAGTGTGTCTTGGGAAGATTTTAATCACAAATACGTCAACAATGCCATGTTATTATCATTTTGTTGGTGATATTCTTCTTTCGAAACATTAAAATAACAATATAATTCAATTAGATTTTAACTTAAAGGAAATGTATAACATGAACACAATTCAATCAAGATTTTTAGATTTGGTAATTAAAAACAAATATGATTTAGAAGACGGACTGCAGGAATCAAACAGATTCTTTTATGATGTATTAGAAATTGTTCTTAAAACTAAATTGCCGACGCATGATGCTGGAGTTCCTGTATATAAAGATCTTCCGTTGGTTAAAACATATGTTCAACCTGGTGTATATGAAGGTAATTTTTCTGAGATTACATTTAATGGTTTATATATAACAATTATGTTGAAATATACAGATTTTAATCCTGAAATCAAAGAAATGTTAGATATTGTATCCGGATATAAGAAATCTGAACATTTCTCTACTGAATTATGGAGATATTACAAACATTGGAGTAATATGTTATTTGGTAAATTACCAGAATGTTACCAAAGGTTTATCGTAGCGAAAGGTAACGAGATTCTTAAAAGTTTGATTTACATTATTGAAACCGACCATAGATCTAAAGTTTATCTTGCTGACACTGATGTATTGGTTGTTGAGAATTTAAACCAAAGTTCATTGGATTTATTTAGAAATGTAATCGATATTGAATTACAAGCGGAACAATATAACATTTTGGCTCTTAGAAGAATCAAAGATTATCAATTATTTAGAGAAATTGTATGAATATTTTATTTTTAACTGGAGCGGGTGTATCAGCCGAATCAGGATTGAGTACCTTTAGAGATTCAGATGGATTATGGAACAACTACAAGATTGAAGATGTATGTACACCAAAGGCTCTTAGAGAAACTCCTGAATTGGTTCATGAATTCTATAACAAACGACGTAAGGAAGTTCAGACTGTTGAACCAAATCCAGCTCATTATGCTATCAAGGAATTGGAACAATATCATGATGTAACAGTGATTACTTCTAATGTTGATAATTTACATGAGAGAGCAGGTTCAACTAGAGTAATCCATCTACATGGCGAATTACTGAAAGCAAGAGATATGGTAACAGGATTTGTATATGATTGGAATGATGATATGTTTGTCGGAACATTATCCGAACAAGGTAATCAGTTAAGACCACATATTGTATTCTTCCATGAAGATGTAACTGAATTCCATTCTGTTTATGATATGATTAAACAAGAACAATTTGATTATCTTGTTGTGGTTGGAACATCATTGTCAGTTTATCCTGCCGCCAGTCTGGTTGATGCTGTGTCTAAAGATTGTAAGATTTTACTGGTAGACCCTAATAAACCAGAACATGTATATAATGAATTTGAGTTCTTCCAAGGTAAGGCAGGAGAGCAAGTTCCTTTGATTGTTAATAACATTTTTAAGAAGATGGAGAGATAAGATGGCGTTCTGGAATAAATCTAATTCAGATAATGTTGGTGGTTCTATCATTGTAAATGGTAAGAATTATGGTTCTGGAACCAATGTTAGAGTTGCCAACGGTAAAGTGTATATTGATGATAAAATTCAAGAATCGTCTGATGATAAGAATATCAATATACAAATCAATGGTGATATCGAATCATTAAATGTAGATATTTGCGATAAGATTATTGTACAAGGAAATGTGGATAATGTTGAGACAACCAATGGTAACGTACAAGTAGATGGAATCGTTTTGGGTAATGTAAAAACTACCAATGGATCCGTTAAGATTGGTGGAAGTGTCCAAGGTGAAGTTTCGACTGTTAATGGTTCAATCAAAGGAATGTAAAAATAATCTTTTAATCTTATCTGAAATCGATTATAATACTCTTGAGGTTTAAATTTACATCAAATTAAAAGAAGGATTTAAAAATGTCAAATGAAAATAAATTGGTTGGATTGGTATCTGCTTACAGAATCGGAAGAAATGTATTAACTGGTCATATCGCCAAATCTATCATGGAACAACTTGGTGAAGAAGTTTCTGCCAAAGTGAACTTTACAACAGATAATGGTGAGATTGTTATCTGGTTTCCTGGATACCATGAAGACAGAATTTGTATCACATTAGACGACATGAGATTGTTAGTCTGTTCAACCAATTCATCTTATTTCTACTCTAATGCCCCAGAATTGTTGATTGAGATTTCTGCTGTACATTATACAATTTCTACAACAATACAATCAGAGATAAATGATATGAGTAATACAATTGAATTTTCTGGTTACATCAAACTTAAAGAATTCAAGGAACGAGATAATGTTCTTGTATTAAGTTCGGATGAATTTACTCCATTGGTGGAACGTATTTCGAACGCTTGTTATACATCTAAGATTTCATTGAGATATTGGATTAGTGATTCTGAGATTACAGAACAAGAATGTTCTGAATTTGTGGTAAAACAATTATTTGGAGAATTGGATGCAGATTACGTCAATGATTCTTACTATTATTCAGAAGGGACGTATGATGATTATTTTACAGAAAAATTGGCGAACATGATTTACTTGAAGAGTTAAAATCATTTGAATATAAATGGTTACATTTAGAAATTGAACAATTTGGAGAATAAAATGGCGTTGAAATTAAAACAATCTACAGAAGATGGAATTACACAAACTCATTTAGATTACGATTATGAATGTGTATATATGATTGCAGACCATTATGACAATCCGTCAGAACAAGTTAAGATCTTCGGAACAGATGATATCAATTATATCGAAGTCAATAAAAACGATTTGAATGAATTTGTTACAATGATTGCAACTCATGCTGGTCTTGAGAAGATTGTCGATAAGAACCAATTATTGTTGGATGTATATAACAATAGAGAGATTCAATCAAATTTTCAAGTTAAGATTAAAAATGACGTTATTCGTTCTGGTAAATTATTGGATACATGGATTGAATTATGGAATGACAATTCAATCTCAGCTCATATCAGAGTGAATGAAAGTGTTAAAGGATTGTATTTTGTTACAAATCATAAAGATAAATGTTCTGATGGATTATCAAGACAACAAGATTGTAACACTGTCCCAGAAATCATTGAATTTTTATCCAAACCAAAATATGTACGTCAATATACATTTAAAAAAGATTTTGGTGTATATAATATAACTGGCGATTTAATAACCAGAAGTTATCCAAGTCGTATGTCAATCCAAGAAATTGTTGAACAACGCTTAAATAAAGAATATATTACACATTATCGAATTTCTGAAAATGAATTTACAGTAATCGCAAAATAGGAATTAAAAATGAGCATTAAACCATTATATGATAAAATTGTTGTAAAACGAGTTGATGTTGAAACTACATCTGCTGGTGGTCTTATCCTGACTACAGCTGGAACAGAGAAACCTTGTCAAGGTGTTGTATTAGAAGTTGGATCTGGTAAATCGTTGGAAAATGGAGATTTACGTTCAATGTCTATCTCAGTTGGTGATAAAGTTTTGTTTGGTAGAAATTCTGGTATCGAAGCAAAAATTGACGGTGAAACGTTATTGATTATGCGAGAAGATGACGTATTGGCAATCTTGAGTTGAACATGAATAATTTATATGCGGTAACATTTTTGGTATTATTGGTTCTTAAACTTTTGGAATTGATTACATTATCTTGGTGGTGGGTCTTCTTACCATTGATGGTTCCATGGATTATCTTAGCAACTTTAGGATTGTTCGCTGGATTAGGTGCTTTAGTTATTATTGCATTAGAATCATTACTAAAATAAATCTTTCGAACTCCTCGAAAATCACTATAATAGAATCTAATTACTTTATTATCTTATTTCGAGGATCTACAAATGACAAACTCAATTCAATCTTTAATCGATTCAGAAACTTCAATGTTCCGTAAAGGTATTCTCAAAAAGTTCTTCTTTGGCGGATACGGAACATTGAAAGTGTCATCTTTCAATATGTCACAATCAATGAATGTCGGTAAAACTCTTTCTTATAAAGGAACTCCTTGGATCCATGTAACTCCTTCTGGTATGATTAAAATCTATGTTGATGGGGTTTGTATTGGATTTAATAATGATTCAACTGTCTATTTTAATGGTTCAACGTCATTAGAAAAAGTTGATGTAAAAGAAGGATTTATTGATTTTTGTATGGAATTTTCAACAATTGAAGTAGACGTTGATAATATCTTGACAATCAGACAAAAACTCAATGAAGTGATTATTGAGTGGAATAGTTTATCTTATGGGGAATAAATGACAACAGATATTTTAAACAATAAAACATTACTAGAATACTTCGACATTACATTTGATGGAGAAGTATTTCTTTTATCCAATCATTTCAGCAAATGGTCTGTAATTCCTTTGGAATCTAAAGGATATGATTTACCATTTAAAGACGGTAAATCAATACTCAATGTAAAGGATGTACATGAATTAGAACAATTGTTTATACAAAGAATTACCAAAGAAATTGAATCTAAAAAGGAATATGTAATTCCTTATCTAAGAAACACATTATCAGCCAAATCAACCCATTTTTCATACAATAAGAAAGATGGGTTTTCTTTTGAGTTCTCTTTACCAAGTAAGAACTCATTCTTTGGATTTGGTAAACATAAGAAATTGCTGGTTTATACAAAAAGATTTGATTGTTATGATATTTTCATCGACGATAGATTTGTTGGTCGTTCCGTGTCCCATGAAAATCTTATTGTCGTTATTGTGACATCTTTGAGATTGAATAATTTTGAACCAAAATTAGACTTCCATGCATTATATCTATGAAACATCTACAAATTAACAAATTTGAAAATTTTGAATACGATATCCACAATTATTAGTCGAACCCTCTTCTTTATTTACTCAAGAAATGGTCTAGGATTAGATCATGGCTCGATGTTCGACGGATTTAGCGTAGTCAGTGCAACAATATACATGTAAAAATACTCGACTCCATTTAGATCCCGCCAGATTGATTTCTGAGTGGGATTTTTAATGAAGGTTCTATCTTGGGTTTCTCTGCTGTCTGTCAAGACCCGATTGTCCTTTAATATCAGTCTGTCTAATTCATATAAAATTTATCAATAGTATGTTTCAACAATTTTCCTAATGCAATTTGTAATTTTATTACATTTAATCTCTTCCAGTTGTGACATACTTCCATTACACCAGTGTGATTTGGTATGTTATAAAAATCCTTGATTTCTATGATATAATCCATTAAGGATTGTTTATCATCTATTGATTTAAACGCGGAACTAATCTCGTTTATCCTACATTCGTATTCTTTTATCTTGATTTTACGTTCATCTAAAAATTTATAGAAATTGACAGAACATTCTTCTAGTTTTTCATAATCGACTTGTCTCCAATCGGTGCATTTAATTCCCATAATTTTTCTTGGATTAATAATATTATATTTTTCTATATCTTGTTCAATTTGTATAACCAATGGTCTACTATATTTTATTTCCAAGGTGCGTTTCTTCTTTTCTTTACATTCTGGATTTTGCATAGGATTGTCGTATCCAGTTTTCTCCAAATTAGTATTTCTACTTTTTTCTTTACATTCTGGATTTTTCATAGGATGGGTGAATCCAGTGTTCTCCAAATTATTATCTCGACGTTTTTGGATACATTCTGGATCTTTCATATTATGATTATCGCTTCTTAAAATCTTCAATTCTCGGTATTCTTCTTCGGATATGAACTTGTGTTTACCATCGATGCATAACAACCAAAATGCGTGTATCATCTTCTCGTGTAAATTACGTTTTAATCCCATCTCTAATAACAATTGATGGGCTCGATAATGTTCTCTTGCCGATAGATAGGCATAATTCAATTTATCCGTCGCTCCGCCCATCTTAAATGATTTGGGTAATATATGATGTTCTTCCGTATAACCTAAAATTGAAATTGCGTCGTTTTTAGTGGATGCTCTGATTCTGGCATTAGATACGATTAGAATGTACTCTGCTGTTTGTGGGCTGTCGTTAGATAATTCGATTATTTTATCGATATAGATATTATTGCTGGTCATAAAATTCCTTTAGATGTGATTAGAGACAACGGAAGTGTGGACTTCGCGGTTGTCATTTTTATTTAGTTTAATTCCATGTTAAGAAGATGGAATAATGAATCGCCGAGTTCGACAAAAAAATACATTATAATAGATTCATTGGAATGCAATTTAACGAGATTTTCAGACGCTGAACTTTTTATCAGCAATTTAACATCGATCGGAGTTTAAATGATTTTAAATGATTTTAATGGGAGCGACTTACCCACACCTAACAGTAAAATGGTCGTAGAAGATGTAAGGTTCAATCATTTCAAGAGTAAAGCAGGAAAGTGGTTCAGTTTAGTCGAAATCGGTAAATCTGAACTATATCGTTTCATTAAAGTCGATAAGTGTTTAGGATTAGAATTGGTCCAAGGATATGATACCCATCGATTAAGGAATATTGAATATGGAGCCGACCATAAAGGTTGGATTAGTGTATCAAGAATTGATTTTTCTGAACATCATAAATTCAATATGCCATTGATGGATATAAAAGAAGGAATTAAGGAAGTAGAAGACACAGTGAATCAATTGGAGATTAAATGATGGATAGAATTGAAAATGTAATTATTGAAAATTTATTACATTCTGATGAGTATTGTCGGAAGGTGTTACCGTTCCTGAAATTAGATTATTTTCAGGAACGACCAGAACAGATTATATTACAACAAATTAATGATTATTTTGCCAAATATAATACATTACCCACCAAACAAATACTACAAATTGAATCATCAAATAGAACAGATGTATCTGATTCTGAATTAAAAGATATTGAAAATCTAGTTGCGTCATATTCAGATAAAAATATCAACATCCAATGGTTGACGCAAGAAACTGAGAAATACTGTCAAGACAAAGCATTATACAATGCCATTATGCATTCTATTAAAGTCATTGATGGCAAAGTACAGAATGTAACTAAAGACGCATTACCAAGCATTTTATCAGACGCATTGGCTGTATCCTTTGATACCAATATTGGTCATTCATACATTGATGATTGGGAATCGAGATTCAATTATTACCATCACACTGAAGATAAGATACCATTTGATTTATCCATCTTCAATAAAATTACAAAAGATGGTCTTGGCAAGGGTACGTTATCGGCATTCATTGCTTCTACCGGTGTTGGTAAATCTCTTGTTAAATGCCATATTGCCGCTTCTACTCTAATGCAGAATAAGAATGTATTATACATTACAATGGAGATGGCTGAAGAAAAGATTGCGGAACGTATTGACGCTAACTTGTTGAACATTAGTATCTCGGAAATTGAGACAATCGATAAATCATTATTTGAAACCAGAATGAAACGTCTAATGGATAAGACTACGGGCAAATTGATTGTCAAACAATACCCAACCAGTTCCGCGCATGTTGGTCATTTTAGAGCATTACTTGAAGAATTGAAAATCAAAAAGAATTTCAAACCAGATATGATTATCATCGATTATCTTAACATCTGTGCTTCTCAGAAATTAAAATTTGGCAACAGTGTTAATTCATACGCGTATATTAAATCAATTGCGGAGGAAATGCGAGGATTGGCTGTAGAGTATCAAGTCCCAATAATTACAAGCACGCAAACGAATCGTGAAGGTATGACCTCGACAGACATGGATATTACCAATGTCAGTGAGAGTACTGGTCTAACCCATACATTGGATTTGTTCTTGGCATTAATGTCATCTGAAGAATTAGAGGGTATGAATCAGATTATGGTTAAACAGTTGAAGAATCGATACAATGACATTAATTACTATAAAAGATTCACCGTTGGCATCGATCGTTCTAAGATGAGATTATTTGATTTAGAGGATTCAGCTCAGACAAACATTTCTGGTAAGGGTTCAGTTGATTACACCCCATTCAAAGATAATCCGATGTCAACTCTAAATAAAACCAAACAAGTTACCACTTCTGATTTTGTATTCTAGGAATCTTATGATACCATTTAAAGAACAATTAATTACAATCCAAGACAAATATAATAAATCTATTTCCAAACATCTTGAATTGTTGAATATCAAAGAATCCTGTAAGAATTGTGGTTACTTTAATTTGGATATAACAGATCCAAACATGAAATATAGATGTCATGTATCAGGTTCATGTATTTCTGCTACGTTAAATGAAACCATTACAACTCAATTATGGGAACGATATAAACAGGAAACTGAAATATCTAATGATAGAGGAACATTTGATGGTAAGTTAAAGATTATCGATTTTAATGATGTTCCTGACAATGAAAATACGATTCAACCAAACAACACAATATGGTCTGAGAAAGTTAAAATGGATAGATCGGTATTCCATCCAGATCTATCTAAAATTATTCCAATGACAAATGTTCCTGTTACGGATAGAAATTCAACAGTTGATGTAATTCCTTATAATCGACAAATGACTAATCGGGAATTCTTTAAATCATCTTCATACAGACAAGGATAAAATATGGTTCAAATTATTGTAGCCAAAGAAAAACTAGATTGCGAACATCTACTTGGAACATTCGTAGACGATTCATTCTACGATGTTTTGATTGAATCAGATACGGACGTATATACGGTTCCAGTTTGTGATCTACAGACCAAAATTGATTGTGTATCTGAATGTAACGCATGCGATAAGGGATTAGATGAATTCAAGGTGGCATTCAAGTTCCGTAAGAACTTCTTCACCAAAGAAGAACAAGATATGGCATTAGAAGGATTGAAGGATGCTGCATCAATCTCAAACAATAGAGGAATCGCTGCTGGTAATTACTTGGAACGTGATAAATCTAACAACAAAGATGCCAAACGTAATTATGTATCAGATTACCAACGAGCTATCTTTGACCATTTCATGAACCCATTAGATTCATTATACGATGACGATACATTATCTGAATTACGCAAACGTAAAGATGATTTAACTGTAACAAAAGGTGTTGTATGGGTTCTATATGGCGAGGAAATGTTTGATTTTGAAGGATGGGTTGATGCGTTATCTAAGATGACCAGAGAAGAAGCTCAGGCTGAAGCTATCCGAATTCATAAGAAACATGTATCTGGAACATCCATGGCAGTTCCTGCTATGAGTGGGATCGCTGGGAATGGTTGGACTAGATATCCAAGACAACCTTATGGTAGAGCAACCGCATACACTGAACATAATTACGAGAAATTTAAGAAATGTTATCCATTTATCCAATCGCTTAATCGCGGTTTTAAAGAATTAATGCCAAGAAGATGGCAATTACAAAAAGATGCGGCTGATAAGATAGATCCAGAATTTTTGATTCCTGAGACAGTGTTCACCACCTTAACTGTGAATAATACATGGACTACTGCATGTCATCGCGACTTTTCCAACCTTCGAGATTCTATTTCCAATCTATTGGTATTATCAGATAATGATAATTACTCTGGTGGATACTTAACATTTCCTGAATACAGAATTGCGGTCAATGTTAGGCCTGGAGATTTGTTGATTGTAGAAAATGCTAAAATCATTCATGGTAACACTAAAATCACCAAAAATGATCCAGATGCACATAGAATTAGCGTTGTGTCGTATTTTAGAGATGGTATGTTAGATTTAGGAACAAAGGAATATGAAGATTATAGACGTTCGTTTGTTGAGAGGAATAGATTAAACAAAAATCATCCAAAATGGCATGAATACTTCAATGGGGTTGTTGCTGGTATGTGGGAATCTAAAGAATGGTATGATTTTCTGTTGGAACACGAGAAAGGTCGCCAATGGATGGATGATTATCACCAAGACTTGAAAGATTTATTTGAAGCATCAACATTAGAAGATCTAATGGGATAACATATGAAATGTAGATAGATTAAGTTCTATCTCCATTTTCTATTTAGAGTATAATATACATTCTTACAATTTAATTGGAGCAAACCAAAATGATTAAAATTACCAAATTGAAATATAAAGATTCTGTTAATATCTCAGACGATGAATCAAGTCAACAAGTGGAAGTTCCTATCAGTCTGATTAAGGAAGAATTGAAACGTATTGAAGATAATTCAATATTCGAGGATATGTGGAATTGTCTTAATGATAACGGGTTACTGGGATAATCAGATTGTTGATTTCATTAAAAATTATAATGAATCGGAAGTAAAAGAACCATCAGTTTGTCGTAACCCATTGAAAGGTTACGAATTTAAACTGGATTGGGCCACTTGTGTTGCTATCGATATAGATGGCGAGATTTATGAATTTGAAGAAGAACCAAAATATGATAATGGAGTATGGTCTAGTGATGAAAGATTTAGATATATTGAAACACTAATTGATTTTGACGTAACATTATCAGATTGTTCTAATATGATTCTATATAGACAGGAATACAAAAAATGTGATATGTTGAAAGAATATGAATTTAAAAACATTGATAGTGTGTATGTCACTATTGATTCAGACGGAAGTGTAGCAGAATGGGATATTAAACCAACATATCGGAAATGGGGTTTGGATTTCTGGAGAAGAGGATGGAGAGTATTGTTACATTCATGACGTTGAATTACCAGAAGGATTTGATGCATCAACAGCAATTAAAGAAAGAGATGATAGTTTAATTTTAACATATAAAGACTTTGTAGCAGGAGACGTATGGAAATATGTTGGAAGTGAATTTAATTATTTTGCTATCGATCTAGATGGAATTAATTGTATCCCAGAGGGTATGTTCTATGTGGGAAAACCTAGAATTGAATCGACCCATGACGAAATGTGGGATGAAAAATCAACTGGACAATTTAAAACTCAGTCGATTAAATTAGACCAAAAATTACAACAAGATATTCTTTCTGGAGTTATTGATTGGAAAGAAACATTACTCGAAAATAAATTATACGTATAGGTTGATATATGAATCCAATTAATGAATTGAAGTTATACAACCAGATTGTTGATAAATTGATACATGGAATACCAGTTTGTCTTGTTGTTGATAAAATGAATGCTTACGATAGAGACCACATCTATAATCATTTTAGAAATTTAACACAATTTGGTGCAAATCTTGTGGTTTTTAATTTGAATGAGTTTTTAAAACTAGGTGGATATAAATGTATCCCAAATACACATTTCTTCTTTGATTTTGATGGTTCTGAAGGATTATTACATTCTACAATTCTTCTTATGTTAGATAGAAGCGAATACACCAAACGAGTTTCAAATAATGATATACCATCGGCAAGTGTTATTGTCAAGGAAATGATTGATGTAATCAGAGCTGAAATTATCGAAAAGATTGAATCAAGTAAATCTGATAAGGTAAATGTTGCTCAATATACATTTTTGATGTATGATGTCCATGATACAGAATTTGTAAGACGGACGGAAAAACTTAAAATGGAATTTACTCAGAATGGTTTCTTTATTGATGTTCGTAGACAGAAACCTATAATGAACAAATTTACATGGACAATTAGCTGGTAATATAAGAAATGGAGAACAGTTAATTCTGTTCTCCATTAGATTTTCGTATTATATATAATGTACGAAAGAAGATTTCTTTTTAATTCATTAAAGAGTATAATGTATTTTTAAAATTAGGAAAATAGAATATGGCAAGAATTATTGTAGCAAAAGAAAAACACGATTGTGAACATCTATTGGGTAAATCTCTCAATAGTTCACATTATGATATTCTAATCGGAGAAGGTGGTGACATTGATGAAGATTGTGATGTGTATATTCCACCAGTTTGTGATTTATCGACGCAAGCTGATTGTACATCAAAATGCGAAGAATGTCATATGGGTATGGATGAACGTCGAATTGCATTCAAATATCGGAAGGGTTTCTTTACATTAGAGGAACAAGAAGCAGGATATGCTGGATTGAAAGATGCCGCCACTATTTCAAATAATAGAGGAACTGCTGCTGGTTCTGTTGAAGATAATATTGATAATGACTTACAAGAACGCCGCCAAAGATTCACGCAAAGACAACATGATATTTTAGAGTATTTCATCAATCCAATTACAACATTAGATGGATTTGATACATTACAAGAATTGAAAACAAAAGAGTATCCACCAGAAATGAGGGCAAGCGTCTGGTTGACCAATAAAATTCCAGAAGATTTCTCCTTCGATAAATTAGTTGAAGAATTGGAATCTTTACCAAAAGAAGAAGCTCAAACCAAGGCATTGGATGTTATGAAGAATTGGATTTCTGGTACAGTGTATGCAGTTCCAGCTTATAGTGGTATTGCTGGACCAGGTTATGGTAGATATCCTAGAATTCCATTCTTACGTCATACAGCATACACTGAACATAATTTTGAAAAATACAAATTGTGTTATCCATTTGCTCAGGCATTGAATCGAGGTTTCAAAGAGAATATGCCTTGGAGATGGAGTAATCAGAAAGCTGCTTGTGATAAGATAGATCCAGCATACGTTATTCCTGATACCGTATTCACCACAATCACTGTAAATAACACATGGAAAACCTATGGACATCGAGATTTTGGCGACTTGTCTGATGGATTAAGTAATATCTCAGTGATTTCTAAGAATCACAATTATGATGGAGCATATCTAGTATTTCCTGAATATAGAGTAGCTGTTAATCTTAGACCAGGCGATACCATTTTTGCTAATAATCATGAAATCATCCATGGAAACACTGATTTCATTAAACATTCACCAGACGCAGAACGTATTAGTGTAATCTTCTATTTTAGAGATGACATGTTTAATGGCGGTTCAAAGGAATACGAAGATTACAGAAAATTATTCCTAGATGTTAGACGTAAAGATGAATCTCATCCATTGTGGCGACCACTTTGGAACGGAACAACCCCGAGTATGTGGGGTGATTCTAAAACAAAAGATGGTAATTATGAGAACGCCAGAGAATGGTACGAATTCTTATTGAAACACGATAAGGGTAGAGAATGGTTGGATAAACATCACCCATGGTTGATTGAGTATTTTGAGTCGACAGGTTTGGAAGAATTCTTTTAAATAAGATTGGAGAAGCCTCATCGCTTCTCCATTTTTCGTTTTACTGGAGATAGAATATGTGTGGTGTATTGGGTGTTAAGATTAAAGACGTAACCAAATTAGATTTAGTTATAATCAAGGAATTGATATTACAAACTCAGATAAGAGGAATGCATGCAACAGGAGTATCCTATGTTAGAGATGGAACCATTTATACAAGTAAAGAATCATTAAACGCAACAAAGTTCCTTGAGATGTATAAAGTGTCAGATTTTGTTGATACAGATAATACGTTGACTATGATTGTCCATTGTAGATACTCCACGTCATGTTTAACGTTTAACCAACCTATTGTGTCAGATGATATCTGTATTGTACATAATGGAGTTGTTACGCAGGAATTGTACGAGAATTGGGAATCATTATATGGATATAAATGTTCAACAGAAAATGATTCAGAATTGATTTTAAAGACCATACAAAGTAATCTATCACCATTACATGAATGGCGAGATAGTTCAATGGCTGTTATCGAATTACATAAAGATAAGAGTATGGTATTCTATCGTAATGGTAAACGACCATTGCATTTATTGGAGATGGGAGTAGATAGAGGATTTATAATTGGTTCCACTGGTAATATATTTAATCGAGTTGGATTGAAATCTGAATCAATTAGACATAATGTATATTACCATATAGATGGATTTACATTGAACACAGTTGATACCGATATTATTGATAAGGATCTACAGAATGGATTATAGATTGAAGGAGAATCGACTAGAGGGATTCATCAAGTTTTATGCATGGTCATTAAAACATGGAGACGTCGACCCTGCTGTCTGGATGACCAATTATTTACACGATAGATACGAACATAACGAGGAACAGAAGTTATGGTTGTGTTGGTTGTATGGTAATACATATCAGTTGCCAACATCTTGGGTGATGTTTAATGAATTTCCTGATTATGAATTGGTGACATTGGATAAGATCTCAGGATGGGCAATCGAAAACAAGAAACGATTACGTTACCAGACTGACGCCAAATTCAATAATGGTTCATTGGCAATGATGTTTGATTCCTATAAGAAGGCAATGGGAAATTCTCAGAAGGGTACATTATGTAAGTATTATGGCGATAATGAGGAACAGACATTTGATAATTTATCGGAATTTGTCAGGAAGAATTACAATAGATTTGGTAGATACTTTGCTTACTTCTATCTTCAACATCTGAATCATACTGCGGGAATTCCAAATGTACCGTCATCATTAATGTTAAATGAACACGATCCGTCAGAGTCTCATCGTAAGGGATTATTGTTGGCATTGGGAATGGACGATAGATTAGATGATAGATTTACATCTGAAGAATATCTTACATTAGAATTGAAGGCGAAGGAGATATTACAGGAGATGAGATTAAGATTTCCTGAATTGAAATCTGAGTTGAACTTTTTTACAATGGAAACGTTTCTTTGTGCATATAAAAAGTTGTTTAGAGTTAGGGATGGACGATATCTCGGTTATTATATAGCAAGACAGGCTATCGATATTGAAAATACAAGGAAATGTGAATGGCATGGTATTGATTGGGATGTTTTATATCAAGCCAGAACCGAATGTCTGCATAAAAATGTTATAACAGATACCATCGATAAATCTAGATTTGAAGAATTCATAACCTATGGTTCTTTAACAAAATTGGAGATGATGTTTCCTGAAGATAAAAATAATTTTGGAATTAACGAATTTTTTCTTTAGAAATTTCTTTCGATGATGAAGATAACCTTTATAATAGATTTCAAGTTGGAAGAATCCAACGAACTTAAATCAAACAATTTATTATATAAGGGTGGTTATCATGTCAAACGAAATTAAAGTAGAAAGAAAAAACACAGTTGAATTATATACATCAATCTTGCGTTATGTTTGGGACAATTCTGATAAAGAAACTCAATTCATCACTAAACCAATCGTGTTGGAAACCAATTATTTGTTGGGAAGAACGTCATCACCTAAATGCGCAAATCAATGGTTCAAAGATAACAGAGCAGACACTGGTTCTTATAAATTACCAGAAATTGTTGTTGATTTGACTGACATTATTAATGGTTCTAGATTACGTTCTGATGTTAAGAAACCAACTAATTTCAAAACTGTTTCTTCTAATGTTGTTGTATCTAATAAAGAAGCTGATTTCAAAAAAGGATTGGAAATCTTAAAAGATTTGGCAGATAACGTTAATAATGGTTCTTTCGATGAAGATGAAATCATCGAAGAAGAAACTATTATTGAAGACGATGAAGATTTACATATCAAATTCGATAACATTTTATGTCAGTTGTATAAATCATTAGATTCCGATTCAACCATTAAAACAGTGTTCGAAGACGGTGAAGTGTTGATTGTTCCTAAGGAAGTCGCTGAAATGGGTGTTGCTTTATTAACATCTGAAGATTACAAAACTGAACATAGATTGATGTTCCAAACATATTGTGGTCAATCTTATGCTAATCTTTTGGAAATGATTGAACAATACAAATAACAATTTAAGATCCTCAATTGACTGACAAGTTGATTGAGGATTTTTATTGCGTAAAGGTTTCTTAAATCATCTGTTAATTGGACGTTAATGGACTCTAGTGGAACGTTATGATTATGGAGCAATCAACTCTATGTCATGTAAAATAAACGTTCCATATTCAACAAATAAATGGTGTACTATGATATTGTATAGAGCTATGTGTAAATTGGAATATGATAATTCAAACAATAGATTGGATTTCACCAATAGATTTAAATGGTTCAGCCCAAACATTGACTTCATCCAAAAACGAGTAAAGGATGGAAAATTTAACAATTCTAAATTGGTTGACGGAAGGTATGAGATTATCTGTAAATTTAACATTGAATCTGGCATGGAACATTTTGTTAGATTAAACCATAATGAATATATGTTGGATAGACGTAAATCAAATAATGTTAAGATTACTTCGATCGAAACAATAATTTGATACATCGAAAGAGTCTTATCGGTAATCTATAACATCGAATGTGTAAACATCAACATCCGATACTCCTTTCGAAATGGTAGAATATCCACTATGATAGACTATGTCGATCCTTTGAGTTATGTTCTTTAGGTGGCATTAATATTACTATATTGTTTTCTAGTGTAACTTAGACGTTTATTATTCATTAACTAATCATATTAAGATTATCATTTACAACATTATTCCCATATAAAAACCTTCGAACCTCATTTCGACATAAGCATCCCACCAGATTAGTTTCTGAGTGGGATTTTTATTGAGTATAATTTAACAATATACATTCAATGGTAACTGTTATAACATCCATTATTTGGGCGTTAATCCATCCTAATGGAACGTTCTGTATATCATCCAATCAACTCTACATCATGTAGAATAAACGTTGCATATAATCCAAATATAGATGTCTACTGTAAATATAACATATCGAAACAGTCTTCATGTACTCTTTCGATACGTTAATCATCGAAAGAGTAATCTCAGACATCGAAAGGAATATCTTAATCATCGAGCATGAATTATACAACGTCTATAAAACTCTTGCCTTTTCGATAAAACTCCACTATGATAGACTATGTCGATCCTTTGAGTTATGTTCTAAATGCCATTTAATATTACTATATCATAACTTAGACTCTTATTATTCATTAACTAAACCATATCAAGACGTTTATTATACATGAATATTCCATATAAAATCTTTCGACTCCATTTAGATCCCGTTGAGAACCAAAAGTTCCTTCGGGATTTTTATTGGAGTCAATTTACATTATTCTGATGTAGAACATTCCTCAAACATCTGTTATTTGCCCAATAATCCATCTTAATGGAATCTTTAATATACGGAGCAATCAACTCTATGTCATACATTTTTATCGTTGTTTAAACTCCAAATATAGATGTTCCTTGTTTATTCAACATATCGAAACATCGTAAGACGTTTCTTTCGATATCTTAATCATCGAAAGGATACAAATAAACGTCGAAACTGTAATATACATCGTCTCGGAGTCCTTTCGAAATGGTAGAAAGAGTAGTATGATAGACTATGTCGATCCTTTGAGTTATGTTCTTTAGGTGACATTAATATTACTTTATTATGTTCTAGTGTATTCCTCGACTTTATTATACAACATTTAAACATAACTTAGACTATCATTTACACGAATATTCCCATATAAAATCCTTCGATCCAGAAAGAGTCAAGAAACTCAATCTGGATTTTTATTGGATACAGATTATCTACTAAGAATAAACATTAAACCATCTGTTATTTGGACGTTATTCCATCCTAGTGGAATCTTTAATATACGGTCCAATCAACTCTATGTCATACATTTTTAACGAGCAGTAGTGAGCAAATATGGATATCTCTTGTAAATTTAACACATCGAAATAGTCTTAAGATGGTATAATGTATCGAGTATGATATTAACAGAGTCTTAAACTCCTTTCGAAATCGATAAAACTCCATTATACTAGACTATGTCGACGTTTTGAGTTAGGTCTATTATTTACGTTTAATATACTTCAATCACACTTAGGCGTTTATTATACATTTTATAGACTATCATTTCAATGTATAAACTTTATCTTTCTTTTTCAATTTTAACATTTATAATAGATCCTGTAGTTTTCCATTCAACATAGAGAGTATAAACATGACAAAAAGTATTGTAGAACGAATCAATGACAAGAATAAAATGTTAGAAACTAGAGAATTAACAATATTATACGGAGTTGAAGGCTCTGGTAAGACAAAAACATTATGTGAAATTGGTTCATCTATACCAAATCAACACATCATTCATATTACACTTGCTGGTTCTAGTCCAGTCGAACAATATAAAGGATTTCGTAATATATCCTCTTCGATTTATCAACCAATTACGGAGATCCTGGAAAAAGATGGTAACAAAGTTATTATAATCGATTTGCGTGAAATTACAGTTGATGGGATAGATTATCTGTTAAAGAAAATGGTTAGAGATTATAACATCGATCTAAAATGTACAACATTATTGATTGATAACATCGAACGTATCGTCAAATCTCTATCTCCAAAGTCTTCAGATGGATACGAAGATAAAAAGAAAATCTGCATGGAATTGATAGAATTGGTTAGAACAAATAATTTGTTATGCGTCGTCACAAATAAACGCGATGCTCCATATCAAGGTTCATTATTTAACGCATATTTCGACAATGTTATCTCAATCGTAGATAACGATTTGTATGTAGTCAAATCAAGAACATCTGGTTATCTAGGTAAGATCGAAGGTTCCCATGATAAAGAAATTCAAAAATTGAAACAAGAAAATGAACGATTAAAACAGGAACGTAATGAGATGGATGTTAAACTACAGAAGATTGAAAAGAAATTAAACAAAATCATCAAATTGTTATAGGAATAAAACCATGTCATCAGTTACAAGTATAATCGAACAATTACGTTCAACCAATTCAAGAAACGATAAGATCGACATCTTAACATCACATATCGACAATGAATTGTTACAACGAGTGTTGGTTCTTGCGTTAGACCCAACAATCCAATTCTATCAACGTAAGATTCCATCATACATTAAATCAATCGACCTTATCCCATTAGAACAAGGATTAGATTCATTATCCAAATTGTCAAGTAGAGATTTAACTGGTAATCTAGCAATTGAGCATCTTCAGGCCATTCTTTCAGAATTATCAACAGAAGATGCAAAGATTATCGAGTTGATTATCCAGAAAGATTTAAAATGTGGTGTAAATTCATCGACTGTTAATAAAGTGTTCAAAGACTTGATTCCAGAATATCCTTATCAACGTTGTTCATCTTTGGCTGGTACCAAATTCGATAAATGGAATCTTAAACAAGGTGTATTCTCACAATTGAAAGCAGATTCATTATATTGTAACCTTAATCATGATGCGATTGGTGATGTTAAGATGTTATCTAGAAACGGTAATGAATTTCCATTAGATAAATTCAATAACATCGTCAATCAGACCAGATTACATTTACAGACCAACACTCAGACGCAAGGTGAGTTGATGGTCAAACGAGATGGGATTATCTTACCAAGAGAATTGTCTAATGGTATTCTTAACAGTGTATCAAAAGGTGGAGAATTCGAGTTTGGTGATGAACCTTATTTTGTTGTATGGGATCAAATTCCATTAGACCAATTATCCTCTAAATGTTCAATCAAGATTCCTTACAGAGAACGTTTCGATACATTATCCAATCAAGTTAAATCAACAGATGGTTGTATCGAATTGATTGAAACAAGAATGGTTCATTCTATCGATGAGATGATTCAACATTTTGAGCATAATCTACAACTTGGATTAGAAGGTTCTGTTGTAAAACATCCTGATTCATTTTGGGAAGATAAGACCAGCAAAGGACAAGTCAAATTGAAATTGGAAGTTGATTCAATTGAACTTGAGATTATCGGATTCAAAGATGGTAAGGGTAAGAATGAGAAGACATTTGGTTCCATTATCTGTCAATCGAAAGATGGATTGTTGAAAGTGAATATCTCTGGGATGAAAGACGCACAACGTTTGAAATTCCATAAATCAAGAGAAGAATCAATTGGTAAGATTATCTCTGTTAAAGCAAATATGATTACATCACCAAATAAGAGTAATCCATTCTATTCATTATTCTTACCAAGATTTGAGGAAGAACGATTTGATAAGAATGTTGCCGACACATTTGAAGAAATTGAATTGAAATTTGAAAGTGCTGTAAAAGACATTAAAGAAAAACTATTGGCTCAATTTAAGGAGTAACATATGACATCTAAAGTATTTCCAGACAGTAAGGTTCACCAATTTGTATCTCATATTAAATCTGTTCCAATGAAGGATATTGAATCTGAGATAGCAAAATGGATTGAACAAAATAACCCAGAACAGATTGTGGTTGGATTATCAAGAAATGATGTTGATTCGTTATGGAATTATATGTTACAACATTCCAATATCGACAGATACATGAAGGAATCTGAAGTCAAAGATCTTATGTTCAAATGGTTGGCATCTCAAACATTTACAATTAAAGAACATATGGTGGAGAAATGGGATGTTCCTGCTCCAGGACAAGTCTGGAAATTCTCTGAATTTAACACAGAACATGAGATTGTAACTGTTGGTAAAATGTTTTCAAAACAATTGGTGTATAATTCTGTGACATATACGACCAACGATTATGATGCAACAATCCCATTAGATGAATTCCTAAAATCATTTGAGAGAGTATCATGAACGTAAGCGGTAAAGGTGAATTCAGATATGGTGAAGTTTATCTATTGGTGGACGGAAACAACTATATCTTATACAATATCGGTATAGATGGTATTGATAGATTTAATTACATGTAATAATGTCTTATAATACATCCATATTTGTCCAATAATCCACTATAATGGAACGTTATGTATACAGAGCAATCAACTCTATGTTATATAGAATGAACATTGGTTAAACGACAAATAATGGATGTATATAGATGTCTTAATAATCTTGTATTAAATGAATAATCAAGTATAATAGATTATTCAATAATAACCTTGGAGAACCATCTTGACGGAAGAAACAAAACAAGAAGTAGAGAAACGCGAATATGTTAACAAAGAAAAACTTTATAATTCTATTGTTGAACGAAAACGTTTAATCAAGGAAGCCGAATTGGAAGGTAAACCAAAACCACCAATCACTAGATACCAAGCAGAATGTATCATTAAAATTGCTCACAAATATGCCAACAGACCTGGATTCTTTAGTTATTCATTTAAAGATGAGATGATTCAAGATGCCATCCTAAATGGCATCAAGTATTTTGATTCTTTTGATCCAGAACGTTCTACTCAACCATTTTCGTATATTACTGCTTCTGTACATAATACATTTGTCCAGCGTATCCTCAAAGAACGCAAACAGACATACATTAGACAACAATTAATTAAAAATGTTGATTTATCTTCTATCCTGGAAAATGAAACCGATAATCAAGACATTGTAACAGAATATGTTGAAATTATTAAAAGTTATCAACAAACTGATTATTCTGAATACTACGAAAAGAAGATAAAAGAAAAACCCATTAAGGAACATCGAAATTCGTTAATGGATTTCTTGGAAGATGAAACCAAAATTGAAGAAATTGATATTCCTGAATTGGATATTGATGAAACAGAAATTGAAGAATTCCTATCTGAAGATCTATGAAAGTTGGAGTATAAAATGGAAATTGAAATTAAAGGTGATGTAAATTTAATCAATAGAAGTTTAGTTGATATTGATTACCTAATTGGAAACATTGATAACCCAGAATTCATATTAGATTTACGTAACAATTACAATCATGAATTGTTATCCGCAGATTTATTAAAATGGTTTCGTAAATTAGATAAAACCTCGTTTGATTATATTGAATTTTATAAAATTGAAAATGCTGGTATCTATGTAACCAAACTCAGAGCAATAACCAAATTAAACATCAAAATTAAAATTCGATTTGGATATGGGACAATTAGAATCAACGTAAAAGGAAATAAGAAATGATTGATGTAAATCTAATGGGTAAATCCACAAATTTGAGAAATGATACATTTGTAATCAATAAAATAATTTCTCTATTTGATTCGGGAACATTAAAATTCAAATCGTATGATTTTGAAAGTGTTTTTGATAATGCTTGGAGAGTAGACCCTACTGTACATTGTTATCATTTAATGGTATTGGAACAATATTATGAATTTGAATTACACACCATGAACAAAAGTAAGATAGTGGTTACGGTATCAGAATCAAAAATTCATATTGAGGTTGTCGATGGATAAAGTCTGCGTCCTAGGGGATATCCATATTGCTGTCCGCAATTCGAGTCTGGTATTCCATAAACAATTAGATCTATTCGCAAATGATGTATTAATTCCTTATCTAAAAGAAAATAACATTGATACCGTATTCCAATTAGGGGATCTATTTGATACAAGGAAATCCATCAATTTCCTAAGTCTATATGAAGCCAGAAAATGCTTCTTCGACAAACTAAAAGAAAACAATATCAAACTCCATACGTTGGTTGGCAATCATGATATTTACTTCAGAGAAACATTAGAAGTCAATTCATCAAGTCTGTTATTAAAGGAATATGATAACATTACGGTGTATGACAAACCAACTACCATTGATTTCAACGGAATCTCTATTGATATTATTCCTTGGATCTGCGCTGAAAATAGAGCTGTTGTCAATAAGATGATTCAAGAAAGCTCTTCTAAATTGTGTATTGGTCACTTTGAATTTGCAAATTTCCCGATGTATAAGGGTGTAGAAAGTCATGGTGGTATTGTATTAGATGATTTCTACAAGAAATACGATTTGATTCTAACGGGACATTTCCACACTCAATCTAATAATGGTAATGTACACTATACAGGAATTCCATATGAGATGACCTGGAGTGATTATAACGACCAGAAAGGATTCCATGTACTTGATATTAAAACTCTTAACAGAGAGTTTATTCCAAATCCACATAAAGTATTCGCCAGAATTGAATATGATGATTCGAACACTGATTATACAAAAGAATCAACTTCTCAGTATTCTGGGAAATATGTTAAAGTTATCGTAATCAATAAGAAAGATCTATATGCATATGATACATTCATGAAACGATTATATTCTGCTGGTTGTAATGATATTAAAGTCATGGAGGATCTATCTGAATATCAAGATGGCATTATCGATGAGAAGATTGATTTAACTGACACCAGAGTTATCATGAGTAATTACGTTGATTCCATTGAATCAAAATGTGATAAACAAAAGATTAAAAATCTATTATCTGGTCTGTTCAATGAAGCAATCAATGTATCGGACAAAGGATAGAGTATGATTATATTTCATAAAGTAAGATGGAAGAATTTATTATCTACTGGTAATAATTTCAGTGAAATGATATTGGATGCCCACGCGTCCACAGTAGTGACAGGATCTAACGGGTCAGGAAAAACTTCAGGCATACTAGATTCAGTGGCGTTTGCGTTGTTCGGACGACCATATCGAAATATAACCAAGGGTCAATTGGTTAATTCTATCAACCAGAAGAATTTAGTTACAGAAATTGAATTTTCGGAATCTGGTGTAAGATATTTGGTTAGACGAGGAATCAAACCAAACATTTTTGAGATATATCAGAATGATGTATTGTTGAATCAGGAATCTGCGGTCAAGGATTATCAGATTATCTTGGAGCAACAGATACTGAAGATGAACTATAAGACGTTCTGTCAGGTGGTAATCTTAGGAGCATCATCATATATACCATTCATGTTATTATCATCATCCCAACGTAGAGAAATTGTTGAGGATATCCTTGACATCAGGATCTTCTCTGTGATGAATACATTGTTGAAAGAACAATCACAGAAGACCAAAGAGGAAATCAAATATATTGATTCTAATTTGACATTGGCTAAGAATAAGGTTGAATCCCAGCAGAAGATTATTAAACACCTTGAGACCAATAAACAATCTGAGATTGATTTTATCCAAACCAAGATTGATGAACATGAAACATCAAACCTTAAGAAGAAGAATCTATTGGGTTTGGTTGTCAATGATATTGAATCTAAGAAATTGTTGATTGTTGATAAAGAAATGTTATCCAATAGATATTCGACATTGAATAATTCTATCAGGAAGATTAAACATGAGATTGAAACATTAGATAAATCGAAGAAATTCTTCAAGGATAACCAAGAATGTGAATTATGTAAACAGGAAATCACTCATGACCATTCTGATACAATTCTTGCTTCATTATCCGAATCGGTTTCTATTCTGGATGAATCTTTATATAATTTTAATGTTGAATTTGAAACAGTTGATAGACAGTTGACTGAATTGATATCAATTGAAACCATGATAACAAAAATCTCAACAGAGAAATCTAAACTTGAATCTGAGATTAGGTTTGAAGACAATCAGATAAACAAGTTTAAGAAGGATCTTGAGGATGCCGCTGGTAGTGTTGGTGATATCGATAAAGAGAAATTGTTGTTGAAAGAATTGGTTGATAACGCAATCTCATGGATTAACAGAAAGAATGAATTGTTAGAAAAATCGTCAATCGAGGAAGCTGGATTATTATTGTTGAAAGATGGTGGCATCAAATCCTCTATCATCAAAGAATATATTCCTGCCATGAATAACATTATCAACAAGTATCTCCATATAATGGACTTCTACGTTGGATTCACATTAGATGAGAATTTTAATGAGACCATTAAATCTCGCCATAGAGATAGTATGACGTTTTCTAACTTTTCCGAAGGTGAAAAGTTCCGAATCAACATTGCGTTGTTATTCTGTTGGAGAGAAATTGCTAGATTGAAAAACTCTGCCAACACAAACTTGTTGATTCTGGATGAAGTGTTAGATGCATCATTAGACGCAGAGGGTAATGAGTTTATCCTAAATCTATTGAAGGAATTAAAGGGTTCAAACATTTTCGTTATCTCACATAATCCAGCAAATGTCGAAAAGATACCAAATGTAATTAAATTTGAAAAACGTAATGACTTCTCAGTCATAGTGGACGATAACCAATAGGAATTTTATATATGAAAAAATTAGTATTAGTGATGACAATCGGAACTCTATTAACAGCTTGTTCAGATAAACCAAACCAGAATAATTACCAACAATATCCACAACAACAAACCCCTGTGGTAATCCAACAACCTGCCATGGTTCAACCTCAAGTTGTGGCAGCACCTGCGGTTGTCAATCAACAAGATAATACATTAATGAATATGGCTACTGGGCATTATTAGGTCATGCCATCTCTAACGCAATGAATTCTAATGATAAACAAGTAGAAAGAGTTGTTGAACATAAAACTGTTATCATTGATAATCGTCAAACTAATGTTCCTGTTCAACAAGTTGTTGCTCCGAATAATGCACCACAACCCGTTCCAGTTGTTACTCCTAAACAATCGGCAATGGATATGAATAAATTGAGTCAATCTGCTTCTTATAAACCGCCATCAAGTGTAACTCCAATTCCAACATCTGTTCCAGTTAAATCATCAATGGATATGTCGAAATTGTCATCTAACCCTAAACCAACTACAGTTTCATTGTCTAAATCATCCGCCATGAACATGAGTAAATTATCTAAAAAATAATTCTTTCTACGGACAAGATAACCTTTATAATAGAATTCATGTTAATTTTAAATGTAGAGGTTATCTATGAACAAGGTTGAATTCAAAAGGTTAAGAAGTCAATATCGGTCTGATAGATTAAATGGTGAAGATGATGTATATCAAGATTATCTAGTTGGTCAGATGGAACAATTCAATCCAGTTGAAAATGTTGTAATGTCGTCAAAATTGTTCTATAAATTTATCGATTTTTATATATTCAGAGGAGTTTAAAATGACAAGTTGTTATAGATTTGGCGATTTGGATTTTTCCATTGATGATGATGGAAATTTACGTATTGAATCGGAAGGGAATGATTGTTGTGCTGTTTTAGAAATCATCAACGGTAATGAACTTGATGATATGATTGAAGCTCTTCATGTATTGAAAATCGAAAGAACTGAAAATACTCGTAAGTTATTACAAGAACGTATTAACATTTTACAAGCAGAGTTGGATAAATTATGATTATTCGAGAATATTAAAAATAAATCTTTCGAACGTAAAGATAACCTTTATAATAGATTTCAAGTTGGTTAATTTTAAATTTTATTTGAGAGGTTGTCATGTTATATTTTGTTATTGCTGGTATGATTAAACTTGGTTCATTAAACCAAATCTTTGTTAAAACGTCTGTTTCAAAAACATTAAAAGTTTTGAGAGAAGAATTAGCTTTAATCCATGAAGTTAATGTTTACACTTTAGACAAAACGGATGAAACTAAATATGTTGTATCTGTTTTGTCTGATTCTGAAGAAGTCAAATTTACCATTGATTTTAACCAAAAACAAATTTATATGCTTGAAATTTAAAGCATTAAGTAATTTAACACAAACAATTAATAAGAGGAAACATGTCTAGGTCTAAAAAAATTACTGAACAGATTAAATGGGTGGCAACTGTTGTGTCATTATTTGGTGCCATCTTAACTTCAATCGGTTTATCTCCTTTTAACATTATCGTATTGAATATCGGTTCATTGTTATTCACTATATGGGCTCTTAGGATTAAAGATAAAGCCATGATTACAGTTAATGCTGGAATGCTAACAATTTATGGATTTGGAACAATGTTGAACATCTAAAGGATAAAATATGTCATTACAAGAAGTTGATGAACCTATCGTAGAAGAACGGAAGACTGTAAAATCTGTTAAGAGTAAAATTACAAAAGAAGTAATCCAAGAAGAACCGTCTGTTCAACCAGAACAAGTGATTGAAGAAACTGTAATCGAAAATCAGATTACAGTTAATGGAACCAATTATAAAGTCTTGGTTGTAGATGAACCATTAACATGGTATGAATCTATCGACAAATCCGTTACATTAAATGGCGAATTGCCAACAAAAGAAATGTTATTGGATTTATTGAGAACAAATCGTAAATGGTTTTCTGGTGGTTGGTATTGGTCTTCAACATTATCTGATAGAGAAGTTTGGATCCAAAATTATGTTGATTCTAAACGAACAACTAAAAAGAAAACTGAACTTTGTAAATCCATCTATCTGGTACAATTATAATATGCCATTTTATACGTTTAAAAATGTAGACACAGATGAAATTGTTGAGAAATTTATGTCTATCTCATCTTTGGACACTTTCAAAGATGAGAATCCTAAGATGCAAATTGTTATTACAGGTGGAACTGCTCTAATTGATTCTCATAAATTAGATGCTTCTAGACGTAAGGATAATGGATTCAAAGAAGTATTACAGAAGATACATTCAAAAACTCCAGGTTCCGTCCTGAACAGAACAACTAACATCTAAATAGATAAACGTTATTGGATAAAAATAATATGTATAAAAGTGAATGAGAAAATAATGTTTAAACATATACATCATGAGTTACCACAAGCTGATAGAATTGACGTTAATGGTTCTAGATTCTATCAAACGTCTACTGGTAAAAGATATCCAAGCGTAACTTCTGTTACAAGTTACGCATCAAGAGAATCAATTAATGAATGGAGGAATAAAGTAGGGGCTACTGAAGCCGATAAGATTTCCTCAAGAGCGTCTAATAGAGGAACTAGAATTCATTCATTATGTGAAGATTACATTAACAATAATGTAGTTTTCCCAGATGAGTTTGATGTGGAAAATTGGGATAAATTCAAACCAATTTTAAATGATATTGATAACGTACATGGAGTTGAGATAAGATTATTCTCGGATCTATTACAAGTGGCAGGAACCGCCGATTGTATTGGAGAGTATAAAGGTGCACTATCTGTTATCGATTTTAAAACTTCAGGCAAATTAAAACGTAAGGAATGGATTACAAATTACTTTCAACAGTGTGCATTCTATGGAATGTCTTTCCGAGAATTGACTGGAATCAATGTTAAACAAATCGTAGTATTGATTTCAGTTGATGATGAAGAACCTCAAATTTTTATCGAGCCAATTCTTCCTTGGATTGCTTCCGCTAAACAATGTAGAGAAGATTATAGATTATCTACGGGAATTTAGTATGGATGCCTTGTCCAAATCGTAGCAAATAATATAGTATAACGCTGATTTGGAAAGTGTGTATTAAATGTACCTAATACATGCGCCAAAAAAGGAACACAAATTATGCTAAAAAAGATTATAGCTACTATTCTAATCTTAATTTTATCGATGAATGTTGTATATGGAATCGATAAGAAATCAACAAATAAGAAATCTCCTTCTATACAGAAATCAATTGGGAAACCGATTTCTGTCCAAAAAGAAATCAATTGTTTGGGTGAGGCTATATACAGAGAAGCTAGAGGTGAATCCGTTACGGGTATGGCATCTGTTGGTCTAGTGGTTATGAATAGAGTGAAATCTGAGAAATTCCCAGATACTGTCTGTGGTGTTACTCATCAGAAAACTGATGGAATGTGTCAATTCTCTTATGCTTGTATGAAACATTTACCAACCATAAAAGAAGATGAAAAATTCAGATCGTTTTACATGGCAAAAATGATTTACCGTAATCAGGTTAAAGATATTACTAATGGTTCAACATTTTTTGATATGGGTAGGATGTCGCATAATAAAAAAATGCATATATCCAAATCCATTAAAGTTGGACCTCATCAATTTTATAAAGAGAGAAATTAAGAGTTTCGTTATTTTAAAAATATCATATAATGGAGTTGTATGAGAAAGCCTATTTCGCTATCCTCAATCGAAAGCAAAAAGAATGAAGAACATGTCGTTATACATTCTGTACTTTGTGATGATGGGAACCATTTGGCAGATAATGGGAAACATTCGTGGTGGTAATTATGATTCTAAATGGTCACAATTACCAGAAATTCCTCAAGAAGATACAAAGGTCTAAATGTTTAATACAATTAACGAATTTTCAATCTTCATTGAATCGAAAGCCAAAGTGATGAAGATTTCAATTATTGATACATTATTGGAATATTGCGAAGAACATTTACTTGAAATAACAGATATTGTTCCGATGTTAAATCGTTCCATCAAAGATAAAATTGAACAAGAATATATTGATTCTGGTATGTTACCAAGAAAAACAACCATAGAGTTATAAGATGAACGGATACTCTCTGTATTGTTATTATCAATCTATTAAGCTGCATTTTACAAAAGCAAATTACAATATCTTCACACATAAAGGTAAGACCAGTCACACTTACGCAACTTACCTAAAAAGAAGAGATTATAAATTATTTGAAGGTGCAGCAAAATACTTTAAAGATGATATTGAAGTGATTCAATTCATTGCAGCAAACATTGCCTATGGTAATGTAAATTGTATCTATAATTTAGATGAATCTGTTGATAATTATTTGATGTTCCTGAAAAGAAAACAATCAATAACTCATACATTCAAAGAAGATATAGATACTATTGAACTTGAGATTGACAAGACAAATGAATCCAATTTATTTGAATTTTCAAGTTCTGTTCCATTAGTCTGGAAAATGTATCTGGCGGGTCAAATTACTCCAGAAACAATTAACATACTAAATACTATTAATGGTTTCTTAGATAATGTTGATTCTGTGGTTTTCAATAAAGATATTTTAAGATTGAAGAAATTCAATGGATTCTTTAATATAGATATTGATAAGATGATAACAATATATGAAAAATCATTACTCAACTCGTTTAAAACAAAACTACTAAATTTTTAAAACAAAGGAAAATTATGAACATCGAATCTTTACGTAAAATGCGCAACGCTGATTTCTCTTCAATCACTGCTGAATTAGAAAAAATTGTATCTCCGTCAACTCGTTCCGATGATGACACTCGCTTCTGGAAACCAACCCGTGATAAAGTTGGTAATGGTTCTGCTGAAATTCGTTTCCTTCCTAAAGTAGAAGGTGATGATTTACCTTGGGTTCGCATCTATTCGCATGCATTCAAAGGTCCAACAGGCAAATGGTATATTGAAAACTCTTTGACGACTATTGGTCAAGATGATCCATTATCAGAAATCAACCAAAAATTGTGGAACACTGGTCTTGAATCAGATAAAAACTTGGCTCGCGAACAAAAACGTAGAACTCAATTTACAGCAAATATCTACATTGTAAATGACCCTGCTAATCCAGACAACAACGGCAAAGTGTTCTTCTTTAAATTTGGCAAAAAAATCTTTGATAAAATCATGGATAAAGCTAAACCAGCATTTGCTGAAGATAAACCAGTCAATGTATTCTGTCCATTTGAAGGCGCAAACTTCAAACTCCGTGTTAAAAATGTAGAAGGATATCCTAACTACGACCAATCGTTCTTTGATTCTCCATCTGAATTATGCGGTGGTGATGAAAACAAAATGTTGGCAGTGTTACAACAACAAAATCCTTTGCGCGAATTCTTGGATCCTAAAAACTTTAAAACTTTTGAAGAATTATCTCGTAAGGCTAATTCTGTGTTATATCCAAATCAACCAGAAACACCTACTGCAGCATCAATGACCAATAGTTATTCTGCTCCAGAACCAAAATCGGCTCCTGCATATGAACCGAAAGTTGCTTCTGCTCCAAATCCATCAATTGGTGGTTCGTCTGATGAACAAGATTTAATGTCGTACTTTAATTCACTAGCTGCAGATATGTAATACAAATTAAAAATGGAGAACAGTTAATTCTGTTCTCCATTTTGTTTACGTAAGAAATCATAGAATTTTCTTTTAAAAGATTATGTTGTACGAATTTAATGTTATAGGATTTTAAATATGATTAAAATTAATGAATTGCCATCAGTTGAATTTTTAAACGAATGTTTTATCTGCAATCCATCTAAAGGTACATTAACATGGAAGATTAGACCAGCAGACCATTTTAATACAGACCTTGGTTGTAAAGTGTTCAATAGTAAGTACGCTGGTAAAGAAGCAGGAAGTTTCGATTCAACAAATGAATATTGGAAAGTTGGGATAAATGCTGCGGTGTTATATGCACATAGAATTATTTACAAAATGTGTTACGAAGTTGAACCAAAAACAATTGACCATATTAATTGTAACAGATTAGATAACAGATTGGTTAATCTAAGAGAAGCAACACCTACACAAAATTCTCAAAATAGTCGTTCTTTCGGTAATCTGTCGACTGGTCTTAAAGGTTCATTCTTCCATAAGAAGTCTGGAAAATATCAATCTATGATTAAATACAATGGCAAACAAATTTATCTAGGATTATTCGATACACCACAAGGTGCTCATGAATCTTATAAACGAGCAGCTGATAAGTATTTTGGTGAATTTGCTAATTACGGTTAAAATGGATATTGAATCACTCGTTTCCATTTTATAAATATCTACAACACAAACAGGAGAATAAAATGAAAAAATTGTTATTATATTTGATGATTATCAGTTCCATTAATTTCGCTTCGGCAACTACAGTTAATGGTGTATATTGGGAACCTACGGATGGTTCAGATTTGACGATGGATGGTGGATTGTTTGAGACTACATCTAAATCAGTAGGCGATACGATTATTGGTTATGGTGAAGTGAATAAATTGAATGGTAGATTTCAAACTGAATTTTGTCAAGCGTGTGAATTGACATACACATTCTCATATCAAATGTTATCTTCTAGTTCAAACAGTGTAGAATATGATGGTGTTAATACATATTTTAAAACATATGAACAAGTTTGGAATGGAACTTCCGTTGATAACATTAACAATTCATTTTTAATTGGTTCTGGAGATAAACGTTCATTTTTTCCTACCATCAATTCATTAAAATATTCGTATACATTTGGTAATGGTACTGTTGAATTTCTAGTCGATCCAACACCAGATTTCACTGAAAATGCACCAACATTAGCTTCTGCATCTGATGGTATCAGTTTTTTGAAATTGAAAAGTAACGGATTATTGGTTGGTACAGGGTATGACATTTTTAATCCATTTGCGATTTATGGTTCTGGTTCTGGATTCTTAGATGTAATTTCTGGGACGGCAATGAAATACTTTGATACAAATTCATTGATGAATGATGCAGATTTACATTTCACATCATCTTTCCATATCAATAATTCGGCGAAAGAAGATAGTTATTTGTTAGGCGGAACCGCTCATGTTACTGGAGACACCATTGAAATTCCAGAACCATCTTCTCTGGTGATGTTCCTTGGTTTAGGATATATTGTACAACGTTCATTATCAAATAAATTATTGAATTCTTAATAATAATCTCATTTAGATTAAAACTCTAAATGAGATTTTTTATGGATAAAATTTGGATATAAATGTTGTATTTCAAATATATCTTTTGTATACCAACCATATCTACAGTGTGTATTAAACGACCATTAAAACAACAATTATCCATGTATAATTTATCTTTCGATATTCTAGATAACCTTTATAATAGAAATCAATATATTTACAGAGGATAATCTAATGGCAACCTATCTAACAACTAAACGTAAATTCCAAGCATTAAATGAATTTGAAAAACGCGATGTCCAATACGTCTTGGATAATTTTGTACATAAATCTCATGTATATGTACAAATTGAATTAAGAAATCCACCAAAAGGTATTGATATGTCTAGAGTGTATGGTTCTTTAGGTATATGTGATTATAATATGAAAGAATATATCAGAATGAACAGTAAAATTGTAAAACAATCTGTATCGGTTGAACAGATTAAATCTTGGTTAAATGAGGAAACATTATGATAGGTGCTATAATTGGAGATGTTATCGGTTCTGTGTTTGAATTTGATAACGTAAAACAAAAAGAATTTGAATTATTCAATGAAGATTCAATTTACACGGATGACACTGTATTAACAATCGCTGTGGCAGATTCTATACTCAGTGGTGATAATCTTATTGAAACTGTAAAGAAGTATGGAAGAAATTATCCTGAAGCAGGATACGGTGGTATGTTTAAACAATGGTTATTTTCGGATGATATTGAACCATATAACAGTTTTGGTAATGGTTCTGCCATGAGAGTTTCTTCAATCGGATTCCTATATAACACTATTGATGAAGTGTTATTTGAATCAAAACGTTCCGCTGAAATTACACATAATCATCCAGAAGGTATTAAAGGTGCTCAAGCTACAGCATTGGCAATTCTGTTGGCTAGGAGAGATTATTCTAAAGAACAAATCAAACACGAAATTGTAAAGTATTTTGGATATGATTTGGATAGAACATTAGATGAAATCAGACCAACATATAGATTCAATGTAACTTGTCAGAGAACGGTTCCAGAAGCAATCATAGCATTTTTGGAATCAAATAGTTTCGAGGATGCAATTAGAAACGGAGTTAGTCTTGGTGGAGATACGGATACATTATGTGCTATCTTAGGTGGTATAGCAGAAGCATATTATAAGGATATCCCAAAATACATCTTAACGGAAACTCTTAGTAGATTACCAGAAGAATTTATTGATGTATTGAATCGGTTCGACGATAGAGTATATAAATAAATGTATTCAAACATTAAAGGAAACAAACATGAAATCATTTTTAGAGTATAGAGAAATTATGGAAGGATTGACTAAAGATGTCGATCTTGATAACTTACAAGAAGCAGCTGGTAAATCGGATGGTGATTTAATTTCTAGTGTCAAACGATTATCGTTGAATCTTGTTAAATTGGATCCATCAAATTCTGTTGATTCAAAATCATATTACAAACTTGCCAAGGCTTTGAATGATGATTTAACTGAATTGTTAAAACGTAAAGCATAATGCTGGAACAATTATTGTTCTAAATAAAAATCCCAGAGTCTAAATGCTCTGGGATTTTTATTGGATAAAATTTACGTATCGTTATCGTCAATTATGTTTATCTTCATATCTATCAACATGTCAAATAATTCAACTGGGGAGATTTGAGTTTCTGGTAATTTAAAACATTTGGATACGTATTCTGAACATATTTCTCCTGCGTAATCTCTCACTTTAATATCAATACCAATTCTACCTAGTAAATTCTTCATACCAACAGCAAACAAATCAAAATATCCGTATTTTATTTTAGACACGGTTTGTAAAATATCTTGTTTATTTTGTTCCCATAAATGTGTTGTATCCAATACAATATACTTTCTACCATTATAATCGTTCATTGGATTTATATTTCTATTGGACCCAATTTGAGATTCAATAATATACAATCCGTCTCCATAAACAATACCAACATGTATGTAATCAGAATTTGTACAAAATTTGATTATTTTATTGATTAACCAATTATTTGATTCTTTGAAAAATATGGTTTGTCCTGATTTCATATAATTATCCGTTGAAGTTAAATCTATTTTGGAAATAATCCATCACAGTCCTATCATTATTCTTAACAGTTTTTGATTGTACTGTTGTGGAATTGTTATTGACATTTGTTGGAGCATTCACTATGTTATTTCCTGAAGGTTCATTTGATTGTCTATTCAATTCTGATTTTGCCGTCTCAGTTTTGACGGAAGTTTCATACATTATATTGGCTGTTTCTCTTTTTGGTTTCTCTGGCATCTTGGATAACGGTTGATATAATGTATTTTCTGGAACCATCTTTGATACACCAGAAACATCTACGGGGTTACTAGGAGCAGACACATTTGTTAAAGATTCTGGAGTAACAGAAGATGATATATTTGGATATACAACTGGTGTTGTAGATAATGGTTCTCCGTTTATGGAAACAGAATTTTCTGGTTTTGAAACATCTACGGGTTTGTTAGAAAATCCAGATGCAGCCTTATTAAGAAATGTCTTAACTTCTTCTCCAACGATATCTTTTAGATGTATCATACGTTCTTCGACCATAGGGTCATTTTCTGGAGCAACTTGATATACATCTTTATAGATATCTTTTGCCATCAGAGCAACAGATAATGGTACAGCAGTTACAGCAGAACCAAATCCAGATGCAGCAGCTAATCCTGCTCCAGCAATATCCCCATCAACCAATCTACTAATACCCTCACCCTCACCAACACCTAATGCGGCACCTAAGAACGGAATAGATTTACCGACCACCTTACCCATCATAGAAGGTATCTTCTTAGAAGCAATTCTTCTGATTACATCCGCCGAAGTATCGATAGCCTTAACTGCAACCTTGGGTACTGGTATTTTCATTGCAGCAGATAATCCATCTGTTTCCATTGCCTTAGTTACAATCTTCTTGCCAACATCGTGTGCTTGTGTTATATGTTCAATTAGAGATTGTTGTTGTTCTGATGATTCTTTTTGTTTATTATAAGAGTCATAAATTTTAGCCAACTCTTTATTTTCTGGTGAGAAGTTAGAGGTATCAACACCCAATTCGGATTTAGCAATATCTGTAATCTTACTGGAAATAGTATCTACAACAGCACCACCCTTGACATCCATACTTTTGGCAAAATGGGATACATTACCACCAGATGTTATTGCAGCATGCGCCGCTTTACCTAAAGAAGATAAATCAACTTCTGGCATCTTAAACTCTGGTATAGAAGACATAAGACTTTGTTTTTCTGGTTCTTCTGGCGTAACCTTAGGAATTTTTGAAGTGTCAGTAGAATCATCAGATTTAGGTTTTTCTGGTTCTTCTGCTTTACTTGTAAAGAATTTCTGGACTTGTTCCTCAACAGATGTTTTGATTTCGGTCATTCTATCTCCTACCATCGGATCCGATAACGGAGAAATACCATAAACATCTTCATAAACATCGTTTGCCAATAATGCTACAGTGGCTGGTATAGCGGTGGCTGCTGAACCCAATCCAGAAACAGCAGCCAATCCTGCTCCTGCTACGTCTCCTTTCATCAATCTACTGATACCTTCACCGACACCTAGAGCCGCTCCGATAATAGGAATAGATTTACCAAACACTTCTCCCATTGCTGTCGGTAATCGTTTTGCTATAGAAGTTCCTATGGTAGAAGCCATACTTCCTTTCAATTTATTGCCAACACCTCCGATAACTTTAGTACCAACAGATTTAAGAGCACCTCCTATTTTACCAACACCAGTTGAACTCTTTACAGTGTTGACTACGTTAGAAGCAAATTTACCAATTGATGTTCCTTTAATGGCAGAAGATGCTTTACTTGCCATGGATCTGATTGGACCTACTTTTTCAACTGCTTCTGTAACCGCGTTTTTACCAGCACCAAATTTCTTTGGTAATCTTTTTGATAATGGAGATTTTGGTTTACCTTTAGGTTTTTTACCACCAAACAATCCACCAAATAATGAAGAGTCTTCATCCTCATCTTTCGAATCACCAACCCCAAATTTACCCTTTTTCAATATCTCATAGATTTTAGTTTGGACATCTAATTGGTTGGTTAATACATTAAATGTTTTTATCTTCTGTAGATTATCTTCTTGTTGGGATTCAGATACATCTGTTGAAATTTTATTTGATTTATCAGTCGATTCTTTTATTGTATCAGATAGATGTTCTATTTGTTGTTGGATAATAATGGGTTCTTGTTTTACTTTTGGAAATTTATCTTCTTTTTGTGGTTCTGGAGTAACAGATGGAATTTCTTGTTGTATAAACAATTTATCTTTAGATTGTATGTTATCTCTTAATTTAGATAATTCATCAGATAATAACTTAAACGATTCTTCAGTTTCTGCGTTAGGGGATATGTCTTTATACGCAGATAATTTATCAAACAAATCATTATAAGAACGTTTCATTTCTGTTAATGATTTTGATTCTTTGATTAGTTCCTTTTCAACATCTGAACGATCTTTACCTTCTAACAATTCTGGATTTTGTTCTATGACCTTAGATGCATATTCTTGGTGCATCTCTTTGTTGCGATTATATCCCTCCATTGTATCTTTTAATCCAAGATTACCAACAACTTCTTGGATTATCTTATTACTACCTAATGATAAGCCGCCAGTTCCAAGTTTCTTGATGGCAGAAGATGTTTTAAATTCTTTATATCTAGGGTCTTCTTTAACATCATAATTTGGGTTTAATTTTTTGGCTTGTTTAGCGTATTGTTTAAATGATTCTCTATCGGAAAGATATTTACCAAGTTTGGATTTCTCGTCGACACCCATCACATTTGTGGCAAATTGTTTTAATGATAGTAAGTTACCAGCCGATGACTTCTTAATTAAAGAACCTATCCCACCAGTTGAACCAACATCATATTTGTCTGGAGTCTTTTGTGGTGTTGATTTTGGTGGTTCATTGGGTGTTGGTGTATCTTTAATTGTTGATTTTAATGAAGAATTGTTTTTTATATCAGATAACAATTCGATTATCTTCAACGAATTGTTCATTTCTTTCTGTCTAATGAAATTTTCTTCATAAGCCGATTCCGTGTTAGATCTATTTGTTAATCTATTGGTCTCATTTAATGTTATTTCAATATATTGTATTGCGTCGGATATGGTTGTCGTTTTGTTATCCAATGAACTTAGATGTTCTAATTGTCTCTTTAGTATTGAATCTATACTTGCCATTATTTCTTCCTTTTAATTCGTTCTTCTTCTTCTTTTAGATGATTCATTAATAAAGATACGTACACTTCACGTTCAAATGGTAACATACTCTCTATGTCATTTAGATTATAATCGTGATGCTGCATTAAAGAAAAATTCATCTTATAATGATTCATCAAATTGTCATGACATAGAGCCATTAAAAAAAATGTTCAATACCTTCCATAATCTTATCATGAACCAATCCACATTTTGGACATGTATATTTCACCTTTTGTGTCAGTTTAGGCATGGTCTCAAAAAACACTAAGATTTTTGATAACATATCATCAGTCAATCCTTCCACAAAATCTGTCAATTCCGCCTTCCATTTTTCATCAGATAATCCTTCTTGTCTGTGGATCTCAGATTCCTCGTAGATATAATCAATAGAATCAATTACCATATCCAAAGATAATTGATAATCATCCGTTTCCACATTATTGAATGCCTTTAGAATATCAAATTTGGGATATTTCATTACGATACCGACATCATCGAATAATGGTATACGTTTTGTATGATTATCATGCTTTACAACTTGAATCTTTGTTAGATTGAATGACACTTTAACTCTAGCATTCTCATCTTCACATACATCACAAGCAAAAATTAAATCCGAGATTTCGCCGACACTCTTAGCTCTAATCTGTAAGAACAAGTATTGTATATCAAAAAATGCTAATTTAGATACATCCACTTCTGACACTAGACAATTAGATACAACCAATTCCATTGTATCCAACATAACATTTTCGTCTTCAGATTGTTGAGCAATCAATAGATGTTTTTCTTCTTTGACTGAAAAAGGATGGAATTTAACGGTTTCTTCTGTTGATGGTAAAATTGCGTTGTATATTGGCAAACTAATTTTTGGTAACATTTTTCATTCCCATTTGTTCAATGATATTATTCAGGTCGGCTGTTGTACCGACAAACATAGTGTTATTCGTAACTGTTGGTGATGGAACATTGGTTGGTTGAGCGATATCTTTACGTCTACTGACACTATCTTCTATAGATTGTCTTCTTTGATGTAGACTTAGTATCTGACTATTCATCTCGGTTAATTGTTTCATTATAGTGGCAGCAACCTCAAACGATTTTGGTTGTTCTGATTCTCTTGCTATATGAATTGCGTCTTCCAATAATTCTGTACCTTGATTCAACAATTCATACATGTTGATTCTAACTTGTTCAAAATCTTTGTCTTTTTGTTCCGTGGAATCTTCTTTTATTATTGGTAATGTTGATTCTTTATATTCAACAGAAACTACATTACTCTCGATAGGTTTTTCATCCAGATTGAAAATCTCTGTCAAATTATCATTTAATCTTCCCATGTTTAAATCCTGTTATCTTTTAGATGAATCCTCAATGGGATCTATCTTGTAATACTTGTAATTCATTGTAACAGGTAATTCAGCAAATCCTTCTGAATCGTACGATAATGTCATTTCTCCAATAGTCTTTGGATAACATTCGTATAATGTTAATTTGAATCGTTCGTTTGTTGTCCTGTTCAATCTTTCTCTTGATGATTTAGACGCATTATCATTAATTGTTATTGTTATTGTGGCAATATAATTATCATAATATTCTTGCACTCTTGTAACAGGATTTATGATACCATTCATCCAATTCTCAAAGAATCGTTTGATTTTCAAATCAATATCCATCATAAACGACAAATTTAGATTATCGTAAGAACGTTGATAAGGCATTTCTCTATTTTCGCCAAATGTTGTAACTTCATTGGTCAATAAATTGGTTCCAGGTAATGATGTAGCTTTACAGTACATCATATATTTCCCTTCTAATGGATCGGCAATTTGTTTGACGTTCCTTCCTGGATCCTTAAAGATTTTTGGTGGAGTGATGATATCAACATCGTAATGACTTGCTCTACTCAGACCTTCATTCTTCGATAATGAAATGAATTCATCTAATGTATTTCTATTGGACATTTAATAACTCCAAACTTGTTTTGCTGTTGCTCCTGTAAACATCTCGTTTGGTAAGAGGCACGCTACAATCCATTTATCAGAATGTATCTTTTTTAACGGAGTCCTTAGATGATTGAACAAATATCTATGTACACATTTTTGAAATTTCTTATGATGTGCCATTTTTTGTAATAAAGAATACGATAGTTTCAATTTTGTACTAACATCCGTTCTTGTACTAACAGCAATAGATTGTAATTCATCTAACAGTATTATTCTATCTTTGTAATGGACGTAATGGAAATTTATACCAATAAATCCATCTGGTAAGATTCGGAACGGAAATACCAATGGAAATTTATCCCAATAAGGTAATGTATCTTTAAGTTTGGCATCGTAATAGAAAGAATACATTACGCCAATTTCTGGTTTTAATGTTGTTGTTCCTTTAATGGTAGCATCATTCGATTTTGCCAATTTTTGGACTTCAGAATTGAACCATGACTTAGACTGTTTTCTTAATTCAGAAATTTCATACGAAGACGCTCTAGAAAGTTTATCCTTAATTGTCCTCTGTTGTTCTTTACGTTCCGGTGTTGGTTTCTTTGTTACACTCGGTTTAGGTTGTTCTTTTGGTTTTGGTTCTTCCTTTGGGACCTTCAACCGAACCTTTAATTTTGGAGTAGGGTCTTCTTTTGGTTTAGGTGGTTCTTCTTTTGGTTTAGGAACCTTCAACCGAATTTTTAATTTTGGAGCAGGAGCTTGCTTGGGTTCTTCTTTTGGTTGTTCCTTTGGGGTCTTCAACCGAATTTTTAATTTTGGTGTTTTATCTTGTTCGCTCATTTTATACCTAATTCGTATTCTGTTAATACAATAAATTCATAACCTCTTGCTTTACACCATTTTTCTGCAGCTTCCCATTTACTCATATTGACTGCATACACTTCTGTTTCTTTGATGAATGTAGTCCTCCTCTTACTCTTCGAAGGATTTGCCTGAGAAAATGGTTTTATTTCAACCAAATATGTTTTAATACCATCCTTTGTTTTAAATGACATTAAATTATCAGGAAAATACCTATGGACTTTACCATCTAATGGAGATACATAAGGAATACAGAATGATTCTGATGACCATTTAAGCACTCTTGGGTCCGCGTCTGCCCATTTACAAAACCGTCTTTCCCATGAAGACCTTAATATGATTGTAGTTGGATCTCCAGCATATTTTTCTGGATGCATTGGAGTCCATTTAACTGGTTTGGGATATCTCTTAGCCATTCGTTTTCTTCCATGTTTTATTGTTATTTATGTATTAAATAATACAAAACAAGAGGATATATAAATGCCATCATTTCAAGAAAGACGTTCCAAAAAATCATATGCGGCTGCTGGTAATTCCACTCAATTGATGGGTTCAGAAGGTTCTAAATATAACATCTCATCATATTCGTATCCTTCTGATATTAAGAATCCAGAAGAATACGGAGACAACTATGTAGTGTTTTTCGTTAATGTCCAGGAGAATTCTAAATTCGCTTCAAATAGTAATATAGTGGTAGATGCCATTAGAAACCCTATGTCTATTCCCCAGATAGCAAATTCAAATGTAGTAAAAACGTTGTTGGAATTTGCCAATCTATTAGATCCAAATGCACCAAAAGAAGGCGACGGATCCCCTAAAAAAACATCTGAAGATGCATCTAAGGACACTAAGGCTGCGGTAGATGGAGCTCAGGCGAGTAATGTCAAAGATAAAACCAATACAACAAAACGTATAACAGATGCTGTAGTGTTACATATGCCAACTGCGTTACAAGTTAGATATTCTGTGAGTTATGATGAAATCGATCTAACTAAATTAACATTTGGTTTAGACCTGATAGATCCAAATAGAGCAAATTCATTGGCTGGAACTATGGCAGCTGGGGCAGAAATGAAATTATTAAACAGTAACGATAAATTCAAGGCTGCAACTAATACCACAATCAATCCAAAAACGGAATTGATTTTTAAATCTGTCGATTTAAGACAATTCTCATTCTCATATAGATTTGCTCCAAAAAATGAAGCAGAAGCAGAAAATGTATTGAGAATTATCAATTTGTTTAAAGTTCATATGCATCCAAGTTATAAAGATGCAGACGGGTTCTTATATGTATTCCCTTCTGAATTTGACATCCAGTATTATTCTGGAGCAAACGAAAACACTGCTGTACATAAACATACATCTTGTGTATTAACGGGTATGACTGTTGATTATGCACCAAATGGTAATTTTTCAACATTTGTTGACGGAACTCCATCCCAGATTAACATGTCGTTAGAATTTAAAGAATTGACCACATTAAATAGTGGTTCCATTAATGATTATGGATTTTAAAAAATGTATTTTAATAATTTCAATAAAATTGATTATCCATTCGTCTCTTCAGATGGAACGGTCAAAACAATAAACATTGTAGACATTTCAAAAAATGTAAGAATACGCAAATTGATGGAAGCCAATATAACATCATTCGAAGATTACACTATACAAAACGATGACACTCCTGAGATTGTTTCCGAGAAACTTTATGATTCTCCATATTATCATTGGGTAATCATGTTAGTCAATTATAAATTCCATTATCTAAATGATTTTCCTATTTCATCTAAATCTTTATACAAATTCACCTCAGACAAATATGGGGTTGGTAATGAATACAAGACGCATCATTATGAAAAAACCATAAATGGGATTAAGGTAATCATAGATACCCCAGAAGTTGTTGATAAACCAACTGATTTAAATTCACCAACATATCAAGAAGATCTACAAAACTTTAATCTATATCAACAATATGTTTCCGACCATAGGGTCACCAATTATGATTATGAATCGTTTATCAATGATGAGAAACGTAAGATTAAAATAATTCCTAAGTCGATTGTTGATGCTATAATCCAGGAGATGAATTTATTATGAGTTCCGATTTAAAAAATGCGGGTGAAATTCAGATTAAGAAATCTTATCTTATTACAAAAGATAACAATTACGTTGATATACAGAATCAAGCGATTTCTTACAATATATACGAAGATCTGTTTTCACCTTTCATTACAGGAAACATTGTTGTACAAGATCCTCTAAGTATGATAGCCAATATGCCTATTATCGGTGAAGAATTCCTAGAGTTACTATTCGTCACCCCAGAATTAGACCAGAATAAAGATTCAATTTCTGGTAAATTTGCTATCTATAAGATAACAGATTATGAATATCTACAGAATAGATTAGTGGGATATGTTATACATTTTGTTTCCAAAGAAGCTATATTGGATCTAAACATTAAGATATCCAAGAAATTTGACGATAAATCAATTTCACATATTGCTTCGGATATACTGAAAACGTATTCATCTTACCAAAGTAAACCTGATGAAGTCACAGAAGAACAATTAAAACGATTCAACATAGAAGAAACAAAAAATGGTCATACGTACATTTCAAATTTCTGGAGTCCTGTAAAGAATCTGAATTATCTGACTGAACATGCTGTGACCAAAGATAGAACATTACCAGATGGAACCGTTGTTCCTGGAACACCATCTTATCTATTCTTTGAGAATAAAAATGGATTGAATTTCATTTCATTAGAATCATTGTATACAGGAGAATCTACCAGAACATTTACATACAATGATTTCAATAGAAATTTCTCATCAGATGGTGGTTCCACTAGAGATATAGAACGCAATTATTCAAATGTAATTGAATTAAAGATTATAGAAGCATTCAATTACATGGATAGGATTAGAGGTGGTGCATTTACATCAAATCTGTTTACGTACAATCTAACAACAAAATCTTATCGTTCTATACCGTTTGATTATAAAGACCATTATGAAGATTCAGTTAGATTAAATCCATATTCCTCTGTATCGAAAAAGGTCATTTCTTCTAATCAATCGTGTTTATTATCTGTACCTAAAATGAATGGTATTTTTGATGGTAGTCTACATAATATATCAAATTCCAATGTAATCCAAAAACGAATGTCCATTTTGTCTTTGGCTCATTCCATGAAAGTTCAGATAACCATTTACGGTAGGACAGATTACACAGTTGGTCAAAAGGTGACTTTAGACATCTATAGAGAAGAACCAACTTACTTTGATGATATGGATCTAAAAGATGGTAGTTTATCGGGTGATTATATTATTTGTTCATTAAGACATTATGTAGATAGAACATATCATGAATGCGTATTGGAACTAATTAAAGATTCAATGATTGTGAATCTAAACAAAGGATAGATTATGAGTTTTATTAAAATTGGAGTAGTGGAAGATAGATTAGATCCACTGGAATTAGGTAGGGTTAGAGTAAGAATTTACAGTTACCATACGGAAGATAAACAAGTGTTACCCACAGAAGATTTACCTTGGAGTCCCGTTGGTGGATCTGTTTATTCTGGTTCCATTTCGGGAATAGGTCAATCTCCAACTGGTATTGTTCCTGGAACCACAGTATATGGTACATTCTTAGACGATTATGACCAACAATTTCTTGTAATGGGTACGTTGTACGGTATTTCCATGACCAAATCTGCGCAGACAATTTCCGAATTAACAGGAGGTGTTGTATTTACAGACGGAGATGGATTATTAGATTCAACTATCGGTATTGTTGGTTCTGCTTTAGATCTGATGATGGATTCATCTGCGGCGGATAATCTAGGATTATCTAGTGATGAACAGTCTAATGAAACTCATCTCAATTTTTATAAATTGGTACAAGTTCCTGTAACAGAATTGGATACAATATATGAAATAAGGATGACTTCTGATTTAGATAATTCTGGTGTTGTTTATTTCACTGGTAAATTCGATACAACATTGAATATGTTTATCTTTTATATGAATGAACCTTCTAAATGGGATAACGTAGATTCTCAGATGTTTTCTAATATAAACCCATCAGATCCTTCTGACGCAAAAAAATATATGTATTTTCCTTATTCAGAGAATCCTCCTTTGGTGGACGCAAATATCGAGAAAGATACAGCATTGAATTTCTTTGATACAAATTTACCACCAAATAAAATGTTACAAGGAGTTGAATAATATGTCAATCAATACAGATACCTTACCAAAAGGGTTATTAATACCAAAACGATATTCTAAACAATCTAACATTAAACAGATACAATTAGCAAATATAAAAAGATTGGTTATTGCGTTAGAAGAAGCTGGAATAACAAATGATGTTTGTCAGGCCGCAGTATTGGGTATTTGTTCTGTTGAATCTGGGTTCTTACCTATCGAAGAATTATATTCTGGTCATGATAAACAAGCATATTTCACTCAACAATATTGTACTCGTAAAGGATTGCCTGCTTCTCAATGGGTATATTATGGTAAAGGTATTATCCAATTAACAGGATTGGCAACTTATAAAGATACAACAAAATCATTCATTAAGGTGTACGGTGTAGATCCAGGAATTATTGCCGATCCATATAAAGTTATGAATGATGATATCATGATGAAAATTGTTGTGGCATTCTTATTCATGAAATTACCAAAATTAAAGGATATACAATCTAGTCCTGATATTTTTACGATAGTCCAACAGAAGGTTAATAGTGGAACAAAGGATAAAAATTTCAATGAGAAACGTCAGAGATATGAATTTTTCAAATCGTTAGGCTCTGGTGCAAAACCAACCGTCGATGGACTTGCTTCTTTACCTCCAGTTAAAGAAGCAAATATGCCACCAGAACAATCCACTGTTACACCAAAACCTTCTAACAAAGATGCAGGTAATACTGAACCTCAGAGAACAGAACAAGAGATAACAAGAGAGCCGACTCACAAACAAGAGGCATTTAGAGAAAATCGAGATGCAAATTATTCCAAGGTTGGATTTACAGATCCACAAGGTAAGTATCCATTAAGAGAATACATGAATGAATCTGACACCAATAGATTGGCAAGAGGTGTACTTAGAAGAACATGTATAGAATTTAAAGATTCTGTCAGGAATGTTGGTATTGATTTACCATTTGGAAAAGAATACGACCAACCAAAATCACCTATTTCTTCTCAATATCCTTTCAATAAAGTCACGGAAACTGAATCTGGTCATGTAATTGAAATTGACGATACTCCAGGAAATGAAAGAACACATTATTTCCATCGTTCTGGTACATTCACGGAAATTGACGCCAATGGAACAACCGTTAATCAGATTATTGGTGATAATTACAGTATAATGGAACGTAATGGATATGTGTATATTAAAGGATCTTGTAATCTAACGGTGGAAGGTCAGATTAACATTAAATGTAATTCAGATGTTAATCTTGAGGTGAATGGTGATGCAAATTGTGCTTTCCATCATGACGTTACAGTGGGTGTTGCTCATGATTTAAATTTTAATGTTGGTAATAATTTCAATGTATCTGTTGGAGGAGATTATAATCTAGAAACAGGAACAGTTGATAATAATCCACCAGACACCAAAGAAGAAGAAAAGGTTTATGGTGGATATACGTATCGTTCCAGAGGAATTTTAGGGTTTGAATCTCCAGCAGGAATTACATTTAAAACGGATAAAGATATTAATATGAATTCCGTTGGTTCCACCACAATTAAATCAGAGTCAGATATAATTCTAAATGCGGATAGTAATTTATTCCATATTTGTAAAAGTTATCACTTAAATTCTAATGATGTTGTTTCTCTTAAATCTGGAGGGGATATTTTCTTAACAGGTTCTGCTATTAATATAAATGGTAAATTGCCGTTAGAACCATTCGTGACGCATTCTCATGATTCTGGTAATAGAACAGGTTCAAGTGATTCTAGTCCTAGTGAAGCCCCTTCTGTCAAATTACCAAAATACAAAAAACCAGATATATTTTTCAATCCTATTTCTACAGTGAAAATAGGGGACGAGGATGATTCCAAAAATTTAATTTCAGAAAATGGCAATTTCAAAAGAAAATCTTTCAATAGGAAATATCCTGAGATCTTATCTTCTAATGTATCTCCAATGGAACCTATGCAAGCACCAGAACGTAATGTAAAGGAAAATGCTAAATTTGAAAATGAGGATGATATGTCTAAACAATATCAAGAAATGCAAGAACGCAAATCTGCTGCATACCCAGATATAACTGATAAACCAAAAGAACCAACCCCAGTTCCAGATTCGGCTGCTAAACCAGATGAGAAGGTTGATGAAGATAAAGGATTATCCGATACAATAAAAGATCCTTCTCATGTATCAAAACCAACGTCTAATCCAGATATTCATACGTCAATTAGGAATAGTAAAGAATTTCCATTATCATTTAAGATAAGTAAGAATTTCACATTAGGTTCATTTGTTCCGTTAAATGCCATGCCTCAAGATATCCTATTACCAAAAGGATTAACCGATACAGGTCCATCTCATATTTTATACAAGAGAGAAGATCTAGTGGACAATCTAGCATTTTTGGCTGAGAATGTAGCTGAAGTGTTATATGAGATGTTAGGTCCATCAAGAGGTAAATATTCTTGTCAATCTCAAACTGGAGCTTGGTGTGTAAATGATGGATTGAGGACTAAAGCATCCGAGAAAGGTAAGATTACTGGTTCCGACCATTTTAAAGGTAGGGCTATGGATATGCGTCTAGATCCTAAGAAATCAAGATCTCAGATGTATAATTTGGTTCTTGATATCAAGGCAGCCTTACCTACATGGAAACACTTGATATTAGAATATAGAGGTAGTGACCAGAATTGGATACACATTTCATATGGAACAGAAACGGTTATGTCCACTGGTAAATCTGATGGTTCGTCTAACGAGAAAAGAACATACACTTACGTCAACGATAAGAAAGTTGCTGAGAAGTTTGTATTGTATTGATTATTTGTTAACAAAATACCATGTATTAAGATTCTTAGAGAAATCTGCTCCACATTCGTTCGTAACCGTGAAACTTCGTGAACAATCTTAATACAGCAAATTCTGAACCGTATGCATATATTGGTTCAGAAACTCCACCCATAGGTTCAATTATCAATGATTCAGATTTAACTTTTTGGAATTATATTTTAAATTTCAATTAAATCACCTAAAGAAAAACCGATTAGAAAACATTCTAATCGGTTTTGTTTTAATCTTCTTCAGGTAATCGTTTAGGATAGAACGTAATACAGACATATCTTTTATTCACACCAACCTCAGCTGGTGTTTCGTATTCATGTTTAGAACACATACCAGATACATGAGCTTTTAATTGTTTATATTGCGATAGGTCCATAACAGTTGTATAATCATCCACTAATTCTTTATTTGGTGGAGTTAAAATAAACGGATAAGTGATTACAATCTTACCACCAGTTTGCTTAACATATGCATCCGTATTATCATCTTCGTCAACATAATCTTCGATGACTCCCATCAATCTACCTAAATCATTACCAGATTTAATTTCTTTTGATTTAAGTTTGGTTAAAATAGATCCGCCAAATTTTTCACCAAATGTAGTTGGATCGATCTTCTTATCCTTCATTTTAATAGAAGTCGATGGATCCAAAGCGATTTCGTTCATAACAATTTGTTTGAATTGTTCAAATGTACTCATGATTTTATATTCCTAATGTTAATGATATTATTTATCTATATTCGCATCCATGATAAAATTAGACGCATATAATGCTTGACTAATTTCCCACACGATACCAATGTTATATAACAAATCAACCAATTTGATTTGGAAATCGTGTGAACAACCATCAGTTTCAATTAATTTCATAATTGAATCTAATTGAGATTCAGATAATTGTTCTTCAAATTCTTTCAAGTTTGTAAAATGTTTCATGTTATATTTATCCTCTAAGTTCGTTAGATTATTCCAACTTAAATTCTATTATAAATGTTATCTCAATCATCGAAAGATATTTTCTAATTAAATAATATAAACTAATACATTAAGGGAATTTCCATGAATAAAATGCCACAATTAATTGCTTTGTTATTTGATGCAAGAAACAAAGCCCATCAGGCTCATCTCCAGACAACTTCTTACGCACAACATAAAGCATTAGATGAATACTACAATTCTATTATCGATCTAGCGGATTCATTAGCCGAAAATCATCAAGGTAGATTTGGAATTATCACTCAATATCCAACTGTATCTAATCCAACAGACCCTATTATGTTGATTACAACGGTTCGTTCATGGATAGACTCGAATAGAGCAGAATGCGGAGAATACTCTGAAATCCAAAACATCATCGATGAAGTCCAATCATTAAACAATTCAACATTGTATAAATTGAATAATCTCAAGTAAAGGGACATATACATGAAAACATTTTTCTTAAAAAAATGAATCGACGACAAATGGTCAAGAAATCATTAAATTTTTAGGTGGGACATGCTCGTTTATCCAGGTTAATGGCACTTCAACATTTAATGTAACTTTATATGGTTCATTAGATGGCACATTTTTCTCTAATATGATTACAATTTCTTCTAATGAAATTTACCAATTAGATCCATTAACAGATGGTTGGTATAAATTGGTAGTAAATTCAAATGCTGGTTTATTAACTGCGGTGATTGCATGATTGCAAACAATAATGTCAATAGTATTTCAGGAACAACCGTTCCATTAACATTTTCCACAACCACAACTGGTTCAATAAGTTCAATTACAACTTCGTTACCTAAATCAAACCCCACACTTCAAGCAACAGCCACATTCACAGGTACTGGTACGGCGAGTGTGACAATTGATTGGTATGGTAGTAACGAATCAGTTACCCCTGCAATCGGCAACGGCGTTAAATTCGCTACGTCTGTATTAGGTGCGTCACCTGCTGGTTCTGCTGTTAAAGATACGACAGGCGCAACGTCAACGCAGCAATGGGCGTATGTGTTTTGTATTATCTCAAGTGCAACGTATGGTGGTGCATCAGCGTTATCAGCCGCTAATCTTAGAATTACGGTGGGTGCGTAATGGGAACAACAACGATTTTTCCAGAAGGCAGAAGTTTATTTATACGCACATGGGCTGAACGCCCTGACCCGACAACTGTTAAGGCTTATGTTGATAGATTTCTGTTCACTGATATTGGCATGGGTGGCAGTGAGTGGCAGTGAGTGGTATAGCGATGGTGTGCGGTGGAGAGCCGTTGGTGGTCAAGTAACAGTAATTAAGTTAGGAGCGCAAACGGCAATAAACGGCGCAACAGCTACAGGCGAAACCACGCTTTTAATTGATTCACCAGCAACGACTTGCAAAATTCCTGCGGGATTGTTTCAAATTGGCGATAGAATTTTAATCGAAACGTATATCAGCAAGCCAAATACAGCAAGTCCTGTTGCATCAAACATGGTTAGGTACAGACTTGGCACTAGCGCGTCAGGCGCAGACACCATTGTTTCCGCGATTGGCGGTGTACCTGCCGCCAACAGAGTTTCAAATGAGCGTAGGTTTTTAGAGTCTATCTCAAATACAACCCTAAGAAAATGGCTAGACAACACTAACAATATCGATTTCCCCACAACCATTCCTTCGCCATTAAACACCACAGACCAATACCTGACTGTCACGTCAGGACTAGCGGCAGGAACGGCATCCGACACGCTACAATTACTTAGCTACACTGTCACACTTAGAACCTGCGGCTAAGGAGAATACAACATGGGACAAACATATTTAGCAGACGATTACATTCCTACAGCACCTGAACCTGCCTATGTAGCTCTTGCGACGCTGGTTGAACAAAGACTAATTGCATTCGCAAAAGAAAAAGACATGGATATTCAAGAAGTCACCATGTTGCTTAGTTCAACAAACCCAGTATGGCAGCAAGAAGCCCTTACATTCCAAATGCTATACGATGCAACGTGGCAAGCATTTTACGCTTCAACGGCTACGACATGGCAAGAAATTGAAGCTGAATTGCCTGTTTTAGCGTGGGAATCGCAAGAATAACTGCTGCGATAAGCATAAAAGACAAAGTATTGCCGTACATATAAAAGAATATACATTCTAACAAGGAATTAACATGAATAAAAATTTAATCAATCATTATATAATGAGACCCAACCATATTAAGTTATTTGATAAAATGTTCCCAATCAAACCCTTGTCCGGCTACGGAACAATAACACTTGGTACTGCGGGTGCTGCCAGTGTTATCGCAAACAAAGTATTGATTCCTCCATCTTCGAGCGTATTCTCAATATCAGCTCCGATGGTGGTTGCGGGAGGAACTTATCCCGACTATAATTTTTACAAAGCTCAGGGTGTTAATTATGGAAATTCAATACAGGCAAACTACTATAGATTTTGTTTTTGATGGACAACAATTTGAATTTTACACAAAGGGGATGGGTTCGTCTGCCGCGATTAGAGTTCTAGTTGATGGACTTCTTATAAGCACATCGACAACTTCATACCCGTCAAACGGTAGCCTTTATTACACGCTTGTAGACTTAGGAAGTAGAGCAAACAGACATATCACTATTGAATGTGCAGGCAATACGTTTTTCGGTGGAATAAATATATCACCTACAGATTCAATTGGTAAATTCGCTAATACAAACCCGACCATTCAGATTTTTGGCGATTCTTTTACAGAAGGTGGCTCAAGTCAAAGTAATGTTGATGGGTATGCCGCTAATCTAGGGAGAATCTTAGGGGCTTGTATATTTTCATCAGGTGTAGGCGCAACAGGATATATTGCCGCGCCTACTCCAAAAATAAAATTACGCGACAGACTGCCCGCCGATTTAATTTCCGCTGATGTGTATATTATCGCAAACGGTATAAACGATACAGCGAATACCGACGCTGCAATCATCGATGAAGCAGGTTTATGTATTGACTATATTAAGACTAATGGGAAAGCGGCGGCAAAGATTGTTGTGTTGTCACCTTGGTCACCAAGCCGCTCCACTAGACTTAGTTTAAATAGCGCATTAAAGAGCTTATCACATAGTAAAGGTGTTTATTTTATAGATAGCATGGGAGATAACACAGATAACGTAGTAACAGGTTCTTGGTTGACAGGTACAGGTAGAGTCGGTACTACAACTGGCGTTGGAAACTGCGACTTGTATGTGCTTTCTGATGGAACTCACCCTACAACGGAAGGGCATGAGTTCTTGGTGTATAAACTAGCCAAAGCAATTTTAGATTTAGGTATATAATCAAATTATTGTAAATTATATAAACGTTTTAACAAGGAATTAACATGAATAAAAATTTAATCAACATCGCATCATTGAAATCTCTCAACTCCGTGAATGGGGGGGGGTGTTGACAATTTAACTTACAGCCAAAATAAGTTTTATAAAAAGATTTATAAAATAGTGAACGGAACTATCGCACAGGCAACTATCTTTACATTTGGCGATTCTGTTGCAGGTTTTGGTTCAACAACAATTTCAAGAAACCTAAAAGATACTTTTGGAGTAGTGGGTTATGCAGGGTCACAAATCGGCGACGGAACATCGTCTTTAGGTGGAATATCCATGGATTCATCAACGGGAACGGTGACTACCGTAAGTAGTTATGCGTATTGGGCAATTGGGAGTCATAGGGAATTGTCAGCAAATGCAACAGCCACATTTGGAGCTTCTGGAAGCGCAATGACTGGGACAAAATTCACGGCTTACTTGGCGAAAGGTGTTGGATTAGGTACTGCTCTGGTTGAATTGGTAGACAATGCTGGTGTAGTGCAGACGACAGTTGGGACATTCAACCTAAGTAACGCTACACCAGATTTGCAAATTGCTACAGTTACGGTAGGTGCTGTGGTTGCTAGACGCATTAAAATCACTGCGGTCAGCGGAGTAGTTCCCGTATTGACTTGTGGATATGTTAACACCCTTGTTTCTGGTGTTTGTTTAGTTCAACTATCCGTAGGTGGATTAAGTCTAGTCAACGCGCTATCTGCACCAGCCGCAATTTTAACAAAGTTTTATCAGGACATTGCTCCAGATTTAACTACTTATCACATGAGAGAAGGTAATGCCACATTAATAAATGATACGAGTAATGGTCTTAATGTCCTTTTAAGTAGATTCGATGCTGGATGGACGGGTTCAGATTACTTGTTTATTGCACCAACAGCAGGTGTTATAGATGCTGGGTTATCTAAAGTCAATGCTCCTTCTTTCCAAGAAGGGCAAGCAATTAAAAACATTGCCGAATCTCGAAACAATATGTTCTTGGATTCGTTTTCGGTGTTAGGTAGTTACGAAGATATTCTTAGTCGAGATAATGCGTACGATGGTAATCATGTGAATGCAACCGAAAGAGAACAATTAGGTGCGCAGATAGGAAAGATAGTCGGGCTTACCAGTATGCCTAACTATCCACAAGCTAGTGTTGTATCAAATAATTTGGTCAAAACCGCATCACTTGTAGTTAGAAAGCTAGAAGGACAGACAGTGGCATCGAAGTTTGAATCAGATAATTTTGGGTTTGATGGTTATCTTAGGACAAATCGCTGGATGCAGATAACTGATATGTCTGGAGCTGTCGGACTGTTTGTATCACCAGCTTGGTCAGGAGGATCAGGTGTCATTATAGGTTACGGAAACCCTAGTTTTAGTGGAGATATTTCAAGATACGCCGTGAATGGTCATGTAAATCAAACAACGGGAAAAACGACATTTTATTCAAGAGTAAATAACAACCTTTCAACAAATACAATTCCACTAATTCCAAGCACACCACCCTCTGTTACAGGGTCAAAATCATCTGGTGCCGCCTTGACATCACTGTTGTCGACACTAGCCACACTTGGAATTATAACGGACGCAACAACCACATAAAATTACACTAAACTGGATAATAATACGTTATCCAGTTTTATTATGTAATGTGTTTATAATCGACATTAACATCTTCTAATGTTTCAAAATAACCAACCCATGGAAAATATCTAAATTCAATAGATTGACCACATTCTGTTTTATACGTCAATCTCCATCCGTTATCCCAAGAATATAGTTTATTGTTATCAACTAAATTGATTTCAACATTATCAAATTTAGGGAATTCCTTTTTAAATTTATCTCTAAGATATTGAACACTTATTGTTGAAGATGATAATCTTAACGATTCTTCTATTTCATCAGTTTGTTTAACAAATTCCGAAAATCGCAAGGCATATTGTTCGTCCTTGAAAACACCCAATGTCTCAACATTTCCTCTAATGGAAGTCCCAAATGAATCCCCAGACGACCATTCTATCCATACAATATAGAGTTTATCTCCTACAGAAACATCTAATGACGTAACAACATCAGGAGCAGATTCTGTAAATTTAATTTTCGCCAATGTATTTTTATATTCGGAATACCATTCCCCGTAAGTTTCATCAGATGTTCTTTCTTGTAGTAATCTAGAATTGATAACAACATTTAAACCTTTCATATATTTCACCATGTTACAATTATTCTAATACCATCTGGTTCTTTGACGGAACGAACCAGATATCCCAATTCCAATAATCTGTTAAGAGATTCTTTCTGGTAAGCATATCCACCTTTATAAAAGTATTTGAACGAACAACTTCGCTTACCCTCGCCAGCTTTCTTCTTGATTTGAAACAACCAATATCCAACAAATTGTTTAATCTTATCATTATATCGATTAGAGATAAATCTAGCTCTATCTGCTGTAAATTCATAATCCCATGGTCTATCATCATGTCTATCGAAATTTGGATCTATAAATTGACCAGTTTTCTCATTAAAACATGAATTCATATCATTTATTCCTGTTAAATCAAACATTTGTTTCTCCTAATCTCATTCTTTCTTCTAGTTCATCCAGATAATCTAATGCTCTAACAATTTTAAGTTTAGATGTTTTTAATTCAAAACTAACTAGATTTGAATCCATGTCGATACATCGAATTGTATCTTCTAAAATTGATTTTGCGTTTTTCAATAATGTTAAGTCTTGTTCTTCTTTCATTTTATTATAATGGTTAGGTACTCTGTTTCAGAAATTGTTGGTTCATATATTATGTTCTTTTGTTTCATCCAGATATCGAATTCTTTTATGTCGAATATCGATAAATCATTCTTATGGATATCTGTATCGATAGTGACATAAGTGTTCTCTTTATTGTAAGATAGTTCGAACAACACTTTACGTCTAATACAGTTTTCTATCTTCCTTGTTATAGTGTCTTGGTTCATGTTAAATGATGTATAATAAAGTCGAGGAAGACACTTAGTATATTAAAATAAACTAAATGACAGTAACGGATATAACTCAAAGGATCGACATAGTCTATCATAGTGGAGTTTCTCGAGAAAGTCAAGAGTTTTCTTTTCCTGTAATATACAATAAGATATGGGTTCGATGATTAAGATATCTCTAAGACGGTTTCGATATGTTGAATTAACAGTAGACATCTATAATTGTTGAATATGGAACGTTTATTTTACATGATGTAGAGTTGATTGGATGATATACAGAACGTTTCACTAGAGTCCATTAACGTCCAAATGACAGATGAATTAAGGAATGTTCTTGGTTGGATATTGTTAAATTATACACAATAAAAATCCAGATTGAGTTTCTCGACTCTTTCTGGATCGAAGGATTTTATATGGGAATATTGTTGTAAATGAATGTCTAAGTTACACTAGAATATAATATAGTAATATTAATGCCACCTAAAGAACATAACTCAAAGGATCGACATAGTCTATCATACTACTCTTTTTAGGATTTCGAAAGGACTTTAAGACGTTGTATATTACACACTCGATGTCTAAGGTTACTCTTTCGATGATTAACATATCGAAATAATACATGAAGGTTAGTTCGATATGTTATATTTACAGTAGACATCTATAATTGCTCACTACTGCTCGTTAAAAATGTATGACATAGAGTTGATTGAGTAATCCACCGAATGTTTCATTAAGGTGGATTAACGTCCATTATATGGATGAATTAAGGAATGTTCTATGTCAGAATACTGTAAATTGACTCCAATAAAAATCCCGAAGGAACTTTTGGTTCTCAACGGGATCTAAATGGAGTCGAAAGATTTTATATGGAATTTTCATGTATAATAAGCGTCTTAATATGATTAGTTAATGAATAATAAACGTCTTAGTAATATTAAAAACAATTAAATGCAGACAACGGATATAACTCAAAGGATCGACATAGTCTATCATAGCGATGTTTTATCGAAAAGGCAAGAGTTTTAAGACGTTGTATAATTCACACTCGATGATTAAGATGACCATTTCGATACATTACACATCGAGTAAAATATCTTAAGACTCTTTCGATACATTGGATATACAAGGAACAACCATATTTGTCCGCTACTGCTCGTTTAAATTGTATGACATAGAGTTGATTGCTCCGTATATTAAAGATTCCACTAGAGTCCATTAACGAGCAAATAATGGATGTTATAAGAAACCTTTACGCATTAAAAATCCCATAATACGTTTCCATATTACAGGATTGAAATGTCATCTTAACCAAGTGATGGTATATCGATAATCTGTTACATCTGATGAATCGTAGAGATATCCTTCTCCGATAGTTCCTAACACTATTCTGTTATCGAATAATCCATGGTATTGATTCTTAAATTCCATTGAGTATTACCTCTAATTGTTATAATACAATTATTTATGATAATATATGATTAAAATAAGAGTCTAAGTTATGTTGTAGTAATATTAAAACCAATTAATGAACCTAACTCAAAGTGTCGACATAGTCTACTATAACGATGTTTTGTCGAAAAGTCAAGGAGTATCTTTAACTGTATAATACAGACTCGATGTCTAAAATTATCACAAGACTCTTTCGATGATTAAGATATTACATCGATATTGTCAATCGCTCATATTTGGATTATATGCAACGTTTATTTTACATGATGTAGAGTTGATTGGATTGTATATGGAACGTTCCACTAAGATGGATTATTGGACAAATAAACAAAACAATTATGTATATTCTGGGATAAAATATCTATAAATTTCATCCAATCAAAAGCCGACTATCCTATTAAGATAGTCGGCTTGTTTATTTCTTAATAATTGTATATTTCTAATGTATCCGTCAATAATCTCACCAAGATTAAAATAATCATCCATCGAACAAATGATTCAACAATAGAGATTTTAATGGTTGTAAATTATATTCTATATTACATTCCAACATTTTTGATGAAGAATGTATAATCCTATTGCGATATAATTCCAGATAATCGTAATCTAAAAATTCATCACAATCTCCATTATTCCAAAAATGTATAAATTGATTTTTTAATGATGAGACAAATTTAACAATTTCTTTTTTTGTATCCATAGATAATTCCGGCAATCCATCATAAACAATTTTTGAATTCACTATGGAAATTTTTAAACATTTATCATGAATTTGTTTATCAGACGGAAAGAATGTAATATGAGGATGTATTCCATACCATTTAGAATGCATATCAAAACATCCATTATCCATTGATAAATATGTATCTTTAACGGATATTCTAAATGAATTTAACGGTTGCCAATAATATACCAACTTTTTTATATCTGATAAATTCGCACAATAATGTATATTGTTATGTAACATCATAATTTTAACACCGAGGATAGTTTAATTGTTTTTGATTTTATAATTTCAGATTTGTCCAATTTCATTCTAATTAACATATCATTAAAATCTTCTGAAGAATAATCTTTACCATATTTCCAATATTGTTCTAATTCAAAAGAATTTTTAATACAGAATTCTATAATTTCTTGTTTTATATTATTTGGTATAGATTTAGTGTCTCTTATTATTTTACAATCTGGTATAGAAATTTGGAAATCGTCCGAAGAATTAAATGAACCGACAAACGCTTTCACCCTACATCCATGACTTGCATTTTTAATCGAGAAATATATTTTAACGTCATTAGATGTTATCCCAAACTTAGATGCCTTATACGTTGACATTTCATTCAACACAACATATCCTTTATTCCCTATAATTTATTATACTATTATTTACACAGAATAAAAGATAAATTTCATCCAATCGAAAGCCGACTATCCTATTAAGATAGTCGGCTTTGTTTTATTTACAATTATCGCAATTGTTACATTTCTTGTAATTAGGATGTTCGTCGAAATACTTCAACAACGCAACTCTTCGACAAGAATATTGTTCAGCAAAATTTATCATGGCATCCAGTTTATTAGACTCAATACGTTTCTGGTCAGGATGTGCTGTCGATTCGTTTATCCATCGTTGTAACATTGTAGCGTCAGATTTTGACCATAACAATAAAGATTTAGCTTTTTGAGAGGATCTACCACCACGACCACTACTCTGATAATATTCTTCAATGGTTTTAGGTAAGCCAACATTAACAACAAAATCAACATATGGATGATCTATTCCGACCCCGAAAGATGCCAAAGTAGCAACAATTACTTTATAATGACAATCAATGAATTTACGTTGGATGTCATTACGTTCTTCATTCTTAAACCCAGCATGATATGCCACTGAATTAACCCCATTATCCTGGAGGTATTGGTTCATTTCCTCTGTGGTCTTTCTTGATAGACAATATACAATTCCATTACTTTGTCTATCATTACGTTTAATGAAATCCAATGTCTGTTTGAATTCAGATCCTTTAGATTTAACTTTCACTTCATAATAGATGTTTGGTCTATCGAAACTGGTAATGAACACTTTATCATTTTCCATCTTCAATGTTCGTAAGATATCTAATTTAACGGCTGAATCTGCAGTTGCCGTCATTCCTAAAATTGGAACTCCAGGAAATTGTTCAGGAATGATATGTAATTTCATATAATCTTCTCTGAATGAATGACCAAACTGTGAAATAGAATGAACCTCATCGATAGTGAACAACGAAATCTTTAATGTCTTAAGAAAATTGATTGTTCCTTGTTTATTCAGACGTTCTGGTGAGATATACAATAGGTCAATCTGATTGTTCATCAATTCATATTCAATACGTTCTATGTCGTTTGATTTTAATGATGAATTAAGGAACTCTGCTCTAACTCCACGTTTCTTTAGATTATCCACTTGGTCTTGCATCAATGAAATCAAAGGGGAAATAACAATGCCAACTCCATCCATGACAATAGAGGGTATCTGGTAACATAAACTTTTGCCAGCACCGGTGGGGAGTAACGCTAATGCATTCTTACCAGAGATAACATGTTCAATGATTTCTCTTTGTTTTGGACGGAATTGCGTGTATCCAAAGTTTTCTCTTAATGCATGTAACAATATATCATTATTCATCTAAATCACCTTGTTCAGCAATTCGTAATCCAACTAATACGTCATTATTGTAATAACCAAATAAATCAAACGTACCGTCGCCAACACCTGTTGGAACGAATGATTCTAATGGAGAATCATCGCATATTACACATCTCGAATCTGTATCTAAGAATCTATCGTAATCGAAGAAACCAAATGAACCGCAATCAACTCCAATATCATCAAATAATAAACGTTTTTCTAATGTTTCAATATCCAAATCGTCTTGGACTTTAATCATCACCAATTCATTAACGTATCCGCTTGTTGATTTTTCAGCATACACTTGATATATCCCATTATCGATTTCTGTTACAAATAGACAATGTACATCAAGCGTATAACATGGATCCGATGCAACAACTTTACCACTTTTAATTTCAATTTTATCTTTGCTCATATCAATACCTTATGTTCCTTGTTAATTCTTCAATTTGGGTATCTACCATCATTTGTTTATCGACATGTAATAGATAACCATTTTCATATTTCTCTATTCGACGTAAATCATAATTGCGTTTCATCAAGTATTCGTCTATAATCTCAACTCTATGTTTATCATTAGATGAGAATTCTATTATAGAACGATAAACGTCGAATGGAAATACATCACAAATATAAATTCTATCTTTCCATATCTTAATCTGTAAAATCATTTTCTGAATCCAAAAGAAAACCGACCATGTTAAGTCGGTTTAATAGTTCTAATGAATTTCAATATATTTCCGCCAGCAGATTTAAATGGGATTAATGATTGTTCTCTATCGTCTATCAATAAAGAATTGTTATTGGCGAACATGGATTTATTTTTCGCCTTCTTAACCCAATTCATTTTAATCTTGTATGGTATATATTTATCAACCCATTGTTGTTTATGTAATGCATTTTCTCCAGTGTCATTATCACCAACTGAAGTGAGAATTTCAACATCATATCCTTCATCAACGTATTTCTTAAGAAGTTCTATTCCTTCTTCAATAACTGGTAAAGATAAGAAGAATCCATTTTTAAAGAATTCTTTTTTATTTTCGTCCAATTCATCTTTGTTGAAGATGTCTGCGTCAGGAAACATCTTATTATATCCAGATTCAAAATCAGCCAGAACCCCGTCCAAATCAAAATACACTTTCATTTAATATCCTCCAATAAAATAACATTATAATACAGATGAAGATATTTTAAAAGAATTTAATTGATACATTATTCATTCTTAACCATCTCCAACATCTTCATATACAATTCACGTTGTTCCTCTGACGGAGTATAAGATTCTAACATACTTAGTAGACCAGTCGATTTAACTTTTTTCTTTCTTAGTTTCTTTGGAATAGAACCAAACATCTCACTCAATGTAACATATTGTTTATCTTCGATTTCATCTTTCATGATAATATCACAACAATATATCTTCTTATCTAAAATATCACAAACTGTCGTTCTCCAATTCAATGTATGTTCTGGTATCAATTCAACGCATTTCTTTTCGAACTCCATACATTGTTTCTTTGTATAGAAATTACATGTAAATCCATTCGATGTCCTACTATATGAAGTCAATACGTGATTTGATTCGAATCTTATATTAAACAAATCAAATAATGATTTTTCATATAATGGATCTTTTGTATTTGATACTCTATCAAACGAAACGATGTCTTTATAATTCCCATTGGTTACAAATAATGCATAAGTGTTAAAACTACTAGAAACGTCTAATGAGTATCCGACACTAAATGTATCAAGTATTTTTAAGATATCTGGGACATATTTAATGTAATTGTGTCTATCAAAGTAGAATCTATACCATCTAGAATTAGGATAGATGTCAAGACAGAATCCATCTGTCAATCCGAGATATCTGTATGATTGTTTCATTTTTAATGAATTTAGATAATCCAACACTGATGATAGAGAATCGTGTAATGGTTTATCCTCTATCGGTGGATAGTGTTTCAATTGTTGATATAACTTCTCATTAGAATCATCTATCATAACCCTATCCAATTAGATACATATCTAATTACATTATACGCAATTCCAGCATATAATGTGAACAGAATTAAATGTTTAACTAAATCATCTTCTTTCATATTAGTAACCTATCCAACCGTTCAATAATTTAATTGGTATCTCTCTGAAACCCATCAATCCGTTATCGTATCCTTGTTCAATACGTAGAGGATCTGATGAGATTGATTTAAGATATTTCTCAAGATTTTCAATAACTTGTTCCTTAGAATCATCTGTCCTAAACTTACCAATAGAACAATCTTTTGTATCACTATCATAATAAAACATGATAAGATGCGTCATTCCTCTTAGATGATTAACATAAGATTCATTGTCATTAGAAAATTCTTCAAAGAAATCCCAATAATCATATTCAAAATCATATTCAGCTAGAATAATACAATCATCTTCAAACATACGCAAATTTGTATGAAATGGTGTATCTACAGATCCATCAATCAATTTGTCGATGTAATCGTATTTTGATACTCCATTGGAAAGTATCTTGTTTGGATTAGAGTATCTATCGACAGAATACCATTTAATTGGTTTTACATGATTGATAAATCCATTCAAATATGTACATGATATGTAATTCCAAAATGTATCGATTGGTAACGGATTATGGATGATATTCTTTGGATAATCAATAATATCATCAAAATATGTTGAGTAAAAATTAGGAATCATTTGTGTTCCTCTAAAAGGTTATGGTCGTTTTCTTAATGATTTTCTATAATCGGAAACATCGATAACAAATTCTGTAATCTTTAGATGTTCCATACCAACAACATTTGATTTAAACCAATATTCTGGATTACTTCTTCCATCATGATAATCATATGTTGGTTCTTCTTCAAACAACCAGATAGTCGGTTTATCTTTTTCATATGGATCTACGCATGCATATTTGAATTCTGTATCTACATTCAACCAAAGTTCTTCATCTGTAATATCGAAGTAATTCTTACCGATAAAATGTGATTCTAGATACCATTTACAGAATTCAATTATTTCATCATCTCCATACATTGATTCAAGGTGTTTCTTTGTATGTTCTAAATCTAACATGGTCTTACTCTCAATGTATCTCTAAATGATTTACCATTAACATGCACCGAATTAATGGTAGGATGAATCGTATCTGAACCAGCATTATCTTGCCACATCATACCATCTCCATAGAAATCTTTGAAAATGGGTTCTTCTACAAACAACCAGATAGATGTAACATTTTTAACATAACAATCAACAGCCGCATATTTAAATTCTGTATCTATATTCGACCAGAGTTCTTCATCTGAGATCTCAAAGTAATTCAATTTTAAATCACCATACACGTCTCTTTTACCAATATAATCTTTACAAAATTCAAATATCTCTTCATCTGTATATTGTTCCTTTTTCAACAAAGAATCAATTTCGCCATCTAATACCATAATATATACTCCAATTCAAATAAAACAACATTATAATTTAATACAGATACAATTAAAACCAATTTCTATTGTTTTGTACAGATAAACTCATTGAAATGTAAACAATTCCAATACTTCACAACCTTGAAACCATATGATTCCATCTCAAGGATAAACTCTTGTTCAGTTTTCAATTTAAGATGTTTCAACAATTTGTTATCCTTATCCAATACCTCTGAATCAGAAAAATACTTACGTTTCATGTTCCTCAATACAATTCTTGATACTCGGCAGATTCGACGTAAAACTTCTCAGCGATAAACAATACTCCATCATCAGATAATCTATCCTTAATCTGTTCAAGTATCAATGCTCGTTCATGTTTATCCAAGAATTGTAATGTAAAAATAGAAAGGATAATCTGAACCTTATTTCTAACTGTCTTTAGATAATCTTGTGCATTATCATGTATGAATTCAACATATTCATTTTCGACTGATTGTTCAAATACAGTGGGATCTATATTGACAAATTTATGTATCTTAATATCAGTGTGTTTCTGTATGGCATCTAATAACTTGCCAGTGGAACCACCGATATCGATGACTGTTAATGAATCTTCATTTATGTAGATACTCTCTTACAATATGGTATGCTAGATATGCCACAGGAAATGGTGAATGCATCCTTCCGACTCTCTCAAGTTGTTGTTAGTGTCCCTATAATTTATATCATAAAATTAGTTTGAGATATTGGTCAACATTTTTATCTGATTCATCAAATTCATATACAGGAAATGGTGGTACATCCATATCATTACCACCAACCACCTTTAAGAATACTGTATGATTAGGATGGTAACGCCAATATCTTCTTATATCTGAACCATGTAATTGATAAGCATACACGTCTCCATCGAAATCCAATAGACATTCGATAGCAGATGCTACTCCAGCAGATCTAGAGATACCCGCAGAGCAATGTACAGCAAATCGACATTCTCTGTTGTTTAAGATGAATCTTCTGATTTTCTTGGCGATTTCGTCTGATATGATTTTGTAATTATCATGGGATTTTGTAATATCCCAGAACTGGACTTCTAATGTATCATAATAATTTTGTTTAATTGAATCATCGATAAACTTGGATCCAGGTTCTGTAATGGAAATCAATACAGAATTATCTTTATCTTCTACTTCGATATCTTTGATTTCATTTATACCAACAATGGCAATTAATCTATCAGTGTAGATAGATGCATGGTTTGGATATATGTTCATTTTCTATTCCTAAAACTTTGTTTGATGTCAAACCCATGACCAACAATTTTATCTTTATCGGATATTTCAACTGGAGGAAGTGTGTCTGGATTGTCTACCATAACATTACAGATAAAATGTAATATGTTCTGGTATATTATATTTGGTGGATACAATTTACCAAATCCTAATTCTCCTAAATTTTCAACAGAATCGAACTGGAAATTCCTATCACAATCCTCATAAATTTCAAATATAGGATTATCGAACAATTTATGTAATCTGATTATAAATTCCTTTGGTTCGGATTTACCAATACATTCTTCAAACGACGGATCTCTATTATTCTTCCAACCATATTTCCTATTCTTCCAACCCATCTCGTCATAAATTTGTTTTGTAATCAGAGCAAATCCAGATTTTGGTATTCTAATGTCTCTGACGATTAAATGTAATCTACCACAAATTGAAATCCATTTAATCTCATAATTATACTCTGGACCAATTCCTCTTACAGAATTAACATATCGATTATGTTGGTAAATATCAGGAAACGAATATCTATTCTTATCGATAAGACATTCGACAGATTCGCTCCATTTCAATTTAGAACGATTGAAAATAATGGTTTTATCTACACCATAATTGTATGGAATATGGTCGTAGTAATCTTTATACTTAGAAATAATTAACATCGTATAAATTCCTCTCAAGTTTAAAACGTTTCTTCTTATAGATTTCTATCTCAACAATTTTCCCATCTAACAGATTATTAAATGCATCAAGATATCCTTGTCTAAATTTATCATGCAATGCATCCATATTTTGTATAAACAAATCTATAATTTGATAAATTGTCGGTTTATCTGGATACTCTTTTACAATATGTTTGATGCCATCAGAATCAATTCTATATAGTATCCATTTTGCGTTTGATGTGTAAATCATGCTATCTCCGCGAGTAATTTCAAATCAATTATATTTTAGTTTAAATAAATATAATTGATTTATTTCACAAATCCATTAACAGATACCTATGCTTTGTTAATGCAATAAAATAATAAACGTTGTAACAAGGAATTAACATGAATAAAAATTTAATCAACATCGCATCATTGAAATCTCTCAACTCTGTGAATACGGGGGGGTCTCACATCAAAGCCGCTTTACTTGGTGATTCTATTACAGCTAGAGTAATGGCTTCTGGCGTTTATAACACAGCAACGGCGGAATCAATTTGGAATTGGGCTAACTGGTACATTGGCGCACCATTTGAATATACTTGTAAATTAGGTATTTCTGGCGACATGACAAGAGCAATCATGACCAGAACATCGTTCATTCCTGATGACGTAAAAGTTGTAATGCTTATGACTGGTACTAATGATGTTATCAATATGTCGTCAGCAGCTAATCAAGCAACTATAGACAGCACATTTACATCGGTATCAACTCATATATCTAACGGAATCAATCGACTAATTGCTGCGGGTAAAATAGTTGTAATCGGAACTATTTTACCTAACAATGGAATATCAACGCCTACTGATTCAAAAATTCAATTATTAGACCGATTGAACACTTTTATAACATCTCTAGCAAGTAATTCTGTTTTTGTATTTGATTCATTTTCGGCAATTTGGGATTCGACTCAACCAACTATCCGCGTGGCAGTCACTAATATGATGAACGATGGGACACACCCATCAAATGAAGGAAGCAGACGCATTGGAAAATCTGCAATGGTAGCGATGAAATCTGCCGTAACACTCAGCTCAAAAAACATTGATATTTACAAAGATTTTACGCCATTTAGAATTATGTATTCTTCATTCAGAAGCGGAACGCTAGGACAAGCTGCATTAAAAACAAACGGTACAGGTAATCTTGCTGATGGATGGCGGTCAATTAACAATGCTGGAACACCTACTTGGACTTTTGACAATACTGAGAATTATGTAATACCACCCGATTTCGTGATTGCGAAGCAGCCTGTTGGTTCAGAAGAATTCTTCCAATCTGCTACAATTGTTTCATCTACCGATGGTGATATAGTTAGATTTATGATGAATGGAGCAACACCAACACCATTAACAACGTTTCCTGATTGTATTTACGGTGGTTCAAGATACTTCTTGGAATGTGATATAGTTGTCGTAAATCCCGTCAATATATTAGACGTTGGTGTTAGTCTTTTGGCTTCATTTACATCTGGCACTTCTCCAGTTGACACACCTTTTCTTGGAACAACGCAACTTAGCTGCGCTGTAGCTGGTGGTAATTTTACGTCAGCGGTTAGAGCTGCGTCAGAAGGATATTCAATCAGAGTAAGAACACCTATACTGAGAGTTCCTGAAAACGTAGCTAGTATTGCAGGGTTACAGTGTTATCTTGACGCGAAGCTCGGAGCAAATGCGTCTGGCACGGTTAAATTTGGTAGAGTTCGTATGTATCATCAAGCATTTTAATTAATATAGGAAAAAATAATGAATAAATCTTTGTTAAATGTTGTAATTTTAAAAGGTATGCAACAAAACCGAGACAACCCCCCACAAACTATCTAACAGTCTGACTCAGTTATTTTTGTCACAGCGACAAAACGACTCCTTAGTCGGAGGTACAATGAGTGATGCGTCAGCCGCTTATCCGTTGGTGGTTGACAATCCAACTCTATCGTCTAGTGCAAGTTCACCATCAACAGATAGCACTGACTCCGCAACCAAAATCACATACATAATGGGTGGCTCTGGTGTAACTACACCTACTCCATCGCAAATAGCGCACGCAGCACAGTGGGTTAAAGGTGGTAGCGAAGGGATAGGTGTAATAAATTATGGTACAAATTGGTGGAGATTTCCAAGCAGTATAACTGCTTACAATACTGCTGGGAATATAGGTATTGCAGCAAGTGGAAATGCGGCTGGGTGGGGTTTACAAACATTAGGAACAACACTTACATTTGATTTGTATGGCGACTGCTTCTATCTAAGATGTACTAACGGAACAGTATTTAATCTTTATGTAAATGGGGTAATAGTATCTAACGCAACACTTGGAACAGGTGTTGCGGCTAACGCATCTGCATCTGGTTATAGTGTATCGGGTGGAAATAATTACTTAAAAGTTAAATTTACATCTGTCGCAAATCGCAGAATCCATTTTCAGTGTCGAGATATATCGGACATATATACAAAAGTTACTCATACAATAACACCTGTGTTGAGTCGTATAAACTGGCTACATTTTGGAGATAGTTTTAGCGAAGGGTGTTGGGATTTCTAACTCATATTCAAACGGCTTAGTTAATTACCTAGTCAATGCTTTTGGAGGTATAGGTACTATAAATTTAGTGAATGTGGCGAAAGGTTCAACAGGGTATGTTGCTGGTAAAAATGTTGGAGAAGCACTGGCTAACGGGAGCATCCCCCGATTTGCGTTACAACTTGAAACTCATGCTAAATATCAGAAAGCTGACATAATCACAGTATTTGGTGGAGTCAATGATTCGACAAGTTCTTCCGAAGTAATGACATCAGCAGTTTCCGATTTTGTATCAAGGTTAAAAGCGTATTTTCCAAATTCTTTAATAGTATTTTTTGGGTCTAATTCAGCTCCTTATTTATTTACTAACTCGTATGATATAGTAATGGAAAATGCAATAGCCGCTGCTGTCGCCAACATTGAAAATATCCTTTTTATTCCAGTTCAAACTAGAAAAGTTGGTAGATTTTTGACTGGAACGGGTAAAACAACAGCTCCAACAGGAGATGGAAACTCTGATTTATACGTTAGCTCTGATGGTACTCACCCATCTAATGTTGGTCATAAACAAACGGGCTTGTTCTTAGCTAATGAACTATTCAATAATTTGCTAAATAAATTTTAAAATTCAACACTAAAGATTAGTAAATTAAACTTTCTGAATGATGTTTGAAAATCTCATTTATGTTTTTCATGTAATTTAACAAAATATAAATCTTCTAATACGATAAATAAAATTAAACATTTTATTGAATCGTAATAGGAATTGTCTGATATGTTAATTTTAACAACAAAAGGTGAAATTGAGGAATCATTATTGGAAAAAGAAGTAATCCAAAATGAAACATTAACTGAAATTTCAAAGATAACAATTTATCGATTAGAAGGGGAAGAAGTTAAACGTGATGTTGATTTGATTCTTAAATCAACAACATCTTCTACGGAAATTGGTAAATTTTAATACATGAAAAGACGCATTTAAACTTCGATTCTTATAAGAATCGATACAAAAATTACAACAAAGGAAATAAATATGCCCAACGCTCAGTCAATGTGTACTTCATTCAAACAAGATTTAATGAATGGATTACACGCATTCGGAACATCTGTTGTTCGAGGAACAACAACCCCAGATACATTTAAAGCAGCGTTGTATCTATCTACAGCATCATTAGGTGCCGCCACTACAGCTTATTCTGCCACTGGTGAAGTTTCTGGTACTGGATATACTGCTGGTGGGGTAAATGTCACATTCGGAACAGCTCCAGCAACATCAAATGGTACAGCATATGTAACTCCGTCAGCATCAATCGTTTTTAGTGGAGTGACATTATCAACAGCGTTTGATGCAGTATTGATTTACAATAACACAGCAACTGGTAAAAATGCTGTATCTGTCCATACATTTGGTAGTCAAATTGTAACAGCTGGTACATTTACATTAACCATGCCGACGAACAATGATACCACAGGATTAATTAGATTATCTTAATGATAATCTAAAAATTTAAATAACAATATATGTCTATTCTAAATTTTAATGTGGGTGGTCAACTTGACTAAACTATTTGAATATTATAAATGAAATTGATTTTATATACAATAATAGACAACCAACTTAGGATTAAATCATGAACATTACCTCAACAGTGAAATCGCAAAGTGTCCAAGCTGATGGTTCTATTCTTGTTACGGAAGAACATACTGATTCAAACGGTCGGACGTATCTGCAAACTTACTTGTCAACTGATGCGAGCTTGATTGAAGATGTGTGTCTTGAACGCGGTGTTCAAATTCAGATTGAATTACAAAGACGTGAACGGGTATTACAAGAAGCCACAAATTTTGAAATTCCTCTAACACCTGTTGAAGTAATGCGTCGATTATCACCAGCAGAATGGGTTGCGTTTCAAGCATCAACGGATGCAAACATTGTTTATTTTCGTGAAGTGTTTAATAAGACTACGCAGATTTATCGCAATGACCCGTTGACGCAAGCGGGTTTGCAAGCGTTAGTGATTGCTGGGATTTTAGCGAGCGAAAGAGTAGGTGAGGTGCTAGATGCCTGATATTTACGTCAGAAGTACAGACGGCTTAGATGCTGATAATGGTGGAACATGGGCGTTAGCCAAAGCAACGTTGGCAGGCGCAACAGCAATTGATGTCGCTGGTGATATGATTTATTTGAGCCAAGCGCACGCTGAATCATTATCAGTTTCTCAAACCTTTGCTTTTGCTGGAAGTTTTGGAAACCCTGTCAAAGTTGTTGCCGTGAATGATTCGAGCGGTGTACCTGCGACAGCCACCGTCACGACAACAGCCGCAAGTTCAATGTCGTTCTCGGGCGTTGCTTATATTGAAAATATCTCTTTTAATATCGGAACAGGTACAAATACAGCTAACTTCATTGTTACTGTTGACCAAACGCATTTAGTGTTTAAAAACTGTAGTCTTTTGCTCCAGACGACAAGTACGGGTTCTGCATTTACTATGGGTAATTCTTCGTTTGGACAAGAAAGCTCGATAGAATTTAAGAACTGCACATTTCGTTTTGGACAAGCTGCACAAAAAATCACACCTGGTAACACCACGTTACGGTTTGAAGGTGGGAACATTGCATCCGGTTCAGTAACGCCAACAGGATTTTTAAATCTAACAGGTGTTTCAGATATTGAATTCAAAGATTTTGATTTTTCAAATTTTGCATCAACATCTGTGCTAATCACTACAACTAATGCGTCATCGGGTGATGTTAAATTTATCAATTGTAAGATGCCCTCAAGCTGGTCGGCCAACATTTGCGGCGCGACACGACCTATAAACCCAAAATTCCGCGCAACGATGTGGAATTGCGGCGTGTATTTATACAAGTGTGAAATGTCAGGTGGGATGATTATTGCAGATAGTGGCGTTTATAAAAACGCAGGCGCAACAGAAGGTTCGGCAGGGTGTAGTTGGAAATTTATCACTAACGCCGATGCAAATGAAGCCGTGAATTATGTTAAAAGTGACATTATCACGATTCCAAATGAGACGGTTGGCGCACCTGTTACTGTAAATGTCGATGTGACTTGTGGTGTAACATTAAACGATTCGCACATTTGGTTAGACGCGGATTTCTTCGGCACAACGGATAAAGGTAGTTTTGGAACGAATAAACGAGCCTCACCTGTTGTTGCGACGACTAATCACCCAACATCAAGTGTGGTGTGGACAAATGGTTTAGATGTAAAACAAAAACTTCAACTCACTATCACACCTGCCAAAGCGGGTAACATTTACGTCAGAGTTTGTGTTGGTGACCCAAGCGAAACAATCCATGTTGACTATGCGGCTTATTTAACATGAGTTACTTAAATCCCTTTTCAGGCTTCGCAGTCGGATCGAAATACTTATCTGCATCTGGTGGGTCGTTGGTTGAGATTCCTGTCGTTAGTGGATATACAGTTGATTTGGTTGGAGGAAATCTTACTAATAGTGTTGGATCTTTACAATTATCAAACGATAAAATAATTAATCCCAACTTAATTACCAGCGATACAAATAATTTACAATGTTCTGTATCTATTTCTATAACTGGATTATCTTTATCAAATAATAATGGATCTGTTGGATTAAATTCGACATTAAATGTATCTTCTGTATATTCAACGAGTAATATAGGAAGTTTGACTGTTACAATTGATGAATCTGCGTCATTAACGTTAATTGGAACATCGACAACATCAACTATCGGTAATGTTTCAAAATCGATAAATGTTTCTATAGGTGGTTCATCTTCATCTGTTTCTATCGGTAATGTTTCTAACGGAAGAAACAAACAAATAACAACGGTAAATTCTATTTCCAGTAATGGTATAATCACAACATCTAGAAATAATGTATTAAATTCTTTATCGATAAATTCAAACATTAATTCAATCAATAAACAATTACAGATTATCCAACAATCAGTATCATCTCAAACCAATATAAACAATTTTGTTGTAAATAGAAATGTATTGGTTAATGGTATTAATTTACAATCTGGTTTAAATTCCGTGCAAATAGGAGCAGTATCTGATATAACATCTCCTGTCTCAGGTGTATTCGGAATCTTAAATTTAGGAACATTTGTATCATCAAGTTCTTCTGTTGTACAAATGTTGAATAATTTGTCATCAACAAATTTAAATTCTTTAGGTATAATCACTTCTAGAAACATCAATACCAATAATTCAAATATAATTTCTGGTAATCTAGAAAAGACGGTCGGTAAAGGTGTAAATGGTTTGTCTATTAGTTCTAATGTAAATGGAGTATCTTTATATGTAGGTAGACAAATTACACAAAATTCATTAACATCTATCATTAATGGATTGAATGTCACTTCGTCTTTTGGAATATCTTCAAATTTAATTGTTAATAATTTGTCAAATTTTGGTAAAAATATATCAAAACCATTACAACAAAATATAACTGTTAACGGATACGTATATAATGTTGAACCGTTGAATGCTAAGATACAAGAATTGACTGGGGTTTCTGGGGCATTATCGCAAGGTTATTTGAATCAAGATAGAACATTATCTATTGGATCTAATTCAATTATCAACGAATTGGGAATTATTGACGCGAATTTGGTGTTTGGATTATCGTCAGAAAATCTAATTTCTACGATAAATGATTTGGAAGGATTGTTTATTGGCGTTACGGTGCGTTCTAATATAATAAATTCTAGGATTTCTGGATTTTATAATTCTAAACAATTTTTGAAAATTTTATCGATGATGATTTATTTCAACTCGGTTGAAGATAATAAATTGAATTTCAACAATATAATAACTAAAAGAGGAACATTTTAATGGCAAATTTTGTTGAAGGAGATACAGAATCTGCGTTGCGGGTTATCTGTATGGATAATGCAAATTCTTCTGTGATAGATCTTAATGGGACTTCTGTTAAGTTGCGTTGGAAGAATAAGATGGGTGTTGTTAAATTGAAAGATATGAATATTATAGATCCAGTAAAGGGTATTGCTCAATACCAATTTGATGTAGATGAATTGGAACCGCCTGAAATGGTTTTTGATGTAATCATAACAAATAATGTATCTAACAAAGTTATCACATGCGAAAGTTTAGTCAAAGTTCTAGTGAGACATCATATCTGAATCCAATAAAAATCCCATAAGATTTAATGTCTTATGGGATTTCTTATGTTTGTCAATAAATTTATTGAGACAACCAACTTCTTAATAGAACATAAACACCTTCTGGATACCAACCTCTATCTTTTATTCCAGAATATAAAATTACAGATTGTTTGTCAAATTTAACCAATAATGTTTTATCATCAATTATTTCATACGAAGATTTATCATTATGTGAATCTAATAAAGATATAATTCTTGCTGGGAATCCGATGTACGGAAATTGTTCATCTAATGTAATTTCTATGGATTTGAAATCCTCGTTTTTAGTGGATTCATATCCAAATTTATATTCAGCAACTTCTTTTAATGTTTTCATATAACCTTCTTTGTTTTAGTTAAGAGTGAATTCCTCAACTTCAGAATCTATTATAAAGGTTATCTTTTACATCGAAAGAATTATTTTAAAGATTGTAATAATTTTGGATACTCGATAGTCCAATCTCCTAAGAATACATGTTGAGCCTGTTTTAATGTAATCTTACCAGAACATAACAATCGATGTACCGCTGTCTCAATTTTGTCTTTCTCTTTGGCTGAGTATTTGTCACCAACCCAAGGTTCAGGCCATAGATTATGTGGATCTGTAGGATTACCTGCTACACTTAATGGAACTCGATGGTCTTCTTCATAATGTTTTGTATCTACTTCAGAATATCCGTATTCAATAATCTGTTGTTTCTTTAATTTGTTGGTGTAACTTGAAGAAGGTCTAATCTTGGAGGAATATCCAGGAACGCAAACAGTTTCATCTATGTTATCCTGAGATATACTTGGATTAATTGTTCCAGGAGTTAAAACAGGATTTGGTTTGCCGTTAGAAGCAACATCAGCGGATAAAATTAGTAAGAATAACATAATTATAGTTTTCATATTTTAACATGTAATTGATGGACTCTACATTGAATTTGTCTATTCAAGTATTCGTCCGATTCTAACACTCGTCTATCCATCTGCTCCCTTGCTTCCAGATATCCTAGACTACCAAGATTACCACATAAATGTAATATCTCTCTAATGTAATTATCCTCACCTAATTGTTCAACTTCTGCTTTCAGATCGTCTGAACTTGAGAAGTATGTCTTCCAATCAGATTCCGTTTTCTTCTTCACTCGTTTCTTCTTTTTAGTTCCATTTTTCAATGTAACCGTCTTCATAGATGACGTAAATGAATAGAATTGTTTCTTTCCAATATACTTTCTATTGTCCACCTTATTGGTGATAAGATATACAAATCCTATCTTACCCTCTGGGATCTCATCCAACTCAATTCCTTGATATAACCACATATTTGTATTCTCCAATGTATAATAGTAATACATATGAAGAATTTTAGATGGATTATTTATGAGCAATCAAAATAAATCTTCTACATTTAGAATTTGGTAACCATATTTTATCATCTGTTAAATTTTTAGTGTTATAATTGATTATCTCACCAGAATCATCCTTAATGAAATCTCTGGTCAAGTTATCGTATACAAATACGTTTAAAGATGGTAATATAGAAAGTTTCTTCCATAATTGTTTACCACCATCATATTGTACACTATCCGAAACAATAACATACCCATCGTCAACCAACGCTTGATATACAGCAGACGCTAATCCCATCCCCTCTAAATTCGGAACAGTTGCCACGGTTGATATTTGTAATTGTTTTTATGTTTCAATTCTTTTGGTAATTTTTCAATCAATGGATGTTTAAAATTAACCAAACATGCAACATAATAAATCTTAGCTCCATCTTCTTTACGAATAGATGGAATATACACCCAGCCATTCCTTTTGTTTTCGTCAATAAAATTACATATGCATCCATTGTTCCTTTCTTTTCAACATGTTTGATTATATCAAATTTACGTTGTACGGTGGAATCCGAAATATATCTACCAGCATCTCCTTCTGCTGAAATATCAATCATGGAGATTGGTCTTTTGTTTCTGGTCTATGTTCAGGCATTTCTGTTATCATTTTTCTAATTTCTTCGAATGTGTTTGTTTTAATTTTCATTATTTTCTCATTTTTAACATTTATTATATTACAAACAAAAGAAAACCGATAGAGCATTCAACTCTATCGGTTTGTTTATTTTACAACTTACTCTTCATCTTCGTCAACTTCATCAAGCAAAGGTGTACCACAAATTGGACAACTTCTAATGTCGTTCTCAGAAAAATCCTTTGATTTAATTGTAATAGATCCTTGCGCATCGCAATGGTCGCAAGCAAAATTCTTTTTAACAGATGCCATCTTAATTCCTTTTAGGTTTATGTGTATTCATTTAATTGTATTTAATATAAGATTCTATTGACAGGATTCACATGTAACTGGAGTAGAACTCGAATCATGCGCAGAACTGTAAATGTAATATAATCCTAGAATGTTTTCATCATTAAATGCCTTCTGATGCACAGAAGAAATATACTTTGGATCGGCATTTGCGCTAAAGAACAAATTCACAGATTGCCATTGGTCAATGTATTTTGCTCTATTAGACGCGTATCTAATCAATATATTTTGGTCGATCTCGAATGCGGTCTTAAATACTTTCTTCTCATGGTCATCTAACCAATCAACTTGTTGGACAGAACCAAAATTATCAACAATTGATTGTAACGTAGCATCATTATATACATTACGCGATTTCATCAATTTCAATAAAGTAGGATTTACTCGATTAACTTCACCAGCAGCAGTCTGTTGGACATAAGTGTTAGAAGGATATGGATTGATACCTTCAGAAACTCCACCTTGGATAAGAGCTGAACTTTTTGTTGGAGCAACGGCGATTAGATGTGTATTACGTTTTCCTGTTCCTTTACACCAAACTGGTTCACCTAACAATTCGGCTAGATATTCAGATGCTCTATTTGCTTCTTTATGGATATGTTCAGCAATTTCCATATTCAGATAATGTGCATCTAATGATTCAAATGGAATATTATTTTCTTGGAATAATGTATGTAAGCCACATTGACCCATCCCTATGGCTCTACCTCTTTCAGTGAATCTTACGACTTGTTCTAACCCTTTAATATCTTTTGCATTTTGGATGAAATCTTCAGCAACGCAATCTAAGAAAATCGTGGCCCAATAAACCGCATCTGTATTTTTCCAATCATGATACCAAGAAACATTCATAGATGATAATACGCAAGAAAATGTGATTTTTTCATTATCTGTTGGATCTACACCAGAAGCCAAAACCACCTCATTACACAATTGACTGGCTTTAACTGTTAATCCAAGTTTCTTATAACATTCAGGAACTCTTCTATTAGCTTTATCAGGAAAGAAGAAATATCCAGAACCATTGACCATTTTTGTTTTCATGGTTCTTTTCCAACGTCGATTAATTTCTTGTTCTCCTCTATTCAAATTACCAACATCTTTATCATATAAGTTCCAACCAACATTAGAACCATCTGGATTCGCCGAAATATGGTCTAACAATTCATCAAAATCTCCATGAGCCATAGGAAGATAACCAGCCCATGAACCTCGACGACTTGTACCTTGCGTGACTTTATTGGTCATGTTAACGAAATCTTCGAATACCGGAACCACCCCTGATGCCAATCCTCCAGCAGCGATAGGAGTTCCTCTTGGTCTAATGTCGCCAAGATATGATGATGTACCAAATCCATATTTTGTCAATAATGCAGATTCTCTTAATGAAGAATAGAAACCATCAATAGAATCATCGATTACAGAACCCGCGCATGAAACAACTAAACCCTTATTTGTACCCATGTTTGACATAACTGGAGTAGAAGGAGATAACCAACCTTTCCATAATATTTCAAAGAATTTATCATTTGCTAATTGTCTAATTGATTCCGGCAAATGAGAAGCAGCTGTTCTAGCGATACGTCCAAATTGTCCTTTTACAGATGTTTCTGTATCGTGTTCATACTTCTCCTCCCATAATTGTAATCCAGGAGTAATAAACCATTCAGGAAGATATCCTTTTGTTTGTAATTCTTTACGTTTAACAGATAGATCGTTATATAAATTTTCGCTCATTATGCATTCCCTTCAAGTGTCCATAAAAAATCATCCTCAGACCAAGCTCTATTGTACTCGTTCCCAATCCCCGCGAAAAAATCGTTGAATGAATATTTTTTCAAACCGTCATAGAAATAATCTGCAATTAAGTTTTCTTGTATCTCAAATACACCTTCATAACCTAATTGAATCAAACATTCATTTAATCTGGATTTAACAAAAATCTTTAATGATTCTTTAGAAATACCAGTCATATTCCCTTTTTCAAAAATCATGTCAACAATTCTAGATTCATGTTCATAAATTACATGAGCCAATTCGATGACGGATTCCTTAACAGAAGCTTCTTTTTCGGCGTTCAATTTCATCTGACGTTTTAATGTCTTGAATGACCAACTACCAGCCAATGAATGTAAACCTTCATCTCTAATTGAGAAGTTGATACCTCTTACAATGTTATTGAGTTTGTTCTTACCATTTGATTGGAAATGTTTAAGGAATGCAAAAGAACTATACAGGACGGCACCTTCTACCATACTGAATCCTGCTAATGCCAACAATTCATGTTTGTTTGAGATAACATCCTCGATGAATTCCATTCTACTTTTCAATGTTGGATCATTTACATAATCCAAATAGAATTCATCTGTGTTAAGATGAAGTAATTCATTGATTTTATTATAGAATGGTCGATGGATTGCCAATTCAAACATACCAAATGTAGCACCCATGGCAGCTAATTCAGGACGTTTGAAAATCTTCATGAATTTACCTGTCCAGAAATTCTGACCTGCATGTAATTCATATAATGTGAACAGACGTAATGTTGTGATTACACCATGTTTTTCAGATTCAGTGAAACCAGTGAGAATATCATGAACGTCTTTTTCAACTTTAACTTCATCTGGTAGCCAGAAGATCTTTAGTTGTTCATTAGTGAATTCTTCTGCTTCAGGATAATGGATAACCATTGATTCCGTTTTTTCCTTGATATGAGGAACGCTCATATTAAATTCCTTATTTGATTTCTTTCAATAGATAAATGCCATTTGATGTACAAGTCATATATTCATTCATAATATAATTTTCACAATCAAACACTTGTTCTAACGATGGAACAAGTTTGCATATTTCTTGAAAAGAGGGTTTATGTTTAAATTTAGTGATGACTTTGGTTTTGAAATCATTACCAGATTCGTTATAGATTTGATGTAATTCGTATGTCATGTAATAATTTAGTTGAATAAATTAGGAGCAACTTCTTTCAATTGACGTTCAATTTCTTGAGCAACTAATCTAATTTCATATTGAGCTTCTTTGGTATTTCTTAATTTGATAAAATCTAACCATGCTTGGAAATTACCGACAACATTTAATGATGTTGGAGAGAAGTTTGGTAACACCATTCTAGCGTCTTCTTTCTTGGCACCCAATGATAATAATTTATCATATTGTGTATAAGAATGTTCTAATGCTTCTTTTAATACAATAGATACTTCTTCTGATGTTTCAAAAAATGGTGGAACTTCTAATTCTAGCAATTCAGATACATCAGATTTTGTGTATCGTTGACTCTTCTGTAGGAAGTCAAGATGTTTAGAACGAACCATCTGATGTGAACACACTCTTGAGATATCCGAGATTCTAAATACAGCATGAGCGAATCGTAATACAGCTAGATGACCTTTTGATGAACAATGACTTGCTCTTTTAATGTTTTTTTCCGTATCAGAAATATCTGCGCCATAACATTCTCCAGCAACAATACCCAAGAATTCTTCGGCGTTTGGTGTCACAAATAATAATTCAACTTTCATATTTTCCTATTGTATCTGTTTAATTTTTGATTTTTCAATAAATCCATGGAAACCGACTTCAATCAGTTTATCTGTTTCTTTACCTGTACATATACATGTTGAATTTTTATAACTTATTGAATGTCCTTTTAAAGATTCATTAAATTTAATTGTTAACATATAATGTTTTGGTACATATATCGTTGCTCTTTTTTTATTGTATGGGAATGCACAAACATAATTTAATAACCATGTAGACCAACATGAAACCTTAATTTCATATAATCTATTGAATCCTTGTTTAATGTATTTTCCTGTACATTCATACATACCATTTAAATCTTTACGTTGGGAATGTTTAGTGACACTACAACAAATTCCATATTTTCCTTGCATCTTTTCATCATTATATATCGGAATTAATTCATCATTCCATACAAATAACAAATTATGACGGATTTGATGTTTTTTGAATATCTTATAAACTCTAATTGATTTATTCGTTTTTTCTGTTTCAACAAAATGATTACGCATTTTATCGACACCATACAAATATGAATTTATTTTTTCCATGATGAAATTTTGTCTGAAATTGAATCCGAAATAGGATCATTTGGGTATTTTAATTTGTGTAATTCTTTAATCTCAGAATCAACATTATACTGTTCTCGTTTCCTTTTGATGAAACGAGAATCATTTGGTAATTCTTCAGATTGTAATGAATCTTCAACATATTCAGATAAGTCGTTATCCTGTCGCCTACCCATTAACATTTCCTCCATGTTATAAATTTCATTAGAGCTTCTGCTCCTACAAACGTATTATTATCTATAATACGTTTAACATCCACTCCTGCCATAATCATCTCATTGATGTCCTTCTGTTGTATCTTATTGTCCCATATACATACATGAAATTTATGTTTAATACTGTTTTCCATTAATTTCATTATTTCAATTGATCTTGGTTCATTATCATAAACCAATACAACATCTTCTTTATGTTCCTTTAAGAACGCATTACTGTTGAACGCGGATCCAGATACGGCAATACAATTATCTAGGAACAATGAATCAATAGGACCTTCCACAACATATATCTTTTTGGATAGATCCACCCGTTCTAAACCATATACAGGGTAATCCGTTTCCATCAATTTGATATTAGAATATCTCATGAAATTGTTATCGATTGCTCTACCTGTTAATTGGAAGATATAACCTTGTTGGTTGAAATATGGAATGACAACTCTAGGTGAATCTAATTCAGAATCAAATTTCTCTGGTAAAATTGAATTTATCAATTTCTTATATTGTGTGGTGTAATACAACAGACTCCATTTATCTTTTGGAATCTGTCGCCTTGTTAGGAACTCAACTGCTTCTTTAGATTCAACAACTGGTGTTAATTGAGATAGAATCTTCGAATTGTAGATTGAAGATTCAGAAAACTTTTGAGTTGATTCTGGAATCACAATTGTCTTATTGGATCTATGTTTATTAACACCTTGTTTGTATCGTTCCACAATATAATCAGAATACAATAGATGATTGACTTCTTTCAACAGATTACCAAATGTGGTGGAGTAACTACAATTGAAACAACGATAGAACATATCATTTTTAACAGTATAGATGAATCCTCTCGCCTTCTTTGTGTTCTTTTTTGAATCACCACAGATAGGACAACTCATCTTCCATGTTTCCTCATTTATCTTTCGGAAGTTGCGCATGGAAGATGAGAACAGATGGATGTATTTCTTATCTATATACAACGACATGAATCACCATTTCTTAGGTTTCTTATTTTTACTATATTGTTTTGGTGGATTAGTTTGTTTACCATCTTTGGTAATTCTAAAATCATCACATTACTGTCAAAGTGTGTCGCGTCTCCTCTAAGAGAATAATAAACATTGGCAGACGTAGTTTTATTCATAAATTTATTCCTTCAATTAAAATGGTCAATATAAGAATGATACCAATATAAAATGTTTTCATAATATCTTGGACAGACAATGATTTATTGAATAATGCATCCATACAAAAGAACACTCCAATTAATTGAAAATAGATTAGTGTCATGATGTTTGTTGTTCTACTATAGGATTACATGGTGCATTGATTGAATAGATTTGTTCGATAAATGCTTGGAAGTTTGATTCATTTAATTCATTTGGTCTGATACCTTTATAAAAAACGACAATTCCTTCTGGATTTCTCACTTCAACCTTATCAGAGAAGATGTCGAAATATGTAACTCCATTTAAAAGTAATACTCTGATTACATTATTGTTAAATTCAATTTTGATTGCTTGCATATTTTCTCCAGTTAAAAATATAATTTATTATAATCGTTTTTACTATCTTATAAAAGATGTTATTTTATCCATCTTATTTGTCGTTTAATGCTCGTTTATAATATATCCTGTAGAGTTGATTGACATATATTATAAACGAGCATTATAATCCATTTAAACATTATTATATTGTAAATTTAAGGTAAAAGAAATCCCATCATTTTATTGATGGGATTATTCTTAAGGTTTTGTTGAAAATACATTCATGTGTTCTAGGTAGTACCCGACAGCACCTGCTATACCAACAACAAACCATTTCCATTGTTCGATAGTGGAAATGCGTTTTTCCAGATCGTCAAATTTATCTTTATGTTCATCGGAAATTTTTGTTTCTAAATCTGTTACATTTTTTGTTATTTTTTTATCACTCTCATCTACTTTAGATGTGACGTTTTTAACTTCTTGTACAAGAGATTTATGTTGTTCTTCGAAATTATTGATTTTTTCTTCATGGACTGCAACCATTTTATTCATTGTAATGGTGTTTTCTGCAATCTTTTCTACAACTCTTTCTAATTTATCTATTGATTTTTGTTGGTTTGCCAATTCTACATCTTTGGATCTATCAGCAACCCTTCTATTAACAATCTGCTCTTCCATTTGCGTTTTCCAATAATGGTAAAAATTCAATTACATGTAATTCTTCATCCAGTAATCGTTTATTTGACGTAACAAGATTTATGAATTGTTCTGATATTAAATTTTCGTCATTTTCATTTTCGTATGATTCTTTAATCAAAAACATTGCTGCAGCCAAATTCTTGATTCTATTATCTCCACCTGGTATCAAATTCATCATGCGTTTGAGATTAAATACCAATCGTTTGAGATAATTAACGGAATCTTTCTCGTCTGATGTTTGTAATGTGTTGTATTTTCTTAACACTTTACCTTCATCATCTATGATACCTAATTTATAAGCATCCGTCTGATTGAATGGTGTGGTCAATAATGTTAATATACGCAACGCAATAAGATTATCGATAATTTTCATTACATTTCCTTTAGTAATTCTAAGGTTTTAATATCATATTCCATTGTCTCATCTGTATCATAATTCAAAAACATTATAATAGATGTTATTATAGGCCAGTATTTTTCATCAAATCTATAATATAGGAATTCTGTATTATTATTCCCAAAAACATTATAAAGAATAATTATATGATTGACAATTAATTTAATACATGATAATTCATTATTTGTGTATCTGACAAATAATTTCTTCAACAAATTAAATCTAGCGAAATCGTGTCTAAATTCAAAAATGTTATTACATTGAAGATTGTTATACGCATGTTTAGCTTTATCGAAGAAATTATCGTCATCAATCATATTACACCACAGTCAATGCTGCTGTCGACAAGGTAGGTGTAGCATTTGTTGCTGTGATGTTACATGTATACAATTTACCATTCAATCCAGACACATTAGAGATGGTCAATGTTGCAGTTGTTGCTCCAGTGTAAACTCCAGTATTTGTCAAATTGACACCATCAACTTTCCATTGATAACTCAATGCACCACCGCCAGCTGAAATTGAAGCTGTTGTTGTAAATGTTGTCCCAGCAGGAGCCGTAACAGATTTACTGGTTGGTTGAGTCGAAATTGAAATTTTATATGGATCTTTTAATCTCAATTCCCCAAATTTAGTGGTGACAGTAAATGCATTGGCTGCGGTAATCACACAACGATATTTCTTACCAATTAATCCAGTGGTATTTGAAATAGACAATGTATTGGTCGTTGAACCTGTATAAACTCCAGTATCAGCAACATTAATAAATGTTCTATTGGTAGAAGAAACTTGCCATTGATAACTCAAAGTACCACCACCAACCGAAATTGAAGCTGTTGTGGATACAGTTGCTGCAGTTCCTTCGAAGATAACACTAGATGCAGGATCTGTGGCAGAAATTACATAAGATTGAGTTGCGGTTAAATTGGCATCAACAGTTCTAGTTGTTCCAACAGAATACGTTGCGTTTGAAGCTGCATTTAACAATTCAACTTTGTGTCTAGTTGCACCAGATGAATCTTTATACGTAAAGTATTTGTACCAACCTGAACATTTGATACCTTTCAATTTTGTATCAGGATCGTCTGCTTCAGCCTGCGATACAAAAATTACGTTTCTTCTATCGTCTTCTGATAAAAATGAAGGTAATGATGCTTCATTATCTGTCCATTTCCATATACTCATTTTGTTCTTTCCTTTATATAATAATAGTATGAAATTATTTATTATGTGAAAGAACAAACAATATATGTTATCGACGAGCCAATCTAGTGGATTCAATCTTCTTGATTTTTGGTAATAATTTATTTGCCAATTTTGTGATGGTTGCTCGTTTTTTCTGAACCATCTTTTCTAAACGTTCTTTTTCAGGTAATGATAATGCACTTAGAGGTTTCTTTGCCATCTTCATTTTAAAGGCCAATACAGCGGCTTTACGAGCTCTAGATGCGATTTTAGCTGGCGATGATTTTGTATGTAACGCAATTTTCATCTTAGCCATTCGTTTTGATTGTGATTGATGAAATTTAACAGCCATTTTCATACGAGCTCTTCTACTTAACATTTCATCGATACGTTCGACAGATTCATTAGTCTGGAAATATGGATCTACAATACCTGGATTAATATATCCGACATGATTACCTTCATCGTCTACAATATGAAATTCTTCATCATCATAAACATCCAAATCGATTAAATCATCTAATTCACCGATACCATTAAAAATATCATCAACTACATCATCATTGGTTCCAATTAGATTTCCATAGATATCGTCAGTCGTTGTATCATCTTCCAAATCGTAATCTGGGATCCCATCTTTGTTGACATCGCCGTCTACTTTACCATCTCTATTAACGTCTCCGTCGATATGTCCGTCTTTATTTTTATCCTGATGTAAATCATTTACATTATCGTCGTTGAAATCCGTGGCAGATCTTCTTGGCGTGTTGTATAATGTATCCATTGAGCTAGATGCTTCATCTACTCGTTTTCTAAATTCTTTAAATGTTTGCATTGGTGTTACCGATTCTGAAACTGTTGAAATAATGACATTAGATGCAGTCTTCTTTAATGCATCTGGTATGTTCTTGTCGTCCTTTAATCTTACCATAATCTTCTTCTTGAAATCTTTATCCTTTGGGTCCAAGTCGAATGTGTCGGCAAGCATTTTTAATAAATGTTCGTCTTTCATATGATTCCTTATTCAATATGTTATTATTTATTGATTAAACAATCCCATATTTCATTTGCTTCATCAAACGAACATTCATGAGGTAGATATGAATAAAACGAATTCTTATCATTATTTCTAACAAATTCTCTCATCTTGGAACTAGAATATGATGACGGTCCTATTCCAAATCGTTCGCCTCTTGATACAATTTCAACAGATTTAAATTCAAAATAATCTCTTGTTGATAACATCAAATTTACTCTATTAGAATATTCTTGGTGTCTATCTTCTCCACATACAATGATAACTCGTTCATATAAATTCTCATTGACATAATGTAACAGATTCATGGGTTGTTTGACTTTATTATCATAATCTATCTTTACCAATCCATCAGACCATTTATTCATCAATCTCGATTTCAAATCATACGGTAAAGGATTCTTCTTATCTTCCGAATGCGATAAGAACATAACAGAATCCGCATTATTTTGTTTTGCCAATTCTTTAATCTTACCAATCAACAAGAAATGACCTTTATGGGGAGGATTACATCTACCAAATGAACAGACTAATGTTTTCATTGTTTCATCAATTCCTTAAATTCTGAAGTAGTTATCTTATATGATTTACCATCGACATCAAAGATAATTCCTTCAAATAATTCGCCTAATCTATCAGTGTTATTTGCGTTAGAGATTAAGAAGTCTGAAAATAAATCTTTACGTTCTTGTAATACATGTTTAATTGATTCTTTTTGTTCCTTGTCAGATTTCTTCCTGGATACAATGATTCGTTCAAGATTTGGTATGTCTAACGCTTCAAATACCCATGATAATTCTTTTACAATGTTAACATCTTTGAATGATATTGTTGGATTCCATGTAACATATTGGTCACCATATTCAAACCCTCTAAAACATGTTTCAATAATCTCGGGTGATTTATCCGACACAAATGCACCACCAGATTCATACACCGAATGCGGAAAGAATGTATATTCAGAACCAATTACTGATTTAGGGTAAGCAATATGCACAAATTTGATATAATCACCAATGACTTCACCCATATCAGTAACAAACACTTCCATTTTAATGGAATGATTATTTGGTAGTTTATCTAATGGAGATACAACGTCAGATATAAAGAAATCAGCCAATTTCTTATATTGTTCTGCTCGTTTGATTCTAATTGGGTCATTGATGTTACAATCTTGTATATAATCCAAGAATTCGGTTGGATGGTAGATTCTACCAGAATTACTTGTTTTAACATATTTGTATCCATATGCATCTTTACCAATAGTGAATCCAAATCCATCAATTTTTAACATGACAGGAATATCCTTTAGATTTCCGCCATTTTGTTTAATTGATTTTAATGCATTAATGAAATCAATATCTTTCATTTTGTGTACATGTGGTATAGATTTTCTACTCATTTTCATATCCTCTCAAATTATACAGTTCATATTATAATACTAAAATGTTACAATTTATTCAATAATCTTTTTAACGTATTTTCAGAATGCATTGCATTGGAAATTTTTATAGTAGATTCTTCATGTTCATATATTTTTTCAAGATGTTTGGTGGAAAATGTTAAAGAATTCAATCCTTCCAATTCCTCAATATATTTTCTAGATTCTTCATAAGATTCTCTTACAATTTTCTTATAATCTTTATTTAAGAAAGTGTCAACTTCTTTAACAAATTCTGACGATAAGAATACAGCTTGTATTGGTTCATTTTTATGAATTAAACCTTTACCAGATCTATCTGCTATACCAACATATCCCAATTCTCTAAGTAAAAGATTCCATCTTCTTATATAATCATACGTCATTTTCATATTAGGTAATTTTTCAGAGGAATCTTGTAAATTCGATTTGGATGGAGCATGATATGTCCCTCTGAAAAATTCATCAATGGATGGATCTGCTCCAAAATTAGAAACCCATTTTGTAATTTTTAAAAACATATATGGATTAGAAATATCAGATTGTCTAGTGTCATCATACACTTTTTTAATGATTTCTTCTAATGGAAATACACATAAATTGTACTTTCGTTCTAATGGTTTCAATTCTGTAATTATTTTATTGTATCCAATCGATTCATAATCAACCGATTTAAATTGGATACCAGATACATGGATTAATGAACCCTTTTTAATGTCGGATGTTATTTTACCGCCATATATTTTAATTAAATCAATCAATTCATTATATGCGTCATCTATATTAGAATTTGTTTTATTTTTATATACCTTTCTAAGATTCTTCATATCATTATTGAATTCTACATCAGTGTATGTTTTATACAAATCTTGTATAAATTTACCCTTACCATTCCATTTTATCAGTTTTACATATTCCATATCGCCAGCATATGGTAATACTCTAAATGATTTCTTATCATCTATACGATACGCCTTCCATATCTCTTTCAATGGATAACAATAGATTCCCAAAGGAGTTTCGTCGTAAGTTGCAGACGGTTTAATTCCTATTTTATTTGTCATCATAAATGAAATGAACGCATTATCATCATTTCTATAAGGATATAAAAATTCATACGCTGAAATTTTTGGATTCAAATCAGGATTCTTTCTAGCTTCATCTATTTTATTTTGTAATTCTTTAAAGGTTATCATTGTTGTATTTTTCCATATAGTAAAATAATTATTTAATGATTTGCATAATATTCAAGTATCATTTTACGATATTCTTCGGAGTATTCAACATTCAATTTCTCCAAGATAAACAAAAATCCAATAATCTTTTCATTATAATCACCAACATGATTATCTCTGACAATCATCTGAGAATTACAACTGAACATCCTACCAACATAATCATCAACTATTGATTTAGAATGTTCAGGAATGAATTGTTTAATCAAATCGATACATCCAACAAATGATTTCATTTCTTCTATACAACCGATTACAACGCCATCAAATAAGATATTGGACATTGTCTGTAGATCCGTATGAAATGTTGATTCATCGGAAGTCAATTCATCGAATACGTTTAACCCATCGATTACCAATCCTGTGTTAATATATCTCCAACGTAATCCACGTTGTACAGAAAATGCCAATTGACTCTTTTCAACAATCTTATGTTTCTTTGACTTACCAGTCAATAATACAATACGTTCTTTGGTTCTAGAAGCAGCGATAGATTGTAACAGATATTTGTGATGGAACCCTTTAATTCCTGATGTAATATCAGACCACGAACTGGAATGAGAGAACGAACTCCATTCAGTTGGGATTCCATCGTTATATTCAACCAATTCAAAATCAATCTGGACATTCAAATTAAAACCCCTTAGATGCCATAATGTTATGAATTGTCCAGCAGATGTTTTATATCCAATCATTTCCCATTTATAAAATTCATGATAACAGGATAATCTATCAAGAATAAATCTTATTGTATCCTTTTGATTTACGTCTACCATCAAATCAATATCACCAATAGAACTCTTATTGGATATAAATTCGCCAGTTGAAATTCCTTCTGTATTGAAAAAATGTATAGATGAACCAGAAAGGAAATGTTTGGAATTGAATAATGATTCATTCCATAAGAATTCTCCATAAAACGTATTATGCATTTGATTTAATCCAGATAGTAAATTGGTCAATTCAGATACCAATGATTCTCTATCTATTTCATGTAAATCAATTCTATCTGCTGATATACCATCAATAATTACATTGCCACCCATTAGATGAACCTCTTACGTTTATCGAACATAACTTGTTGATATTGGTCTAATATCTGTCTTGAATCTTCATTAAATTCTTCTCTGCATACCTTATCAATCATTGAGTAAATTTCAGTTAAATTGTCATCACAATGAAATCCTTGTTTGATTTCATTGCGTAAAATCGAATTGAATAACCATTTTTCTAATCTGTTCATTATAACACCATATGGAAGAAATGTTCATCGGACAATTTAAAACTCAATTCAACGTATTGTTGGCAAACTTCAATTTGTGAATCGATAATGTTTGGATTAGATTCGACGTATTTGGAGATGGATTTATAAACTGACATTGATGTTCTTTCGTCAGATTTTAATCCTTTAACCATTTTGATGAATGATTTGGAATTGATGTATTCTGATATTGACATAATGTTATCCTTGTTCATGACGTAAAGAACCTTTCTTAACTTTACCTGTTGTTGTTAATGTAACATTCCAGATAATTGGGAATACATTTTCTCCATCCAATGGATTGATATAGAACCAGACGTAAGAACCACTTTGTTCAATGATTCTAACTACATCAGAATCTGTTAATTCTGCTTCTTTTTTAATTTGTTGTAATAAATCAATGTCCATTTAAATCGACTCCATAACAGAATGGATTTTCTCCATTTCTTTTTCAACATATTTTTGAATCAATGAGATTTTAGAGTAATGTCCGAGAATACGAATTTTACAATTTTCAATGATTTGCTTGGTTTCTTTTTCGGTTGCTGGGTAATGGTATATGGAAAGGTCACCTTTCCATTCAATTTTAAGATCACCGCGTTCTTTGATTAACTCTTGAAGAGCTTCTACCAATTCACCGAACGAATCATAATCACTAACATTAAATCCACCAGTGTATTCAAATCCATTTTCTTCAATTTCAGCAATTTTTTCTTTTTCTTTTTCAATCATCACCTTTGTTTTGGTGATTTCTTTAACAGCTGATTCTAAAGAAACTGGTGTTTTAAATTCTTGTGTCATTTTAAACCTCTTTATTGTTAGATGAAATTTCTTAATTGAAATCTATTATAATGAATTTAATAATCATCGAAAGACTTTTCTTTACGCAATAAAAATCCCATTAGACTTTTACATCTAATGGGATTTTATAATCATGAAATTTTATAGAACACCGAGCTGAAATGATTTTGTTTCTTTGATGACAGACATAACATCTTTAATGATTCTGTCATATTGGTTTGTTCTAAACAATATAAGAAATGTAATAACACAAGACAACGTTTAATCATGTATTGATTTTCTGGTTGTTCCGTTTCCAACATCTGACAATCGATGAATATAAATCTATTGTGTTTAACATAATCGATAAAATGTGAATATCTTGAATCAACAACATCTAACGTCTTCCATACATTAGATTCAACATTTAATTGGTAATCGACATAATCTTTGAATTCAGGAATCTTAAAATCAGTCAATTTGTTAATCAGAGCCTTCGAACTACTACCATCCCAACTTGATTTATTGTAGTCGCCAGAACCTTGACAATATACATTCAAATCATTACTCTTACCTCTTGGAGCCAATCTAAACATGTAACTGTAATCTTTACCAAATTCCTTCATATTACAATACATGTCGATATATGATAAGGTATCATTAAATTTGAACATTTTTAATGGTTTATCGAAGTAGACATTATCAACATAATTGTAATCCACTTCAACTTTCTCGATCTTTGCAAATTCATTTAAAACAGATTCAGACACTAGATTTGATGGCGGAGCAACAACCTTCTTCAAGGAGAAACCGATTAATTGTCTTGTATCAAATAGATGTTTGATTGTATCGTTCAAATCATATACGTCCGCTCTACCAGTCTCAATTCTGTATAGAGTTTCTGAGATGGTATCAATTACATTTTGCTTGTTATGTTTATTGATTGCCCATACATCAGATGGATTCCAATTATCCTTAGAATCTGGTAGATACTTGGATTGAGTCATCAACGAAAGAATTTGTAATTTATTCTTATCAGAATCTCTATAGAATTCATAAGATTGAATATCAATTACTCTGCCGATGGCATTGTATGTTTCTTTGAATGATAAGAACCATGTATCGTCAAATTCAAATCCGATGTTTTTATTGATTTGAGTTTTGGTTGGATATTCAGGAAATGCATTTAGGATATAGACAATGGCTTCTTCGTGTTGATATGAACTTGGTTTATTATTTACCAATTCATTACCGTCTTCATCGATGATTCGTTTGAATCCTCCACCAGATTTATAGAATGTGAAATTTACATCACCAGTTCTAAATTTGATTGAATTCTTATCTTCGATGATATGTTCGACGCCAATATGGGAGATAGAATCATACATTCTTTTGATTGATTGAAAATCATCCACAATGGAAAAATGGATATTGTTTGTGATTTTGTTATCAATGATTTTAAGGTGTAATTTGGACGCATATGGTTGTAATACATTCAGTAATGTATTAACATGCGAATTGTTCAGAAATTGATTTCTAATTGCATCAAATCCATTTTTACCAACTCTATAATGAGTTGATTCCTGTAATGAAGTTTTATATTGGTTGAACGATAACATTTTATTCCCTTTTGGAAAAACAATATCCGTCGATAAAGATTTCCTCTTTGATTTATATGAAAAAAGCGAAAAACCTAATGGAATTTCGCTTATTTAATTTTGTACAAATATAATGGAGCAGATTACGCTAACAATCTGCTCCAGGTGACACACGATGTTTTGATTATTCGCAAAATCAAAATTTTATATAAGAACGATACATCTTATTTAATATCTCGTAAGATTAGACGTATATGAGATAGATCTTTATCGTAAGACCAGACTCGGTCATCAAATTCCCAATCATTATTTCCATGGCGTAATACAACGTCAGTTTCAATGATTTGATTTTCATTTAGATTGATGATATCATCACAAACATTTTCATTTTTACTTAATCTACACCAGAGTTTCCTTGCTCAAAGAATTGTTCTTCATCACCTAGTATAGTCATTCCAGAATTCTGTACAAAATGTATATACATGGATTGAGCAAATTGAGTTCCTTGCGATTTTGTTATAACTTTAACACCATCAACATTATGGACATTTTTATATCCAAGCAAGTCACCACGATAATCTAAATCAATTACACCATATGTTCTGAATTCTTCAATAGATCTTCTCTTACAGAACCGACCAAGACGATACATTATGTTGGATTTAGAATTTAATTTACGCAACTCATAATGGACGTCTTGTACAATTATATCTTCTGGTATCGGATACTTGTCTTGGATGATTTGAGTAGATACATTTTGTATAGATATATCATCAACCCAGTCACCAAACCTAGCTATTGCCATTTCATCTAACCTTATTTAATATCTCTAAGAATAAGTCTAATGTCCACAATTTTAGTATCATCTCCATTATCAGTCCAAACTCGTTTATCCCAATCCCAATTATCAAACCCATGATAAACTTCTACATTTTCATCTATAAGTTTTTTATGAGTTATATCGATAATGTCTACAATAACATGGCTACTTTTACTTATGCTACTCCATAATTTTCTTGAACCAAAATATTGTACACTATCGCCCAATAATGTTATTTTCAATTCCTTTACAAAATAATGGAACAATTCTTTTGCTATTCCTTTCATTTGAAACACCTCAGCAACTAATTCTGAATTGGATTTCCAAATGTTTTTATAACCAAGTGTATCGTCACATTTTTCTAATGTCATAGACGCAATAGAACCAAATTCAACACCCTTTTCAGTGTCAACCCAATCACCAAATCTATATGTGATATATTCAGAATCAAATAATGATTTGTATAATTTTAATGTCTTATTTAATTTTGGTATTTTAATTTCATCAACGAATTCATATTTTGAATCAAAAATTGATTTTACAATATACGAAACTGCATGATTCTTTGACCAATCACCTTTGCCCACTAAAGCCATTTCTTTTAACACTTCAGCTTGGTACTCTTTAAATGTGCTCATATAATTTATCCTTATTTAAAATAATTATTTATGGTTCCATTATAATGAATTTCAAAGAGTTCCGAAATGATTATCTATCCAAAATTGATTTAATAAATTCTAAGATTTTTAATTGGTCTTCTTTCGTTTCGTTTTTGAATTCCGTAACAAATTCTGTCAATTCAAAATTATTCAAAATGTTATTGATTTTGGTTTCCTTTGAATTCAAGAATTGTTCTGGTTGATTAGAACCGCGTTCTTCATATCTAGCATTCAGAATTGATTGTTCTGCTTTGATTACAATAATATGAAATTCAACATCATAAGTCAAATTATCTGAGATAAATGAATACAATTTATTACCAGTCAATCTATCACCTTCCCACATCACATTAGATGTCGTAACTCTCAGTAATTTCTCAACTTCTGGTGATACGGCCATAGAAAGACGGTCCGTACCTGCAAACACTTCACCATCATCATATTTTCCCAAGATATACATATCCAATTCCTTGGAGTATTCAGAATCAACCAATTTGGCTGGGATTGTTCGTTCCCAAGTAGATGTCTTCATAAATTCTCTGAATAACGTAGATTTACCTGTTCCTGGAACTCCACATACAGCAATAACTTTTCTCATTATAATTTCTCACATTCGTTTTCGGTTACATTAACATCAATATATTTTGCTCTTCTATCAATAAGATTATCAACAGATGATTTCAATTTATCTGCTATATCAGAACCAACATTAAATTCTAACGCAGATTTTAGTTTCAACACCTTATCTCCTTTATTTAATGTTCCTTTAAATGTCTTTCTAAAATCACATAGGAATGTCTCAATCTCGGTGACTCCAATACATCTTGTTGGATTATGTGGACATTTATAGTCCTTGAAGAATTCCAATTCAGTCAAGAAGAATTGTTCTAATAAAGGATCTTGTCTAATCTGTTCAGATGAACGATGTTTGGTTGCAGATCCTGTCTTAACCAATTCAAAACCAGATAATGAACCCTTTGGTATTGTTCTTCTAAATGAATCATCCCATTTTACTGTATAATTCATATCAAAGATAGACTCTACCATATCCGCAACTTTAAATGCAAAGTATTCTCCAAATGTTGGTATCATCTTTGCGGATTCAATAGAAGTGTTCCAATCGACAGTATTCTGTAATACATTATCTATCCATTGTTCTGGGGTATTACATCTCATTTTATCTATCTGAGTGTTATAACTTCTTGATTTGACATTAGTTTCTCTTGATGCCACATCAATTCTATCTTTGCCGACTTTGGCTTCAGTGAATAACATTTTTACATAGTCATAATACTGGTCGTCTGGTATAGAAGTAAGTTTAATTGAATGTTTTAAATCATATACCATCAGATTGGAGAATATCAGACGTTTCTTCTCATTATCAGATAATTCAGAATTTCTAATCATGGTATAGATAGGGTCTACATCACCTAATGCTATATGTTGGAATGAGAACTTCCTGAATTCATCTAACATGATATATTCATCATCAAATAGATTAGTCATATAACCCTTCAATCAATTCATAATATCCTTTGTTAGCCAATGCGTCTGCTCGTTCATTTCCTGGATGCCCATTATGTCCCTTAATCCATACAAATTCAATTTCATGTAATGACATTGTTTCATCTAATCGACGCCATAGATCTTCATTCTTAACTGGTTGTTTAGATGCAGTCTTCCAACCATTACGTTTCCATCCTTTAATCCAAGAGGATGCTCCGTCTAAAACATATTTTGAATCGCAAAATATACTAACAGGACATGGTCGTTTCAGTAATTCCAATGCATTTATTACAGCAAGTAATTCCATTCTGTTGTTTGTTGTATTGCGTTCACCACCCCAGATTTCCTTCTCGATACCTTTATATGACATAACAGCACCCCAACCACCATTAGAGTTTTCTCTGCCATTAGATTTACAAGCACCGTCTGCGTATATCAATACTTTTTCAATCATATAATTTTCTCAAGTCTACCAAATCGCCTTCTCCGTTATTCCAGACCTCATTTTTAATGATTTCGTGGATAGATATTGGTTCAACATTTTCGTCCGATTGTATCATCCAATCAGCATCATCAATTGCATCAACGATGTTATCGTAAAAAGAAGATTGTAATGTACTACCAGTCGCGTAGTGTAATTCATACATATAATTTAAATTCCTAATTGTTCTAATCGTTCTCTGACGAACCAATTTGATACCCAAAAATAATCAGATAAATCTGTAACAGAATATCCTTCTTTAATCTTATTTTTAACTTCATTTTCTGGCATTAAAAAATGATAAACAAATTCATCTACATAATTCGGAGTATCTCCAATATAAAATGAATTGGTTACGTATTCTGGTATAGGTTCATTTACACTAATAAGATATTCACCAATACATCTGGCTGTATATTCTCGTAAGATTAAAATTGATTTACCCATATCATTTACAATAAAGATAGGTTTTGTATTCTCGCTTGAAGATACAATAGTCTTTACGTCGTATCCAATTTCACCGTGATGAAAACATTGTAAAATACCAATTTCATTGGCGATTTTAACCACATTCACTGGAAATAGATGTTTTGTGTTATATTTTATTCTCATGCCATCAGCAAATTCAGCCATGGTAGGGTTCATTTCCAATGTTCCAGTTTGACCTCTAATTTCTTCGATTAAGTTCATATTATAACCCCATTAATTTGGCTTGTTTTACAAATTTCATAAGATTACCAAATGATTCTTTGCAGTATTCTTGAAATTGCATTCTTGTATCCGGTTTAATACGTTCAGAACGTAATGCTCTAATGGCAATTCCAGCGGAACGCACATCAACCTTTCTAGAGGTTCCATCGTTGAAGAACACTTTATGGTTTTTACCATTATTACAATTTTTCAATTGAGATAAGATATTATCATGTACAACATTGTCTTCTAACATCTTATTGACAATCTCGTCAACATTAATTACGATTTCAGGAACCTTGTAAAAGTTTTTTGCTAATTTATTATCATTCATCCATGTTCTAACGGATGATGGAATTTCATTAATTCCCAGTAACGTAACAATTTCTTCAAATAATTCTTCATGTAATCCATGTTGGAATTCAACGTCAGATTTGTAATAAAATGTTGCCACAACAGATAAGAATGTATTTTTGTCCATGAATTACTCCTAGATTGTAAATGAAAATGTAATATACGTTTCAGGTTTAGATCGGTCTACGTTAGAATTGAAATATCCTTCGTATTCATCCATATAATTGAATAGGTTAATCATAAGTTGAAGAACTATTTTATTATCATAGATTGAAATAGGCAACTCTTTATTATAGACATTGTAATTTGTTATAGAATTATCGTTTGTACGGAAATGGATTACAATTTCTAACGAATCAACAATAAATTCCACTGTTCTTACTCTACCACCAGAGTAATAATTATCAATCATTATTGCTTGTTTCTTCATATTCATCCTCATGTCGTTAATATGAAATCTATTATACTTCATTTTAATATCTTCGAAAACTTTAAATAATACTATAACTATAGGAGATTAAAATGAAAGCATTATCAGTGGCAATCAACAAATATAATACAGCTCCGTTACGAGGATGTATCAATGATTCAGAACATATAGCGTTCGAATTGAAACAATATGGATATGATGTAATTAGGTTACATGATGAACGGGCAACCAAATCTGAGATTATTCGTAATCTAGAGGAATTGTTATCTAATTCCGTTGGTAAATTTGTATTCCATTATTCAGGTCATGGTTCTCAAGTTCCTTGCGATAATGGAACAGAAGATGATGGGTTAACCGAAATCTTATGTCCATACGACCTAATTGATTCAAATGGTAAATGGTCTAACAATTATATCACAGACGATGAATTACAACAAATCTTCTCGAAATATCCTAATGTTGAGATAACATGTTTAATGGATTGTTGTCATTCTGGTTCATTGACTAGGGAATTAAAACTAAATTCAAATGTTTCGAGATACATACCATCACCTTTAGAAAATGTTAATAATAAAACTCCATTTAACATTTCTAATGTAGATAATGTAATATGTTTTTCTGCAGCTAAAGATTCTGAGACTGCTGCAGACGCATTCATTGATGGAAAATATCAAGGAGCATTCACCGCAGCTTTATTGACATCCTCTGGTAATAGAGGAATTGTATTTAAGACAATAGAGGATTATATGGTATCCCATGGATATTCACAACACCCTCAATTATCTTGTTCAGAAAAACAATTAACAGAAAATTTATTCTAAATCTAATGGGACTCTTTATAGAGTCCCATTTTTAATGTATTAAAGCAATCATCCAGATAATGTATATCGAAAATGAAGCTAACATCCAACAAGATAAGAATAATAATCCATTGACAATATTCTTAATAAGAATCATTTCATCACCAATCGGTTTGTTTCAACAATTTTCAATATGTTGTCATAAGATTCAGCTGCGTAATTCTGTAATTCTAATTTGTGTTCTGGTTTAATATATTCATCTGTTAAAATTGAATACAATTCTTTCAATGTTCGTTTATCAATCTTCTTTGTTGTATTATCATTGAATCGAATTTCCTTGTTGGGATTTCGAATAGCCTTATTACATTGAATTGTAATAGTTTCAACTGGGACGTATTCTTTTCTAAGACGGATGATTTTTCTGACAATATCTTCTACATCTTCTTCTATCTTTGGTATGTTATAGAATCCCTTAGATCTAAGATTGTCTTTGAACCATTGTCTAATTCCTTTCGGTGAACTGATGTTTAATTGTTCATTAATATCTGAAAAGAAATGTTCTGGGATTCCACCAACATTTTGAGTGTCTGAAAGAAAATATAATGATGAGATAACAGAAAGATATTGATTTAAGGATAATTGTTCCATTTGTTCCTATATGATTATTTGTTTATTGTATATGGTTATATAGTGATTATTATGTCGAGGAATACACTAGAATATAATAAAGTAATATTAAAACCACCTAATGGATATAACTCAAAGGATCGACATAGTCTATCATAGTGGAGTTTCTATGTTTTCGAAAGGAGTATCTTTCCATGTATATTACACACTCGATGTCTAAGATTACTCTTTCGACACCAATAACATCAAAGGAATTGTCTTAAGACTCTTTCGATATGTTAAATTTACAAGGAACATCTATATTTGTCTACTATTGTTCGTTTATTTTACATGACATAGAGTTGATTGGATGATATATGGGACATTCCATTAAGATGGATTATTGGACAAATAATGGATGTTATAAGGAATGTTCTTGGTTGGATATTGATAAATTGAATCTAATAAAAATCCCGAAGGAACTTTTTGGTTCTCAACGGGATCTGGAGTCGAAATATTTTAACTGTAAATGAATGTCTTAATATGATTAGTTTAATGTATAATACACATATAGAAGACGCTTGGTAATATTAAACCATCTAAATGTAAACAACGGATATAACTCAAAACGTCGACATAGTCTAGTATAATGGAGTTTTATCGATTTCGAAAGGAGTATCTTTAACTGATTATAACAAGCTCGATGATTAACATATCGAAAGAATACATGAAGACTGTTTCGATATGTTGAATTAACATAGACATCTATATTTGGATTGTATGCAACGTTTATTCTATATGACATAGAGTTGATTGGATAATATACAGGACGTTCCATTAGGATGGATTAACGTCCAAATAATGATTGTTTATGTATATTGATACCGTGATGTTTGTCAAATTGTATCCAATAAAAATCCCGAAGGAACGGGTGTTCTCAACGGGATCTGGATCGAAGGATTTTATATGGGAATATTGTTGTAAATGAATGTCTATAATATGAATAATAAACGTCTAAGTTACACTAGAATATAATATAGTAATATTAATGCCACCTAAAGAACATAACTCAAAGGATCGACATAGTCTATCATAGTGGAGTATTAGAGATTTCGAAAGGAGTTTCGGATATTGATAGATACACATTCGATGTTATAGATTACCGATAAGACTCTTTCGATGTTTAATGTATCGAAAGAGTATTCATGCAAATCCTTCGATATGTTGACATTACAATGAAATACACTATATTGGACTCTAGTGGAACGTAAATTATACATAACATAGAGTTGATTGGATAATATACGGAAGATTCCACTAGAGTCCATTAACGAGCAAATAATGTATGATATAAGAAACCTTTACGCAATAAAAATCCCCAACCAACTTGTTCAGTTAATTGAGGATCTTAAGATTGCCCAAAAGAATCTAATCCTATATCAATTTGATGTAATCTGTTGATTTGAATTCAATAGGTTCATCCGCACCAACATCTAAATGTACAAATTTACCACTTGGTGTGATTGTCACAGATTCGATTTTCAAGATTGAAATATAACGACCATCGGAACTATCGATTACACATTCAATAGATTTTCCTTTTTTAATTTTAGTTGCCAAAGTGAAACCTTTAGTTGGTTCTTTTGAAACCGATTTTGATTGAACATCTGCGATACGATGTGACATGATAATGACCTCTATAAAATGTTTGATTTAAATTCATTGGATTCTTCCAACTTGAAATCTATTATAAAGGTTATCTTTGACATCGAAAGAAAAATCATTAAATAATTTTAAATAGTTTATATAAACTAATCATCGATTGACTTTTTAAGGAATACAAATATGTTCGTAGATAATTATGGTGTTGTTGCATCAGATAACAACACAATTTATCCAGACTATGCTGCCGCTCATAATTTCACCTATGACGCATCAGGCAATTTAATTACAGACACATTCGTTGATTTTAACGGAAACGTGTATCGTCAGACTTTCACTTACACCAACGGCAATTTAACTAATGTTGGTGTATGGGTCAAACAATAAATTTTATACAGATAACATAAGGAAACAAAATGACAACATATAAATTATTTGCCGATAAACTTGGCGGTACGGATCCAACCACTTTTATCGGTGTTAAAGGAGATTTGTTTTATAATCCAGCGAATGGTGGATTATGCTTATCGGATGGTATCACTCCAGGTGGGGTTAGCACTACTCCAACTTTCATCGCTTCTGATGGTTTAGCGATTAATCCAAATGCTGTATCTAATCATACACTCGGTTATGATGCATCAGGTAATTTAATTACTGACACGTATGTAGATTTGAATGGAAATACGTATCGTCAGACATTTACATGGACAAATGGTCTATTGATGGCAACCAGTAATTGGATGAAACAATAATTGTATATCCTTTACCCAATAAAAATCCCATCAGACTTTTACATCTGATGGGATATTCTATGTTAAAGGTGTTTCAACCATTGTTCATATACATTAGACGCAACGTTTGCCATCATAATTGGTGGTACAGACATACCACAAGCATAATCTGGTTTAACATCACCAAATTTGAAATCCAATGGAAATGAGCTTGCCAATATAAATTCTTTATCTGTCATTCTTCTTGGGATGACATGATGAAAACAAGATTTACCAGTTGTTAATGTATTACATGGTCTATCTGGATGTAATTTCTTATACGAAAAGAAATTACCATTGGATAATTCAGCCTTATCAAATCCATCTCCTGGTTTAACCAATGGGTATAATTTTCTTATTGATGGTTCTAATTCTTTGTCAGGATATACTTCATCTTCTGATATATCTTTAAATGGTATAATTGGTTCATCAAATTCCATTATCAATCTTGGTTTTAATTCTAACCCTTTATATTCCAAGAACGGTTCACCTAGATCCTTCCTTAGACAGACAAAGAATACACGTTCTCTCCGTTGTGGTAATCCCATTTTGGAACCATCCAATAGAAAATGTTGACAATAATATCCTGCTTCATCAAATTCTTTATAGATCCTGTCAACATATTTTAATGCCTTACCAAGAATCAATCCTTTCACATTTTCTGCGATAACAATTTTTGGTTGTAATTTCTTAGCAAGTTCAATAAAATCAAAGAATAATGTATCCAACACTTGTTTGGCTTGACCCTCGGAGAACATCTTCTCCTTACCCCAATCCTTATCTCTATTACCATTCATACTGAAGCTAGAACAGGGTGGACTACCATCAAGGATATCTAAATTGTATAATTCTTCTGGTAAATCATCTCTTTTGACGAATTCCCTAATGTCTTCTAGGAAACTATACTTTGGATGATGATTATCATTATAAACTTTGTTCATTCTTGGATCTATTTCTACACAACCAAGAACATTCCCACCAACAAGTTTATAACCCATCGTAGAACCACCACAACAAGCGAAACAAGAGAATACCTTGAACTTATCTTTTGTAAATTCAGTTTCAGATAACTTCCAATTATAATTGAATTTATGCATAATGAGATTTGACAATTTTATGGAATATGTGAGTAATTAAAGCATAATCTTCTTTGTTTTCATCACCAACGGATTCTTTGGCTTTATCCCATAATCTCTCGACATCTTCTATGGGTTTGTTATATATATCGGCTACTTTCTTAATGTACGGAGTTGGCATCTATTTTATCCTTAAAAATAAAAACCATCATATGTTAAACACATATGATGGTCTATAATGTATTGTTACAATAATTCTTTTAATTTATCTGCTGTTCCAGTTCGTCTGACTTCATCTAGGAACGCTTGTCTTAGATGTTCTTCTTCGACGGATTTACTGGTAAGGAATTCAATCAATTCACCAATGTCTTTTCTGATTCTATTCAGATACAATTCTTTGTAATCAATTTCTTGTTCCATGGTGTATCTCTATACAAATGGAGTTAAATCTGGTTGACTGAATGTTTCTGGTTTCAAAATCTTACCATCTGCTCGTTTGATTGCCTTACCAGTAATTGGATCCAACTTAGACATGTTTGAACGTTTCACTTCATTCCAAGCACCTTCCGAATCAAATCCCATACATAGAGAGTACGCGGCGATTACCCATTTAAGATCTTCTAGAGCATCCAAAATTTCAACTCGATCGTTGTTTCTGACACCTTCGAGTAATTCTTCATATTCTTCTTTGATTAGATTTAGATAGAGTTCTGAGTTCACATGAGAAACTTCTTGGTCGCAAGCATTCATGAATTCCAACACGTCTTTTGATAATGTCATAATATATTCCTATTTAAGTTTTTATGTAATTTTACAGCATCCAAGAAAGACCCCTTTTTGGGATCGTAATATACAACTTTGTTATCCACATCTCTGAACGGTCCATCATAATTCATTAATTTACCAAATCCATCCATGATTATGGCTTCTGAAATGATTGATTTAACTTTATGGTAATGAAAAGATCCCACACCAAAATCCTATGTCAAAATAATTCAATTAGAAACGTCAATGGCATAAACAATAACCAATATACCAATACGTATATTATAAACAACAATACACAAAGGATAAAGAAATAAAATAATACCAATAATGTTAACATCAACCCAGCGTAAAATAATCCCATCATAATGTAAATGTTTTCATTTCAAATGTCAAAGGAAATCCCTCATTAGGGTACCCGTGTGTGTTAGATAATATATTAGTGGAACCAATATAAAAATCTTTTGGATAATCATGAGTGTGTCCATATATCCAATGAGAAATTCTATTGGTATCATATATATAGTCATCAAATTCATTACAAAATAATCCGTTCCAGAAATTACCTTTGAAAATGTTTGGGATTCCAAGTTGAGTTGGACAATGATGCGTTATCACTATTAAATTATTGTTGTCGTTTTCCTCTAATGTTTGATTTACATATTTGATAAAATCGTCACACATTTTAGAAGTGGTCGAAGGTAATAATTGTTTGCGTTTATTGGTATAATACTCGGTTATCTTACCATCAGAGATATAAATGTAATCTGAGAATTTATGTAATGCTTCCGCTTCCAAAGTTGGATCTTTTATCTTTGTCCAACATGTTCCACCAACAAATAAATGACCGTCAATACGTATTGATTCTTGTTCTAATACATGTATATTGTTATACTGTTTTAATGATTTCTTCAATGCTTTTACATCATCAATATCAGAATCATAGAATTCATGATTACCGCATACATATATAACATCTTTATATTGAGTGGATGCTGTGTCAAAGAATTCTGTTATATTATCCCATTCATCATATTTCTTTAAATTATTGGAGGATTGAATCAATAATTTAATTGGTACAATATCACCAGCAAGAATCAATAAATCAGCTTTGTTTCTATTCTTAATAGATATTCCAACATTTCTCTCAAGATGAAGATCTGAACAATAATTTACAATCAACCTAATCTCCTTTAAATGTACAAATTTCATAAGAAAGTGTTATAATTGAAAATAACAACAGTATTATCCCTATTGATAATATATAAAAATCACCAACAGTTAAAAATAAGATAATACCGATTATTGATATAATTGAACCAACCAATGATTCTGTGTCTATGAATCTTTCACTAAAATGTCTCATAATAATTACCAACATTCAACAACTTTACGTCTATGTCTGTCCATAATCTAACGACTTGTTTCCTGTCGTCAATTACAACTTCAACATCCCAATTTTCAGCAACATGATTGAAAAATAATTCTTGTTTGACAATTCTATCCTTTCGTCTGTCACCTTGGGTTCTCATATACAATAAGAAGTCCGATCCAAAATGTTTTCCCAACCAATCATTCGTTATTTCTCTGCATACAGAATCTCTACCAGATAAGAAGATAATCTGGTATCCGTTTTCTTTATACATTTTAACAATGTTCACCACTTCCGTAATAGGTTCATCCGTTCCAGCTTTAAAATAATCATACGGATTTCTATTAACATGTCTGGCAACTGTACCATCAATATCACAAACAACGGCTTTCGGTTTTGTATCGTCTTTAATGTATTTTGGGATACCAATACATTCTCTTGGTAATTCAAGCCATTGTAACCATTGTTTCTCGATTACATCAATACCAACAGTCTCAGTTCGTTTCTTATCGCGTTCGATTGCCAATTCAAAATCAACAGGAAAGTATCTCATTTCAGTTTTATACCCTAACTCAGTCATCTGTTGAATTGATTTGAGTAGATACTTCTTATTCAAATTTGTATTAGAGAAGATAATGTCTTTATTATTCTTTACTCCAAAATCAATCATCTGTTGTACAATTTCATTGACCTTATGTTCATCTTTAAAATCCCAGACCTTCCATAGGAACCCTTCTCTGTATGTACATAACGATCTAAGAATATCTGCTCTGATTTTATCTCGTTCGATAATCAGGTAATTTGGATTATTCTTGACAAATTCATTAGACCAATATGATTTACCAGAAGAACTTACACCGATTGTATAAATTGCTTTCATTTTATTCTCATTATATGGTAAAAATAATAAAACCGAAATAGAATTTCTCATCTATTTCGGTTTCCTTTAATATTCTGAATCGTTTAACATATGAAGAGCATCATCGTCAAATTCGACTTCATTCAACTTTTGTTTCTTTGGTTTAACTGAATCCTTCTTCTTGTCTCCAAAGATTCTATCCCAATTTTCATTATATTTGTCAACATCAGTTGGTCTTGTGGTTGAACCTTTACCACCATGCCATTTATTACTCATTTATCATTTTCCAATTTGTTTAGTTGTTCTTACTTATAATCGTTCGATATGGATGCCACATTTATTGAAGAATTCAATACTAGAATTATCTCTATACATGTTTCTGTAATACACAGCTTTGAATCCTGACGCAACAATCAATCTAGCACATTTGATGCACGGCAATACGTTACAGAATAATATGGCATCCTTAGAGGATTCATTGTTTCTGGCTAGATACGCAATTAGATTTTCTTCAGAATGTAATACAGTTGATTTTGTGATTAGTTCACCATCAATTACATCTTCACATTCATCTAGATCTAATTCAATGTTATTGCCATTATATCCACAACCAATGATTCTTCCGTCTTTAACAGCAACAGATCCAACCTTCAATTTATTGGCATGCGATAATTTGGAAGTCAACTCGGCGACCTCCATGAAATACATTTTAAATTTATCCTTCATCATTTCTTAAACATCTCTCTAATTTGGTAAGTTTCAACCTTCAATATATTCAAAACATTCGAGTTCAATCGATTCATCCACAAATTTCAAATGGTTCAATAGATATTCCTTATCAAATCCCATTCTAACTAATCCTCCAAAACATTCTTCTAACCAATTCGATGCTGCTCCATTACATGAATCAAAATCCACGATAATGTAAATTTGTTGCATCAATAATGGTACAAGATATTTGTTTCTAAAATCAGTCGCATTGTATGTTCCATCTTCGTGAGTTCTTCCTTGTAAATTTACACCGAAGATAGAACCAACATCTAATGCCGTATGTATTAAGAATGTTTCATGGTCGAATACAATTTTAGATTCTAATTCAATCATTTTGATATACCAGGTCTTGTGTAAAATGACTTAGAAGGAGCTGGATGTTTATAATCAATGTGTAATTCTTGTTTATATTCCTTATGACAACCCACATCAAACATCCAAGTTAATAATCTATCACTAAAATGAATTTTATTTGTTTCGAATGAATTCCATTCACCATTGTTATCCATCGCCAAATAATCATATTTGATTTTAGACCAATCTGGTTGCCATTCTTCTTGTTTAAACGAATCAATTCCATTCAAACATAGTTTTAAAACATTAGAGAACATCTTCTGATTATGTTCATTAGATGTTCTCAATAATTCATTGTATTCTTTTTCAATCCCAAGTAATCTTTGGTTCTCTTTTTTCAATTCGACATTTTCGTAATATAAACGTTGGATGTCCATTGAAAATTCTAATAGATTCATTTTGATTCCTTTAATGATTTAAACACTTGACTAATTAGATACATTGTATTGCCATTTCCTTCTCCAGAAAATTGGATGTCATATCCTTTTGAATTAAGACATTCTGTTGCAGATTCAATCATAGTCGAACCATTAATAAATGGAATGAAAATAGATTGATTGAACCGTTCTGATTTAATCTTAATTCTATGACCTCCATCTAATGTAGGCGGAATATACTGTATCTTAAAGACGTGTAAATTTTTCATAATAATCGCCAATAGATTTATCAATAACCCTTCTATATGATTTTATATAGAAGTTGCGTAATTCATCAGAAGAAACCGAATACAATTCAGACACTTCTTTGATTTGTTTTTCATATTGGTCAAAGAACCAATCCATTGGTCTATTTTTTGGTATCTTCCTTACCGTTCTCATTAGATAAATGCACGCGAACAACAAACTACCCTTTTTCATATCAACCTCTATATAATTCAGTTGGATTCAACACTTCATGTTTATCTAGAATTGGTTTACCATAATGTTTATACCAATCAATCTTCATGTCTAGTTTCTGTTTGATTCTTTCTACGTTTATACGCAAAGCAGGTTCATCTGGATTCCAATCATTGTACATACCATTATCCTTGAACACATCAAAATCAACAATTCTGTTTTCATCTAACTTGTAACCTCTATTATTCAATTCATCAATTAGAGATTTATATCTTCTTTCAAGATATGCACCTAGATTGTAGAAGAATGTAACATGACCAGTGTTTAATGTATATTTACTTGGAATCTTTGGGACACCATTTTTGGAACGTATAGAACGTTTTAATGCGCTACCAACCATTGGTAATTCTCTATATTCTGCCATTAGATGTTGGTCTGTCAATTGTTTTGGTTCAATAACATTAATTCTGGTCATGTTCATTCCTCATTTAAAATAAAATTCAACTTTGATTACAATTACGCCATCTGATTCAAAAATGGAGTAATCCTCTGAGATAAATCTATCAAGTGTATGCTTGAGTTCATTTATTATACTATAATCAAACAATACATCAATAAATTTAATTGAATATCCAGTTTCGTGATATTCAACTTTCGTATCAACAATTCTGTTTAGTTTAGAACCGATAATACATTTAACCTGATATGAATCTATCATACCACACCTCATTTGAAATCTATTATACTTGATTTCATTAAAATTAAAAGGATTAAAAATCTATTTTATGAATTTTAAAATCAAATTTCTCTGATGCGTAAATCTTCACTCTTTCTTCGAAATGATTTAAAGTGTGATTACGCCAACTCTTATAAGATAGATTATCTGCTATGTCATACAATTTACATATAGATTTACCTTCCTTTAATCGTAATCCTCTACCGATAGACTGTAATGCTCTAATCTTTGATTTTGACGGAGAAGCAAATATGATGTTTGAAATGCTTGGGATAGACACACCAGTTGATAACGTAGCAAATGATGCAATCAGGATAGGTTCTTTTTGTTTTTCTACTTTTGTCGGTTTCATTGTATCCTCAATAGAGAAAAACCCCAATGCCAATTTATGACATTGAGGTTCAAATTTTAATCAGAATCTTTTTCTAACTTTTTAGATTCTTTATTTTCATCTTCTGATTCTTCTTCGGCTTTAGATTCACCTTTTTCTTCGGGTGATTCTTTTTTTTGCTTCAGTCAATTTACCAGTAAATTCTTCCATTACTGATTGTTTAAATTTTTCAAATTCGCTCATTTTGTTTCCTTTTTAGGTCGTCCACCTTTCTTAGGTGTAGTTGGAGTTGTTTCTTTTGAAACGGGTTGAGATTCCTCTGAAGAATCTTCTGATTCCAAAAAATCTGATTCTTCTTTTACTTCAGGAACGTAAATTTTGTATCCTTCTGGGATATGCGGATATGTAAAGAATCCTGCTTCAACAATTAAATCTAATGTGATGTTAGGATACAATCTGCGTAAGTTCTGGTCTTTAATACAGATTAACACTTCAGATTCAGAAGGATGTAAGTCTTCAAGCAATTGGATAAACAATTTCTCAAGATGGACTCGTTTCATATCAGTCCGTAAGAACATCTGGAATTTTCTAACTTCTTGAGCAAAATTAGATGCAGTTGTTCCAATTGGATTTGATGTTGGTTTATATGGTGGAATTCCGTCAGGGAGCATAAACTTGGCTTTTGGGATAAATGCCCAAGCAAACGTATATTTTAATGTCTCATTGTCAACATAACTTTTCAATGATTCCAATACATTTGGTGAATCATTAATCTCTTGTAAAATTTCAGGAATAAACTTTTTAGTTGCCATCTTTCAATCTCTCCTTCAAAAGATATCCTTCCAGAACCCAAATCTTACTCTTTGCGTTAGATCTAGCGATCTTCTGACCAAGTTCTTTGTTGAAGTTTTCTGGAGATGCACAAGCACTTTCTCCTGTTACATTAAATCCATTAGATAATGTAAGACAACATACAGTCAGACATGTATCAGGAAATACGTAGTAATCTTCCTTTTCAATAACAGATTCAATATGCTCTGGTGTAATCCGTGGAGCAGTTAATCCTTTTTCAAGGATCTCATTTTCAATTTCACTCATTTATATTTTCCTATACTCAAAACTTTATTTAGTTGTAATCGTAAGATTTACTATCCAATAATTGGACAGTATTGATAAACAATCTATCCTTCATCTGTTGGTATTCAGATATTTCTTCAAATGGCACCAGACAAGGATGAATCTTCAATTCTGTATCTTTTACATCACCAAGTTTCCATCCGTGTTCTAATTTATCTTTCATCCAGAAATCATGTAACATTTCATCTGTTACATTATCCGTTTCCAATACAAATTTAACATTTGCTATAGCGGCGTGTTTCTGCCATTCTGGACATTCATTCCAATGGAGATTAGTCGTTTCTCCATTTTCATCACAGAATTTCTTGATTGTTTCATGAGCTGCTATTGCTATGATTTCAATTTGATTCAACTTCTTTCCTTTCTACTCAATTCTTCAATCTTTTCATGATTATCTGCGATATAATGAAATGCATAAGATAATCCTAAACCCGCTACTACGGTAAACAATAATAATGGCATGTTATTTCCTTACTCGTCTAATATCAAAATCGGGAGAGAATCCTCCACCACATTTACAAATTTCTTTTCTACAATATACACAGTATGTTAATTTCATTCTTGTTGCACCAAAGGTTCAGAGTCAATAATACGTTCCATTTTTCCGTCAATCAATTGCGATACGTTAATATCACCAGTCCATTTATATTCACCAGTTTCTGTAGCTTGTAAAAATGAACTCCAAACATCTAATGCTTCATCGTCGTTTAACAATTTCCCTGTTTTATTACCAGAGTACCCTTTAGTCTTTCTATACTCCACAAATAAATCTAATGCATCTTCTCTTGTTCCGTCAAAATCATCTGGTAACAAGAAATAACCATATAATGATAATACTTTCATTTCCAATCCTGTAAAGTTTCCAATAATAAACGACATTTGTTTTTCATGAAGTATTCCATAATCAAATTCAAATCTCTGACGGGTTTTGCATTAGTGTATTCTTCAAGGATCTTATCTTTAACACGTTGTGGGATAAAATCAAAGTCTACTAACATTTGATTACGTTGGTAGTTCCGTCGTTCCATATCATTTTTACAAGCATCTATTCCTTTCTCGAAGAATTCAGCCAATCTCTTTTGAGTCATTGGAGATTGTCTTCTTTTGTCAACAAATACATTATCGTCACTTAGTAGATTTGGTACACCGTCGCCACTATCACCTTTGACGATATGTTCCATTCGCTTTTCATGAATTTCTTTTTTATTGAATTTCACCAATTTCTTTGTGAATGGAGAGAATTGTTCAACATTATCATACTTTTGAAGTTGTGAAAAATCATGATCGCTAGATACGACCATCATCGGTTTTGGTTCAGAATACAATAGATCTTCTTTCAAGTCATTTGTCTGAGACCATTCCACTAAAAAAGCCATCGTATCATCTGCTTCAGCTTCATTGACAAAGATTACCTTGAATGGAAAGAATGCCTTGAGTTCATCTCTAATCTGATTAAGACAATCGTATACAATTTGCCAATCAACCATCTCATCCTTAGTCTTCTTGCGATTAGATTTGTAATTAGGAAATTCTTGTTTGCGCCAGTAATTACGACCATCCAAACAGATTACCATTTCTCCATATTTTTGTTCATACTTCTTTTTATATACAAGTAATTGAGACAAAATTGTATGGCGACATAGATCCAGGATTCGTTCTTTATCGTTAGTTCGTAAATCTGCGTTGAATGCTGTTACGTGGGGCATCGCGACCCCATTAAAATCAATTAAAATCATTTAAACTCCGATAAATGTTGAGGTGCATTCTTTGTGGTCTTTTTTTGTAAAGTCATTTTCGTTCCTCTGTTAAATTGCTGATGAAAGTTCAGCGTCCGAAAATCCTTGGTAATCACAATTTCTTCCATGTCATTTATAATGTATTTCTGGTCGAACTTAACGATTCATTATTCCATCTTCTTAATACGCGATAATCAACTAAATAAAAAATGACAACCGCGAAGCGTGACCTTCCGTTGTCTCTAATCAAACTCACAGGAATTTTATGACCAGCAATAATATCTATATCGATAAAATAATCGAATTATGTTCAGATAATGAACAAACAGCAGAGTATATCTCCATCGTATCTAATGCCAGAATCAGAGCATCCACTAAAAAAGAAGCAAAATCAATTTTAGGTTATACAGAAGAACACCATATATTACCTAGATCATTTAAGATGGGTGGAGAAACAGATAAATTGAATTATGCATATCTATCGGCAAGGGAACATTACAGATGCCATCAACTGTTAATAGAGATGGGATTAAAACGTAATTTACATGCTAAGATGATTTCCGGATTTGGATTATTATGCGTAGATGGTAAACATAAATTCATGACCGAAGAAGAATATCAAGAGTTGAAGATATCAATAAGTGCATATCATCATATGAAAAATCCAGAATGCGTCCAAAAGAGTAGAGATACCCATTTTAAGAAAACTGGATACACTCATCATATGAAAAATCCAGAATGTGTCCAAAAGAGTAGAGATATCCATTTTAAGAAAACTGGATATGTTAGTAATTTTGCCAATCCAGAATTAAGAGAACAATATTCTCAAATATATTTTGAGAAAACTGGATACGCGCATAATATGCAAAATCCAGAATGTATCCAAAAGAGTAGAGATACCCATTTTGCTAGAACAGGATACGATAATCCTGGTAAAAATCCAGAATGTATCCAAAAGCGTCAGGATACGTATTTTGAGAAAACTGGATACAATCATCCTATGCAAAATCCAGAATGTATCCGAAATCGCAGAGATTCTAGTTTTGAGGAAACTGGGTACACTCATTATATGAAAGATCCAAAATGTATCCAAAATCGTAGAGATACGTGTTTTGAGGAAACTGGTACACACATCATATGAAAACTCCAGAATGTAAAGAAAAGAAGAAACACATCTTGGAAATAAAATATGCTAGACCATTAGTTCTTCAGATTCAACAAGACATAGAAAAATATAACGTTATCGATACAAGAAAAATTATGGGAATTAATGGACCTAATTGGAGACAAGTCGATTATGAAAAACTATATGAAGGTTCGGTTAAGTTCTATAAACATTTAGATGAACGTAAAATTAAGATAAAGGAATACGAATGTAGAATAAACGAGATTAATTCTACATTGAAATACACTGATGATAAACAATCCTTGATTTCGTATATCTCAGAAATCAAGGATTTTTATAACATAACAAATCATATTGTTATAATGGAAACGAATAGCAGAAACTGGACGAGATTAAATGTGATAAAATTACAAAATGGATTAGAAAAATTATTGAAACATATTATTGATAAATTCTATATGAATTAGATTCACATATATGAATTAAAACGAACAAGTCGATACAGAATTAACTGTATCGATTGACAAGGATTTCCAATCAATATCTTCATTTTGTTTGGTTAATTTAGAACGTTCGCCATGTGTTTCTGTCATAATCAATATATGCATATGGTATTGTTATGTCATTAAAATCATTTAAACTCCGAATCTTGTTATTAAACCATGTAATAATGTCTGAATATATTCAATAGAATTAGATTCTTTAGAATATTCAACAACATAAGATTTATCTTTAGTTATACTCACAGATAATGGTGAATATGTAAATCCTCCATCATTTTTCCCTTCAATAGAGATAGTGATTATTGGATCTAGTCTTGGATTGATATACGTCTTTACATTATATCCAGTTTCCTTTAATGAATCCTGGATAATAGATATCGGTGATTCTAAAGATCCATCAACTTGTTCTTCAGGAAACTCTTGTTTAATTGAATTTATAATATCATCGATAGAATCAGTTTTAAATGATGTTCGTCGTTCATCTTCTGGGAATTCGATATGATATAAATTATCCTTGATTTCAATCTCCAATTCTAATTTTTCATTATACATATCATAATAACCGATACAAGTCATATACACTCTATGTGTAATGGAGTAATCGTTTTCAAGTAATGTGTCTATGTCCCAAATATGAAATTGTTGTATCTCTTTATTTGTACATAATGTTTGTAATAAACTCATGTAATCCCTATAGATCTTCATTCGCAAAGTATGAATAATAAGTTGTGTTGACATCATGATTATGCATAATGTTTAAAAACTTGTTATTGTTAATAATATATTTCATGCCGGCGGATTCTGTTTCCTGTCTTGATGATAATTCAACATGATATAATCCATCAACTGGAACTAACTTAACCCATTGTTCTTCTACTTTCATCTTATCTCCCAATTTTCATTATAAATCACAAGAAGCTCTTCTCTTGTGTATTCCGTACCAATCAATTTGCCATTATTTGAGGTTAGACAAGATTTACCAACCCTAATCAATTTATTTGAAGGATTATCTAACAGTATAAACTCGTTTATTACGTCCATCGATTGAGTGGACATAATCCAATCTTTATATTCATTGAATCTTTCAAACGATATATCTTTATAATACATATCGTGTCCGAAATTTTTAATTGGGATTATTCCATGATGATTTAAATCAATCCATTCTTCGATTAGTTCTGGTCTACCTACGTATAATGTTATCATAATAATCCTCAATTAAAATCAACAACGTTCATAATATATACATATCAACATCTCATATTTGAAAGTGTTCTATCACATAACATTTTTATATCCCAACCCAATTTTTTTAACGATAACATCATTTTTAAAACTATCTTTTATACCTATATCGAAATTGAACTCACCACCAAAGAACGTAACAACGTCATCTTGTATATAGTAATGGGTGTACAAATCTCCGTCAATATAAAGTTCCAAGTTACGTTTAATCTTATAATGGACTAGACCATCATGTTCCTGAGGTTTACCAAAATCAACCACATTAAAATAATCAAATAAATCAACAACTTTCATATTATTTCCTCAATTAAAATCTAGTTAAATGACATTCTCTAATGAAATCATCCCAGAACGTTCTGTCAACAGTTTCTGGATAATCTGATTTACCAGCCAATAATGTAACTTCTTCAACCAATTCGGCTAACATTGGTTCAAATACATTGAAGTCTATCTTACCTTGTTTTACGTCCAAAAGAAACTTCGATTCTGCCAACGGATATTCAAACCCTCCTTTCAAGTAAATATCTCTTGCTTGGATACCAGCACGAAATCCATGGGACAATGCCTTCCAATCTACACCTTCATTTTGTTTGGCTAATTTGGATCGTTCCCCGTAAATATCATAATGGTTCTGTAATGATTTCTTCAGATGAACCAATTTAAGATTGTCTTGATATTTACTACCACAAACCTCCAAATATCTGTTATCCTTATAATCAATCCATCTTACAACATCTGATTCCTTTAATTCAACATCAGATACAGTCTGAGAATCTTTCATGTTATTGATTACATTTAATACTCGTTCGATCTCACCAAGTCTAGAACCTTTGGCTCCATATTTGGCTGATTGTTTTCTGACGTAACCAATGTATGATTTCATACTCTTTGTATAGAACCGATGGCGATTAGATACAATGAATCTCCACATATCAGATTCATGTAATAATTTATCAGGACTGCCGTGGAGGAGGTCTAAGGTTACAGTTTCTCCCTTACATGCCATATCAATAAAGTATTGTAACGAGTAATAGGTTCTGTCGACGTCATCTTTAGAGTTTTTTGTTGAACTGGTATTAGTTGACTTATCGATATGGTAAGATGTTCTTCCAAGTAAGATTTCATCTCTAGTTGGTAAGATGACACCTTTATAGTCATAGTCTGATTCTGGAGTGGATAACCCATACAATCTAGAACCAAATTCTGATTCACATATAATTTCCATCTAATTTGCCTCTAGTGTGATTTAAAATAAACATCCTGTAGAGTTGATTGACATATACATTAAACGTTCCACTACGTCCATTTAAATGGAATTTAAGACACAATTAATGTATAGATTGCATATTAAACCTTATACCATACTGGTCTTTCATATCTACCAGTGTCGGATCTATATATGGAGATTAGATGACCGTCTTCTGAAATCATGCGTAAAGTCTGCCCATAAGAAATGTTAAGACCAAATTTCCATTTATCAACTAGATTTTCTGATTCAAGTGCTGCATTTAATGTTTCGAAATAAGATTGTTTAATTGACATATAATACTCTCCAGGTGACATATAAGATGATTCTATTATAATGCATTTCTGTTTAATCTAAAGAATTATTTTAGATGAAGTATTAATACATCCTAAGAATGAATACGTATAATTGAATCCAATAAAAATCCCACTCAGATTAAATTTCTGGTGGGATTTGGAATAATCTATCTTCTTAACGCGATTTAACTAAATAAAAATGACAACCGCGAAGTCCACACTTCCGTTGTCTCTAATCAAACTCACAGGAATTTTATGACCAGCAATAATATCTATATCGATAAAATAATCGAATTATGTTCAGATAATGAACAAACAGCAGAGTATATCTCCATCGTATCTAATGCCAGGATTCGAGCATCCACTAAAAAAGAAGCGGATGTAATTTTAGGGTACGCAGAAGAACATCATATATTACCTAGATCATTCAAGATGGGTGGAGTGACTGATAAATTGAATTATGCCTATCTATCAGCAAGAGAACATTACAGATGTCACCAATTGTTAATAGAGATGGGATTAACCCGTAATTTACACGCTAAGATGATTCATGCATTTGGACGATTATGCACCGATGGTAAACATAAATTTATCAACGAAGAAGAATATGAAGAGTTGAAGATATCAATAAGTGCATATCATCATATGAAAAATCCAGAATGTGTCCAAAAATGTAGAAATACGCATTTTGAGAAAACTGGATATACTCATTATATGAAAGACCCAAAACGTATCCAAACCCGACAGGATATCGTTTTTGAGAAAACTGGATTCACTAGTAATTTAGCTAATCCGAAATTAAGAGAACAATATTCTCAAAGTTATTTTGAGGAAACCGGATATACACATAATATGAAAAATCCAGAATGTATCCAAAAACGTAAAGATACATGTTTTGAAAGAACTGGATATTATACTCCATCTCAAACTCCAGAATGCATCCAAAAGGGTAAAGATACCAATTTTAAGAAAACTGGTTACATTAGTAATATGCAAACTCCAGAATGTAAAGAAATAAGGAAACATATCTTGGAAATAAAATTTACTAGACCATTAGTCCTACAAATTCTAGATGATATAGAAAAATATAATGTCACCAACCCAAGTAAAATTATGGGGATTAATAACTCTAATTGGAAACAAGTCGATGATGAAAAACTGGAGGAAGGATCAGTCAAGTTCTATAAATATTTAGATGAGCGTAAAATCGAGATAAAAGAATATGAATATAGAATAAACGAGATTAGTTCTGTGTTTAAATCAATAGATGATAAACGATCCTTGATTTCATATATCAAAGAAATCAAGGATTTTTATAATATAACAAATTATACTGGTATAATGGAAGTGGATAGAAAGTGGAAAAGGGGTTTAAATGTGCTAGAATTACAAATTGCATTAGAAAAATTATTGAAACATACCGTTGATAAATTCTATATGAATTAGATTCACGTATATGGGTTTCTACCAGGTGAATTAAATGAGAAGATTGAACCTTATTACCAACCAATCAAAGATATTCTATACAGTAGATTAGGTAAAGGTCCTACCGAGTATTACATCAAACGAGGTGTAATCGAATTTCGACCGCTTGAATACATGAGGGGTTCTACATTTAATGATTCTATTGTTGTACTCGATGAAGCTCAGAATACAACCAAACAAGAATTGATGATGTTCTTAACTAGGATCGGTAATAACAGTAAAGTGATTATCACTGGTGACATTAGACAGACATAAAAGGACAATCTGGTTTAGCAGATGCGGTGTATCGATTGAAAGATATTAGAAAGATAGGTGTAACTGAATTTACGATCGACGACTGCGTTAGATCGGGTATCTGTAAAGATATATTACTGGTGTATATGGATTAAACTAAAAAGCCGATACAGAATTAACTGTATCGGCTTTCGATTACCTAATGGTTATAATCTAACATTCTGATTACCTTATCGACATCAATGTTAGGATGATAAGATATAACTTTAACAGTGAAATTTGAATCTTCAAATTTATTCTGATTTCTTCGATTCATACTGCTAAATTTAATACCATAATCATTGGATGTTTCATCCGTATGGAATCTTCTTAAGAAATCCAAGAAATTAGATCTATACAGGATAGTCTTTACACCAATCGAATCTTCCAACACCCATACGATGGGATTATACAATCCATTTAAAATGTTATCAACATTACCAAACGATTCTGTGTATCTACAAAATTGATTCATGACGATGTTCCCAGAATCAATTTTACTCAACAATTCAAATAATGTTAAATGTTCATTTCTGATAATTAGATGTTCCATAATAACCCCTTAGATAATTGATTTAAATTCATTGGTGCACCAACTTGAAATCTATTATAAATGTTATCCCAATCATCGAAAGATATTTTATCTCATTTTAAAGATAACGTAATCTCCTTTATCATGAGTCCGTTCAAATCCCAATTTTAATGCCAGAGCAATAGACGCGGTATTACATTTTCTAGAAGTCCAAACCTTAGTATATTCTGGGAACAATTTAAAGAACTGACTACATGCGTCATATCCGATGTTCTGATTCCTGTAATCTGGATCCACGAATATCGCACCAACCTTAATACATGTTGTATCTATATCATAGAATATCTTATCGATATCTTTGGTCAATCTAGGGAAACTCATACCGACTATCTTATCTTCAATTGTCATAATCATTATGTCCAAGAGATTTTCTGTTTGTCTTCTTTGTAAGATAATATGTTTAAGATGTTTCTTTATTGCTCTCTTAGATGAATAATGTTTATTGGAACCAACATATCTAGCCTTACGCATCTTAATGTATATCTCTAGCAATTCGTCTGAATATACATTAGTGAATTTTATGTCTACCATACCTTTATCATTAATTATATGTTATTGTTACTATTATTTACAATAAAATGTATTGTATAATAAGGGTCTAAGTTACACTAGAATATAATAATATTAAATGACCTAAAGAACATAACTCAAAGGATCGACATAGTCTATCATAATGGAGTATTAGAGATTTCGAAAGGAATATCTTTCCTTGTATATTACACATTCGATGTCTGAGATTACTATTTCGATGATTAAGATATCGAAAGAAACATCTTAAGACTCTTTCGATGTGTTGAATTTACAGTAGACATCTATATTTGGAGTTTAAACAACGTAAATTATACATGATGTAGAGTTGATTGGATGATATATGGAATGTTCCATTAGAGTGGATTATTGGACAAATAATAGATGGTTTAATGTATATTCTTGATTGGATATTGATAAATTGCGCCCAATAAAAAATCCTGTTTAGATATTATTCTAAACAGGATGAAATGAGGTTCGAAGGATTTTATATGGGAATATTGTTGTAAATGATAGTCTTAATATGATTAGTTAATGAATAATAAGAGTCTTAGTAATATTAAAAACAATTAAATGCAGACAACGGATATAACTCAAAGGATCGACATAGTCTATCATAGTGGATATTCTACCATTTCGAAAGGAGTTTAAGACGTTGATGTTTACATACTCGATGTCTAAGATTACTCTTTCGATGCTTAAGACGAATCAATAACATCGAAGGATTCATCTTAAGACTCTTTCGATATGTTGAATTATCATAAGATGGATATATTTGGAGTTTAAACAACGATAAAAATGTATGACATAGAGTTGATTGCTCTGTATACATAACGTTCCATTATAGTGGATTATTGGGCAAATAATGGATGCTATAAGGAATAATCTATGTTATTATAATGTAAATTATACACAATAAAAATCCCACTCAGAAACTAATCTGGTGGGATGCTTAAATGGAGTCGAAAGATTTTATATGAGAATATTGTTGTAAATGAATGTCTATAATATGAATAATAAACGTCTAAGTTATGATATAGTAATATTAAATGACCTAAAGAACATAACTCAAAGGATCGACATAGTCTATCATAATGGAGTATTAGAGATTTCGAAAGGAGTTTAAGACTCTGTTAATAACATACTCGATGTCTAAGATTACTCTTTCGATGTCGAACATCTTCATCTATTGACATTAAGACTCTTTCGATATGTTATATTTACAGTAGACATCCATATTTGGACTATATACAACGTTTATTTTACATGATGTAGAGTTGATTGGGTCAAAGTGAAAAGATTGTTTAATCAACAATATATCCACATAAAATGGATATATTATAAATGTTAGAGAAATGCATTAAATAATATAAAACAAATCGAATCAATACTATTATGACAATATACAAAGATCTAGATTTAACATTAATACCAAATCCTTCATCATTGGAACGATATAAAGGTGTTGGTTTAATTTCATATAACAATTCATCTAACATAGTTGTTGGTAAAGACACAGAATTCACTCGATATTTGAAAATAGATGATAATCTTTACGTAAGTAACTCATTTATCGGTAAGATAAAAAACATTATCTCTGATTCAGAATTAGAACTATATGTACCAGCTTTATTCTCAACATCAACCATAATGTATGATAAAATTGGAACAGATTTATCCTCTAAATCATCATCGACCACTTCCACCAAATTGGACAATCTAGATGAGAAATATACATTATACGTAAATGCTGATGTATTACAAGAAGGTTCTGAGATAATTTTCACGTTACAAACGGAAAATGTTCCTGATGGTACAAAGATACCATATAACATAATCGGTATAGATCCGTCTAGTGTTTATTTTGAACCTTTAGAAGGTGAGATGACTATCTACAACAATATGGATTACATCACAATAAAAACAAGAAGTGATGATATTTCACAAATTATGCAAAATGTTGTAATGTATCTTATTGGTAGGAACATTCATGCCAACAATATGGAATATAGATTTGCTACTCCAGCAGACATTATGTTCAAAACAAATAGTAATGCCGTATCTACTTCCATAAAACATTTAATCCAAACCATCAATTTCGAACGTCCGTTTAATTCCAAACTTGGTTCGCAATGTATGAATTTATTATTCGACACACCTTCTCTGGTCACCAATCTATTGATAAAAAGAACCATTGCTGATGTGATTAGAAATTATGAACCCAGAGCAAATGTTAATGATATTTCTGTGGAAATTGTTGAACATAATTATAACATATCCATAACGTACTCGATTGTTGAATCGAAAGTGCCAATTACATTAGATCTAACATTAGAAAGAACGAGGTAAAATAAATGAACCAACAGATAACGGTCTCTGATTTAGATTTTGAATCTATTAAAACTAATCTTAAACAATTCCTGAAAGGTCAATCTGTAGTATCAGATTATAATTTCGAAGGTGCTGGTATGTCTATGTTATTAGATGTATTGGCATATAACACCCATTACAATTCTCTATATACCAATTTTGCGTTAAATGAATCATTCTTAGACACAGCATCGAAACGTCAAAATGTAGTGTCTATCTCAAATTCATTAGGATATATTCCAAGATCCGCTAGATCATCTACGGCTATTGTGGATCTTATAATCAAAGATACCATATCTTACCCCGCAACTATTACGTTACCAAAGTATTCCCAATTCACTGGTTCTACCAACAATAAATCATATTCTTTTTATAATGTTGAATCTATTTCGATTCCTCTGGTCAACGGTCAATATAGAACAAATAATCTTACCATCAAAGAAGGTGTTCCTTTATTACAGACGATAACTGTCGCAGATAATCAAAGATATATCATACAAAATGCCAATGTTGATTTGACTACATTAAAGATTTATGTGAAGGAAAATTCATCTAGTGGTGATGTCACTACATTTAATCTAGCCCCTGATATCATTGACATCAAATCCACGGATAAAGTGTTCTTCTTAAAAGAGATATACGATAACAAATTTGAAGTGTATTTTGGTAACGATAGGATTGGTAAATCGTTGGATAATGGTAACATCGTTGTAATGGAATACTTTGTTACCAATAAAGCAGTAGCCAATGGTGTTCGATACTTTACTTTCGATAATCAAATAATCTCTGGAACGTCGGTTTGTCATGTGGTGCAACCTTCTATCGGTGGAGAAGAACCAGAATCTATCGAAGAAATTAAATTTAATGCGCCGAAATTATTAAACTCAAACAATAGAGCAGTCACAGTGGAAGATTACAATATATTAATCAAACACAATTTTGCCAATATAGATATCGTTAAGGTTTGGGGTGGAGAAGACAATAATCCTCCAGTTTATGGTAAAGTGTTTATATGCATAAAACCTAAACATTCCACAAAATTAACAACACCAGAAAAAACATTCATTAGAACCGAAATCATTAAAAATAAAAATGTAATTGGTATTGTTCCAGAATTCGTGGATCCTTCTTATATCAATATCGAAGTAAATTCTACTGTATATTTTGATGCATTGAAGACCAGTAGAACTGTTTCTGATATATCATTATTGGCGTTCAATGAAATTTTGAATTTCAATTCCACTGAATTAACCCAATTTGATTCCATCTTTAGGTTCTCTAAATTATCCAAACAATTAGATTCTATTGATAATTCCGTTCTAGGTAACATAACAACAATAAAGATAAGAAAACCTGTAACATTATATTTCAATACATTGACTCCGTATAATGTGGAAATTGGAAACCCCATTAACAATAAAAGTGTTTCCGTGGAATCAACTGGTTTCTATCTAACTGGAGATGATACCGTCTATTTCTTAGATGATGATACCAAAGGAAATATAAGAAGATATAAATTGGATAAAGATGGTAATAAAGAATATGTTGTTTTAAATCAAGGAACTGTTAATTATTCGACGGGTCTAATTTACATTTTGGGAATGTCTATATCAAAATTGAATTCAACTGTATTCGAATTGATTATAACACCAAGATCTAACGATGTGGTTGGTTTAAGAAATGGTATTCTACAAATCTTACCAGCCAATGTAACAACAAATGCCATTATAGATACAACAAGTGGTAATAATGGGGTGTATAATCATATCTTCACATCGAGTAGATAATATGAATAATGTACCATTATCTTCCGTTGTATTATCACAATTCCCAGAATTTTCGTATCCAACTTATTCCAAATTCATATCATTTTTGGAATTATATTATAAATTCAACGAACAATCTAGATTCAAAACGTTTGATAACATATCTTCATTAGATGACAATTTAGAAGAATTTGTACAACATATAAAATACCAATTAGGTTCAACATTACCAAGCACTACGGTAAAAGAAGACCATTTCATAAACCATCATCTAAAAGAATTCTATTCTTCTAAGGGTACGGAAGAAGCATTTAGAATTCTTTTTCGTCATATGTTTGGTAAAGAAATAAACATATCTTACCCAAGGGATCTAATCCTAAAGGCATCTGATGGTAGATGGATCCAACCTGTATCCGTTATATTGTTACCCATGTCAGGCGATCCTAATGTATTTTCTGGTAATTATGTAACAATTACAACACCTCAAAAAAGTTTTGATGTATTTGTAACGCGAATTAAAAATTTGGAAAATGGAACGTATGAAGTATTCTTTGAACCATTCTACTATTCTGATGTATCTGTTGGATGTTTGATTTCATTTGAATCTACAATGGGTGTTATACAACCCTGTCTATCAACATGTAAAATACAAAAGAAAGGTTTCAATTTCAAAGAAGGTCAAATCTTTAATGTAAAGGGTGGTGAAGGCGAAAATGCTAAAATTAAAATCGTTAAGACAGACCAATTAGGATCTATACAAAAAATACAGATATTTGATTTTGGTAGAGGATTTAAATCTGATTTCTCCACTAGTGTAATATCTAAATTCACTGATGTAGTTGTATCGGAATTTCCTAATGTAACGGAAAACACCAATGGTTTCCAAGAATTATTACAATTCTCTAAACAATGGTATTCTATTGATTTTTCTGCGGATGATTACGCTGGTGAGATTATTTCTGAATCTTACTTCGATTTATCTACCGACAAAGGAACATTTGATGAAGCGGACGTGGCATATGTAGAATTTAATGTTGGTGTATTACAACGTTATCCAGGTTATTATGCTTCCACCAACGGGTTCTTATCCGACACCTTTGTGTTACAAGATAATCATTATTTTCAATTGTTCTCCTATGTAATCCAAATCTCAGAAAACATTGATAAATTCAAAGATGTAGTCAAAAGAATTTTAAATCCAGCCGGATACGCCATGTTCTCGGAATATTCTATTACAAATGAAATAGATATGTCTGCGTCAGTGAATAGTGCCATCTTCGATTATAAATTATTTGTACAAGATCTGGTATCAACATTAAACGACACTACTTTCAATGAAATTATAAAACCGTTAATCGACACAATAAATAATTTAGAAAGTATAACAACGTATATAACAAAAACATTAACAGACACGGCAAACGTAAATGATTCTGGTGGTAGTATAAAATTACGAAATGGAACATTATCATATACATTAGATGATTATTTCGCATCAGATTATTCTCAAGGTTTGACAATATACACATTCTAGGAAACACATGAAAATTAAATCATCGGCATCTATCAACGGTTCGTTAACAATCGTCAAAACTAATGAATTTGGTGTTGTAACTGATACCATTAGAATTCCAAATTTAGTTGTTACCACAGGTAAAGCTCTTATTGCCAATAGATTAGTTAATCCAACCCAATCTATTTCTCATATGGCTGTCGGTTCAGGAACAAATAGTCCTTCTGTATCCAACACATCATTACAAACTCAAATCGGCAATAGAATAGAACTTTCTTCATCAACTGTTGTAGATAATAGTGTAACATTTACTGCTTCTTTTGGTGCCGGTGTATCTACTGGTGCCATCACAGAAGCAGGTTTGTTTAATCATCTAACTGGTACAACAAACAATATGTTATCTAGAACAACGTTTCCTGTGGTCAATAAGGCTTCAGGGGATTCTATTACAATTTCTTGGGTAATTACGATCGCATAATATGGCATATTCAATTACATCAAACTTTCATAACACTATAGCAGATTCCATATTAAGGGAAATTAGAACCAATTCTTCTAAATTTTATTATTACTTGGGTAAGACAATTCCAAATAATGGTTCGTCTGTTATAGAAACTCCATACAACAACCCAAAATATGAAAACAAAATTAGAAATGATATGATTATGACAAAACGTATCAATTTTAATGATGTTGCTTTTGTAGTGCCTAGAGTTAATTGGAATTCTGGTGTAATTTTTGACCATTATGATGATTCGTATTCTCCAATAAATCTATCTTACTCAGGTTCTTCTTCATTAGAAAATGCCAAATTCTATGTAGTCAATTCTCAATATAATGCCTATTTCTGCTTAGATAATAACAATAACAAAGAATCAACAGTAGAACCATTAGACACAGGATATGATTCATTTGTAACATCGGATGGTTATAGATGGAAATTTATTATGACCATTCCTTTGATTCTTAGAAACAAATTCTTAACAGAAGCATTCTTTCCGGTCACTACCTCTATAACATCGAGATATTATAATAATGGTGGTATCGATAATATCATTATCATCGACGGAGGATCTGGATATTCTAATACAACAACCATCACGGCATATTCTGAAACAGGAAATGGTGCATTATTAACTCCATTAATCGAAGATGGTATATTGGTTGGCGTAAGAATAGATAATCCTGGGGAAGGATACATCAATGTCAATTTTTTAATCTTAGACATTTTTGGTGACGGTGTTGGTGCATCCATTAGTTGTTCATTAGATAAAGGGGATGTCCAATCGTTCCAATCTAATGTAGAATTAAACACTATTCCTGGAAGCATAGAATTCTGTAAAATTGAAAATGGTGGTAATAATTATTCCACTCCAATTATCACTATAACAGGCGATGGTGTTGGATGTACAGCCACTGCTCAATTAGATTCAAATAAACAAATTTCCAAGATAATCATGACCAATAGAGGTTCTGGTTATTCTTACGCAAATTTGAATATTTCCGATTCTGGTGGAGGTTCTGGTGCCATAATTAGACCAATTGTTTCTCCTGTTAATGGTCATGGAAAACATGCCATCAAAGAATTAACGGCATCCAGATTGATGTTCTTTTGTAATGTTAGAGAAGATAAGGTCGAAGGATTTTCTGTTAACAATGATTTCCGTCAATTTGGTATATTGAAATCACCTTTAGATTTATCGGGTAAATCGTTTGATTCTACTATAGGGTCAACATGTTATGGTGCAACAGCTAGTGGTGATTTTAACAGATACGACTTTCCCGACGATACCATGTTATACGTCTATAATCCAGAACATGCTGGAAAGAGATTTCTAGTTGTATCGTCTGATGTAGATGGATTATTATTACAATCATTAGATAATTTCCCATTAACAACCGAAATTATATTAAAAACATTAGATGCAACAAAAAGTTTTTCTTGTAATACAATAACTCAACCCAATATGGATAGGATGAGTGGTGATATTTTGTATGTAGACAACAGGGATTCATTCCTAAAAACTGATGAACAATCTATTAATTTACGCACAATAATTAAATTCTAATTATTAAGGAATAACAAATGACAATGAATCACAATATATCACCTTACTTTGATGATTTTGATGAAACCAAAAATTATCATAAAATTTTATTCAAACCAGGTGTTGCTTGCCAAGCCAGAGAATTCACGCAGATCCAATCAATCTTAAAAAATCAAACGGCTAAATTTGCCAATCATATTTTCAAAGATGGTTCTGTCGTATCTGGTGGAGAACATTTCTATGATTTTGTTTCTTACTTCAAAATTAAAACAAACACTTCTTTACCAATCGATTTAACTAAATTGGTTGACATGACATTCAAAACTTCTGATAACAGAATCTTCTTGATTAAACATGTATCTCCAGTATCTGGTTCGGATCTAACCACATTTTTTGCTATATTAATCGACGGTGGTGTCACAAAAACTAATGCTGTTGATTTAGACGCAAACTCTGCAATACAAATTTACACAAAAGAAGGTGTATTACTTTATACCGCTGAGACTGCGGATGTTCCTGGAAATTCTGTTTTATTCCATATCAATGATGGTATATTCTATACAAAAAACACTTTTGTCTATTGTCCTCCGCAGACCACAATTGTTAAGAAATATGACACTTTCCTAGAAGGTTCTATTTCATTCACAAAGGGTGGTACTGTAATCGCTGGTTTAGATACAAAATTCTTAACTGAATTAAAAGTTGGAGATGATATTTTCACTTCTAATTACGTAGGCACTGTTGCGTCAATTGAATCAAATGTATCTGTTACATTAGAAAAGATTATCCAATTAGAAACAGCAACCAATAATTTCTATAAAATTGGCGTATCTGCTGTAATTGGTCTAACTCCAATTGAATCTATCGTGACATCTGATGAAGACTCAACATTATTAGACCCATCTTTTGGTTCAAATAACTTTGCGGCTCCAGGTGCAGATAGATATCTAATTACATTACAATTAGGAACAAAATCTTACCAAGATAAATTGATTTCAAATGAAGATTTTATTGATTTGTCTCATATCAGTAATGGTGTTGTGACAATTGATAACAGAACTCCAATTTATTCTAACATTGCAGAAGAATTTGCCAGAAGAACATATGATGAATCTGGTAATTATATTGTAGAAGGTTTATTGCCAACAATCTATGATGATGCAGATAATTCGAAATTACAATTATCAATTTCTTCTGGTAAGGCATATATCAAAGGATACGAAGTAAATAAAACCAGAACCACTTTCATCCAATTAGATAAATCAAGAGAATTCTTAACGGAATCAGACCATATCGTTTCTGCTCAATATGGTAATTACATTGAAGTGTCTGTATCCGATAATAGTTTCTTACCTTCGGCAAATTCTAGAACAGAATTAACGTTTTTGGATTCAACTGGTGATGTTATCGGTTCTGCCACCAGTATCGGTCTAGAATTTTCTAGTCTTGGTGTATTCAAATTATTCTTAGATGATGTTAATTTTAAAGGATATAAATTCAATGAAGTTTTTGATATTACATGGAAAAATGATTCTAATTTCGTATCTCATCTAATTCCAATTAGTAAATCCATCATTGATACAAATAAACAATTGTTGGTGTTCCAAATTCCAAACATCACAGTTAAATCAATCAATAATTTAAGATATGCATCCAAATACACTTACAATTCAGTGAATGTATATAATGGTGTTGCTACAATCAATTCTGGTTCATCATACAAAGATTACGATGAATCTACTGGGTCTTCAATCAATAAAAATTATATTGTTAATGTAATCACGTCATCTAATCCAACAGCATTTCCTGTGGGTAGTATTATTGATGCATCATTGGCTACTTTAACTGTAAACAATCCGATTGGTTCCAGCTCGACCGCAGAATTGAATTTTAATGATAGTTCATTCAACGGTACTGTTAACATTACTACCACAATTTACAATTCTGGTGTTCCATCTAGAACAAAAACATTAAAAAAGAATTATGGTGTTGCTATCCAATATACACCCGATTTTGCTAATGGTTCTATTGGTGTATCTGACGTGAGTAAAGTTGTTGGTGTATATTCGTATTCTGGGGATCCTATTACAGTTCCTACTTTGACGTATTCTTCTACATACAATTATCCAGCAAATTCTATCGTAATTATGGATGGTAAAGCATATACAATTTCTGGATACACGTTGGGTACTGAATTGAATGATGTTTCCTCTAAATATTCTATCCAAAATGGTCAAACCAATTCGGCATATCTACATGCGACCATTAAGAAGATTAAAGAAGCAAATGTTTCTGAAAATATATTGATAGTTGTAGATTATTTTGAACATTCTGGTGATGGTGGTCTAGTTGTAAATTCATATGAATCTTCTATTCCTTATTCTAATTTGCCAAAATACTCTGATGATAATGGTATTGAATATAAATTAAGAAACTGTATTGATTTTAGACCAATCCAACGTAAAGATTCTAATACATTTGATGCATTTACATTACCATTGACGAATCAAGTAATAACAACTAATTTGGATTATTATCTACAACGAATTGATAAATTGGTTCTTGATAAGGCTGGTGAATTTACATTATTACAAGGTCAACCTTCTTACGATTCACCGATTACACCAATCGCTGGTAAAGACGTAATGGAAATCTGTTCGTTCACATATGAACCTTATACAGATTCCAGTTCTAATGTTAAAACATTGATGTACAAAAATAAACGTTACACCATGAGAGATATTGGTGCATTAGATAAACGTTTGGAAAATGTGGAATACTACACTTCTCTATCATTATTGGAGAAAGAAACAGCATCTAAAACATTCACGGATAACACAGGAACTCCGTTGTTCAACAATGGATTCTTAGTTGATTCATTCAAAGGATATAATGTAGCTGATGTAACCAATGATGAAGTTTTAATTGGGGCTCCTTCTAATGATAATTCTAATTTCAAATTCTCAATCGATTTTGAAAAAAATGAGATGCGTCCAGGGTTCCTATTAGATACAGCAGGATTAAGTCCTAATAATAATCCAATCACTTCTTCCGTACACGATAACACAATTACCTTACCATTCACTGAATCTATTTTAACTGCACAGATGATGGCATCAACATCAATTTCCGTTAATCCATACAGTGTATACAATTCAAAAGGTAATGTAATTCTAACACCAGATTCAGATTACACAGTGTTCCAAGAAAATGCTATCGATACAACAGAAGCAAGACAATTATTAATTGGTAATGAAAATACAGAAAGAACCAAAGTCACGATTTTTGGGTCTTGGAAGACTGGCGACCAAACGACTAACGTAGTAACTGATATCAACAATACAAAAGATTTCTTGGAAGTAAATTCTCAACAAAACAAAGTTGTTCAAGGTCAAACCTACAACGTAGTTAAATTGGTACAAGGTTCCACAAGAGAAAATGTTGTTGCTGTTAAGATAACTGGAATGTTATCTAATGTAAAAATCTATTATTTCTTTGATGGAGAATTACAAGAAAAAGGTTGGCAAGTTTCTGGACAAAAATCTAGCGCGGACCAATTCACAGATGAAAATGGTTCGTATCAAGGTAACATTTATATTCCAGCAATGTATAATGGTTCTAAATTTAATGTTACATTTACCGATACTCCAGCTGGTATCCAATTCTCTTCATCAACGGCAGAAACAATTTATAGTATTTCTCAATCATTACGTTATACAGACGAATCTCCAATTTCTGTAATCGTTAATGATGTTGCTGCAGTAAATCCAGTAACCAAAATTAAAATACCAAAACCATCTGCGGTTTACACCATTTCTCCATCTTCTTATGTGGTCAGAGAAGGTGAAACATTATCCATGAAATTTAATGTACAAAATGGAAATCCAAATGTTTCTTATACTGGTTCTATTGTAGTTTCTGGTGGTACTTCTAGTTTCGATTTATCTAATGTTGTATCTGGAAGTACCACTACTCCAATTACAAATCTATCTTCATTCAATTTCAGAGTAGATGCACTAGGTAATGCTTCCATTAATTTGAAACCTCATGAAGATCTTGTATTCCAAAATGATAGAGTAATCACATTATCTGTGACAGTCGGAACAGATGTCGCTAAACCAGCAATCGATTATCCTGAATTTTCATATGGTTTGGTTATCTCAGAATCTGTTAAATTATTGAACCCAGTTCGTACAGAATATTCTGTAAACAGTCCTGTTAAAATAGATATTGATACCAACAATTCTATTGATATGACATTCACATCAACAAATTGTGAACAAGATAGAGTAATCACATTAACGGTTAAAAAAGATGGTTCTATTGTAACAGGAGCGAATGTCACTTCATTCCATACGAATACTTCCGCTCCAAATCAAAACATTAAATTACCTTTATCTGTTGGAGATTTCTTAGAAAGAAATGGTGCATTTGAATTTATCTTTATTGATGATTTAGGCGTAACGATATCTAAAAAGATTTTGGTTGTTGGTAAATATGCCAAAAAGACATTCAACATGTCTACATCTGGCGATACATTCGGGCGTTTCATTCCTGGACAAAGTGTCACCTTTAAACTCAATACAAATTTGTATGATTTTTCTACATATGATTCTGAACAAGTTCCATACCTATTGGAAGTGAGTGAAGGTGGTTCTGTATATAGTCCTATTGCGTCGTATTCTGGTAAATTTACAATTTCGAGTTCAAATGGTTATTTCTCTAAAACCGATAGAAATGTGTCAATTTCTTCTACAGGAATTTTGGACAAACAGTATACCATTAGATTAACTTTAACGGATTCCAATAAAGGTGGCGGTGCTCAATCTTTATTGTATGTAGATAAAACTCAAGAAACATTTACGTTATCTGTAAAACGTGCTGGGAATGAATTAGCTCCAAATTCGACATTGATTTCTGGTGATATTTTAACATGTACATTAACTTCTTCATATGGTTCTGTATATGCATCAAAATCTAATTCTGAAAAATTAGTTAATATCTCAGTTTCAAATTTAACTCCTGGATTGTACAATTTATCTACACCAACCACATATTTGAATGGTTCTGGTGTTGCTACATTTAATGTCACAATTAAAAATTTCATCGGCAATTTAGAAGATATGTTGTTAATCATATCGACTTCATGTAATGGAGTGACCAATAATTCTGTTCCATTGACATTATTGAAGGCTGCAAAGAAAAGTGTATCCACTCAATTTACAACAACTGGAGATGCCGACCTTGCTACGGTGTCGTCTTCTTCGTCTCCGACATTTAAAGTTAAATACGCTTCGACAAATGTTAATCCAACGGATATTGTAAATTGGTATTTGAAAGTTATTGATTCTTCTGGTAATGTATTAGAAGGATTAGATGGAACCAGTGAATCCCCAACATCAGGTTCTTCGGTTTTAATTGATGGTCAAGTTTTGAGAGGAACTGGTGCATTATCTAGTTTATCTACTCCAAAAACATTTACCATGAAATCTTCTGCTCCAAATAACATTAAGATTATTGCGGGTATTAAACATCCAGAAACAAACAATGAAGATACATTAATTGTTAATGCATCGACTGCATCATTTACCATCTCAAAATCTGGTTGTGATGATAAAATTCTTGATGATGGAGAAGCTGTAACATATACAATCAGAGCGTTAGATAGTTCCGTTTCAAGAAATATCTCTTGGTCGTTGTCTAGTGTCAATAATTCTATTGGATTGTCTACGTTATCGAGTTCTACATTATCTGGAACCGCTACATTATCCGTCGGTGGATCTACAACAGTTACATTCTCTAGAAACTTACCAACTGGATTGTCATCAGACCACCAATTATTATTGACGGTTGTTGATAATACAACAGGAACAACTAAAATTACCACAAAGACCGACCAAGAAATTTCTATTAAGAAATTAGGTGCATCTTTTGTAATTAAATTTTATGATTCATTGACAAAAGCCGAGATACAAAATGTAGTTGGCGTCTTATCTACTGATAAACCAAAGAAAATTGACGTTAAAATCCAATCAGCATCTGCGTCTATCCAATCGTCGTTGAAATATAACATTTCTTCTTCTTTGATTGACGTCACAACGGATTTGAATGGTTCTAAAGTTTCTACTCCAACATCATTAGAAGACTTTTTCAGTGCTGATAAAACCATCACCAGAACAATCTATGTAACCAATAATTCTTCTACTCCGGTTTCTAGTTCATCGTTATCTGCTTCAATTAAAGTGGATTGCGTTAGTTTCAAATCAACGTATTCGGATACATCTAGTGTTGTAACGGGTTCAAATAGTTTGAAATTACAGAATGCTCCTTCATTAAGAGAATCTATTGTATTAAGTAATGTTTCTGGTAAATCTCCTGTTTCAATGGGATACAACGTTGTAGAAAATTACAACATCTCTAGTAACATTGCTGACGAATTGAATACGTATATTTTAATTAAACCGTCGGATCCTTATAGTGTATTGACTGCAGCCGCTGGCGATTTTGTTGTTCAGAGTAATTACAATACATTAGCTAATGTAACTCCAACGAACTCAAATATCGTTTCGACTTTTGGTACATCAAATGCCCTTTATTATTCAATTCCAAATTTCAACAGCGGTGTTTCTATTAAATTAAACACCAATGCTAAAAATGCCAATGATTCTTACAATTTAACAGTTATCCAAATTAAAACTGATAACACCAACATTTCTAGTTCTAATGTTGTAAAATCTATTGTATCGAAAACTGGGGTGAAATCGTATAAATTAACGACATCTAACCCATCTGTTTCAATAAATGAAACTGGTCTAGTGAGTATAACTCCAAACAATTTTGCTTCAACGGACGCACACGTTCTGAAGATTTTTAATTATGGGGCATTAAATCTTTCTTCTGATGTTAGTATTGATGTGTATTATGTTAATTCATCTAATGTTTCTTCTACCGCTAGTATAACATCGATTGATTCTAGTGGTAATATAACACCAGCTGTTACATTCTATGGCGTTGCATCGGTTAACATTAAAAACAAAACTGGTAAGGCTGGCGATATAAAAATTGCTGTATCTAATGGTTCCACAACAGGTGATATTAATTTACCGACCCAAGGTGTTAGAAATATAACAGCAGACGTAACCAATACAACTCAAGATAAAATAACATCTGGATCTGTTTCGGTTAATAATGCATCAGAAGATTATTTCTTAATGAAAATTTGGGATAATGCATCAAATGCTGTTATCTCAACTGGTATAACATATTATGATAAATTTCAAAATACGTTGACGGTAGACGCTAGTGGATTTGTTAAATTACAAAATTTCGTAGATGCCGATGGAAACCGTTCTTTCCCATTCTATTACAAAATTACAGCTGGATATATAACTGGTGCATCTAAAGAAGTTAGATTCTTCTTTAAAGATTTCAATGGCGTATCTACTGAATTTAACAGAACTGTATCTTCATCGACCACTGAAACGGGTTCATTCTCTATCACATCAGATTCGGATACGCAAGCAACCGCTGTTGGTACTAAATTGAGTAATGGTACATTGAAAAAAGTTTCAACCATTACATTGACTACATCTAACGTAGCTAACGCTGGTGGAGTCTTGAGATTAACATTCTTTGTTTCTAATGCCAATATAAAATCATGTTATGCGGATGGTTCTGGTGCTGTACTCTCTCCAGGTGTTGTTGATTATGTTGTACCTAAAGGGAATTCAACCAAAACATTCTATTATGTAAACGACACCCCATTAGATAAAATGATTTTGAATGAATCTAATACAGTTACCGTTAGTGGTAAATCATTGGATCCAGGTATCTTATCTTCTAACCCAAGTTCAACATCATATTTCATTAACACTTCTATCCCATATAGAAATCTATCGTTTAAACAATATGAACTTACTGTTAATGAGGTTGTAGAAGGTGAATCGTTTAATGTTCTTGTAACAGATACAATAAAAGATGGCGAATTATCCACGTTGAAATACAATTCAAAATTGGTTGAATATGTTGGTGGTTCTAATAGTGGAACAGTCACTAAAAAGAGAACGGAATTTGTTGATACATGGAGTGCATCATTTAAAGCAATCAATGATAATGTTACCAACTTAACCAGTTCTTCTGCATTATTTTCTGTTGGTGATGTTAGTAAATCGTTGGTGGTTAAAGAGGCACCTCCTTCTCCAGCATCAATTAACATTACAGCATTACAAACATCTGATGTATTTGAAACTGCTGGAGAAGTGTCGTTTAAAGTGGAAACAAATTATCTGCCATCTGGAACTGTTATACCATTTGGTTGGACTGTTGGTGATAATGTAGTCAACGTAACTTCCGTACAAATTGTTGGGGTATCTACTGAATTTAAAAATATAGCTAATCCGTCGTTCAGTGTCGGTGGTTCTTCTGGTAGTCAATATTATTCCGCCACAATATCAATTAAATTCACTCCAAATTATTCTGTTAACAAAGGATCTAGTATTACGTTATTTGTGAATGGTTCTAACATTAAATCAAACACTTCTAGTTCCGTTACTATTCCAGTGAATGTTTCTCCGACAACGTCTGGTAATAAATTGACGCAAGCGATTAACATTCTTAACAAAGATAAAGAAATTGAATACACTCCAAGTATTTCATTCTCTGAAATTTCTGCAGCCGAAAAGAAACAATTGGCATTAGGGTACAAATATGAATTTCATATTCCATACACTGTAAAAATATCACCGTCTGGATTCACTGGAACAACTTCTTTATCCGTTACGGTTCCTTCTGCTGGTAATGTAATTTCAAGAGGTTCTGCTACATTAGATGTTAATTCATTCTCTGGAAATACACATTCTGGAACTGTTACGTTATCTAAAGGATACCATGGGGATTTTGATATTAAGATTTCCGCTGTTGTTAATGGTAAGACCACAATTGGTTCTTATAAAACATCGTTGGGTAAACCGTTCTCATTGGATCCAGTGGCTCAAACATTCTATATTTCACCAGAACAATTTCCAAATGGTTTGTTTTTAAGTAAGGCTGATATTTTCTTCTACTCTAAACCATCAGATCTAACTATTCCTGTTTGGATTGAAATGAGAAAAACCATAAATGGTTATCCGTCATCTGATTCTAAATTAACCTATTCTAGAGTGGAGTTAAACAATTCGGATGTTAATATACCTAGTTCTCTGGTTGGAATCATAACACCAACACCAACGCCGTTTAATTTCTCGGATCCTGTTTATCTTGCTCCAGGAGAATACTCTATCATTGTCGGTTCTACTTCTAAGGAGTATAGAGTGTTTGTTGGAGAATTAGGTCAAATAGATGTCTCAGATGGTAAATTGATTTCAGAGAATAATCCAGATGGTTCTGTTGGTTCGTTCTTTATGTCACAAAACGCTAGAACTTGGAATGCAGACCAGATGAAAGATCTAATGTTTAAATTATACAAATGCGAATTCGATATAAATTCAAATCAAGAAGTTATCCTTGAGATGAAACCTAACAATTCTAATTTTGAAGTTGATATAATCCATCTTAATTCTCCAGAAAATGTTGTTCCAGGGACTTCTTCTAAGTATTCTGTTTCATTAACTGGAAATTATATTGATTATGTTGATGTTGAAAATAACACGGATACTTTATTGACGGAAAGAACTAAACCTGCTTCTGCGTTTAAATTGAAAACCATTTTATCTTCACATGATAGAAACGTATCTCCGATTATCCAGAAACATACAATGAATACGAAGTTTATCCATAACCTGATTAATTCTAAATTGGATTTAATTAAATTGGAAACTGACCCATTAGATGGTTCTGCGTTATCCAAATACGTAACCAAAAAGGTCACTCTTTCGGAAGGATTTGATGCAACTGGTATAAGAGTAATCTTGGATGTAAATAGACAATATGGAACTGATATTGAAGTTTATGTCAAAATGATTAACAATGAAGATTATTCTAATTTCAAGGGTAAAGATTATACGTTAATTCCATTATCGGGTACAAAATCTTACTCAAAGAACAATGATGATTTTATTATTGATGAATATAAATTGGATAATGTATCTTACGTATATGGAGATACAACATTCAATTCATTCAAATCGTTTGCGGTGAAAGTTGTCATGTATTCGGATAATCCTGCGAAAGTTCCTAGAGTTAGAAATTTAAGAGCAATCGCAACATCTTAATAAATCTAATGGGATGCATAATAATTGCATCCCATTTTATCCATAGGTATTTTATGTTAAAAGTTAAAAATGATGATTCTCTGTTACGAGATCCTCATTCCAATGCCATAGTCAAAACTGATGTACAAGAAATGATTAAATTCAAAAAAGAAAGACAAAATATGGAAATTGTCAATTCTCTGAAACAAGATGTCTCATTATTACAATCTGAGATGACTGATATAAAATCTCTACTCCATACCATTATCAATAAACTATGATGTTGTATTTGAATGTTAAATAATTGTATACATTTTAAAAGGAATAACATATGAGTTCTTTAACATATAGATTAGTGAAGGGATCTCCATTAACCAATGCTGAAATTGACCAAAATTTCCAAAATCTAAATAATGATAAATTGGAAGGGACGGTATCTATTTCTAATGGTGGTACGGGAGCAACGACATTAGCTGCGGCGCAAGTTGCTTTAAACATCCAAGATCCAGTAATTTACGCAATAGCATTAGGATAAACAATGGCTAATACATTCACAAGAAAACTTTCTCGGAACGTGGGTACTTCCACTACTCCAATCGGTTCGTACACCGTACCTCCTAATACATCAACCACTGTCATCGGTTTGACCATTTCAAACACAACAGGAGGAACTGTCCTAGCAGATTTATCATTATTTGATGGAACAACGGATACGTATATTTTCAAAAATTCATCTTTACCAACTGGTTCAACGGATATTCCTATTGGTGGTGACCAAAAATTGGTTCTAATTTCAGGAGATTCGTTGAGGATTAGATCTAACACTGTATCTTCTTTGGACGCAATTTTATCCATTTTAGAAATGCCTGCATAGAGGGAATAAATCATGTCTTCAATACGAAATACCAAAAAACTTGGTAATTCTAGTTCCTTCTTATTAGGCGACGGGTCGGGTGTATCTAATCTTAATGCATCAAACATCTCAACTGGATTAGTTAATGTTTCTAGATTAGGTTCCGGTGATGCTGATACCACTAAATTCTTACGGGGCGATGGTTCTTGGGTTCTATTAGACAGTCTGGCTCTATCTGGTAACATTGCGTTATCTAAATTGGGAACTGGAACCCCAGATTCATCCAAATATCTAAGTGGTGATGGTTCTTGGAAAAATAATGCCATCCAACGATTCATTTTCACGGCAACATCTGGTCAAACAACATTCAATGTTGCTTACGGAAGTTCTGTTGTAGATGTATATCTTAATGGTGTTAAATTATTAAACGTATTAGATTATTCTGCGGATAATGGAACAAGCGTCATTTTATCTTCTGGAGCAGCAGTGGGTGATAATATAGAAATTGTATATACATCAACATTTGATGTAGCCAATACGTATTCTATATCTCAATCTGATTTTTTACTATCCAATAAACAAGACAATCTAGTTTCCGGTACAAATATCAAAACAATCAATGGTGAATCAATTTTAGGTTCGGGAAATATATCCGCACCCGTAACATCAAATTTAGCAACAGGACTTTTAAAAAATACAACTACAACTGGCGCACTTACGATAGCTGTACCAGGGACGGATTACGTTACGCCGTCGGGAAATGTTGCAACCGCCACTACATTGGCTACGCCAAGAAACATTAACGGTGTTTCGTTCAACGGGTCGGCTAATATCACAATTGTAGACAACACAAAAGAACCTACCTTTACAACACTGCCTGTTAATAAAGGTGGAACAGGAGCAGGCACATTAACAGGTCTAGTAAAAGGAAACGGCACAGGGGCATTTTCAGTAGCTGCTCCAGGTACGGATTACCAAACCCCTCTTGTTTCTGGTACTTCCATTAAAACGATAAACGGCGTTCATCTGTTGGGAAGTGGAGATATTACAATTTCAGCATCACCAACCGTTGTTTTACTTACTTCTGGTACGTCATGGACAGTACCTGCTGACGTAACTAAAATAAAAGTAACTTGCGTAGGCGGTGGTGGTGGCGGTGGTTCGAGGTCAGAGTCATCAAGCTACCCAGATAAACGAGGTGGGGCTGGAGCAGGGGTAAGTGTGTCGATATTAAGCGTTACACCTGGAAGTGTCATACCGTATGTTATCGGCATAGGCGGAGTTGGTATTGCTGCTTTTAATAATTCACCAGGTAATGATGGCGGCACAACTACTTTCAGCTCTCTTACTGCAACGGGTGGTGGAGGTGCAACTTATGGGCTTGGTTCTGGCGGTGTCGGGGCTGGCGGTAACATTCTTAATCTCAGTGGGGGTATTGGATTATTAGATAATTCTATTTATTCGGTAGGTGGTTTGGCAGGTATCCCATTCTCATATTATGGGAGGGGTGGTGCATCGAGAAATAATGTATCCGCAGGTGAAAACGGCGGTCAAGGTCTAATCATAATCGAGTATTAAAAATGAAAACACATATTATTGAAAACGGCATTATTGTAAATACAGTTTTATCAGCAGTAGAAGAAGTGCTGGAGGCGTTTCCTGATTACATTGTTGCCGATGCAGATTTAACAGGCGGGGTAATTGGTGATTATTATGAAAATGGCGTTGTTACAAAGAAAATTATCGAATCTCCTGTAATCACTGTAATTTCAATGCGTCAAGCGCGGCTGCAACTTTTAGCAATGGATTTACTTGATGCGGTTAATACTCAAATTTCAACGATGTCACAAGCCGCGCAAATCGAATGGGAATATGCCACCGAAGTTCAACGTAGTAATCCATTGGTTTCAGCATTGCAAACTGCGTTATCAATGACAGATTCAGATATGGATTTGTTTTTTAGTGATGCGTTGGTGTTATGAAATTCTGGCTTAATCTTTTAATTTCAATCGACCAGTTTTTCAATACAATCGCTGGTGGTGAAGTCGATGTCACAATCAGCGGTCACGTTGGTTATATGGCGTTCTCACGCAAAGAATGGCGATTGATTCAAGAAATTATCGACGCAACATTTGCACCGATTGAAAAGCATCATTGCCGTGAAACCTGGTGGAATGATGATGACATTGATACAACAGACAACCTTTTCACAACAAGCGCCGTCGCCATTATTGGTTGTGCGTTGCTTTTTATTCCGATTCAAATTTTAGGCTATTTCAAAATAGCTAAATACCGAACAACATAATCTTTTAAGCGACATGGAAATTAAATGAGTGCATCACAGTTAATTCAAACACCCTTAACATCAACAGGATTTGTTCCAGCTTACACTAAGCTAATCTTAAAAAATGATTTAGGTGTGGCTTTAACGTCAGGAACAGTATCAACGCAAAGAATTGTGAGTGGAGAAGATGCTGTTGTAGCTTCGGACGGTTTGCTTATTGACCCTACTGGAATCGCCGCACATAGCTTTACTTACGATGCGTCAGGCAATATGGCTACAGATACTTTTGTGGATAGCAACGGAAATACTTACACGCAGACGTTCACTTGGACAAACGGAAATTTAACCTCAGTTAGCAATTGGGTGAAAGTGTAATGAATAAATCCTTGATAAACATAGCGACATTAAAAGCACTTCGCAATACTTCTGACGACCCATCTAATGACTACAAAATAGCGTTAAAGCGATACTTGGCAATTCCTAACAACACACCTAGAAAAATTGCGTGGATTGGTGATTCAGTGACGATGAATCGCTGCATCAATGACTTAGATACACGCGACCAAACAAACGTAACCGTAGATACCCCAGATAGTATAATCATAACGAGTATCTCAAATGGGTTATTGACATCTATCACTCCACATAACGCTAGAGTAGGCACAATAGTGTATGTCAATCAAGCTGTTAATGGGTTCACCCTTAACTCTTATTATGTTGTCAGCTCAACACCATCACCCACTACACTGACAGTTACAAACCTTACTTATATCAACCCAACCCTAACGGATGGAACTGGATTGACTATAACCATGTCTTTCAATAGATATGAAAATTCTGTGGCTAGATTTCCGTCCACCCCTATGTACAAAGTTACCAACGGAGCGTTTTGGGGCAATGGACAAAGTGCTAGTGGGTTTTTCGATTCGATAGGTGTAGCAAATACAAATACAGGGTTTGAACGAGTTGTTGAATTTAGTCCAGATTTGATTGTTTATGGTTATGGAATCAATGACGTTAGACTTGGTAATACTACTCAAGCGCGGCTAGAAATAACAATCGCCAATACGATTCAAGCGTTAAAGCAAAGATTACCTAAGGTAGACATCATCTTGCTGATGCCAAATCATTTGTGCTTAGACTCAGCAACAGTAACAACTTATTTAGGGGCTGGTACTACTTTAGCTCAGTGTCAAGCGCGTTCAGATAGTCTGCGATTAGCATATAGAAATCTAAAGAATAAGTTTTCAAACTGCTATGTTTTTGACACACAAGGGGTGACACTGCAATTTACCCTGAAAAATGTCCAAGCGTTGTTACGTCGTACATGGGCGATTGTTTGCACCCGACTGTTGTTGGGTCGAGAACACTCTTAAACAACTTACTTCTGTTACTTGGTGACTATGAAAGCGTCCCTTCTATTCATCCAGCCACGCAAAAGTTTGTTAGCAAGTTAAGTCAATCTGCTATAAGTGTTGCCAATTCAGCACCCTCAACAGCACCGTACTTGTTATACCCCAGAATTGTTGAAGATGCCTCGAAATATAATTTAATTTTGAGAGGGGTGAGAGTTGCATCTGCGAAGGGTTCTTACTTGGATATTTCTACTAAGGAAGGGGTAGTAGCATCAGCTTACGATAATATAATTGCAACAAATGATATTTGTATCCAGTACGGAACGCTTGAATACACTAGCGGCTCTCAGGGCGAATACTTTGATAATGGAACTGTGGCATTCAAGTTAACAAGCTGCAATCCAACTAATTTCGGTAACAACATTCGCATACTATCCATGCCAGCGGGTTATCCGTTTATAACTTCGATTTCTCAAGAAGTGGCTTTCTATAGACCAAGACCAGCGACGCAGAAAAACGACCAAGACTTGAACTTTTCTAAGACATTTTCAAATATAGACTTTTCTGCTCAAACCATTAACCACGCAATTACGAACTTCTGTGTAGTTGGCGTAATCACAGGGGTATCTGCAACTGCACCAACTACAGGTGGAACAGTGGATTTAAAAAGAAACGGGACTACATTTGCTACGCTCACTTGGGCAAACAATGTCGTGACATCTGTCGGCTCAGGAAGTTTCTTTACAAATGAAACGCGCGGAATTGTTTTTGATGAAGGAGATGTATTGTCGATTGTGGTAAATAGTGGGGTTGTGGGTGGCTCTATCCCTAAGATAACTCTAAGCACTCGGTAGGATTTAGGGTGAGATTCTTGTTAAGTGAAAATATGAAAGCTCTCAAATGAATACAGCAACGAGTGGTAAAAGAATAGCTTGGCAAAACCCAATAACAAGGGGACTAACGTCTGCAATAATTCCAGTTGGAAACGCTTTCTTTGATTGTGTTTCCAACAAATTACAGTACGGCATAAACACGACTGTTATTTCGACTGGAATAGGGTCTACAACCTTAAACGGTAAGCAATATTGGAACTTTGTTTTTAACAGAGTTTTGTCGATTGCAGAAACGAATGCGTTACTTGCTGACCCAACGCAAATCTTTTCACTTGAAAGGGTGATTGGGGTTAATGTAGTTGTAAGTTACTTCACTTCTGATTTTTTACCGTCCGATTTGCGCCGTTATGTTGTCCCAATTGAAACTAGACGTTATTCAATCCCCATAGAAAACAGGAGTTTTGTCATTTCATGGTAAATTTTGTAACCACCATACGATGAAAAATTATCTTAATACATTCTTTATGAACTACAACACCATTAAAACATGTAAATAAACATAATACAATTAATAAATCTTTATGATTCTAATATTAGGACAATCATATATGGCTAGTAAAGCAAAATCAATAGGTAAATTCTTAACGTCATTGGCTACTGGATTTTCTATTTCATCTGGGACAACATCCAAAACATTAACAGTTAATAATTCCATCTCTTTATCTGGAACCGATAACTCTACGTTGAATATAGGTGGTGGTGGGACATTAGGTTCCGCCGCCTATACGGCATCCAATGCGTATCAAACTCCAATCGGTATCATCAATGGATTAGTTAAAGGTAATGGGGTAAACTCATTGACTGCAGCAGATGCCAACATTGATTATGTGACTCCAACAGGTGTTGTTACATTAACCAAATAACATAAGGAAATATAATGTCTAAAGCAAGACAAATATCAAATTTAGATCCAAACGCTATCGTAGGTATTGTTCCAACGTCTAAACTGGGAACAGGCACTCCAGATATAACAAAAACATTGAGAGGTGATGGAGTCTGGGATGAATCTGTATTGGTGTTATCTGCTCCATCTTATATCTTAGGAACAGGATATGCAGTCAATACTCCATTCTCATTCACAGTTTCATCCGCGTCATCATTGTCTGGCGGTTCTATTAACCGTTTCATTGTTACGTATAATGGGATCACCAGTAATGTAACAGCAACATCCAATTCAGCAACTGTCACGTTGACTGCTCCGGCCAACATTGCATCAAGTAATATTGCGATTTCTATCATCGCAGTTGATTCTCTTGGTAATAAATCCAGAACAGTTTCTAAGACAGCCAATACAACATCCAATACTGCTCCATCGTTTTCTACATCTAATGTAACCATAAATGGAGCAAGCTCTTCTACATGGAAAACCATGCAAAATACAACAAATAATACCATTGTATTTTCTGGAGTAACGGATGTTGAAGGAAATACACCTATTACCTTTACCATTACTCCGACAACTGGTGGTAGTCAGTATTCTGGATTCAGCAAGACATCGGGTATCATATTAAATGAATCTATTACATTTACTGCTCCTGCATTAGGTTCTCAAGCCACATTATCGTTCACGGTTGTTGCCATCGATAGTCTAGGTAATGTCAGTTCGCCTGTAACTATTTCGGTATTATGTGTTACAGATAATTTTATTCCAGGATCTCAAGGATTTGGTGTAGCTGCTTATCCAACTACATTACCATCAGGTATGAGTGCATTAACTGGGTCGGCGGATCCAACATCTTCCAATTTTGGTAATTATACGTATTCAGACGGTTCAATTATGTGTTGGATACCAAAATTCTATTATAGAATTGGATCCACTTCGTCGACTCGGTACGCAACTTATGGGAACAATGCAATTGATATTGTTTCAGCCGACACATATTCAACTGAAGCAGCTGCCAATACTGCAGGATTTGCCCTACATAGAGCATTCGTTGATGGTGGTGCAACAAAATCTGGGTTCTTCATCGACAAGTATCTGGCAAGTAAAAATGGTGCCACTTCTTGTAAATCAGTTGCCAATGTAGCTCCTATTTCTTTGACAACATCTGCATCGTATGTCAATTCGAGCGCAATGACGGGATGCACTGGTATTTTGGCAGATGCTGTGGTATTATCTAGATCCAGAGGTGTTGGTGTATTCAATGTTGCGTCTATATTCATGTACAACGCATTGGCGATGCTTTCTTTGGCTCATGCGCAGGCAAGCACAACAACGACATATTGTGCTTGGTACGATGCAACATACAATTTCCCAAAGGGTTGTAACAATAATGCATTACGCGACACAAATGATACGACGGTTATCTATACGCAAGCAACAGGTGAATCTGCCACCAATAAACCGAATACAGGAAGCGGATCTCCATTCGCAAAGACCACTCATAATGGACAATCGTGCGGGGTTGCCGATTTGAATGGTTGTATCTATCAAGCGGTATTAGGTATTACTGCAGCAGGTACATCCTCGACAGATACATCAAATATTGCTAATGGTGACCAATATGTATTAAAACATTCCGCATCATTAGCCAACTTAACTGGAGGTTGGAATGGGTCAACAGATGCTTGGGGTAATGCAACAGGATTAGCCAACAATTATGAGTTGATTAGTGGATTTATGTCTTCACCAACTGGATCTGGATTACTTTTTGGTAATGGAACAAATCAAGTATTTTCATCTGATATAAGTACAAGTAACGCAACAGCTTCCGCGTCAAAAACCAATTATCTAAAAACATGTGCAGGATATCCATTGTCTACTGGCGAAAGTGCTGGTGGCACCAATTTATTTGGCTCAGATTACCATTACCATTATACAATAGCTAATCAATTTCCGGTGGCTTCTGGTAGTTGGGACGGCTCCACTTCTGATGGAGTCTTCTATCGTCGCTGGGACTACTATCGTTCGTATGGCTACGGCTATGTTGGTTTTCGCTCCGCCTGTTATTAGTGAAATGTTTGGTGATGCGATAGTATCACCATGAATTATTTGAATCATAAATAAATATGAATAAACAAGTTAATAATAAAACCACATCAATTTTATACAATAAAACAGAAGATTTGATAATTATGTTAAATACCGCGTTATCGAATTTCCCATCTTTTGAAAAATATGGAATACAATCTCAAATTAGGACATCTGCGTATGACGTTCTTTGTGGTATAATCGAATGTGAGAAAAGGTATCAAAATAAAACAAGTTTGACTAAATTGGACGTCAGACACGAACAATTACGATGCATTATCAATATCTCATTTAAAATGGGATACTTTCATTATAAAAACGGTAAGACAGGAAGAACTGATTCAGAAGCGATTAGAATTTATTCTAGGATTTCATTGATGGTGGATGAAATTGGACGATTGATAGGGTTTTATATTAACCAAACTAATTCAAAAGGGTAATGCATTTAATGTATCCGATAGCTTCTGGTAATTGGAACGAATCCACTAATGATGGAGTCTTCTATCGTAACTGGAACAACTATCGTTCGAATGACAACAACAATGTTGGTTTTCGCTCCGACTATATCTAAATGTAATATGCTGAAGACCTTTAAGGGAACTGAATGAAAAGAAATAGGGGTGTATTATCCTGCATAATGGCGAACCTGGCAAACGTCATTTATTTAAGTAATGAAAATTGAAAATCTAAATGACTAAGACATACAAAAACTTGTTTGAACAATGTTTCAGTGTTGACGCATTGTTCAATGCATTTTATCGGGCAAAACGTGGTAAAAGAAATAAAAAAATGGTGGTGGATTTTGAAAGGAATTTAGGTTCCAATATTATTCAATTACATCATGAGATACATTCAGGCATTTATATCCCAAGAGAGTATAAACAATTTATTGTCCATGAACCAAAAGAACGAATTATATTTGCACCACATTTCAGGGACACTATAATTCAACATGCAATATATCTAGTGATATATCCGATTTTTGATTCTACATTCATATACCATAATTATGGTTGTAGGAGTTGGTAAAGGAACTCATAGAGCTGCGGATAAAGTTCAAGAGTATCTTAGGAAATCTGAAGACGATAATTATTTCCTCCAGTTAGATATTAGGAAATTCTTTTATAGAATAGATAGAGATATTTTAACTAGACAGATAGAAAATAAGATTAAAGATAAGCGATTGATGGATGTTATTAAATTGTTTATCGTCTATCCAGATAGAGTTGGGATTCCAATTGGAAATTTATTATCACAAGTGTTTGCTTTGATATATTTGAATCCAGTTGACCATTATATCAAACGAGTATTAAAAATAAAAATGTACGTTAGATATGTAGACGATTTTGTTTTATTTAATTTGTCTAAGGAACAATCCCGTATATGTAAAGAATTGATTGAGAAATTCATACGAGCAGAATTGAATCTAGAATTATCGAAATTCAATATTTCAAAGACGTCAAATGGTATAAATTTTGTGGGATATAGAGCAAAGAAATCATTTCGATTGATTAGGAAACATTCTTTATACAAATTCAATAAAAAATTAAAACAAGGTAATATCAATTCAATGAATAGTATATTATCTCATGCATTACATACATCTAGTTTCGACACTTTATGTAATAAAGTTATTAACAAAAATCCAAGATTGGCAATCAACATCACATTAGTCTATAGAAGAATTTTGAATGTTTTATTTCCATTAAACTATAAGGAGAATAAATGTCTATCTTTAGATATAAACGAATCATTGTTGGAGAATTTCCTAACACAACAACATTAGATTTTAAATATAATTTTGAAATACAAACCGATAGACCCACTCATTTAGCGGAAGTTGATGGGTTCCAATATATTTTTATCCCAGACACATTAGTTCCAAATATACCTAAACAATCAGATGAAATTGAGTTTGAATCTGTTACATTAGATCCCGTTCTTAAATCTAAAATCAAACAAAATAGTGCCACGGTTGCGTTAATTGATTCTAGATTCAATGAAAAATTGAGAGCAGTTTATTCATTAGACGACGAACAGTATTTTTCTAGAATTGGAACTGGCGTTGCATTAGGAATGTATGTATTCCAACCAGGTGAAGAACAATCGTTAATTGATTTTGGTAAATTTGTTGAAAATTTACGCACCGAAAAACGAGCAGAATTATCTTCTATTGACCTTTAACCAAATTATTGAATATTATACATTTTATCTAATATAAAGGAAATAATATGTCCAAATTGATTTACATTTTCAATCGTCTAAGAGAACCGAGTTCGCATATCGCCATTATGTTTTTATTGACTACATTTCATGTACAAGAAGAAACATACAATAATTGGATGAACGTGGCAACAATGATATTTGGGGTGTTGGCAGTGTTTACCGCAGAAGGTGCGCCAGAATCTAAGATCGAAGGGTTCTCAAAATGATAAAGATAATCATCCTGTTATTGACCTAACAGGATGTTCTTCTATCCAAGAAAAATGTTCACCAAGAATTTATAACATACAAACAGATTCTGATTATTCAAATATAACAGGAGCAAATGTTGGTATACAATGTAGGAATATATAAATGAAAATTAAAACAATTGCAATCAATTCTGCTGCCAAATTATTATTAGATAAACAATTATGGTCTGATGTTAAAATGTTTGTTAATGACATGGAATCTAGAGATTTACCAAATCATGAAAAACATCAAAAGGTTATGGATGATATTAAATTCTTATTTGGAGATATTTCTAATTTCATCATCAATCTAGCAATCTCTTTGGCCGTGGCTTGGTTAAAAACATTATCGGAAACAACACCAAAATGATTCAATCAAGAGAACAATTAAAACAATACTGTCTTAGAACGTTGGGTGCTCCTGTTATTGAAATTAATGTGGCGGATGAACAACTTGAAGATAGGATCGACGAGGCATTACAATATTACTCGATGTACCATTATGATGGATTAGAACGAATGTATCTAAAACATCAGATTACACAAGAAGACTTCGATAACAAATACATCAATTTACCTTACGATGTTAGAGGTGTAACCAGAATCTTCTCATTCAATTATTCATCTCGCGACCAATTATTGAATTTTGAAACCCAATACAGACTTGATATCATCGCCAATCTTAATACAGCATCATTGTCTGATTATCAGATTACAATGAATCATCTACAATTGATTGACCATGTTCTTGCCGGTCAGATATTAATTAGATTCAATAAGAATAATGGTAAATTATATCTTGATACAAATTGGTCTAAATTAACAGTTGGTTCTTGGATTGTAATCGATGGATACCAATTAATAGATCCAGAAATTGAAACCAGAATGTTTAACGATCCATGGTTGAAATTATATGTTACTGCTCTGTTTAAGAAACAATGGGGTTCTAATTTATCTAAATTCAGTAATATGTTATTACCAGGCGGTGTTTCTATTGATGGTCAGAGTATTTACGATACAGCGTATTCTGAACAGAAGGAATTGGAACAACAATTAGTTGATGAACAATCTCCAGCATCATTATTCATTGGATAGGAGTTTTAAATGCCAAGAAATTCCTATTTTACAATGGGTACTGGTCCAGAGAGAGATATACTTGAAGATATAATTATAGAATCTATTAACATATACGGTCAAGATATGTCATACATTCCTAGATCGTTAGTCGCCAAAGACGATATCCTAGGTGAAGATAGATTATCCGAATTCAAAAATGCTTATCCTGTGGTAACATATTTTGAGAGCGTGGACGGATTTGAGGGTTCAAGTTATATGCAATCTAAATTTGGATTAACAATTGAACAGACTGCAACATTGGTTATCGCAAGGAAAGAATGGAGAAATCTTGTTGGTAGATACGGTCAGACCATTATCCCAGATAGACCAGCGGAAGGTGATTTAATCTATTTCCCGTTGACTGGTGGATTATTTGAGATTAAATTTGTTAATCATCAGGATCCATTCTACCAATTAGGAAAACTCTACGTCTATAAATTATCTGTTGAATTATTCCAATACTCATCAGAACGTTTCTCCACTGGAGATAATAACATTGACGTATTTGAATCATTGAAGACGTATGATGAAACATCATCTAATCCTGTGGAAACCCCAGATTCATTTGGTGATAATTCTAGTTTAATCTCTCATGGAACTGATGCGATTTTTTCAGAATTAGATCCTTTCGGGGGATTCTAATGTTTCAATCATCATATTATCCTGCTATCATTAAGAAGACCATTGCATCCTTCGGCAAACTATTTTCTGGTATCCAGATAGAACGTAAGGACAACAATGGTAATTTAATACAGACTGTTAATGTACCCATTGCTTATTCTAACAAAGAAAAATGGGTAACAAGAACGGAGCAAGACGCTTCTCAGACTAATAACACCCAGATTACATTACCGAGATTGGCATTTGAGATTACAAATTATTCATACGATTCTACAAGAAAGGTCAATAAGAATAATAGATTAGGTAACACAAACCAAAATCTTACATCAAATATACAATATTCTGGCGTTCCGTATAATTTGGATGTATCGTTATATCTGATTACAAAAACCATAGAAGATGGTCTAGTTGTAATGGAAAAGATATTGCCGATGTTCACTCCAAATTATACCATTTCCATAAATGCTGTTCCAGAAATGAATGTTGTTAAGGATGTACCAATTATATTAAATTCAGTTACCGTAGATGATAATTATGAAAATGAAATTTCTGCTCGTAGGGAAATCATCCATACATTCTCGTTCACACTAAAATTGGAGTTATTTGGTTCGATAGCAACATCCAGTGTCATTAAACACGTCAACGTTAATTTACCCATACAAAGTGAACATTATAGAACATCTGCCGTCAACAAGGAAGATGTTCCTGATAATCTATCTGAAGATTATTGGTTCTCAACATTAATGAATCCATAGAGTTTAAAAGTTTCTATTGTTGTTCAGGAAGTTAGAACTTACGTAATTTCTAACATAATCTTTCGGAGTAATACAAATAATTGTACAGTACCATTCGAATAATATCCACAAATTACATGCTAGGTTTGATGGAGTTAAACAAATTGTTGATGAGGAAGCCGAGATTAGATCTTCTTCTGATATTCAATTATCGAAGACCATCTTGGAAGAATCATCTAGAGCAATTAAAGTTGAAGAAGAAATACTTTCTGCATTTTCGGAAGAAATTGATGCAAGAACATCTGCGGATGAATTGGAGAAGTCGGAAAGATTATCTAGTGATAATGCATTACAATCTCAAATCAACAGTATCATCTCTAATTCAGATCCTCAATCAATTATTATGTTAACAAAGATTTTGGAAGAATTTAAAGCAGCTGATTTAAACCTCGAAGGAGCAATTAAATCATTATACCAAGCAGCTACTTCTAAATTGAAAGAAGAAGTGGATGAAAGATTAGAATCAGATAATGAGTTGAAAGATTTGATTGAATCAGAAATGAAAGAACGTATTGATTCCATTACGGAATTAGAACAAATTCTAATGAAATACGCAGATTCAGTTGCATTGAAAGGTGGTTCTAAACCTAAGAAAGAATTTGTTACAATCAATAAAGATAAAATCAAATTAACATATGCTCCAATTTCTGGTTTAGATGGAGTTGGTAATTTTGGTCTTGTTAGACATTTCGATGATTCTATTGAAGATGAACTCGTTGTACATGATGCAGAAATTGAATTAGATACATCAGATGAAACTGGTAAGACATTCATCATCAAAGATCTAGGCGATAAATGGGATACAAAATCCGTTTTAATCCAATACCAATATTGTCCAGAATTGTAAATTGAAATCTCCATTTTTATAAATAAATATGTAGATACCTTTTCTACAAATAAGGATACATGAAAATGGATCCTATCCTCTATCCTTTCCAGGAGAATTAAAATGGCTGATGTTGCTTCTACAATCTTACCTATCCAAACTGGTTCTAACGACGGCATGTTTGGTGGTGGTACTTTAGGTGCTGTATTGTTAGGTTCTTTATTACCTCGTCTAACGGGTAATGGATTCGGAAATGGTAACGGGATGATGGGATATGGAGATGGCATGTTACATAATCGCAATGCTGATGTATTACAAGCGTTGAATCAACAACAATTGGCAACTTCAACTCAGATATTAACACAAGACGTAAATCATCTTGGTAAGGATATCGCTACATCTGCTGGTGCCACCCAAGCGGCAGTGGCAGCTGCTAATTTAAGTCAAACTGTTGCTACATTACAAGGTCAAACTGCTTTGACTTCTAGTATCATGGATTCAACATTGACTAATGTTAATGGTCATGCCAATATTATGTCCGGACAAGCAGCTCTCGCCGCTGATGTCAATAGTAATATGAACGCATTGGCTAATAACATCAACTCAGGTATCCATCAATTAGGCGATGCAATCAATGCGTCTAATGTAGCAAACTTGAATGCAACACATAGAGCCGAAGTTACTGGTTTGGAATCAGCTTATAGAACATTACAAGCGATTACAACAGATGGCGATAGAACTCGCGATATGATTTCTAATATCAATACAGCGGATCTAAATCGTCAGATTACAGTAGCTGAAAACAAATTAGCTGAAGCATTAGGTGATCGTCGTAACGATAGAGCATCTCATGACATTATTATCAATAACAATAATAATGCAACAGCCGTGGCAAATGCTCTTGCGCAACAATCTCAACAACAACAAATTGCCAATATCTCTAGTGGTTTGGCTGCTGCTTTGGCTCATATCCAAACTCAGACACAAACTGTTGTTAATACTGGTAGAATGACGGGAAACTCAATGGGACAAGTTGCAGTTTAACTTCTGAAACCATAAATGACAAGGAATTAAATGTATCCATAATAAGATACGGATTAAAGTCATTATCTAAGGAGCTCTAGTGGCTCCTTTTTTATTGTGTAAAATTTCATGTAAATAATTTTATCTAAAACATTACAGGACATATATTATGTACAATCCGTTATCTCCGTTAAACATTGATGCTCTCCAACAACAATTAGATGTATTGAAACAACAACAATCGAATAATCATTATAATATTGGAGGAGGAATTCCCAGTTCACCAAATATCCAAGAAATGGTACAAAAATCAGTCCAAGAAGAATTACAAAAGATATTAAATACTCAACAACCCTCTACTCCAGTAGAACAACCTAAACCTCCTGTTTCTGAATTGGAACAAAAGATAAATGAATTTGCCGCATCTGTCTTAAATCCAGAACAATTAAAATGGTTGTCCGACCCAGTCATCGCCAGTCATATTCCTATCTTCTTTAAATCAACTAAGGGTAAAGAAGCTATGTCGTTTCTTGTTGAAGAATATAAAACCTATGTAGATGGCAAATAATTGGACATTATACAACGTTTATTTTACATGACATAGAGTTGATTGCTCTGTATATAGAACGTTCCACTAGAGTCCATTAACGAGCAAATAATGGATGTTCTAAGGAATGTTATATGTTGAAATAATGTAAATTGTATCCAATAAAAATCCCGTCAGAACTTTAAATCTGACGGGATTTTGTTTCGAGTATTTTATATGGGAATATTGATTAAATGAATGTTGTATAATAAAGTCGAGGAAGACACTAGAAAACATTAAAGTAATATTAATGCCATTTAGAACATAACTCAAAGGATCGACATAGTCTATCATAATGGAGTTCCTACCATTTCGAAAGGAGTTTAAGACTCCAGTAATTATTGATTCGATGTTTAAGATGACCTTATCGATACATTAAACATCGAAAGAAATGTTTAAGACTCTCTCGATATGTCAATCATACAATGGACATCTATAAATCCTCACTACTGCTCGTTTAAATTGTATGGCATAGAGTTGATTGGATGATATACAGAACGTTCCGCTAGAGTGGATTATTGTACAAATAATGAATGTTATTGATACACTTCTTAATGGATATATTATTTCTGAGTGTACATATTCATTAACGACTATTCAAGGGTGACAGAACATTTCTATATGTATAATTTTACAATAAAGAAAATATAAAATCATGAAAGAAAAACAATGCACATATTGCAACAAAACATTTACTCCATATCACACTTCCGTTAAATTATGTTCAGATGAATGTAAGAAAAAATCAGCATTCGATGCCAGATGGAAAACGACAATAGAACGTAGTAGAATTAGTTTTCCAGACGGTATGGATAAAGACGAATATGTTGAATGCGGAGTCTGTGGGTTCAGAACTAGAGATCTAGCAGAACATCCTAAAGTCCATGGATTAACTCAATTAGAATATAGAGAGAAATATGGACCGATAGTTTGTGTATCTAAATGTAATAGAATCAAAGGTGATAAAAATCCAGCATATCAACACGGTGGTAGATTATCTCCATTTTCCAAGAAATTTGTTAAATATGAAGAGTTAACAGATGAAGAAAAACTTTCGTCCATAGGTTCCGTAATAGAACGAGCCAAAACGACTATGTCGGAAAATGATAATTACAACACAACAATTCAATACTACACCAAACAAGGATATTCTGAAGAAGAATCATTAAAACTTCTATCTGAACGTCAATCTACTTTTTCATTAGATAAATGTGTAGAAAAACATGGAATGTTAGAAGGGTTCTTAATTTGGCAAGAAAGACAAGATAAATGGCAAAATACATTAAATTCTAGACCACAAGAAGAAATAGATGACGCTAATAGAAGAAAAGATTCGTGTTCGTTAGAGTGGGCTCTGAGTAAAACAAATGGTGATGAGGATAAAGCATTTGAATTATTCAAATCCAGAAATGTCGAAACGAAAATAAATTACAAATCTTTATGGAATAGAGAATTAACCGATGATGGATATTTCTATGTAGTTGGGTTCGATGATAAAATTAAAATTGGAATTACGTCTAGAGATAGTATCTATAAGCGATATACCAAACAACTCATCGATACATCTAATGTTGTTTTATTTCAGAAAATGGAAGACATTAATCATGCATTCCAAACCGAACAATTATTAAAACGCAAATACAAACATCTAATCAGAAAAGACGATTACGGTGAATTTGGATGGACAGAAGTTTTAAACGACGCAAATTTAGAAACACTAATGGAAGAAGTCAGATTTTATATCGATAATCCAGAACATGTATATAAAACATTCGATATTACATTCAAAGGAATTGACAATGGTTGAGTTATCATATAATGGCAACACTAATTTAAAATCAACAAATGCCCCGATAGATTTCACTCAAGAACAGATTGAAGAATACATTAAATGTAAACAAGATCCGATTTATTTTATAAAAAATTATTGTAAGATTGTTTCATTAGATTACGGATTGATACATTTCGAATTGTTTGGTTATCAAGAACGAATAATAACCACTATGCATGAGAATAACAGGACTATCATTCAACTTTTCCGTCAGGGTGGAAAAACTACTACTACTGCATCTTACATATTACATTATGTAATTTTCAATAAATCCAAAACAGTTGCCATTTTAGCCAATAAGGCAGCAGCCAGTAGAGAAATCATGTCTCGTATCCAAGATATGTTTGAAGGATTACCCAAATGGTTACAACAAGGGGTTAAAGAATGGAATAAAGGTTCATTTGAATTGGAAAATGGATCTAAAGTGTTTTCTTCCGCAACTTCCGCGTCTGGAATCAGAGGTAAATCTGTGAATTTACTGTACGTAGACGAAGTCGGAATTATTCCTAATGCTATCGCTGAATCCTTCTTCGCTTCTGTGTATCCCACCATCTCTTCTGGTAAAACAACGAAAATTATCTTATCGTCTACTCCATTAGGATATAATCATTGGTGGAAATTTTGGAATGAAGCTCAACTTGGTATAAATGGATTTATACCAGTTTCTGCTCATTGGAGCGAACATCCACATAGAGATGAGAAATGGGCTCAACAACAGAAAGAATTGTTAGGAGAATTACAATACATGCAAGAAGTGGAGATGAGTTTTCTGGGTTCATCGGCGACACTTATTAATTCATCTTCTATATCATCAATGTCAGCAATACCTTTTATCTATTCTAGAGATGGATTAGATATACAGGAAGGTGCTATACCAGGACATCAATATATTATATCGGCAGATACATCAAAGGGTGTAGGTGGAGATTACTCTGCATTTACAATTATGGATGTAACCAATTTTCCATACAAGGTAGTCGGTAAGTATAGAGATAATAAGATATCCCCTATGTTATATCCTAATATATTATATCGAGTTGGTAAGGAATACAATTACGCATTTATTATTGTTGAGATTAATTGTTCCAAGGAGGTGGCGCAGATACTCCAAGACGATCTAGAATACGAGAATTTGATTTCCATTAAGAAGACACCTAAGGGACAGATACCATGTGAATCGTTTTCTGGGACAATGGAAGTGGGTATTAACATGGACAAGAAGATTAAACGTCAAGGATGTATGATGTTAAAATCTTTGATTGAGGAGAAGAGATTGTTGATATTTGACCCAGATATTATCCAGGAGTTTTCTGTGTTCATCGAAAGACAAGGTAGTTATTCTGCGGATCCTCCGAATCATGATGATTTGATAATGACATTAGTTATTTTTGGTTGGTTATGTTCAACTTCTTTCGTCAAGGATATGGGAGATATCGATATCAGGAAAGAATTATATAATCAGCAAATGGATTATATCGACCAACAAATGTTACCTGTAGGATATATTAATGATGGTCTTGATGATGATAAAGTTGAAGTATATGATTTCTAATGTATAATAAACGCCTTAGTAATATTAAATGGCATTTAGAACATAACTCAAAGGATCGACATAGTCTATCATAGTGGAGTTTTATCGAAAAGGCAAGAAGTATCTTTAATTGATTATAACAAGCTCGATGTCTAAGATTACTCTTTCGATGATTAAGATATCGAAAGGAACATCTTAAGGCTGTTTCGATATGTTATATTTACAAGGAACAATCATAATTGTTGAATATGCAACGTTTATTTTACATGATGTAGAGTTGATTGGATTGTATATTAAAGATTCCATTAGAGTGGAAGATATTCCAAATAACAGATGGTTTAATGTTTATTCTTAGATGAATAATGATAAATTGTATCCAATAAAAATCCCGAAGGAACTTTTGGTTCTCAACGGGATCTGAAATGGAGTCGAAGGATTTTATATGGGAATGTTGTTGTAAATGAATGTAAATAATACGTTAAAATAAGAATATAGAAGACACTAAGTTAATAAAAGTAATATAAAGTGACCTAAAGAACATAACTCAAAGGATCGACATAGTCTATCATAGTGGAGTATTAGAGATTTCGAAAGGAGTATCTTTCCATGTATATTACACACTCGATGTCTAAGATTATCGATAAGTCTCTTTCGATGATTGGGATATCGAAAGATTCACACAAGACTACTTCGATATCTCTTTACTCAATTTTAACAACTCTAAAATATACATGACATAGAGTTGGTTGCATAAATCATAAACGTTCCACTAGAGCTCATTAACGAGCAAATAATGGATATATTCAAATACATATAATCATTTATTTTACAACAAAATAATGTCATTAAATACAATCGTATAGAACATTTCTATACGACAATCTAAAGGAATATGAATCCTTTACAAAATCTAATAAATAATAATAAAGAAACAATCCATACACAATAATAAGGAATTCCTATATGTCATATCAAATTTCGCCTGGAATCCAGTCAAATGAAATCGACAATGCTGTGGTAACAGTTGCTGTTACTTCTCCAGCAGCGGCATTTGCTGGTGTTTATAGATGGGGTCCTGTAATGGAACCAACTACAATCAATTCAGAAAAAGCTCTTTTAGAACAATTTTTCAAACCAAACAATGTAGATAACGTAACTCGAGATTTCCATACAGCGTTAAACTTCTTATCGTATTCTGATAATTTGTTGAATGTTCGATTGGATACTCTTGGCAACAGAAACGCCGTATCTAAACCTTTAATTGCAACAAACGATGTGATTAAATTTACTGTAACTGGTGGTACAGAAAAAACGTTCACATTAACTACACAAACCACTATCGCTGAAATTGCCACTGCAATCAATGCTGACGTTGTATTAAACTTATTGGTTCTTGCTTCTGAATTCAAAGGTAAGTTAATCTTAAAATCTGTTGATAATACAAAAGGTGTTGTCGGTTCTTATTATGCAGGTTCAACATTAGTTTCTGCTGGGGTATCTACTCCTGTTAATGGTTCTGTTGCTGGATACGTAACTATCCTACCAGGTTCTTCTATTAAAGTAAATAATGATGATTTTTATGATACGAATTACGCAAATGGTGAAGCCAACGTCGGTGAATTTATTGCTAAATTCCCAGGTTCTATCGGTAATTCTATTGGAGTCATCGTATTAGACAATAATACATTTGATTATAGTACATTAACCGGTTCAATCACTTCTGTAACTTCGTCTAAAGTTGTAACAGGTTCAAGTACATTATTCACCAAAGAAGTTTTCCCAGGTTCTATCCTTAAATCTTCTGCGGGTTCTGTAATCGGTACTGTATCTTCTGTTGAATCTGATACATCTTTAACATTAACATTGGAAACTCAAACTCCTGTAGCGTCTATGACGAATACTAGAGTTTCTATTGCTGAAGAATATTCTGCTTTATTCAAGAAACCATCAACAACTGTATTTGCTTCCTCTAGAAATGTATCAAATGCTCTAGATGAAATCCATATCCTAGTTATCGATAAAGACGGTACAATTACGGGTGTTCCAGGTTCAATCTTAGAAAAATATTCTTATCTATCTAAAGCTGCTGACGCAAGAAAAGAAGATGGCACCTCTGCGTATTATAAATCTGTAATCAATTCTAGTTCTTCTTATATCCGCTGGACAGACCATCCAACCTCTTTAGGTTCAACTGGTCACAACTGGGGTTCTAGATTAGAAGATATGCCGGCTGATGCCTCTTTCAAAACGTTAGTTCGTCCAATCAATTTACAATTTGTTGGTGGTAAAGATGATTTTGAAGTAATAGAAGCAAATATCCTTGATGCATATTCTCTATTGAAAAATAAAGAACAATACAAATTCAAATTCTTAATCACTGGTAAATCAACTTCTGTTGTAGCCAAATATGCTATCCAAAGTGTAGCTGAATTCAGAAGAAATTGCGTTGCGTTCATTTCTCCTATTGATGCAATCACTGATGAAATTATTATTGGCAACACTTCTTCTGCCATCACCAAAATCATTGAATTCCGAGATACTCTACCTTCAAGTTCATGGGGTGTTCTAGACTCTGGTTACAAATATCAATATGATAGATTCAATGACAAATTCATCTGGGTTCCATTAAATGGCGATATTGCTGGTCTAGCTGCTAGAGTAAATGAACCATGGGATTCTCCAGCTGGTTTCTCTAAAGGTCAAATCAAAAATGTTGTCAAATTAGCTGTTAATCCAAACAAAGCTGATAGAGATGCATTATATCCAAGTGGTATCAATCCAGTCGTATCTTTCAAAGGTCAAGGTACTGTATTATATGGTGATAAAACATTATTGAGTAAACCTTCTACTTTTGATAGAATTGGTACAAGAATGTTATTCATCTTCTTAGAAGAATCTATTGAAAAAACAGCTCAATATACATTATTTGAATTGAATGACGAATTCACAAGAACTCAATTCAGAAATGCTGTCGAACCTTTCTTAAAAGACATCAAAGGTAGACGCGGTGTATATGATTTCAAAGTGGTCTGCGATTCTACTAATAATACCGCTGGTACAATTGAAACTAATAATTTCGTAGCAGATCTTTACGTGAAGCCGAATTATTCGGTCAATTTCATAACTCTGAATTTTATCGCCACTCGTCAATCTGCTTCTTTTTCCACTTCAGGATAAATCTCACCTTTAATCAATATGTTCACCTTTAATCCATATATGTAATAATAACATTATGAGATTAAAGGTGAGATTGATATGATTAGATACATTGTTTATAAGACTACAAATTTGGTTAATGGTAAAATTTACGTTGGTGTGCATAAGACATCTAAGAAGGAATTCGATGGGTATTTTGGTTCAAATAAGATTTTATCTGCTGCAATAAAGAAACACGGTAGAAATAATTTTAAACGAGATACTTTGATGGCATTTTCAACATCGGAAATGGCATTTAGGATGGAAGGGATTATAGTAGACCAAGATTTTATCGATAGAGAAGATACATACAATTTGGTAGTTGGTGGTAAGGGTAATGTATCATTTGGTTCTATTGTTGTGGAAAGAAAAATTGGAATACATGCATTGACATTCGAACAACGATCTTTTTATTCAAAACGACGTATAGCTAATACTCCAAGAGATGTATTATTAAAAAGAAGTTCTAATGGTGGTAAAATTGGAGCAGCGGTTTGTAAATTAAAAGGTGTTGGATTCTTTGGATATACATTAGAACAACGACGAGAATATGCAAGCGAATGTAATAAAGCGAGAAAAGAAAGAGATTTTGATAAATTTATTGCGGATTGTAGAAAGGGTGGATTATCTGGTGGTAAAATAGGTGGTCCAAAGAATGCTGGATTCAAATGGTATAACGACGGAATCAATGATGTAAAATATACACCAAAACAACAATTAGAAATGTCGTTTGAAGAATTTATGGAATTGAATCCTCAATTTATGGAAGGAAGAAGTGAAGATTTTAAAACTTCAAAAGGATCTAAATGGTACACTGATGGTAATACCAATTTCAAATATACAATCATTCAACAATCTGAATTATCATTTGAAGAATTTCTATCTAAGAACCTTCAATTTTCGAAAGGACAATGTAAATCTGAAAAATCTATTGCTGGAACGATTACATATAATGATGGTTCCAAAAATTACAGATATACATTAGAACAACAATCTGAATTACCATTCGAAGAATTTCTATCTCAGAATCTCGAATTTGTAAAAGGATTATTTGTAGATCCATCTAAATATGAAAATTACACAGATGGAATTACAAATTTCAGATACACTTTAAAACAACAATCTAAATTATCATTCGAAGAATTTCTATCTCAGAATCCTGAATTCGTTAGAGGACAAAAGTGTGGAGAAAGTTCTGGATGCAAATACTATAACGATGGTTCTAAAAGTATTAGATACACAAAAGAAGAAAACGAACAATTATCATTTGAAGAATTTCTATTAAGGAATCCTCAATTTACGAAAGGATATTATAAACCATGTCCTTCTGTTAATAAATAAAATAAACAAATAAACTTAGGAACAATAATGGCTAACACTATTGAAAATTTCAAATCGCAATTAAAACGTGGTGGTGCTAGAGCAAACCAATATAGAGTTGGTATTACAGCGAATACAGCGGCAGCGGATACAACTATTGTACCAACATCATTTGATACAACTGGTAATTTGCTTTTATGTAAGGCTGCATCAATTCCATCATACACAATCAATAATGTTGAAGCAAAATATCGAGGTAAGACAGTTAATTTTGCTGGTGAAAAAACATTTAATCCTTGGACATTGACATTCTATAACAATAATGCATTCGAATTACGTGGATTGTTTGAGAATTGGTCTTATATGATTTCAGAAAATGATTCTATTGGTGGTGAATTAACGCATTCTGCTTATTCAGCTATCTTGCATGTTGACCAGATGGATCGTAACGGTGGTTTGTTGAGAACATATACATTCCATAATGCATATCCAACCAATGTTGGTGAAATTGCCTTGGGATACGATAACGAAAATGCTATCGAAGAATTTGATGTAGAATTTACATACGATTATTTTGTTGACCAAGATAACAAAAATTCAAGTGAAGCAACCAAAACCAAAGATAATACAATTCATTCTCCTTCTGAAGGGTTTGAAAATTCAGCTTCATCTGCGAGTTAAATTATGGATATTTTCGGTATTTCTATTAAAAAGAAATCCGATAAAATGAAGAAGGTGGATTCGTTTATACCACCTTCTAATGATGATGGTTCTATTGTATCAACTTCTTCATTTTACGGTGTATCTTTAGATCTAGATGGAATTGTAAAAGATGAAAATGATTTAATCAGAAGATATAGACAGGTCGCAGAATATCCAGATTGTTCTAATGCAATCGAGGAAATTGTTAATGAAGCCATTTCCGTGACTCCTGATGCTCAACCTGTTGCATTAAATCTAAATCATATTGATTCTTTATCTGAAAATGTTAAGAAGGCATTTATATCCGAATTCACCGAGATCCTAGATCTATATGATTTTAGTGATAAAGGATACGATACATTCAGACAATGGTATATCGACGGAAAGGCTTATTTTCATGCTGTAGTGGATACGGATAATCCAAAAAAAGGTATCCAGGAATTAAGATACGTGGATCCTAGGAAGATTAGAAAAGTCAAGGAAATGATTGTCGAGAAGGATTCTCATGGCAATGATATTAAGAAATCTGGAGAACAGTATTACTTGTTTAATGATGCTGGAATTAATGCCAACGCAAAAAGTGGCGTTAAACTTTCATTAGAATCTGTATTTTGCGCAACATCTGGAATCGTTGATTATAATACAGGAATGATACGTAGTCATTTACATAATTCCATCAAAATTGTAAATTCATTAAAATATACAGAAGAATCGCTTGTAATCTATAGGGTATCTAGAGCTCCTGAACGTAGAGTATTTTACATTGATGTTGGTAATCTTAATAAAGCGAAAGCTGACCAATATATTCAAGACACGATGGCAAGGTTTAGAAACAAATTGGTTTTTAACAGTACCACTGGTGAAATCAATGATAATAAACAGAATCAATCCATGATGGAAGATTATTGGTTGCCTCGTAGAGATAATTCAAAAACTACTGAGATAACTACTCTACCTGGAGGTGCGAATTTAAGTGCCCTAGATGACGTGAACTACTTCCAGAATAAATTGTTTAGATCTCTTCATGTACCGATTACAAGATTGATTCCAGAACAAACATTTTCTATCGGAAGAGCTGGTGAGATAACTAGAGATGAGATTAAATTTTCTAAATTCATCACTAGATTACGTTCCAAATTCTCAAGATTATTCATGGAAGCATTAAGATTACAATGCGTACTAAAAGGAATTATAACGTATGAAGATTTCTCCAAAATAGAAAAACAAATACGATTTGATTTTCACGACGATAATCATTTCGCCGAATTATCGGAATCTGATGTATTACAAAATAGATTATCAACATTACAAGTGGTTGACGCTTATGTGGGTAAATACTTTGACACTTCTTGGGTCAAGAAAAATGTATTAAAACAATCTGATGAAGAAATTCAAGAGATCCAAGAAAAAATGGATAAAGAAAAACCCGAATTAGAAATTGAACAACCCGAAGAAGAATAACAAAGGAGACACAAAATGGAAAACGAATTATTAACTGCATTAGAAAATGGTGATGTATTACAGATCCAAGAATCTTTCGATAAAATTATGTTAGATAAAGTTGGCAAACGTCTAGATGAAAAAAAGAAAGAAATTGCTAAAACTCTATTCAATAAAGAAGATGAATAATGGCATTCCAAAAACAACTCGTAAAATTAACATCTAAAGAATGTTATGTTAAAATTTGGGGAGTTGATGGTGATGAAGGTGATATTCTCTTATCTGAATTAAAAATGCCAGATGAAGTTCTCACTGGAACTCAAAAAGTTCATATCGCTGGATACCAATGGTCTGGTGAATCAACAACTACATTCTATGTAACCAGAAACAATGTTCAAATTTGTACATTCAGTGCTAGTACCATTGCTGGTGGGGTTGAAATGACGGGTGCTACTTGTCCCCCAGATCCAGTTGCCCAAGACCAAAATATACACATCAGAATCACTGGTGGTATCGGTGAACTTTTCATTCGTCTTAGAAAGCAAGATGGATATACCACCAAATATGATACATCGACATTAGGTGTATATGATAATATCAACACCATAGGTTCTTAAATGAAACTAATTACAGAATTATCGGAATCGGTTTCTTACATCACGGAAGAAGTCGGAACCAACAATAAAAAACAATTTTACATTGAAGGGTGTTTCCTACAAGCAGAAACGCCAAACAGAAATGGTAGAAATTATCCTAAACATGTAATGGAACGTGAAGTCAAAAACTTCCAAACTCTTATTAAAGAAAATCGTTCTACTGGTGAATTAGGTCATCCTGATACATTAAATGTAATGCCAGAAAACATTTCTCATCTAATCACAGAATTAAAATTTGATGGCAATAATGTTATCGGTAAGGCTAAAATCTTAGAATCGATGCCCAAAGGATATATTGCCAAATGTCTATTAGACGAAGGTGTAAAAATTGGTGTTTCCTCTAGGGGTGTTGGTTCGTTATCTCAACGTAAAGATGGCATCAATGAAGTCCAAGATGATTTCTATCTAAGAACAATTGATATTGTTTCTGAACCTTCTGGTATCGATTGCTGGGTTAATGGCATCATGGAAGGCGTCGAATGGGTCAATGTTAATGGAATCTTTACCCAGAAACAAATTGATGAATCTAAACATATCATAGAACGTTCTAACAGACCCGATAGACAAAAAGTCTGTCTTGAACAATTCCAACGATTCTTGAATTCTATCAAGTGAAAAATATCTTTAATAAATAATTGATATATGAATAAAGAATGGAGTTTTTGATGACTATCGAACAAAAATTATTAGAGTCGTTACGAAACGGCGAATCAACAGGAAAAACTATTATGGAATCAATTGACAGCTTATTCGAAGGTGAAGAATTCACTGAAGAATTCAAGTCAAAAGCATCAGCGATCTTTGAATCTGCTGTTGTCAATAAAGCTAAAGCAATGAGTGATGAACTAGAATCTATCTATGAATCTAAATACTCAGAATTGGAATCAACTTATGAAACCAAACATGAATCATTAAGTTCAATCTATGAATCTAAATTTGAAGATTTAGAAACAACCTTCGAAACCAAATTCATTGATTTCCAAAAAGTTAATGAAGATGTTTTCAATAAACAAGCTGAAGTATTATCTGAACAAATTGATGGTTATTTGGATTACGCAGCTCAATCTTGGGTTGAAAAAAATAAAGTTTCTGTGGAAGCGGGTTTGAAATCTGAAATTGTTGAAGGTTTCATTACCAACATGAAAGGTCTATTTGAATCTAGTTACATCGACTTACCTTCTACTCAATTAGATGTTGTAAAACAATTATCTGAAGAAAATGAATCTCTCAAATTAAAATTGAAAGAAACTGTTGATTCTACTGTCAAATACAAAAAAGAAATTGAATCTTCAAAACGCTCTGCCATCATCGAAGAATTTACATCTAAATTGACTCTCGTTGAAGCGGACAAATTCCGCGAATTAGCTTCTGAATTATCTTTCACGGATAATGATAAATTCCGCACAAAACTACACACCATCACGGAACATTACTTCAAAGGTTCTAAACCAATCGTTGGATCTCCTGTAACTGATTCTCCTGTTCTAACTGAAGAAACTATCGTTGTTCCTCAAACTGTAGATTCAAATGTTTCAGCATATGCTGCTGCTCTTAGCCGTTATACCAATTAATATTATACCAAAAGGAATTATACAAAATGACTACTCGTACTGAATTACTTAAAAAATGGGCTCCAATCTTAGAACACGAAGGTGCTCCGAAAATCGTTGATAAAACCCGTCGTGAAGTTACTGCTCAATTATTAGAAAACCAAGAAAACTTCTTAAAAGAAGCCGCTCCTGCTAACGGTGGTGGTGCTGGTATCGCATTAGGTGGTGCGGGTGCTGCGACAGGTGGTGTTGCTGGTTATGACCCAATTCTCATCAGCTTAGTTCGTCGCGCAATGCCACAATTAATTGCTTATGACATCTGTGGCGTCCAACCAATGTATCAACCAACTGGTTTAGTTTTCGCAATGAAATCGCGTTACGGTACACAAGGTGGAACAGAAGCATTATACAATGAAGCAAACACAGAAGCATCTGGCAAATTAAACTCATTGTTCGATGGTACAGCAACTCCTGTTAATGGCAACCAAACTGGTACAAATCCATTTGCATCTGGTTTGAACACTGGTGTTGGTATGTCTACAGCAGACAAAGAAGCATTAGGTTCAAATGGTGCAGATCCATTCGGTGAAATGGCATTCAGCATCGAAAAAACTCATGTTATCGCTAAATCTCGTGCATTAAAAGCAGAATACACTAACGAATTGGCTCAAGATTTACAAGCTGTTCACGGGTTGGACGCTGAGGCGGAATTGGTTAACATCTTATCAACTGAAATTCTTGCTGAGATTAACCGCGAAATCATCCGTACAGTTTATTTGTCTGCTACAACTGGTGCTGCTAATGGTACGGCTGTTGCTGGTACATTCGACTTAGACGTTGACTCTAATGGTCGTTGGTCTGTTGAAAAATTCAAAGGCTTGTTGTTCCAAATTGAACGCGAAGCAAATGCTGTTGGTCAAATGACTCGTCGTGGTCGCGGTAACTTCATCATCTGTTCTGCTGACGTTGCTTCCGCTTTATCTATGGCTGGTGCATTAGATTACGCTCCTGCATTAAACACTAACTTGAATGTTGACGACACTTCTACTACATTTGCTGGTGTCTTAAATGGTCGTTATAAAGTATTCATCGATCCATATGCAAGCAACATGAGCAATGACCAATATTTGGTTGTTGGGTATAAAGGTGTGAGTCAGATGGATTTTGGAATAGCGTATTGCCCATACGTCCCCTTAGAATTGCGTCGCGCGGTGGATCCAAACACTTTCCAACCAAAAATTGGTTTCACTACTCGTTATGGTGTAGTTGCTAATCCGTTTGCTACATTAGATTCTGGTGTTTCTGGTAATGATGCCGCCGGTTTGTTCCAAGGAAAAAATTATTATTATAGAAAAATCAAAATTTCAAATCTTATGTAGAATCAAGGAGTTACGTTAGAAACCTAATGTAATTTATAAAATCCCGAAGGATGGAAGTCTTTCGGGATTTTTATTGTCTTTCGTTTTCCATTAAATCGTATTATAATTATTTCACATTAAACCCTTACTTGAGAATATAAAAATGGAAACAAACGAACAAATCTTTACTCCAAGACGTCTTTATATTAAACGTCATTCAGTTACTAATATGAGATACTTCGGTCAGACCGTATCAGAAGATGTAGAAAAATATAAAGGTTCTGGTACATATTGGATTAGACATATTAAGAAACATGGCGTTAAAAATGTAGTAACAGAATGGACTTCTGATTGGTTTTATGAACCAGAAACGATTAGTGAATTCGCTTTATCGTTTTCAGAAGAATATGATATTGTTAATTCATCAGAATGGGCTAATCTTATTCCTGAAGATGGTCTAGATGGATGGAGTGGTTTTAATGGAATTAGAGGACAATATGATGAAGATCTAGCAATTATTCGTATGAAAGAAAATGGAACGTATGATGGTTGGATAGAGAAATTGACTATAGCGTCAACCGGAGAAAATAATCCATCATACGATAAACAATGGTATCATAATCCAAATACGACAAATCTAAATGGATTATTTTTTCAAGATGAAATTCCAGAAGGGTGGGTTAAAGGTATGTGCTTCGATGTTAAACAAAAGATGATTATATCCAATTATGGTAAAAATGCCGCTAATTTATTTTTTCATAATCCAGATACATTAGAAACGAGAAGATTTAAGAATGGTGAAAATGTACCAGAAGGATGGTTGAGAGGATTTGGAATGGACGAAGAACAAATTAAAAAACGTTCAGAATCTCATTCTGGTGAAAATAATCCATTAACAGGAACAAATCCATATTATAATTATGAAACTGAAACGATTCGGTATTTTAAACCAGATGAAGTTGAAGAAGGATTTGTTGCTGGGATTCCTTCTACTCAATATGATAGTATCAGAGGTGAAGGTAGTCCATTTTATAGTACGGAATGGTATCATAATAAAGAAACAAATCATGAACATAGATTCACATTAGAAGAAATACAAAATTTGGTTGGATACGAGAAAGGAAGATTACCATTCACGGACGAATATAGACAAAAACTAAAGAATGCAAGAGCAAATTCTAAGATAAATTATACAGGATGGGCTCAAATTGTTAATATAAATGATAGTAAGGAGATAAAATGGTTTGATGTATCTAATGAGTATGAATTGCCAGAAGGTTATAAATTTAGAAACAATAAGAATGCTTCTAAATTAAAGAAACGCGAAACAATAACAAATTAAAAGGAACAAAAGATGATTAGTAATGCACAATTGAATGAAATTTTAAATCAAAATTTCGGAGAACCATTCTTGCCAAATGATTTTGTTGCTTCAGAATTGACTGAAGATAATACAATTCAAATTTCTATTGGTAGAAGAGATATTGCGATCGACGAAAACGGTGAAGTGATTGGTTCTGGAACATTGATGGGAGCTAATCATACACCAAGTTATCGACACGATATCCCAAATTTATTGGTCAATAAGAAGATCCATAAATGTTATGATAAGTTGAAAGAAGATGTATTGAAATTTATTGAGACTGGTGAATGGGATGCATCTAAACAGTACCAAGAGTTGTTTAGATTTGATTATTGTTTTGAGCATGATATTGGTACATTAGAGAACGTCTCATATGATTATACAATTTTCGAGGGTTGGGAATTTGAACGACCATTAGAGTCAGTTGAGAGTGCGGTTAGATTTGGTTCTAATGTAATCATGGGACAATTGTGCTTGAATACAGATTTCTTCTTTGAGGATGAAGGGTCGGTATATTTGTTGGCTAATATACAAACTGCAGTTATGATAGATGAACATACAGAAAATGTTGTGATTGGTGATGGTAAGAATTTTGTCAACATTCCTGATTTTATGGTTGATTATGTTATCGAGCAATTAATTTTGGTTAAGAACCAAGAATATGATAAGATGGATATTTGTTGATTTGTATGGATGCAATGTTTAATTGTGTCCATTTTTATTGGATAAAATTTCATCATAGAAAACTCTTTAGAATAAAGTAAATCCGTATATAATGATAGTACACATTTAAAATAATATGGTATGAAATTGGAAAATTTAATGACGACATCATGAACAATAGATTTGATTGATGGAATTACAGCTGGAGATTTGGTTGTTGTATGGGAAGAATTATACATTGGTGAACATTCTCCTTACTATATTCGTATATTCAAAGATGTTGATGAAGAAACTGGTAAATTTAATACATGGTATATGAACACTGAAGATTATGATGATTTTGATTCATGGGATAATTGTGTTAAATTTGAGAATTTTAAACAATTATTAGATGACAATAAAATCTAAAGGATAAAATATGACACATAAATGTGCAGATTTTAAGAAATTGTTTGACGGAAGATATACATATTTGCTCTGTGCGGATTGCGGTAAATCTATACCGCCAGCAATTAAGATAGAAATTGGACATACATATAGAACATTTAAGACCAACAAGAAATACTATATTAAATCAAAAATTGAGGGTATAAAGTTTGTTGGTGTTGAAACGCAATCTAGACATGTTGAATTCTTCAAGCAGATAGATAACATAATAGATGAAATCTTAAATCCGAGTAACAATTATAATCAGATACCAGATTATCTATTTGAGGAAGTAGAGAATGAGTTGATGATAACAAGAACTGGTATTTACTTGACTAGAGATAACAAGAAGGTTATAATTACAAAGATTTCAGATAATAAGGTGTCTGGTAGATTTATGGGAACAAATGATAGATATACATGGAATATGAATGGGCGTACAGAACATTCTATTTTACCAACTAATACAGATATTGTTGAAATGTTATCCGAAGAAATTATTTACAATTAAGGAAATTTATGTTAACAGCGAAACAAGCATTTGAATTGGGTAATAATAAAAAGAAATTGGAGATGGAACGAATCGAATCTTTGATTGTACAGATGTTGGAACGTAAGATAGAACCGAAGATTAAATCTAATTCATCGGAGCTTAGATGTGATTTTAGATGGCAAGATTTTTCTGATATTATTGAGCAAAAAGATTTATATCATTGCCTTAATGTATTGAAAGAACAATTAGTTGAATTAGGATATAATGTTTCTATATCTGGAAATCGAACTAATCCTATTGATGCCTTTATGACCGTTAAATGGGATGAGGTATCATATAGATGAAAAAATCGCAATTAACATTCGAATCAATAATGTCATCTTATAGGTTGTCTTGGGATGATAATCTATTGTTTAAAAATGGATTGAGTATTGTCGATGTTTATATGGAAGGAGAATCAATAGAATTGAATTTTAGGAATTACAATTCTAAATACACTAAAACCCTTGAACCAACAGAAGAAAGAGATATTGATGTAATTTTATCTTATCTTAAAAATAAATGTAATTTCAAGGAACGTGAGATTATTAAAAAGGATGATACATTAAGAATTGTATGCGGTGTTAATCCAATTGGTTCTGATTTGTGGAAATTGGATATTGAGATAATTAACTTTTATTATGATGAATCTGTTGGCTTTGATTATTCTGATGGGAAAAGAGTATATCGATTATTTTTGGATGATGCAGAAGATGAATCTGCGTATATTGTTGATGCTATAGATATCCAAAATGAAGAACCAATTTTTGGATTTTCCAATCTTGAAGACATAGAATTGATGGATTCAGAAGAAGGGTTTGATTATCATTTGGATTTGATTAAAGAATCAGTTAGAGAATACACTGGATTGATTTGGCATAAGATATTTGAACAAAAGGGATTTATCTATGTGATGTTTATTGATTCTTTAATTGTGGATGAGAATACAGAGGATACAATTGTTATATCGGATGGTTCTGAACGAGTAATTATATCCAAAGATTCTATTTTCTGGTTGGTAAATAAACTGATGAAATTGAATGGATATGAAAGAGATGATGAATGATAAAATTTTCAAAGATTTATTCCAAGCGTAGAGGTATCCATTATATTTCGGAAGATATAAATGGTTGGTTGTTTTTAATTAGGAAAACAGAAGAATCCAAATTTATTGTATATTCTAGTGAAGGATGTATGAGAGAGAATTTAATAAAGATTGGTACATTTTATAGTTTTGAAAAAGCCAAAAGGTTTGCCGTAGAAACAATTATCAATAGACAGGAATGATATGAATAGACGAGTGTATTTTAATCTGTTAAATGGTACAGAAACTTGGTTGGGAATACAAGATATTGTTGACGTAATTTATGAAAATGATTTGTTGACTAGAATAGAATTTGAAGAACAAGGGGACCTCTTTCCTTATGTAAAATTAAATCATATAATTGTTATCGGTAATAAACAAGATATCGATAAACAAATAGAGGATGTTAGAAATGAATGATGAAAAATATATAGACTGGGAATTCTTTGGATTGACGATTCTTATTCTATTTGGGGCTATTCCATTTGCTACATTATTATGGATGTTCACTTTGGTTGGAGAATGATATGAAGATTAAAATTGTTGGTAAAGAATTTGATGTAACAGAAGATGAGGTAATCAATACATTAGATATTGAATTAACGGGTATGGAAGATTCTGATTATTCTTATATGGTATTGGGTTCTGGTCGGACTAGAAATAAGATATATGAAGATGGATTCCATGATTTGTATTTCGCTGGAGACGAAGATCCTATTGTGATTCTATGGGAAAATAGTAAGGAATATGGATTTGAGATAGAAGGATACACTTTCAAGGAGAAACCAATCTATATAGTATGGCATACTGAAATGGATATTTTTGTTAGAACGTTTGATAATGAATTATCTGCCATAAAATTTGTTAAGAAGTTTGAACATTTCTTGGAAATTAGAACTGAATTTAAATTGGCATCTTATCTCAAGAGAGGATGATATGTACAGAAATCATGTAGCATTAAATCCATTACTTAAAAAATGTCATGTTCATACAGAGAAGGAAGAATCTGTTGAACATGAGATAGAAGAAGGTATTGATGAATTTTATGAAAGGAATCAGGAACGATATGAAAAAGATAATCCATATAAATCAACATGTAATTAAGAAGAATTCTAAAACAGGAGAACGTTCTCCTGTTATTACATGTAAAACCTATAAAGAAAATGTATATGGATATCGAGTTAAAATTAATAATGGTGAAGTTGTTTATTCACCAGATAAACCATTATCGTGTGGTGCTAAAGTTTGGATTGAAACAGATGATGTAATTGGCATTTTAACGGAAGATGGTTGGATTGAAATGGATTAAATAATTTCATATAACAACAAAGAGAAATGTATGAAATTTTTAACAACCCCTAATCTACATAACATGAATGGACTCCAGAATAATGGATTCCAATTTACAATTAATAAGTTACCTGAAATTTCTTATTTCTCCCAGACAGTAATCCTTCCGGATATTTCCTTACCTGCCATCGAAGCATCAACCCCATATTCAAAAATATATGAAACAGGAGATACGTTAGAGTATTCTGATTTCACTGTAAATTTTATCGTTGACGAAGATCTAAGTAATTATCTGGCTATTTTTAATTGGATGACTGGGATGGGTTTCCCAGAATTCAATGGTCAATATAATAAGGTAATCCAAGGAGATCCGTTAAATGAATCTTCTGATGGAGCATTACATATTCTATCGTCATCTAATAATGTAATCAAAACCATTTATTTCCATGACATGAAACCAACATTCCTAGGTGGTTGGGAAATGAACACCACTTCAACTGACGTAGAATACATTACATGTTCTGCTACATTTAGATACCATATTTTCAAATTTGAAAATGTATAGAGAGAATTTATGATAAATTATGATGGGATGTCTTCTAATGAAATAGAAGAAGCATTTAAAGTGTGGTTTGAAGACCAAGTGAATAAAGGATTGACGAATTTTGGTATTAGTTTAAATGAAAATGCCAAGGATCCAATAGAAGTCAAACGCCAACTGTTGAAAACTGAACAACAAATTATGAATGGCGATTACGCTGTCTTATCGGAAGAAGAGTTTGATATAGATGATTCTATAATGAGTGAAATTAAATCATTTAAAATGTCTTAGGAAATATGAATATACAAGAAATTCAGGATATGTGGGATATTGATTCTGATATTGATTCTGCCAAACTTGGTGATGAATCATTGAAGACTCCTAAATTACACGCCAAATATGTTAGGATTTTGATGGATTCAAGGATGAAACTGATTAAACTGAAGACTGATTACGCAACAATGCGTCAATTAAGATTCAGATATTATCGCGGTGAATTAACAAGACAAGAACTTCAGGATAATACATGGGAACAATGGCAATACTCAAAACCCATTAAATCTGAGATGGACGAACATCTAAAGGGTGATGTTGAATTATCCAAGATAGAAGCAAGGATAGATTACATGAACATTATGATTGGTCTAGTTGAATCTATTATGAATGCAATCAAATCAAGACAATGGGATATCCGTAACAGTATTGACCATATGAAATTCATGGCTGGGAATTAACATGTTAAGTTTTTTAGAGTACTGGAAAATGGTGGAAGGTGTCGACCTATCATTACAATCATTGAAGATGTCAGTAAAGGAACTGGATGTTGAATTATCAATCATGGAAGATGGTAAGATGATTGAATTGATGAAGATTATTGTACCAAAGGAATCAAGAGGAGAAGGTCTTGGTTCCAAGGTGATGAAAAGAATCATTGATTATGCAGATAAATCTAAACAGATTATCACATTAACTCCATCTGAAGACTTTGGTGGTAAGGTATCCAAGTTGATTCCGTTCTACAAGAAATTTGGATTTGTGGAAAATAAAGGAAAGAACAAAGATTTCCAGATTTCACAGACAATGTATAGATTACCAAAGAAATAATAAGACCCCATTAGATGTAAAAGTCTAATGGGATTTTTATTGGATAGAGAAAAGTCTTTCGATGTTTCTGAATTTTAGTATAATAGAATCTAATCAATACAGAGAGGTTATCAAAATGAAAGCTATACAATTATTCAGCGGTCATGATTCATTTGGTCGTAATGTTCATGTAGCACAAGGTGAAGATGGTTCTTGGTTCTTCAGAACATATGGATTCAACGGATATGGTTCTGGTTGGGATAAATGGACATTGTTGGGAGAATATGAACCAACATACAAAACTAAAATCATCAATGTGTATGATTTTTCGGAAACTGAGATTGAATCTGGAGAGTTGTTGGAATGGGGATTCACTTGTTTACATAAGATAGAAGAAAATACCAGAATTAGATTACCTTAATCATTGGAGGATACAATGCCATTTTCAAATTCAATCTTCGACAAATATACTTCAGTGTATACGATCGATAAATCAAGAAAACATGATACAATTACATTTCTACCATTAGATGATGGGTTGTATGAAGTTAATATAACCATTTCTGGAGTAAGACGTTCTTCAGTTAAAACATTAGATATGATTAAAATGACATTACCAGACGCATTGGAAACGATGACTGATGCTCTATTGGGTAATGAATTAACAATGGATTCAATCAAACCAAGATTGAAACTGCGTAGAGGTATTGATATTTTATTTGGAGATAACAATGTTACAAAATGATACACTTTTAATGACATTAGAAGAAATAACAGAACGCGTAGAAAACGACGCATCTATATATAAACATTTCAAAATTGAACGTAATCCGTCGATACCAAACGAATACGTATTGACAAATAAAGTCAATAATTCCAAAAGTCGGGTTATTATCTATGGAAAGAACAAAAATTACATTAGTTTGGTTACTCCGACTATATCAAAATCAATTACAGATTATAATGAATTTGTAACAGAATTATGTAAATATGCTGATAGAAAAATTATCACAATGAAAGATGTTTTGGAAATTAAAGAAGAACCATTAAAAGATTTAATCTCAAGATTGGAACAATACAAGCAAAGACATTCGCGCGATTTTGATGTTAAAATAATTGACAAATCATATTATGATAACATTCAATATGTCATTTATCGTTCAAGATACGAAACAGATGATGAATACAATAAACGTATCGAACTGGATAAGACAAAAGACGATAGAGAACATAAAAAGAAACAAGCCGTCATTTCAAGATTGGAACGTAAATTACAACAATTGAAAGAGGAACTATAATGGCTGCTATCGAGAAGGTTGATGAATTGACTGGAGAATATCCGTCATATGATATGTACAGATACAAACATAATCATATCCAAGTTTGTCCTTGGAATCGTAAACAATTTAAAAACAAACAAGCAATTCTTTATATCCAGAAGGAAAAAGATCCTGAATGTAGAATCTATTGGGATAGAACTTTGTCTTGTTACGAATCATGTAAGATATCTGAATTGAAAGAACGGGTTGTCTTTTGGGACGACAAGTATTATTGCGAACGTACATTTCAACCAAGATGGATTAAAATTGAAACTACTTACGCATTATATGTTCCTAATTTACAAGGTAGAGTTAATGGATTTTACTTAAATTATACAACTAAAATTTCAACAGTTAAACGTAAGATGAAACGACTATTGGGTTGTAGAAAATTAAATGTCCAATATGTTGAAGATATTGAATCTGTTCGACCACCTTATAAAGAGAATGTATGATGGATACATTTATTGGTATAGATTTTGACGATGATATTTTAGAAACATTATCTAGTGAAATTATAACACAACAAGATAATGAACATATTTTAAAATTATTAGGAGAATTCTTTGGTTATGAATTGGACGAAGACGAATTACCAGATGAAACTGATTTGACGATGGATATTGATGACATGATTGAAAAAGGAAATTCATTGGAAACTTTCTTGACATTATATAACCATGTATTAACAGAGAGTAGAAGATAGTTTATGGCAGATAATATAACGGTAACCGTCAATACATATTGTAAATTATGCGATTCCATGTCTGAAACATATTATGACATGGAAGAATTAGAATTCATTAAACAATGTGAATCTAATCCAGATGAGTATTACATCCATGACGGGGAGTTTATAAGAAACACAGAACAAATTTGTCCGTCTTGTTCTAAAATCGATTGGAGTGAAGTTAGGATAGGAACTGGTGATGTAATTGAACCATGGAGAGAATCCTAGAAGGCTCATCTTGAATCTGTACTACATAAGATGTCCAAGATAGAAATCCTAATGTCGATACTCCGTCTATTGGTATACCAGAAGGAGAACATTGTTATACAAAGATTGATGGTAGATACCATGTTTGTCCTTATCATCATATAGATTATCATTACCCAAAACAAATGAATGGATTCTGTACATTATTACAGAAAGGTGATTATTCTGAAGATAATCCAACATTTGATTTGTGGGATATGAATAAAAATTGTAACATTAAAATAAATTAAGATTTTTCTTTCGATGTCTGAGATAACCTTTATAATAGATTTCAAGTTGGAAGAATCCAATGAATTTAAATCAAACATTTTATAGAGGTTATTATCATGTCACAATCAAATTTCAAAACTGAATTATTCAACATCCTTGAAGAAGGATTGAAAGATCCAAGAACATTTGAACAAGCTAACAAAATGTACCAAAGTATGTTCCGTTCTGCCCCATACAAAGCGTCTGAATTATGTTCAATGATGTTAGATGATTACAGTTTGGAAGAATTTTGTGAATATTTCAAATCTGAATTTGACGTCGATTACAATCCAGAATTATTAGTTTGCGAATTATGCAATTACAAGGGGGAAGGTGAAGACTATATGGCATTATATGAAAATGTGAAACATTTGCCAGTATTTGTTGACAAAAAAACATCTTACAATATGTTTTAAGGATTTGATGAACCAAATTTATATCCCATAAGATGTAATGTCTTATGGGATTTTTCATGTTTGACAACCCTATAAATATAGTCATCTTAACAATTAAATTGTATAAACATGACTATTATCAAAATACGAAAACTAGATGAATCCTTCCTTTATGTGACCTCAGACTTTGGTGTTGAACAAGAATTATCGTCATATTTCTCATTCTTTTCAACGGGTTACCAATTTTCTCCAAAGTGGAAGAATAAACTGTGGGACGGTAAGATATATTTGTATTCTCATGCCACCAAAAAGATTCATGTTGGCTTACTATCATACATTGAAAAATTTGCCAAGATAAACGATTATGAAATTGAATTGGAAGGGACTGTAATAGAACAAACAGATGTTTCTTATTCTGAAATAGAACAATATATCAACAATCTAAACATACATGCTCGTGGAGTTAAAATTGAAATAAGAGATTATCAAATAAGAGCTATCCATGAAGCCATAAAATCCAAAAGAATCATAATTTTGAGTCCAACTTCTAGTGGTAAGTCCTTGATTTTATACGGAATTATTCGTTGGTATATTGAAAATGATATGAATTGTTTGATGATTGTCCCAAGCACTATGCTAGTCGACCAGATGTATAAAGATTTTGAAGATTATTCGTCTCATAATGGTTGGAATGTACAAGAAAATTGTTCAAGGATTTATTCTGGTCTACTAAAAGATTACAAGAAGAAATGCGTTATATCCACATGGCAGACCCTACAGCATGATGTATCAGTTGTTGCTGGATTCGACGTAGTCTGTGGCGACGAGTGCCACCAATATAAAGCAAACGTTGTAACAAAATTGCTTAACAATATGCCAAACACTTCCATTAGAATAGGGACAACTGGAACATTAGATGGTAAACATATATCCGAATTACAATTAACAGGCTTGTTTGGTAAGGTATTCAAAGTAATTACAACCAAAGAATTGATGGATGATAACAGTGTAACATCATTAGACATTTCATGTATCCTGTTAGATTATGATACCGATACAAAGAAATTGATGACCAAGACTGAATACCAGAAGGAACTAGATTGGATTGTCCAGAATGACAAACGTAATAAATTTATTGTTAATCTGGCATTATCACAACAGGAAACCACTTTAATCTTATTCCAATATGTAGAGAAACACGGTGTTCCATTACATAAAATGTTAAAGGAAAAATGTAATGATAGAGAAATCCATTATATCTCTGGTTCTGTTGATAACACCAAACGTGATGAAATTAGAACATCAATGAATTCTGCTGACAGGATGATTAAGATATGGTTCGGAGAATTGTATATTTTAATTGGAGAAAATGAATTGGTTAAATTGAGCGATGGTTCTAATGTCCAGTCTAAGTTGATAACAACAGAACATGATATTGATAACAATTGGATTAAATCTAAGAAATTGATTAAAATGTAAATTTATTATATCCTATCAATTGAAAAGTTGATGGGATTTTTATTGAGTATCGAAAATCTATAATTATCTTTACTATTCTAAACAATAGATGTATAATTTCATAAATTACTTAGAGGATGATATGATAAAGTTTTTCAATTACATGGGAACAAAGATTAAGTATGTTGATTTAATCAATAGGGAAATTAACAAGACTGACAAGAAAATCTATGTTGAACCATTTTTAGGTTCTGGTTCGGTTTTCCTTAATCTTGAGAAAGAATTTGACAACTATATCTTAAATGATAAAGATAGAAATGTTACAACTATTTTCAAATCGTTTAAAAATGGAGATTATTCTGAATATGAAAATTCATTATTAACGGTTAAACGCGATTTTGGTGATATTGAAGAGAAAGAAACCTATTACAATTTCAGGAATTACTTCAATATGGAACATTATAAAACTGATTCAAATTTAGAAGGATTCTATTTGTTTACATTGTATAATGCTTGCATCAATAGTATGGCAAGATTTGGACCTAATGGATTCAATCAAGGGTGTGGTAAGAGGGGTAAGATATTGGATAAACGCGAATTCAATTTAATCAATTCCAGATTATCAAGAGCTGAGATTTACAATTTAGATTTCTTTGAGTTGAACTTACCAGACAATTCATTTATGTTTCTAGATCCACCATATATAGCAAAGGAAGGTTCATATGAAACCATTTCCGAAGATTATTTCAAGCAATTTATAAACTTTGTTACTAATTCCAATAATGATATTGTATATACCGATACAAGTCATGATTTCTTACCAAATTTTAATAAGACCACCATAAGAACAATGCGTAATTCTTCACCAAATAGGATTGATGAATATACAGTTTCAGAATGTATGTACTCAAACATGGAAGAAGATTTATTTGGTTAAAATAACAATCTATATTATAATTTCATTTTCAAATTTAACTGAGAAACAAAAATGATTGAACAAAAATTTAAAAAACTTACCGACCTTGAACATGTATTATTACGCCCTGGAAGATACATCGGTTCCATCAATCCACATACGTCAGATTCATATGTGTTGGAAGATTCAAAATTCAAGAAGAAAGAATTAACATGGAATCCAGCATTCATTAAGATTTTCGATGAGATTATTTCAAACTCCGTTGATTTTTCTAAAACTGCTGAAGGGTCGCATCTCAATACCATTAAAGTTAATGTGGACAGAGATACAGGAACTATTTCTGTAGAAGATAATGGTGGTATTGTTGTTGCTATACATAAGGAACATCAACAATATATCCCTGAAATGATTTTCGAATTAAAATCAGGTTCAAATTTTGATGATGATTCTGATGACTTCTTAACTGGTCAAAATGGAGAAGGTTCGGCTCTCACCAATATCTTCTCAAATCAATTTATTGTCAACACCGCAGATGGTAAATTAGAATTTACTCAGACACATTCAAACAATTCAAAAGATAAAACTGAACCTGTTGTTAAAAAATCAACCAAGAAATTTACCAAAATCACTTATGATACAGATTTTGTTAGATTTGGGATGAATGGTATTGATTCGGATAATTATAACAAATTAGTCAAAAGAGTATATGATGTTGCCGCGTGTAATTCGAAATTGAAGATTTATCTGAATGAAGAACGTATTGAAATTAAGTCGTTTGAAGACTACATCAAACTATACACTGATGATTACATTTTTGAACAAAATGAAAATTGGCAAATCGGTGTAAGCAAATCTGATGGAAGTTTCTCTCATGTATCGTTTGTCAATAATACGGAAACCTATATCGGTGGTAATCATGTTGGATATATTTCAGACCAAATTGTAAACAAATTAAGAACATATATCACAAAGAAACATAAAATTGATATTAAACCATCAGAGATTAAAAATCATATCAATCTGTTCATCAATTGTAACATTGTTAGACCAAGATATTCTAGCCAGACCAAAGAAGATCTAATTAATGAACCAAAAACATTTGGAACATCATTTGTTGTATCCGATAAATTCATCAAAAAGATAATTGAATCAAGTATTGTACAATCAATTTTAGACTGGGCTGAAGCAAAGGAAAATGCTCTTAAGAATGCTGAATTAAGAAAGTTGAACAAGTCTGTGGACAAATTGAATCCAGCTAGAGTAGACAAATTTGAGGATGCCAATGAGAAGAAAGATAGAAGCAAGTGCATCCTCTTCCTAACAGAGGGGAATTCAGCCTCCAGTGCCATTATGTCAGCTAGAGATCCTGAATTACATGGAGTATTTTCATTAAAAGGTAAACCATTAAATGTAACGGATATCGATGCCAAGAAACTGATGGAGAATACTGAATTCAAAAGTATCTTAACCATCATGGGATTGAAACTCGGTGAACAAGTTACACCAATGAGTCCATTGAGATTTGGTAAGATGTGTTTCCTCACTGATGCGGATTGTATTACGGAAGAACATTATGTATTGACGGATAAAGGTGAAAAACTTATCTCTGATGTTAATCCATTGGAAGATAACGTGTTGACGCATCTGAATGAATACAAACCAGTTGAATATGTCAATATGAAATCAACAGATACGGTAATTCGAATCACCTCTGGCGAAGATATTATCGAAGGTACTCCAGAACATAAACATGTAATTTGGAGAGATGGTAAAATCATTAAAGTTATGTTTAAAGACATAAAATCAACAGATAAAATTTTAAAAAAGAAATCATGAAACGTGAATGTTTAGAATGTAATAATTTATTTGACAATTTGACGAAACATATAACAGAACATCATAATGTTTTAGATTATTGTACAACACATTTCCATTATAAATGTAAAAATTTCCAAGATGATAAATTTTTATATGAATCGAATTTGAAGGAAATAAAATGGAATTCTTCTTCCAAAGAATTCCATTTCAGTAAACCATATGAAAAAGAAGAATGGATTTGCGAACATTGTAATGCGAAATTGAATATGAAAGTTAATTCAACGTATGTTGCGGTGCATTTAAAAAGTTCAAAATGTGGATTCGGGGAGTTGACTGATTATGTTAAAACCTTTTTCACAGAACTTGATAAAGATACATTCAATGAAAATGAAATATGCGGATGTTGTGATAAATTGGCAAACAATATAGAATATGAGTATGATTTTAAAAATAAAACTTTCAAACGATCTCATATCAATTATTTTTGTAATACCGAAGAATGTAAAATAAAAACATTCAATAAAATTTGGCCTGAAAAACCTTATTCAAAATTGTTATGGTCAAAAATAGGAGGTTCTACCATTTTCTTGAGTATGGTTCATAAAATACCATTCAAAGAAGCTCAATCTATGAAAGTTTCTGATTGTATTTACGATCCAAATTATTCTTGGGAAGGTAAAACAGTTTCTTTACCAGATTATAAAATTAGATATGGTGATGAAATTGGTAAAATTAAATACGATGAACGATGCGATAAAATTAGTAAAAATAATGCAAATAATGAACAATTCTTCATTAACAAATTTGGTGTTGAAGAAGGTAAGATTAAATGGGAATTACATAAAGATAATCGAAAACGTTCTACATTAGGTACAACTAAATCGAAATCAAGCGATAGATTTCTAGATAGAATTGAAACTGTGTATGAATTGGAAAGAGAATATAAGATAGATTTCAAACCTAGAAATCTATCCGTTGACGCTAAATTGAAAGATAAAGATGTAATTATTGAATTCTTTGGAGATTATTGGCATTGTAATCCATCCATATGGCATCCTGAACAATTTAATAAAAATTTGAAATTATCCGCTTCCGAAAAATGGATTATTGACGATTTACGATTAGATAAAATTTTACAATTAAATTATAGTATAATTGTAATTTGGGAACAAACATCTAAATCAATATCATTAGACAAAATAATCGAAGCTGTCGAACACGCCAAATTAAACAAAGGAATTTTAATAAAATTATGAACGAATTTAACTTAGAAGATTACATTATCTGCAATATTGATAAAATTGAAGAAATCACTAAAACAATTACAACATATGATTTGACAGTCAAAGACCATCATACATTTTACGTCAGACATAAAGATTCAACGAATTACATTTTAACTCATAATTGCGATGGATCTCATATCATTGGATTGTTAATCAACATATTCCATACGTTCTGGCCTGAATTATTTGAACTTGGATACATCTATAGATTCAGAACCCCTTTGATTAAGGTAACTATTGGTAAAGACATATTAGAATTTTACAATGAGAATGAATTTGACCAATGGAAATCAACTAACACAAAGAAATTTACATCAAAATACTTCAAAGGATTAGGTACATCTACAGCAAAAGATTTCAAAGGATATCTAGCAAATTCTGATAAGAACTTGGTCCAATATACAATTGAAGATATTCATGATTCAAATTCAATCAAATTAGCATTCAGCAAGAATTCTGATTCAGCGGATTTACGTAAACAATGGTTGAACATCGAATAGAAATATCTTTTAAATGAAAAGAATAAAGAATATAATTGAAATAAAAAGGAGAATAATATGTCATCGTTTAGCGAATATGTTGAGGTTTTAAATGAGATGCCAAAATTGATTGGTCATTGGAGTCCAGTGGAATTAGAAGATAAGAATAGTAATAAGGAATTTTATCTTGAGATGAAACGAGATAGACATAAGAAATTGATTTTTAAAATCAATGAACACGCATCTATGTATAAATCTGGTGGTAATTATTTCTGTTTAGATGACAAAATCCAACAGATTACATATAATATGATTTACAAAGTTGATAATAAGAAACAACTTGGAGGTCAATACGTTTGGCAATCTGCGGTTTGGGCTAGTCCTGATGAGTTATACCTAGACGGAATTCCTGCTAAAATGTTATTTGAATATCTGTTACCTGTTTTTAAAACTATTGTCACAGATTCTGAACAAAGTTTTGATGGTAAACGATTTTGGGAAAAATGTATCAGCAAGGCTTTTGCCAAAGAATTAAACATTTATTTCTTCGATTTCCAGACAAAAGAACTTATTGAGATGAAATCTCCAGAACATTGGAAAGATTTTAAACAAACTTCTAATATATGGGGCGAAACAAATAAACATTTAATGAAACGTATGGTAATTTCTTCTAAGGTAATTTAGGATAAAATATGAAAGTGCAACAATTTTTCAATGACGAATTCATCCATTTTTCAATTTATGATTGCCAACGGTCTATTCCAAACGTAATCGACGGATTCAAAGTGTCTCAACGTAAATGTATCTATGGTATGATTAAACGCGGCGAGAACTCTGGTGAAGCAAAAGTGGTGCAACTTTCTGGTTCAATTGCATCAGTTTCCAACTACCATCACGGCGAAGACAGTCTTAACACAACTTTGGTTGGCATGGCTAGAAATTATCCAGGGTCTAATAATGTTAATTACTTACTACCAAACGGACAATTTGGGTCAAGACTTGATAAAGAATCCGCTGCTCCAAGATATATCTTCACTGAATTCTCATCAGTCTTCCGTAAGATATTCAAGAAGGAAGATGATGTCATCCTAGAATTTCTAAAAGATGATGGTGAATCAATTGAACCTAGATATTACATTCCAATCTTACCAAATGTTCTAATCAACGGAGCAACTGGTGTTGGCACAGGATTTGCGTCAACTATCTTAAATTACAATCCTGATGATATCAAACAGAACATCCTTTCCATCTTGGAAAACAGACAACCAGAAGAATTACTCCCATGGTATAAAGGATTCAGAGGAACTATTAGAAAGGATGAATCCAAATTCCTTGTAACAGGTTGTTATGAAATTATATCACCAACTAAGATTCATGTAACGGAACTTCCTATTGGAATGTTCAATGATACGTATAAGAAACATCTGTTTAAATTACAAGATGATGGATTTATCAAAGATTTCAAGAATACATCAACCGAAGAATCATTCGACTTCCTTATTACAACAACCAAACCAATCGACAAATTATCTCATGAAGAGATTATCAAGAAATTCAAATTAGAATCACCAATGTCCCAGAACTTAACGTTATGGGATGAAAATGGTAAGATTAAGGTGTTTGGAACCACTCAAGATATTGTTAAACATTTTGTTGATTTTAGATTGAAGAAGTACGATGAACGACGTATCAAGCAATTAGAAATGTTGACAGATGATTTGAATTGGTCTGTTGAGAAGAAACGATTTATCCAATTCTATATTGAAAATGCTAAGATGTTCTCAAGTAAATCAAAGAAGGAACTTGAATCATTATTGATGTTTGAAGGATTTGAGAATGTTGATGAATTGTTACAGATTAGAATTTACAATTTGACTGCGGATGATATTAAGAAGTTGGATTTGTATATCGATAAACTGAATAAGGAGATTTCGACTTTGTCTAAGACAACCGCAGTCAAGATGTATATTAAGGAATTGAATGAATTAAACGTATATGGATAATCGAAATTACTTGTTTAAGACATTAGATGAATGTAGATCGATTAGACCAGACGCATTAGAATATCATAGATTGAGGAAAGGAATCTTCAATGGATATTGGAAATGTTATTACTGTTATAATCAGATACATGAAGATAGATTTAATAAATACATTAAAAGTCTTTCGATATAATCTTAATCGATTATAATAGAATTGAATTTAACGCAATAAATAAGATTGAATCTTATTTAAAATTAACGTCAGAAATGACACAAACTAAGGAAACAAACATGAGTACATTTAAAGAATTTCAAGCATTGGTAATGGAAGAATTTGCTGGTAAACAATTGGTCGAAGGTGTTGATATTAAGAAAGCAGCATCAATTGCATTTGGTGCGGAATCTAACGATTTTGAATCCGAGCATAAATTCCAAACATTGTTAGGTATTGGTAAAGACGTCACCAGTAAAGATCCAAAAATGGTTAAAGCTAAAGAATTATGGAAAAAAATAACTTCTTTACCGGATTCATCAACTAAAAGCGACGCTCAATCTATTATTGAAAAAGATTGGAAGTAAAATAATAAAGCATCCTCAATTGACTGGAAAGTTGGTTGAGGATTTTTATTGCGTAAAGGTTTCATATAACATCCATTATTTGCTCGTTAATTGGTTCTAGTGGAATCTTTAATATACAACCCAATCAACTCTATGTCATACAATTTAAACGAGCAGTGGTGAGCAATTACAGACACCTCAGTATCGAAACAGTATTAAGATGATTCCTTCGATGTTATTGGTATCGAAATAGTAATATCTAACATCGAATGTGTATCTATCAACGTCTTAAACTCCTTTCGAAATGGTAGAAACTCCACTATGATAGACTATGTCGATCCTTTGAGTTATGTTCTTTAGGTCACTTAATATTACTATATTGTTATCTAGACTCTTATTATACATTAACTAATCATATTAAGACTATCATTTACAACATATTCCCATATAAAATCCTTCGATCCAGAAAGAGTCAAAACTCAATCTGGATTTTTATTGGATAAGATTTATCTTTCGAACTTGAATTTAAAACATATAATAGAAATCTTTAACTACTAGAGGATTTAAACATGGCAATTTTAATGGCAGGACAATTTAGAGCAAGATTTGAATACAAACCAGAAGCTGGCGTTATCGTTGGTAAATTGGATAGAAAACGTAAAGGGTCTGTTGACAAAAGAACTGGATACACCAAAATCAATATCGACGGAACATCTTATCTTGCTCATCGTCTGGCTTGGCTTTATATGACAGGCAAATTTCCTGAACATGAAATCGACTTCAAAAATAACAATCAGTCAGATTTACGTTGGGATAATCTAAGAGAAGCAACTAGACAACAGAATAAGATGAATTCAAAATTGAGTAAGAATTCAACAACTGGAATCAAAGGGTTATCATTAGACAAGAGAGGATTCTATGTTGCCAGAGTTTCAATTAACAGGGTTCCAACTCAGAAGATCTTTAAACTTGATGAGAAGGAACAAGCAATTCAATGGTTGAAGGAAACAAGAGCAAGATTACATGAAGGATTTAATAACGATGGAACCAATAACATTAAGGTGGAATCTAAAGATAAGAAAGGATATTACTTCGAAGCAAATAGTAGATGGTTGAAAGATTCGGATAAACCAATCAATCTACAATTGGATCCCGTTGTCATGGTAGAACCGGTTAAGGTTATGACCAAATTTGAATATGGATTATCTCTGTTGAGAGAATTAGCTGAATCCCACAATTAAACATATGAATCCTCAATTGACTGGAAAGTTGGTTGAGGATTTTTATTGCTTAAAGGTTTCTTATAACATCCATTATTTGCTCGTTAATGGACTCTAGTGGAATCTTTAATATACGGAGCAATCAACTCTATGTCATACATTTTTAACGTTGTTTAAACTCCAAATATAGACACCTATTGTTAATCCAACATATCGAAACATTATTAAGATGAACCCTTCGATGTTATTGGTATCGAAAGAATCATCTTAGACATCGAGTATGTAATATACATCGTCTCGGAGTCCTTTCGAAAACATAGAAACTCCACTATGATCGACATAGTCTATCCTTTGAGTTATATCCATTAGGTGGTTTTAATATTACTTTATTATATTCTAGTGTCTTCTATATTCTTATTTTAACATAACTTAGTCATTCATTTACATCAATTTTCCCATATAAAATCTTTCGATCCCGTTGAGAACCAAAAGTTCCTTCGGGATTTTTATTGGATACAATTTATCATTATTCATCTAAGAATAAACATTAAACCATCTGTTATTTGTCCAATAATCAATCTTAATGGAATCTTTAATATACATTCCAATCAACTCTACATCATGTAAAATAAACGTTGCATATAGTCCAAATATGGATGTCTACTGTAATATAACATATCGAAAGAGTCTTAAGATGTTTCTTTCGATGTTTATTGTATCGAAAGAGTAATCTTAATCATCGAATGTGAATTATACAACAATCGAATAACTCTTGACTTTTCGACAAAACATCGTTATAGTAGACTATGTCGACACTTTGAGTTAGGTTCATTAATTGGTTTTAATTATTACTCATTGTTTCTAGTGTATTCCTCGACTTTATTATTTGTATTCATATAGAATATAATGTATATTCCTCATTATTTGTCCAATAATCCACTATAGTGGAACGTTCTGTATATCATCCAATCAACTCTATGTCATGTAAAATTTACGTTCCATATTCAACAATTATATCCATCTTAAGATAATTCGACACATCGAAACAATCTTAAGATAATTCCTTCGATGATTAAGATATCCCAATAGACGTCTTATCCGTCGAACATGAATTATACAACGAAAGATACTTCTTGCCTTTCTCGAGAAACTCCATTATGATAGACTATGTCGATCCTTTGAGTTATGTTCTAAATGCCATTTAATATTACTTTATTATATTCTAGTGTATTCCTCGACTTTATTATACAGGACTTATTCCTTTATTAAGATACAAATTACATTTAGAATTATCCCATCATTAACGAAACAAATGAGGTTAACATGAAAATCGCTCTAATATACATCATCATAAATGTATTGACTCAACAAACAACTGTTGTCAACATTAAACATTTTAATAAGTTATCTGAATGTAAAACAGAGTTGTCGTCCGTCCAACGTAAGGTATCTAGTTGGAACAAAGGAATGTCGAATAAATTTCAACGTTCTATCAGTTATATTAAATGTGTGGAGGAAAAATAATGTTATTATTGAAATTCAACAAGCAACAAACCTTAGATTATGGCGTCATCTTATCTAATGGTGAAACGTTACAAGGTGTCCCAACTAATGTATTAACATTTCCTGATGGTTCTAAAGAATATGTTGGTATCGAAGAAGATTCTGATGGTAATGAAGTTAATTTTTACATGATTAGATTTCGTAAAGATGAATCTGTATGTAAATTATTACAGTATCTTAATGACAATAACATTAAATTCGAGTAACATTAACATGAGAAGAAAACTTGAATATCTAACATATTTCATCTGTTACATTTTAATTATATCTCCGATGGCATTTGCATCATTCTTGGCGATATTATTTTGTTCTCCTTTTAAATGGCTGTATGAATGGACTGAAGAACATATGTTAGACATGATCGAAACAATCCATGTCAAACTCAAAACAATTATTGTAAGGGAATTTTATGAAAAGTTATAAGATAGCCGAATTGTTCTTTATCGCCACAATATCATATACATTATCCACTATGTTCCAAGAATCAGCTTATTACCATTGGCAATTTTATGCAATTATCCTTTGTTCTGTTGGTTTATCGTGTGCTGGCGTATTAGAAGGATTAGACGATGACTTGCGATAAGATTGTTGTATCTGCTCTTGAATTAGATAAATGTAAAGATATAACATTACATTATTCATTCAATCAAAACGATCCCAATGTAATAAGATACAAAGATAAGGATGTTGGATATTTCAAAGGACTGGTCTATATTGAAATTGTACCTTCGGATATTAAATCTGAAATCTTACTGGTAAATGAATTTGAACGACTAGGTGTTGAAAACGTTTCAATATACAGGAAGAGTAATTATGTTAAATTAAGAACGACTTATGATAGTTACCAAATATACAATTCACCAAATGAAGAAACTTTATTGATTACCCATGAATCAAGCGGTAACGGAGTAGAGATACCAAAGAACCATTTAGATGTCTTCATTCATGAAATTAAGACTTTACTTTCTAAATGATTTACAGTAGAATAGATTTGTTGTTTAAACTTAACAAGAGGTTGATATGCCAAATATATTAGATGAATTGTTTGAAGAGTTCAAGAAGGAACAAGATGTTTCTGTATTTGAATCTAAAGGATATGAAGTGTTTGTTCGTAATATAATCTCCAATAAGATTATGTACATCGGAACAAACCCTAAATGGAAAGAACAAGTGGACTTAACCAATCATAGTTGGGTTGCAACATTAGGTTCTGGTGTCACTAAATATGATGTTTATGAAAACAATAAAATCACTTTGGAATGTTATACCAATATAAATGTATACAAATCTAATAAACATATTGAAATTGTCCATGAAGATTTCGAAGTGTTTGTCCCAAATGAACATGTCCATTCTGTTGCACATATATTGAATGGATATAACAATTCATTAAACAATCCAGAAAGAATTTGTTATGTATTAATGACTAAATTTGACAATGAAAACGAATCAAGAATTGATAATGTATTCAAATCATATCCGTCGTTTGATAACATTTACTCAAGTTACAAACAAGATTTTATGGAACAGTTAAACATACATGAATTGCGCGAAGAAGGAATCGTAAGAGTGAATTCTTTATCATGTACTGTATATATTGGTCAATCTAAATTTATTTCAAACTAAAGAGGAACTTACCATGCCATCAAATGTATTACAACATCCATCATTAGAATTTGTTTTCGGAACTCACCCAATTAAGAAACCAAGATTTCCTGCAAAGAAGAAAATCAGAATTGATTTGAAACGTGTTAAACGATGTTACATGAGAAGAATCAATTATGGCGATAAAATTAAAATTTCTGTATATCATGGACAAATTGAGGAATAGAATATGAATCAGAAAATGTTAGATTTATTTGAATCTATTAACAATCGTGATACCAGAAGAATTGCTAATCATGAAACCAATCTAGGTAAAATTGAATTCTATGACGAACCTGTTAATCGATTGTCATTAGGATTATCTAATATGGAACCAGATAAATTTGTTGAATATGGTATGGCTTACCAAAATGTATTAACAGGCGATATCCAAATTATTAAAGGAGCAAAAGTTGGAACAAATCAATAATCTAACAAAAGAACAAATTGAAGGCATGCAATCAACGGTGTTAAAAGTTGATAACACCATTGGTAGAAAGTTTGATGTCGGCAAAAATGAATATGGATTGTTACCTCCGATTACATTAGATGAAGTTGCCAAGGTATTGACGTACGGTTCAAGGAAGTACGATAGAGAAAATTGGAAGTATGTGGAGGGTGGAGAACGGCGTTACTTTGATGCTGCACAACGTCATATATGGGCTTGGAAACGCGGCGAACTTGTTGATTCTGAAACAGGATTATCGCATTTGGTACACGGAATATGTTGTCTTATGTTCCTAAACGAATTACCATATGTTAAAAATAAGATTTGACCTTCTTAAATTTTTAATATATAATTGTATATTCTGGTAGATGAGTAAAAGAGGCAAACCTCATATTTTTATATGCAGCGATGAGTCAAGTTTATTTCGCACGAGAACCAGAATATAATTTATGTTTTTCTAGATTATCATAAGAGTTTATAATATGTTCTCTATAAAAACATTTGACATTTATTATTCTGTATATGTAATCTTGAAAGAGTTATTTGTGCGTCGATATCACAATTGGTTAGTGAAATTTACTCATAATAAATAGGTTGGGGATTCGAGTTCCTCTCGACGCACAAATAACTCTTAATAGAACATGTACAACACTTTGAACTATATTATTGGAATTAAAAAATGAAATTATCTGCAGAAACAAAATCAATCTTAAAGTGTCCTACAAATAAATCTTCTTGATTATTTTAACGTAAGACAACATAAAATGGAACAGATTAATGAAATTGAGATGAATTTTATAGAAATATCGTAATTGTGAATCTAATTGATATAGAATTTATCAACAGTATGTTGTAATATCTTTTCTAATGCAATTTTTAATTCTATCACATTTAATCTCTTCCAGTTTCTACGCGTTCCCATTATAACAGTATGATTTTTTATGTTATAAAAATCCTTGATTTCTAAGATACATGAAATCAAGGATTGTTTATCATCTATTGATTTAAATGCGGAATTAATCTCGTTTATCCTACATTCGTACTCTTTTATCTTAATTTTACGCTCATCTAAATGTTTATAGAACTTGATAGAACCTTCATATAGTTTTCCATTATCGGCTTGCCTCCAATCAGTGGAATTAATTCCCATAATTTTTCTTGGATCGATGACATTATATTTTTCTATATCTTGTTGAATTTGTAGAACTAATGGTCTAGTAAATTTTATTTCCAAGTTATGTTTCATCATTTCTTTACATTCTGGATTTTTCATATTATGTGTATATCCGGTTTCCTCCAAATAATTTTGAGAATATTGTTCTCTTAATTCTGGATTAGCCAAATTACTAATGAATCCAGTTTTCTTAAAATTGGTGCGTTTCTTCTTTTCTTTACATTCTGGATTTTGAGATGGGGTATAATATCCAGTTTTCTTAAAATATTGTTCTCTTAATTCTGGATTTTTCATATGATGATGAATGCTTAGTAATATATTCAACTCTTGATATTCTTCTTCGGTGATAAATTTATGTTTACCATCCGTACATAACAATCCGAAGGCCTGAATCATCTTAGCGTGTAAATTACGTTTTAATCCCATCTCTATTAACAATTGATGGCATCTGTAATGTTCTCTTGCAGATAGATATGCATAATTCAATTTATCCGTTTCTCCACCCATCTTAAATGATCTAGGTAATATATGGTGTTCTTCTGTGTATCCTAAAATTATCTTTGATTCTTTTTTAGTGGATGCTCTGATTCTGGCATTAGATACGATTAGAATGTACTCTGCTGTTTGAGGACTGTCGTTAGATAATTCGATTATTTTATCGATATATGTATTATTGCTGGTCATAAAATTCCTGTGAGTTTGATTAGAGACAACGGAAGTGTGGACTTCGCGGTTGTCATTTTTATTTAGTTTAATCATGTTAATAAGATATATTAATGAATCGTTAAGTCGGATTACATTAACTACGTTCGAATGATGAAAATTTGAGAATACAACAAATAACATGAATTACCATATGTTAAAAATAAGATTTGACCTTCTTACACTTTTAGTATATAATGATTAAGAGTTTCAATGTTCTCTACAAAAACATTTGAAAGAACATGTACAACAATTTGAACTATATTATTGGAATTAAAAAATGAAATTATCTGCAGAAACAAAATCAATCTTAAAAAACTACGCATCGATTAACAGCAACTTGTTAATCAAAGCTGGTAGCACTCTTTCTACTATCTCAACAGCAAAAAACATTATGTCAGATGCTTCTGTACAAGAAGAATTTCCTGTACAATTCGGTATCTATGACGTAAATGAATTCTTAGGTGCATTATCATTGTTCGGTGATCCTGAATTAGAATTCAATGATAAATTTGTACATATCAAAGAAGGCAAAAATAGTATCAAATACTACTCTGCAGAAGAAAATGTATTAACATTCCCAACTAAAGAAATCAAATTCCCTGAACCAGAAATTGAATTCCATTTACCAGCAAGTCAAATTGATGTTATCCATAAAACTGCATCTGTATTGAAAGTGGCGGATATCTCGTTTGTCGGTGATGGTTCAACAATTACATTGGTTATCGGTAATAAGAAAGTATCATCTGCCAATTCTTATTCAACTGAAATTGGCGAAACTGATAAAACATTCACGGTCAATCTTAAAGTGGAATTGTTGAAATTGTTCTCTGGTGATTACAACGTGTTTATCTCAAGTAAGAAAATCTCTAAATTCCAACATGCATCTAAACCAATTCATTTTTACGTAGCTATTGAGGCAGATAGTTTAATCTCTATTTAACACAAGAATTTTTTAGTTAGAATATATTGAGGAGAACAATGTAAAAGTTGTTCTCCATTATTTTGTCATGGAGAAATGAATGAGTGATTTATCAAAAAATGAAGATGAGTTTTTATGGGTTCAGAAATATAGACCAATGAATATCGATGAATGTATCTTACCGGAACGTCTCAAAAAAGATTTCAAAGATATGTTTTCAAAAGGACAAATTCCTCATATGTTACTAAGTGGTGGTGCAGGCGTTGGTAAAACAACTATTGCAAAGGCATTATGTAATGAAATTGGAGCGGAAGTATTAGAAATTAATGCTTCCATGAATGGTAATATCGATATCTTACGTAATGAAATTTTACAATTTGCCAGTACAGTTAGTTTTGGTGACGGCATCAAAGTTGTTATTCTTGATGAAGCAGATTATCTTAACGCAAATTCAACTCAACCTGCCATGCGTAACTTTATGGAGCAATTTTCAAACAATTGTAGATTCATATTAACCGCAAATTATAAAAATAAAATAATTGAACCGCTCCATTCGAGATGCGTCTGTGTTGATTTCAAAATTGAAAAAGATGAGAAGCAAACAATGGCTGCTCAATTCTTCAAACGAACTACTGAAATTCTTAAACAAGAACAAATTGAGTTTGACCCCAAGGTTGTAGCAGAATTGGTGACTAAACATTTCCCTGATTTCAGAAGAGTGTTGAATGAACTCCAACGATATTCGTCTTCTGGTAAAATTGACACAGGAATTCTTTTAAATCAATCTGCCGATTCATATAAAGAATTAACGAGTCTATTGAAAGCAAAAAACTTCACCGGAGTTAGAAAATGGGTTGGTTCTAATGACGTGGATTCAACTACGTTGTTTAGAGATTTCTATGATAATGCATCAACATATTTCGAACCTCAATCAATTCCACAGTTGATTTTAATTCTGGCGGATTATCAACATAAGGCTGCGTTTGTTGCTGATGGTGAGTTAAATCTTATGGCATCAATGGTTGAAATCATGAGTTCTTGTCAATTCAAATAGAGGAATAAATGGAAATAATTAACTTTATCTGTTGGATCTTATCGGCATATATGTTTGGATACTTCAATGGTTCATACATCAGACAAGAAAACTCATCAGAACTTGAGAAAGAATTGTTTGTTGTGATTGAATTTGAAGATGATAAATTTTATGCATATGAAATTCGTTCAACAAAATTCTTAGCTGACGCATCAAACGTGGATGAATTGGTTGAAAAAATTGAACGAGAATATGATGACCATATTATCTATTATGCATAAGGAATTATATGGCTACAGGATTATTTGATTTTTTAGATGCTATCAATAACACTAAGGAAGATCTATTGGTTGATGATGAATCTATCAAGGCGTTTCCTACGTTCATGGTTCTTAGAGGATTGTCATATTACATGGATACAGTGTTACAAGCCAATGAGATGAATTCTAAACCAGATCTATCAAAGAATATGGTGAATGACTTTCTTATTCATTCAATCAAGAAGAAGAAACGCTTCTCAAAATGGACTAAGAAGACAGAAACAACAGATGACATTAAATTGATACAAGAATACTATAAATTCAGTTTCAAGAAGGCGGAAACTGCTCTATCTATATTATCAAAAGAACAACTTGATGTAATCAGACAAAAGATGCAAACTGGTGGTAAATCGAAATAATCCTTAAATAATTTGATATACGTCAAATTGAGGATTACATATGGATAATGAATATAGATATTCAAAAAAGGACATGTTGGAAATTGAATTGATTGATGAAGAATCATTCTTAAAATGTAAGGAAACTCTCACCAGAATTGGTATATCCTCCAAAAGGAATAAAGAGTTATTCCAATCATGTCATATCTTACATAAACAAGGTTTGTATTACATTGTACATTTCAAGGAATTGTTCTTCCTCGACGGAAGGAATACAGACATTGTTTATGATGACATCAGACGACGAAATACTATAGCAAAATTGCTTGAAGAATGGGATCTGATTAAAATTCCATCAGATAAATTAGATTTATGTAATATGAATTACATTAAGATTATCTCACATAAAGAAAAATCAGAATGGAAATTAACTTCAAAATATACCATTGGTATTAGACATTAATTAGGTACATATATTATGAGTGAAATTAGTAAAAACATGAGAGCTTTCCTGGATACAATCAGTTATGCGGAAGGTACTGATAGATACCCAAACAAAGGGTACAACACTATTGTAGGTGGTTCTCAATTTAAGTCATATGCTGACCATCCAAGAAAGGTGATTAAATTAAACGCAACTCTATCATCTAGTGCTGCTGGACGTTACCAGTTGCTTTCCCGCTACTACGACGGATACAAACGTCAATTAGGATTGTTAGATTTCAGCCCTGATTCTCAAGACAAGATTGCCATCAGACAGATTAAGGAACGTAAGGCTATCCAAGATATTGAAAATGGTGATATTAAATCCGCCGTTGGTAAATGTTGTAATATCTGGGCTAGTTTTCCAGATCCAAAAACTGGTAAATCTAGATACGGTCAACATACAGTACCAATGGATAAATTATTGGCATTTTATATTAAATGCGGTGGAGTCTGTAATGGTTAGAATGTTAAAAGATGTTGGTAAATTTCTTGTACAATTATCGTCAGTTGATAATAGTTACGTAATTATGATTACTCAATATTATGGAGATGTATGGTTTAGTTCATCTGGTCAATTCTTTACCAAATTTGAAGATGCATTAAATTATTATGAATTATTGAATGAAAATTCTATCGATTCCCAGTTTAAATATAATCAGAATAGAGGTCAATGTAATGACTAAAGTCACCGTTGAATTTGATTCAGAAATTCAGAAAGACGCAGAATGGTTAGACGCATTGTTTGGTTCAAATCATAACATCGAGGAACAATCATTATTCAATCAACATCTGAATCTAGTTAAACAATCAATCTTGTTAAGAGAGAAGTTTAATGCGTCACACGATCTATATCGATTTACATTAAGAGATAGAATCCTTAAATTAGATCTTGGTCGTTGTACGTATAAATCAAAGACCATCATTGAATTAAAACAAGGTAATGATATTGTTATCGTAGGAACATCAGAATTACGTAAGATGTTGTATCCAGGAATCGATAGAGTATTTACTTTGGAACAAGTTATTAACCATCGTTTACGAGGATTGGTTGTCGATAGAATTTATATCGATGACGCATCAGTTATGGATAAGAACATTAAATCAATGATGTATCAAGAATTATCAGTATTTAGAAATCCATTTATTATTGAATTAGGATAAATTATGACAATTAAATTAGAACTAGAATTAGACCAAGTTAATCAAGTATTAGATGCACTGGCTAAACGACCATTTGAAGAAGTTCATGAATTGATTGGTATTATTAGAGAACAAGGTGTTCCTCAAATTAACTCACAACCGAGTAATTTACAAACTGAATCTATTGATGAAACCAATTCATTGGAACTTGTATGAAATTAACAGATGAATCGATTATTGTAGTGAAGGTGGATACCCAAAATTTACCAAAACAGAGAATCAACGAATTGATTGCATCATATAAGGAAACATTCAAAGAAAATTTTCCGAACAATAAAATTTTAGTATTACCTCAAAATGTTTCTATTGAAATTTTGAACTAAATAAAAACAAGGATGAATCAATCTAGAAGGATCTGTGAGTGGTTCAAGGATAACATCTGTCTTTACTATAAGAAGACTCTGGAACAGTCACCAGAATTCATTTCATTTTAACTGCGTTGTAGAACAGTTCTAAACGCAATTCTTGCTTATTTCTAAGGAGAAATACATGTTACACAAACTAGACCCATTATTTTTGTTCAATGAGATTGCCAACACTCAAAACAATCAGTATCCTCATTTCAATTTGAAGAAAATTGATGAAGATAAGACCATGATTGAAATTGCGTTGGCTGGTATTCCAAAGGAAGCTATTGACATTGAGTTTTCTAAAAATCAATTGACGATTTCGTTCCAGGCGGATAAAGATGAACAAGAGTATTACTTCAAAGGTATCTCAAACAAATCTTTCAAAAGACAATTCAAATTACATGAATACATTAAGGTCGTCTCGGCTGACATGGAAAATGGTATCTTGATTATCTTATTGGAAAAGGTGATTCCTGAAGAGTTGAAACCCAAAAAGATTCAAATTGGTCTGATGAATGAAATCAAACCCAAACAATTCCTATCAGAATAATAATTGAGAATATATATTATGACAGTAAAAACAGTAAAAGCGTTCAAAACGGTTAATGGTGATGAATTTTTAGCCAAGGTCGACAATGAAACAGACCAAA